GCCCATGCCTGCTGTTGACCATCATAAATGAACACAACGTTAGATGATGGATCAAAGTAAGCTTGACCGGGGGTTGGATTTAGCGGTGGTGAAAATGCCGTCGGGATAGATCCAGCGTACGGCATTATGTCCTTATCTTGCGGCCCCGACTGCAGGGGGTATGATTGAGATCCGACAGAATAGTATTGAAGAACGTTGGACGCGGCGTAGATTGACGCGTAGTAAATTTTTGTTGGGTCGATGTTAGTAACGGTAACTGTCGTGTTTGACGTTATGCTGTCACCGAAATAACCGTAGTAGGCGGCAACTACCTGCGCGTCACCGATCATTCCATTTGGCTGAGCTGGAGCGCCAAAGTTTGACGATGCGTTATAGTGGGTTCCATCTAGAGGTTGTTCAAGGCCACCCTGCGGTTTAGTTCCAACGACAACAACGGCACCATCATACGCGACCGGATGGGCTGGTGGCACCCACTTTAGCACCAGCGTATTTCCAACCAATGTTTGGGTAATCGTTATCGCTTGCCCGTCATTCCACAGGTCCTGCGTTGTGATTTGCGTAGATACTGACATTGCTAAACCTTATTGGTTAGAGAGTTGCATGTAGTATTTATGCTCTCATGATTTAGGGTGGCACTTAAAATGTGCGTTCACGCCTGCAACAGAGGTTGTTTTACGACATACGATGCAAGAAGCAGGTAATGTAAGATAAGCTGATCTTTTCGCTTTAGTTTCTTCATGAGAAAATGCTAATTTAATAGATGCACTTCGTTTGGTCTGCACCTCTGGTCTAGAAAGCATCTCTCTAATAGTAGCACTTCTTTTGAGTTTAGCTTCTGGTGTAGATAACGTTATTTTTAGGGAATTTCCCTTTTTACGCTGAACTTCTGGATCTGAAGCTGCTAAACGCAGAGATGCTGTTCGTTTTTCTCTGATAACAGGAATGGTCCATGAAATTTTCGTGCTTATGCGAGCCCTCTCAGCTATTAGCAATTTAGTTTCGGGAGATGGATTAAGTGAACCGCCACCATCGGTATTATTAAGAAGGGGACCTTCACCCCGATCTTTTCTACCAATTGTTTGAATGAGGAGTGTCTCGAGTTCATAAGCTTCTTTTTCCGTATTCACCCATATCAATTGAGGTAGACAGATATATCCGTCCCTGTATCTTTTCTTTAGTAGACGCGAATAATAGGTTGCAGAAGATTTTTGAATATGATCCCAAACTCTATTTTCTTGACCCTTGCCAACATAGCGTGGAATATTATCTTGTGGATCCCTCCACAGATAAACATACCATTTTAGCATTTATTTCAAATATTCCGATAAAACATCTATCTTCGCCTCAAGCTCTACCTTCTTGCCGCGGAGAGTTGTGAGGGCAGCGGTAAGAGCATCTGGGCTGTGAGCTTGAACGTACTGCTTGTAGCGGTCTGTAAGCTGGTGAATTGACGCGTTAACAAGCTTGTGCTCGTTGATAAGCTGATCGAGAAATTCTTGAGAGAAATATTCCATATGATTATCCTGTATTTGTTTTGGTTTGCGCTTGAAGATTGATAGCATGATACGCCCTACTGTGGATCATGCTATATTTACCAGGTTCTTAATCAGGTTACTTTGCTTTTAAACTCTTCTCAATTGCCTTGAATTCAGGGTAGTCAAAACCTTGTTTTCGCGAAAGGTTTATGAGCGCTTTTACAAGATAGATAAGATCGTCTTTGTAATCGGTTAGGATGTCCTTGAGAAGCTTTTCTTTGTTGCCAATGTGCAGAAAATCGAGTGCTGTTTTGATAATTTCATTTTTGTATTTCTTCCATTCAGCCTTTGCAGCAGCATCTCCAATCGAGGATTCAATTTTACCATTGCGCCTAAATATTACGGAAATGCCGTAATAGTCACCAATATCTAAATCGCTCATTACTAATACCACCAAATCTCCTTGACTGCGTAGGCTATCTAGCGTTAGTTCCTGCGCGGTAAAGGTGAGCTTCTCTTCCTTCACGATGACGCTCTTTACAACCTTCTTTCCACGGCGTCGATTTACAAATTGAATGTTTTCATCGTCACCATATCCAGCTGAGAACGCGCGCTGCGAGGAACCTTCTTGTACTCCCATGCTCTTTTCTATCGCCTTGAATTCTGGGTAATAATGCCCAAACTTTTTAGCGTAAAATATCAGCTGCTTTAGCGCCGCGACATCATCATCCTTCAGGTAGTGCAGCGCGCGCTTAATGACGACATCCTTTTCAGCTAGAATCTCGTCATAGATGTCATCTTGCTCCGCGCTATCTAATTTCTTAACCTTCATCATGCTGTGAATTTGCTGTAGGCTAAATCCTTGAGCAAACCTTCCAATAAGCCTGCCGCGCGCAACTCTCGTGAATTTTCCAGCAGAATCCCTCTCACCAGACAAATCGGCCTCCTGCAGGAGGCCGCGTGGAATCAACCTAGAAAGTTCAGCTACAAGCTTCATCATGCTACCGCGGTAATAACCCAAAAATCGGTCATCAGCTCAGGAGTTACGTACGCATACGGCAGGGTAAAGTACCCGCCGATGCCCCAATCGGCACCCCAGCTGTTGCGCACTATCAGGCACTGCTTCGAGTCATCATACCCAACTACTAGCACGCAGTGACCACCAAGGCTGTCGCTTGGATTTGATGGCATTGAAACGTGGCCGGTTTTTGCTACGTATTCACTTTCCATCTCTCCAAATACCTGCATCCCAATAACGATCGGATAGCCTTGGGCAAGCGCCTGCTTCATTGCGTCAACGGTGATGTCGAGCGCGTAATAGCTCAGCGCCTTTTCAGCTGCCGCGGCGGCATAAGCTTCAGCGCTCGGCTTTACGGTAAATGCAGCTGGGTTGTATGGCCATAGAGCTTCGGCGCAAACACCGTAGGTGGCGATGCACTTGATGCCGTCGTGAATTTGGGCGCCGGCATCCTCGCCAACGTCACCTTCCATCAGGCGCTCGTTGTAGTAGATGAACAGGCGTGACGGTGCGATGGGTGATTTTCCCTGCTTCATGAGATCAAATTCAATCGCCGCCGCGATCGCGTTGCCGGTGCATGAGCCAAGATCGCCCTGATCATATACCGGTGGGCAGCTAGGGCGAAGATCTACAGCCGCTGGAAGAGCTACTGGTTTTGATATTGATAGGAAATTTTGTACGCTAGGATCTGGAACGCTGCGCACGACCTTGAAGGTGCGCGGTGCGTGATAGTATGAATGGGTCATAGCAGGTACTCCTGTTGAAAGACTTGCTATTTATCCTTATCTGCCGGACAGCGTAGATGTAGGCTCCAAATCCACTGCGCCTTCCCGCACCTCGGACATATCCACGCAAGCCGGTAGCGAAGCCAATCGCTCATACTGTCGGCGCGCCGTTCAACCCGCAGCACGCGGTGGAAAACGTTCTGAAGTCGCCCTTACCGCAGTAGAGATCGCGGCCGCGACTGTCTGGCTTGTACGCCGCCGATGCGTATGGACAGCGGAGGCAGCCAAAGCCGATGCCATTCTTGGCAACGCCATATCCAGCTGACTCGACGCTCTTGAGATGGAGGAGCATCTCTGGATCGCCGGCGCAGATATTTTCCCAGTCACCGCAGCTTCCAGCTTGATGATCAACCTTCTTAATCTTCAAGAGCAGGCACTGATCGCCTGGATCTTGGTACTGGTTGCAGCGACCACAGTTGTAGCGTCCAAGCTCATCGTAGGTACGAGTTTGCCCGGTGTACATGTCGGCAAACTTGAAGTGACCGGCAAAGCGGGTGCGGTTTTCTACCTCAAGAATTTCTCGAGCCGCGCTAAAATCTCGTGGTTGAACAAACAAACCATCTGGTCCAACTTTTGGCTCTCGTATCTCACGCTGTGGAGCTTCGGCGTTGGTATATGGTTGATCTTCCACAATGATGGGAATGCCAGCTAGCTTGCGTAATTCATTGAAATTTGACATGGTTGTCTCCGTTATTCTGCGTGAAGCTCACCGCGCTCGTAGCTTCTTTCGGCTCGGTAAAAATCGTTAAGCTGCTTGTCAAGCCTTGAAAGCTGGGCTCGAAGCGTGTTCATGTTTCCAGTGACGGAGGAAAAGTGCTTCTTGCGCTGCTCCTTGTCCTTGATCTTGTTGATGATGCCAAACGCTGCCTTGGCGGCACCAAGCCGCTTCTGCAGCTCAACGAATGAATCCTCAATGGACATTCCAGCTGGTAGCGGTGCAACCTTTTCACTGAGCAATTCGCGCGTAAGCATTCAAGCCTCCAATTGATATTCTATTTATGGCTGAATCTGCGCTAAAGCAAATTGGGTAACCTCTGTGCACCGGCGCAACCAGCCAGCTAGAAAGCGAGCCTGGGAAGGGTCGTTCTGCGCGATCGCGTTGTAGCGGGCGGCGCGGATTGTTGACAGGGAATTGATCAGGGTAGCTGGATCGAGCGCGTTTACCGCGGCAAGGGTGCCAGGACCGATGCTACCATCAACCGTGACTCCAGCTGCCTGCTGCAGGATCTTGGCGGCGCGACCACCGCCGTTGTTCACGATCATGTCGAACTGGAAGATGGTGACCGGTCCGCTAGAGATCTTGTCGCAGTGCCCAGCTAGCCAATACTTCTCCTGGTAGATCTGGGATGCCTGGGTGAGGGTGAGGTTAGCAACGTCGACGCCTGGATTATCGGCTGACGCTATTCCGTACTTCGTTACTCCACCGGCGTCGCCGGCGATGTTCACGAAGCCACACTTGCGGTCGAGCTGGGGGGTACCGGTGGTGCCCGCGATAGTGTCTGGATCGTTGGTGTTGAACCATGGTCCAACCTCGTAGAGCATGACGTGATTTAGGGCTGTTGTAAAGTTATTCATTATTTTTCATCCGTGTTGTATTCCAATGATTTTTGGATAGCGTCAAGCTCTTCACCCGGATCATCATCACCGAGCGCGCGCCTAATACGTTTTAAGGTACCCAAAAATAGAGATGGATATCTATCCTCGCCAACCGTGATAAAAAGATTGGCGGCGCCGTCATCCTTGATGGCATGCAGAATTCCCTTCACTATCTTTCCCTTGTCAAGTTTATTTTCAGATCTTAACTTGTCCACTATCTGTTTGATCTTATCCGCGTTCATGTGGCTACGAAACATATTTCGAAAGTATGTGTCAGTATCACCCGATTTAAGTTCTTCAAGAAGCATAGATTATTCCTTATTTGAACGCTACGAAGCGCTTGTCAAACTGCGAGTTAAATGGTGAATGATACATCGCGGCAAGGGATTTTACCGGCTTCGAGAAATTTTTCCTGCCGTGAAAATCATCATGCATGTTGAACCGTTCTACGTTGATTGATTTGTCCTGCAGCAGCTTTTTCCAGATCGCCTGACCACCAGCAGATTGCTTGTCGGAACTTACCAAGATAAGACCGTAGCTTATGAGCTTGCGATAAAGCTCAACCCCGAGATTTTTTCCACGGTGAGCTTCCTTAACCTGTACCGCGTCGGTAACGTAGGCGTGGGTGCCAGCCTCGCTGGATGGCAGCTTCTTGAGAACTACCGACCCAACAATTTCCTTGCCGCGCTTGATGATGCCCATTAGGTCGCTCAGCTTACCGATTATGTGCTGATAGATAAGAAAATCGTAACCACCGGCAGAACCTATCTTCTTGTACGGACGGTATGCTGAGGTATCAAACATGCCGCGCATTACTTGATCTAGCGCGTAATCACCTTTTGGCAGGTTCAATTTTTCTATTTCTTGAAGCAGTTCACGGACTAGCATGTTATCTCCAGCTGGTAGACTATTTAGTGCATCCAGACCCGGAGCAAAAGAAAGGGCAGATGTTTAAGCACCTGCCCTTCTTGAGTTTTACTTGATCCTTCTGCTTGACAGCCTCAAACTTTATATCTTAGAGAGCGTATGTTCCAATTTCATACTCCTTGATGTTTAAGCCAAAAATCAGAAAGCAAAATTACCTTATCCCAATGATGCACGATTTCAATAACTGAAGCAAAAGCTGAAATTAAAGTTGCAATCAAAAGTAACAACGTAAGCTTCCTAGTAGATGTGTATTCGCGATCCTTGGTGTCGATATCTTCGTACACTCCAAAAATTTTACCTTGCACAAAACTATCATTTGGCCCACGTTGCAATTCTTCTCCATTAACTAAATCTGTCAGATACATGTTTAATTTCTTTTTTGTTTTTCCATATCCACCATCCGGTAATCTGTAAAGCTTCATCCACTTCAATTTAGACATATCATATAGATTTTCCATAACATCATCAGCTTTAAATGGACTTTTTGACATGAGCACATTTATGCACGATCGTCGGACCTCTTGTAGATCTTGGATAGTTTTGAATCTGGAATTGAACCACTTTTGCTTAAACCATTCCCACGCGTCGTGAAGCAGTCTACCGAACAACCACTCATAAATCAAAATATCCCAGACGCTAGTATATTGACGATCATTCCCTAAAAGGTAGAAGTTATCATCAGCTTCTTGCCATTCAACTTTGGTGTTTTTGGCCCATACATGAATGCTCAATTTTCCTTTGAAAATGTCAGACGCATGTATTTCAACGGTTTCTGGTAATGAATCAGTGGTAGATTCATGCTTGATAAATGGTCTAGCTAGAATTTTATCTCCGGCAACATATTCTAAACGATAGCGTTTTAACCCCTCGTGGTCCGCATATGAAAAAATGTTGTAGCACTTTTTGGGGAGACTGTTAATTTTACCTTTCAGCGGTAACATCACCGTGAAAAGATTGTTTTCTAGTGCTTTTCGTAAAATCCAGCACTTGGTTTTTGTAAAAATTTTCATTATGCACCTTTACCCAAATTTTGGTCCATTGTAGCATTTGTAGATTAGCCACCACCGACGCGGTGGCTGCTTTTTCGGAGTCCAATCATTAATCCAAATATTCAAACTAGAAAGCGGCCCCACTCAGCGAGCAAAATGCGAGGTATGGTCTTAGCTATTTTTCTCCGTCTACGAACACGTTCATTACGTGGCATAGCATACCACTCATCTAATGACACTCCAATAAATGCTGCTGATCTAGCTGTTCTTTTGCGCTGACCCTGCTTGAGGGCTGCGATATGTTGCGGTGTTTTTGGAATGTTTCTTTGGGTATTTCCAATGGCCCTATTTCGCGCATCGATCATTTTGCGTGACAATCCAATAGTGCCCTCACCGCCGTCTGTTTTATTCCATAGTGACCCGAGTCCTTTATCCTCACGTCCAATCCATGCTATGAGAAAAATTTCTAATTCTTTAGCTTCAACTGCGCCATTCACCCAAACAATACGTGGTAAGCAAACATATCCTTCGCGATGACGCTTCTTTAACATCCATGCGTATCGATAAGGTGATTCAGCTTCAATGTGATCAAATGCTCTGCCTTTTCTACCTTTACCAACATAACGTGGAATATTATTTGCGGGATCAATCCAAAGATAAACATACCAATCATGATTGATCAAAATTATCTACCTCTACATATACCACATGGCTTGGAATTTGGCACTTTCTTGATATTTTTGATGAGATTTGTAAATGGCAAAGACCATTCATGCCCGCATGGTGTTAAAATTTTATAGCAGCGATGATTGAATTTGTCTACCCATGGGCCTTCGAGAAACTTATAACCCCACTCAGCTATTCTATCTTTCTCGGAAAGAATATCCAGTTCCCGTTTCTCGATCAAGAAGCAAGCTTTACATTGATCTGATCGAGTGCGAGTTTGTTCCAAAACGCCATTACACTTAGGACAGATTCTATCGTGAACCTTCATCCAATACTCCGATAATCTAGTGAAGTACCAATTATATCACAATTCCCACGCAAAGTAAAACGGGATATCTTTCGATATCCCGTCTACTTTCAAACAATCAACTTGACGTTTGCTTTGTCTCTTTCGGTGTTAGACGAATGAGAGGTTAGCGACGCTGATTCTGCCATAGTAATCTGCCGAGTTACCAAGAGACGTTGCCGTCGAGGTGAACGTGGCCTTACCGTAACGAGTCATCAACGATACGTGTGGATTAAAAGTATTTGGGTCAACTACGACACCGCTTGACATCAATGGGATGTATGGGCAGTAGAAGTAGCCAGAGTCCATTTCACCTGAACCACCCTTGAAACCAAGGAGGATTGGCTCTACTTGACCAGATGGCAAACCACCGATTGACTGTGGTGATCCGTCGAAGTAGATGTAGGTGTATACCTTGATTGAGCCGTTCAACGTACCAACTAGCTTGGTGTTGTTTGGACCATCGAAGGAACCGCTTACGGCTGGCGCGAAGACTGACTTAGCGGCAGACTGAAGAACGGAAACTACGAGTGGGGAAACAACGATCCAGTTAGCTGGGCCGCGACGCGTCTTACGTGCAATTTCGTTTGCAACTTGGTTGATGAGCACACCAAGAACTGCATGACGATCGCCAACGTAGTTAGGAACACCGGTGAAGGTACCTGACATATCGAACGACTGGGTTGTGCCCGCGAGAGCGATCAAGTCGTTGATGATTTCGTTGTCGATTTCGGAAACGACTGCAGCGGATAGTGAAGCAGTGATTTCTGCTTCGAGGTCTAGGCCGTGAGAGGCCTTGATATCCTGCATCGCTTCTGGAGTCCAGCGAGCTTGCAACTTACGGGAACCCGCGGTTACAGTTTGCTTCAAGACTTCCAAGGTCATTGCACGACCGCCGAAGGCTTCGTAATCAGAAGTGGTTGCCGCGAAGCCCTGAGACGTAGAAGCCGCTGGACCACCTGGAGCCGCTGGGGCGTCAGACGTGGAATAGAAGCGCTTTGTCTTAGAGTTGTTCGCGAAGACTTCGTCCCCTGGGTTGGTTACGAAGTTGTCATCCAAACCAGAAACCGTAGCTGCTGGACCGGTGACTGCTTCTGAGAACAAGAAGCGGAGTGAGTAGACCAAGCCAACTGGACCGGCCATTGGCTGTACACCAACGAGTTCGGTTGCAATCGTGCCTGGGATGATTCTGCGGATCATTGGGATAACGATCTTCTGGAAGTTACCAATAGCTCCTGCTGAGGAAGTACCAGCTGCTGCAGTTTCCTGCAAGTGAGCCATCTGGTTCTCTAGGACTGGGCCTAGAATCTTCTTCTTGCTTTCGCTGAGACCTTCAAGAAGTGTCTCTTTGGTTTCGCTCCAATTTTCAAATAGTTCCATTGAAATTCTCCTTTTGGACTAGTTACTAGGCAATGCCAGCAAGTTTCTTGAGTTCACGAAACTTGTCGGTGGCTACTGCTGGCTTTGCTGGCGTCTCGGTAGACTCATTGCCAGTTACTACAACGGACGCTGACTCAGTGATCTGAGCTGGCGATGCATCGCTTCCAGGCTGCGCTGAAGGCTCTTCCTTCAGAACGCGACCAATGAAGTGGTTGTATGCTTCTTCAAGGCGGGAAGTTTCAACATTGGCAAGTACGAATGCCATCTGTTCCTTCTTCTTACCGTTGAGAGGAGCAAGGATCTTTTCGAGCTTAGCTTCACGAACCATCTTCGCACCTGATTCCTCAAGGGCGCTGATCTTCTTTTGAGCTTCTTCGAGTTCTGTGTTTGCAGCTGCAAGCTTAGAGGCTGTTGACTCTTCATCAACAAAGCTCTTGTTGAACGTCGTTGAGTAGGCTTCGAAAATCTGACGACCGAATTCATTCTCGCGAACGATCTGGAGATCTTCCTTGAGCTCTTGGAATTCTTCGCTGAGGCGTAGCTCAAAGAAGGCATCCATTTTCTCAACTAGCGCATCAAGTTCTGCTGAGAGGGTTTCGGCCATCGCGTGCTTTTCTTCAACGATCTTCTCGGCGTATTCTGCCTCGAGGTCGCGAAAGCGCTCAATGTCTGACTTTAGCTCTGCAATTTCTTCATCAAGTTTCTTTGCAACGAACGTTTCGACATTCTCAACTAGAGCGTCACGTTCAGTTGCCCACTGTTCGGCAATTTCATTTCTCACTTCGAGTGTTACTTCCTCGCGAACTGTAGTCTTGTAAGACTCAACCGCGGTAGTCCACTGAGTGGAGATTTCTGCCTTGGCTTCTTCGCTGAGTAGCTCAGAGCTTAGCAATTTCTGTAGGATTTCATCCATCAGTTTAACTCCTATAAAAGGGTGGGATAGAGACTGATTTTTATTCGTCTCTAAAGGCTTTGAACCTTACGCGTTTGCATATTACAAATCTACGTGAAACGTACGATTTTATTTATGGGCCACACGAAAAATTCGCTAAAAACCGGCGCTTTTGGCGCCTCAACTTACCTGCTTTCAACTTATCAGGCTTACTCTGTAGCTTCTTGGGTAGCTTCGGGGTCAACTTCTGGAACGGTGTCGTCATCCACAAGTGGTTCATCAGCTACGCTAATACCCGCAACGTCCTTCATCTTTGTTGTCAAGTAACCATGAAGATCAAGAGTAGCCTCTTCAGGCTTATCATTAATAAAGTTGTTCAACATGCTCTTTAGAGCGTTTGTATCAGCCATTGTCGTCTCCTTATTGTTATAGCGCCGTCAATGTGATTGCAGCGCGAGTTCTGAAATTTAGCGAGACAGAGCCTGCGCCAAATTATCAGCTGTAATTTTCAACTGTTTTTCGGATTCATCATCCCACTTACCATTTTCCAAACTATAAAATCCACACACTGGTGGAAGTGTAAATCCGAAATAGGTAGATACTTCCATCAAACCCGCCTGAGTTGATTGAGCGCCATCATCGGCACCGCTAATCAATATCGCGGCAAATTTATTCTTAATCGTTACCGGAAATCCCTTCTTGTCGGTTAGCGAATCCATTCTCTCGATCGCTCGTTGAATAAGCGATGAGTGGTTACCCCACCAGAGAGGTGTAGCCCATACTAGAACATCGCACTCAAGTATCTTTGGTAGAATAGTTTTCCAATCATCATCAGCAGCATCAGCACCGTTACCGGGCTTAATGTCGTAGTCAACCAAATCAACTATTTCACCGGTTGAATTCGGTATCAGCTTAAGAAATTTTTCAGCTATCTTTCGTGTGTGGGATTTACCAGGTGGGTGCAGTGATCCATTTAGCACGATTACGCGCTTTGACTCTGCAGCTTCAGTTAGTATCTTCTTGCTAACCGTGGCAGATGGCATTCCAGCTAATTTTCGTAACTTGCTAATATCCATTTATTCGGATGAACCCCATTCGGATTCCTTGGATGCATCAATAACTGGGGTTACAATCTTGATAGCTTTCTTCATGTCAGATTTGGTATCAAAATAGAAATAGGTGATGCCGCCGTTAGTATCGCTATCAAATTCAACGTCAGCTTTCTTCAGAGCTGCTGCAGCCTTGGTAGCGTTTGGCTTATGTTCAAAACCGAAATGTATATTACCATACCAGTTCTTATAATCTGGTTTGGTCATTTTTGCTTCCAACAGTTCACGTACTAGCATTTTCGCTCCACTTCTGCTCTTTTTTCTTATCGATAACTTTAGCTACAATCCTGTGAGCTTCATCGGCAAGCTTTTCACTCTTGAAGTTGAAATAATAAACACCCATCGAATAATTCATGTCCACTTCAATTCCAGCTTCAAGCAGCGCGTCGACCGCCTTGTGCATGTTGCCTCCGTCGCCAAGACCGAAGTGGAGGCCGATAGGAATTACCTTCTTATCGGCCTCTTCGGTTAAAATACCAGCGAGTCTCTTGAGGCGAGATTCATCCACTTAGGCCTTCCACATGCTCTTGCCGGATGGCTTAGTTCCTGACTCCTTACCACCATTTGCAACTACGCCTTTGTCAGCGCTCGCGATGGCTAGTGAGCCAACACCCTTTGGTAGCATCTTGCCATCGGGTTTCTTGCCCTTGAAGAGCTTAACTTGATTTGCAGGCATCACGTGAACTGTGTTGTCGCCCATCCTTACGGTTACGCTGTGAACGTATGGACCAGCCTTACCGTCAGCAGTCGTCTTCGCCTGCTTAACGATGCCGGTGATTACTCCCTTGCCCATCGACGTCATTACAGTTTTACCATGATGGTCAAGCATTGACAGCATCTTCTTGGCTGCCGCCTCATCCTCTAGGATGGCGGACTCAAGATCGATTTCTTCGTCCATCTGCTCATCAGGATCGCCCTTAACTATTTGACCACCATGCTCATCGGCGTGATCCATAGCGCCTTTCTTGCTGCCCTTGAACGTTACCTTACCACCCTTCTTAACGTGGTGCTTCTCGGAAAGTTCTTCCTCGGTCATTTCCTCACCCTTGTGAACGGTCATTTCCTTGTCACCAGCAGCCATGGCATCCATTTCAGCCTTCGATCCGCTCTTGACAACCTTACCCTTCTTCTTAACGTGATGACGCTCAGCTAGCTCCTGCTCGGTCATAGGCTCGCCCTTAACGACTTCACCACCGTGCTCGTCGGCAAATTCCTCACATTCGGCCTTTGAGCCGCTCATCATAACCTTTTTGCCTTTCTTAACGTGGAATTTTTCAGTTAGGCTGACGCTCTCCTTGACGGATTTTTCCTTCTTCTCTGAAGCTTCCTTCTCACCGTCCTTGTGGCCAGCGCTGTAAACCTTCATGATGAGCTCTTCGAGTTCCTCGACATCTTTACCGACCGCCTTCTTAGCGATCTTCTTGACGATCTTTGGAAGTGACTCTTCCTCTTCATCATCGCCCTTAGCCTTTGGAGCCTCATCGCCATCACCCATGTCCATATCTGGTTCCATGTCCTCTGGTTCACTCTTCTTTTCAAGAATGATGCCAGCGCGACGAGCGACACCCTCTACTTCTTCCTTCATGGCGGCAATTTTCTTCTCGAGAGCGGCCTTAGCTTTTTCAAGCTCTTCCCTGTTCTCAAGCTTATCGCCGGCGCGGTTGATGTAGAAGTTCAAGCGCGACATGGCCTTCTTGGCACCACCTGGAGCATCCAAGAGAGCCTTAACGATTGATCCTGCCTTACCGGTGAATGTACCTTCGGTAGGCTTCCACTTTGTCTTAACTTCACCAGACCACTTCTTTTCAGTGATGAGTCCAGCTAGTTCTTTTAGTCTCTGGTTTTCCATTTATATCCCCTTGTGGTTAGCCTACTTGGCCTTCTTAACGTTATTCAAAAGAGCGATTGCTTCGTGAAGAAGCTTCTCGACCTTATCCAAATCTGTTTCCGGTGCTTCTACTGGACCACCCTGCGTTAGTGGTGGAGCTGGTGTTGGTACTACTGGCTGTACGATAGCTGGACCGGTAGTATCCTCTTTAACTGGGAGGCCAGCCATTACCCGCAGCGCGTTCTTATCGGTTGGCATTCCTTCGAATACCGACTTGAGAACACCTGGAGCACCTTTGGGTGCTGGTTTTATTCCGGCTAGCGCGCGCAGAGCGTCTCGTGCTGCTTGATCCATTATACTTCTCCACCCTCTACCGATATTATGCCGTCCTCATAACCTTGAGCATAGCACTCAACGATAGCCGCCTTTACCACGGCACCATCTTTGTCGTCAAAATCTACCTTGTGCTTCTTAGCGATCGCCATCGCTACCCGCATCATTGATGCTTTAGAAGGCATTTTTGCTTCTTCTAGAAATTCTTCATTGACAGAACGACGCAGCTTGACAAGATCCTTTCTAAGCTTTGATAGCTTCACGTTGAGTGGATCGGTCGTGCTAACTTGGCCACCATCAGCTATGATTGAATCTATTTCGCTGCTAACCTTCTTCATTTCAGCTCTGATTCGCGTCATTTCCGCTGATGCTTTTTCGCTCACGGCTTCGGTTACGTGATCCTTAATCTTGTCAGCGTAGTGCTCTGCGTTATCATGTCCAAGACGCTTGGCAAGCCGGCGAGCATGGTTCTTGATGTCAGCTGCAGTAACTGGACCGTCATCCTTTTCTTCTGACGCGTGCTTCATCACGTGAGCGAGAAGCTCCTTTGGAGACATCGCGTCAAGCTTCTTCTTGTGCTCCTTTTTGCCTTCCTCTCCGCGCGGCATAGGGAAAGCTTCAACGAGATCAACTCCGGGATGTCCTTTATCTTTCAACTGCTTATCAGCTGATTTCTTGGTAATGACGCCGTTGTTAAGCTTGCGAAGAATGTCCTTAATCGCGCGCTGACGCATACCCTCGTCACCAGGATTTTTAGCCATCGCCTCTGAAATGTTTAGAAGATCTTGGATTAACATTTTACTTCTTCGTCAGTGATGCGATGAACTTGAACACTTCACGCGTCAAGAATTTTTGCGCCTTGACATCTTCCACCGCCATTTCGGCGAGGGTGCGAATCTTTGGCTGTTCCAAACCTTCACGAACTACATCTGGGTAGCAGCCTGGACCGGATGGTTGGGCTACGATGTCGAGCGTTACGAACGAAAAATCCTCAACTATGCCGTTGTGGTTTACGTTTCCAGTTCCACGCGAAGAAACTCCAAGCTTCATTCCACCCTCAATGAGGCTCTGAACTATTTGTCCAGATGGGGTGTTCAAAATTCTGCACTTACCGACGGCGTTGTTTCCATCCATCCATGCTTCGATGATGATGTGTGAAACATTCTTTAGATCGATTGAAAGGTTGTCTGGGTGATTCAGCTCACCAGCGATGAAGGCACCTTCCTTAATTCGTTGGTTGATGAGACCAACCGCCTTAGCAATTTCGGTAACTGGATAGCTGCGGTTGTTGAGGTTCTTTGCCTCACCCGCCATCATTCTACCAGCTAGATAAAGATTCTTCTGCGCGTCCCGAGACTCAACCAATTGAGCTTCAACTGGGTTGAAATACTCATACAGAGGAATAAGCTTTGACATAGAGTCTCCCGTCAGATAACCTGAACACATTGAATTCACAGATTATTTATGGGGAGCCAATGAGAACAGTCAAAATATACGCTACAGCGCGATAGTTTTGCTCGAAGCCGCGATAACGGCCTTGATCCCAACCCGCATACCACCTTTGTATCCTCCACCGTACGTGTCTATCTGAACAGATGAAAGCTTCGGATATGGTTTAGCTCCAAGCACGTTATCACCTAAACCGGTGAAATACACCGAAGTGATACCCGTAGAAAGATCATGGATCGCAAAATAGTTATCACCGTTAGCCTGCAGGCGCCTGATAACAGCTTGTCGCAGCTGTGAAAGAAACGTTGGATCGGTTGAGTTGAACTCACGTGGTATCTTTCCGGATGAAACAACTCCTAGATCCCCTGGGAAACCAATTCTAGAATCCTTCTTTCGATACGAATCAATAAGCTCGCTAAACGTGCGTTCCTTGCCAAATGATCGCGCGAAAGCATCCAAGATAGGGTCGTGGGCGCCGCGTCTTAGCGACTTGTCATAAACCACGTTGGTTCTTTCTGGTCCAGTCCTCGCCTTTACCTCAAACTGCAGCTTCTTACCGTTGTGCTTCACGATGATGTCAGCTGCCTGCGATGACCGCGGCGAGATAGATATTACGCGGGAATTAGGAAATTTCTTCTTGAAAACGCGCGCGAATGATGCTTGAGCGCTTCCGCCCACATTTACGCGCGATTGATCGTCTTCTAGGAGTTCACAAACTAGCATTTCATGGTCTCAATTATGGACCATGTATTTATGCCTTTAAGCTGCTGGTGTCTCTGGAGTTTCACCGCCTCCGGCTTCTGGAGCTGGTGTCTCTTCACCGCCAGCCTCTGGAGGCGGGGCTTCACCGGAATCATCTACCTTAAGCTTGTCGCGATTTTCATAAACGGCTGGGTCATAGATCTGCTGTATGACATCTATGTTTAGACCATCCTTGATGCCACGTTCCTGTCTAATCTGTACCTCATTTGCCGCGATGTCATCCTTGGTAAGTCCGAGGAAGCGCTCAATCATCATTCTCTTGGAAAGATAACCGGTTTCCTCAATCGCCTTGAACGACGCGATGAGATCGGTGTCAAGCGCGGCTTGACGATACAGAGCGAAGTTCTGTGGTTCTGGTAGCGTAAGCTTGAAAAGTTCAGGGTCAACGCTGATCCCAGTTACCTTGAGATACGTCTTAAACTGCTCATCGAAGGTTGTCTCAACGCACTGCTGCAGGCGAATTACGAAGTTCGCGAAGATGCGCTCTTCCATGTAAGCGACGCCAACCTTTCCGTCGTTGAACTGCGCACCCGGCGGGGCTGCCTCCTGTCCAATCATGTACGACGAAGGTACTCGGAGAGCTCTAAACACCTTCTTGAGGAAGTAATCAAGCTCTGGAATTTCCCACGTTGCACCGCCGGGGAGGGTTTCAACGCGGCTACCGCGACCACTCGCGGTCGTTGGGAAGAAATAATCTTCTTGAATGCTTTCGGCGTTGTACTGAGAATCAGTTTGATTCGCGTTGGCGGTATTGGGCTGGCGCTTTTGCCTAATGTCGTTTCGCACCTGCTCAATGTACTGCTTAACGCGCTGCGGCGGCATGTTGCCTACGTCAATGTAGAATACTCGGCGCTCTGGAGCTCTCACTATGCGGTAGATAATTGCCGCATCTTCCAGCATCGTCAGCTTTTGGAAATCCTTAAACGCTGCCTGAAGAATTGACAATCCAAACGGCGCGCTCTCGCCCATGTCGTCCGACAGCGTGAAGTGGATTATAGCTGAAGCTGGAGAAATTTCGACTGACTCCATCGATGAGCTTACGCCCTTTGCTGTTCCCTTGGCGCTGGCAACTGAGTTCGAGAAGCTGGAGGGACGAATGTGATATGCTTTCTTTTCACCCTCAGCGTTAATTTCAATACCTATCACGCGGGTTGGATCTACGTATTCCCATTTCTTTGTATCTGATGTTTTGCGGAAAAAACAATCACCATACTTGCACAGCACTCGCGCCACGTTAAACACGCGCTTTTCAAGTGAGTGAAATTTTGACCAATGGCGCAGGGCGGCACGAACTGTCGTTACCGTAGTTTCAGAAATCTGTTGATTTTCTTCTGTCTGATAATCAATGATGAACGGCAATCCGGTGCGCTTGTCCTCGTTAGAAAGTTCTTCAGAAATAATGTCTAAGGCCCTACCAACGTCACCGTAATCCATGGCATCGTACTGCTTGTAGCGCTGCAGGCGGGCCGTGGCTCCCTTGAGAAGGTTCGAGAACCAAGCTACGGTGGAGAATGAAGCGTACCCAGCTGTATTGAGATCCATACCATCATCTAGGTTGATGTTAGGATTTTGATATTGTGCCTTGCGCGACGCGGGAGTGACGATTCGCCAATAATCTACCCAAGATGCCATTTAGTTATTCCTTTGAGATTTTATCTTAAGCTGCAGCCATCTGCCTGCCAGTCGTATATGAGGTAGCGGTTGGTATATTCTTGACGCCACCAGCCTTAAGCCGCTCTACGACCACGTTGCTAGCTTCAGGATTACCGTTATCGGATATCATCTGAAGAAGCTTTACGGCTTGAATCATGCTGTCGGCGATCGCGCTCAAATAATCATGAGACGTAGGATCCTGAACAACCCATGATTTATCGGTTGGAGATGCTTCACCAGTCGTACCTGTAGTATTTACTGCAGTCTCACCTGCGCCAGGCTGACCAGGGATTGGAGGTTTGCCAGCTGCCTCACTCGCGTTAACGAAGTCTCGACCTGCTATACCAGCGTCAATAGCTAGAGATGCTGCGGTGCCGACTCCTGGAATAAGGCTCGCGGCACCCGAAGCGACTTCCAAACCTGCTCCCTTGAAATCTCCGCCGAAGGCTCTCTGGGCGCCGAAGCCAAGGGCGGCGATCAAACCAATACCTGGGATAGCTTTTAGGAGGGATTTACCGATGGTTTTTGCACCGATCTTCTCGGCGACCTTTAGTCCACCTTTTTCAGCTACCTTTTCTGCCGCCTTGGCGCCAGATGATTCAACAACCTTTTCAGCTCCTTCTACCGCAGCTGTAGCCGCACCTCCACCGAACAGCTTCTTGAATAGACCACCGAGGTTGCCAAAGCTTCCACCGATTTGTCCAAGGGAACGAGCTGTTAACAGCGATTGAAGCGCGAGACCAATCAGGCCACCGGTAGCGCCAAATATTGACTTGGTTAGGGGATTCGAAAATACAGATGTTAAGGTATTAGCAACGTTACCTAATCCAGCGATAGACTCGCTGCCTTTTGCTGCTGCAGCAGCCTGAGCTAGCTGATCATCCGTGAGTTGATTTCCAGCTTTAGCCGATGCAGCCTCAGTGTTGGCTGCCTGCTGACCGGCGGCGGCCGAACCAGTGAGATTTTCTACAAATTGATTTCCAACTTGAGTGCCGAGAATTGTACCAATATCACCGGTAGCGTTGGCCCGCGCGGTTCTACCAGCTAACCCCGCGGCTCTTTGCTGTTTCAGCTTATCAAACTGGACATTTTCTTCCTTAGTTCTAGCGGCGCCCTTGAGATACAGTCTTTGTATCTGGGCTACCTGTTGACCGTTGAGTCCGGCGATTTGCGCGCCGAGAGCCAACTTTGCAGCATTGGCAAGTTGATCCTTTACAGCTTCATTCTTCTGAGCGTTTTGGGCCTTGATAAGATCGTTAGCTGCCTCCAGGGATAACCCCTGAGACACATAGTATTTTTGCTGTTGAAAGATATCCTTGACGCGCTGGATTGATGCTTCTTTATCCAAGCCCAAGATGTTGCCTTGAACTTCCGATGAGGCGATGAGGGCGGCTGTCTGCTTAGCGTATTCTCCAGCCGTAACGTTGACGGCACCGCGCAGATCGCTAAATGATGAAAGTAGTGAATCCGTAAACTTGTTAACTTGATCACCGCTCTTGACATTTATCCCGGTGGCGATGGCAGCTTCAAATGCTGGGCCAACTACCTCAGCGCCCTGCTTCATCGTTATGCCAAATTTTTGGAAGGTTGCCTTATAGTTATCGGTCAAGCTGTCAAAGCTACCACCGAACAGCGCGATCTGCCGTTTGTTTTGTTGCATGAACTCAACGGTTTCTGAGAAGGACATACCCAGCTTGAATGATTCCAGCGTAACATTTTTGAACGAAGCTGGGACGCCGGCATTGTTGAAGTCGGCGATCTGCTTGACCGCCCCCATCACTCCTTCTTTCATCAGGTCGAAAGATTTCTTAATTGTCGCGGTATCGCCAAGCAAGAATAGTCCACGCTTTGCAAATTCAGCAGCAACTTCTAAACCAGTTAAATGGGATCCGATGCTTGTTATGTGAGAAAGTAAACCACCTACGAGCGTGCTTGAATTTTTTGCTATTTCAGCGAATTTCCTGCTTGCGGCGTTGTTTTCAGCTACATTCTTGAGAAGAGCTTGGGTCAGCGCCTGCAGCTTACCAGCATCTCCCTGCAGAGCATCTATGGCAGCTTGATTAACTTGCCCATGCTGAGTTAGCGTGACCTTTTCAGTAGCACCGCCAACACCAGGTATCTCCAAATGTTGCCCAAGCGCTTCAAGCTGAAGGGCCGCTGCGATCAGCTGCGATTGAAGCTTTTTACCGGCCTCGCTGTTCGCGCTGGTAGTATTGATGAATTGTTCTTGACTAAGCGCCGAGAGGGCTGATAGTTTTCCCATACCCTCGATGCCGCCCAAATTTTCAACTACGGCAGTTTGAGCTTGACCAATCGCAACGTGAAGTCTAGCAAAATCCTGTGGATCAAGATTTTTTCTTATCGAATTCGAATTTTCATCCCACAAGTTTGCCTGACGCAGAAGACCTTCGCTTAGACCATTTGCTGCATCATACATGTTACCAAGCATGTTTGAATATGCTAGCGTGCCGCGCTGTACCTCAGCGTGACTTTCTAGAAGCGCGGCACCAAATAACGATTGGTTGCGGATTGTTTTTCCAAGACCGGTAGTAAGATCCTTGCTGGCCCGTGAAACGCTCTCGATATACGCGCGCGCCTGCGGTAGGCTCTTGCCAAGTAGCTCTCGCACCTCGGCGTCAAGATCGCCAAATGATTGGGTTGATTTGATTAGGACGGCGGTTGCCTTTTCCACCGCATCCTCTTGATCGCCGTTTTCAACCAGCAGCTTCTCTATCGATGTAGAAAGCTTTTCAAGCTTGTCTTTGGAATTTTTAACGGCCTTTACAAATTCTGTAACGCCGATAGACGCTGAACCACCACCTTGTCCGGAATCACCTGGACCTCGACCCCACGCCTTGGTTAGAGCGTCAAATAAAGATTGCTGAGAGGGATCTAATCTTGCCATAGAAAATGTGCTTCCGGTGAAGATGTCTAACGATGTAAATAAACGATACGTTATTTATCCCTGATCAGATATTCACAAAACATAGGAGCCCAGGATGACGACAGAGTCAAACCCACTGCTTGAGGGGCTTAAGCTTCCAGGCAGAATCTTCCAACTTCCTTCACGCGGTATTTTTTACCACAACGGTGAGCTGGATGAAAACGTCAAGGACGGTGAGGTACACGTCTACCCCATGTCGGCCTTGGATGAAATCAACATGAAGAACCCAGATCAGCTGTTCAGCGGAGCCGCGGTTAACACGGTGTTCATGACGTGCATAAAGGGAGTTAAGAAGCCATCTGAGCTGCTTTCGAAGGATGTTGACGCGATAATGCTCTTCCTAAGAACCGTTACGTATGGGGCGTCATACGAATTCATGGCCCATCACGGCTGCGGTGAGTTTAACGGCAAGATAAAACCGTTCAATGATTATTCATACGTTGCAAACGTGGAAGAATTGATCAACGGCATGAAGATAATTGACCCAACCGTAATTACGTCGCAATATACGGTCAACCTACCAACCGGTCAAGTGGTTAAGCTGCGCCCTAACAAGTACCAGCAGGTGCTTGACCTTATTAAGGCAAACGAGAACAAGAAAGAAATAACTGTTGAAGATCAGCAAAGAAATCTGATTATGATGCTGCTTGGAGTTATTGAATCCGTCAGCGCGGGGGCTGCATGGATTTCTGATCCAGTCAAGATTGAAGAATGGATTAGGAAGATACCATCACCGGTGGTAAACAGAATAGCTGAAAAGATTGAAAAGATCAATGACTGGGGATCAAATTTGAAATGGACATGTAAGTGCAAGGATTGTGGCACCGACTATGCCGTAGAAATACCAATCAACCCAGTGTCTTTTTTCACAGAGTAATAAGGGCCGGGGATCTGGACGCTATGAACCGAGTCATCATGAAGCTTGGTTCCGAGATAAAGGGAATAGTAAGATCGGCGATTGAAATATCTTACTTTTCTAGAGGAGCATGGAGCTATCATGACGTGCTCGGTATGTCTCAGGCAGAACGCGAGTTGGCGGTTGAATTCATCAACAAGCGTTTGGAAATAGCAGCTAAATCACCGTCACCTGTTTATTAACCCCTGACCTCAAACACTCAGACGGGGAACAAAAATATGGGCTACCTAGGTAGCCCATATTTTTAAGCTGCGTCAGTTGCAGGAATTGCTGTTATTCCCATGATGTTATAATCTGTTATAACACCATCATTATCTACCTTTCCTGTACCCATCGGGCGCCACGTGACAGAATATAGCTTACTTTCTTCTATCTCCTGATACGTTCGAGCCATGGGCGTATCTAAAATTTTTACATCGCCGACCAAATAGTCACCCTCGATTCTTAGCGCAAGCACTCTATGCGATATCAAGTCAAGTGGAATTGATGGACCTTGCGGTACACCAAGAGTTCCCCAAAAATTACCGTTTTCGATACGCTCCTTAGCGCTTTCAATCGCTTTTTCTACTACGGCTGTAGGATAGATGCGCCCATTGAGATTTTTCTTATTAAGCTCTTGAAGTTTTACAGTTATCATTATGCTGCCTCTGCTAGTGGTGTGCTGACGCTTACGCGCAGCGAAGTTTGTCGTGCTATATGGCTGGTAAGCTCACTGTCTGACTTGTCCGTTACGATTCCATCAACGCCGTCGTGGAGGTGCAAGCCTGACTGTCCAGCTGCATTCCATATCTTGTATCGAGCTGTCCGTTCCCACGCCATGTACATCTTGAATATTTTCTTTTGATTTGCGCGCGTCGGTTTTTCCTTCAAGAGGTACAGGCAGAGATCACGCCGAGCTGCCCTAAACTGCTTCACGATGCTGGAAAGCCGGTTTCCAAGAACAGCGAGTTCAGTTGGAAGCAGCTTAGGATTGGCTTCATTGACGAGCGCCACGGTTTCAGACATACCGCTTCCATTCGTCATCAGCGCGGCGGATGCATTTGAACCATTGGCCAACGACATCAAGATGCGCTTTACGTATTTCATGTTATCGTAGCTGTTTTCAAGCTTGAGCAGCTGCAAGATCTCTAGCCTGAAGTTTAGCTTATCGCTGTCGCTACGAAGGACATCCGGATACCGCAGCTTAAGCTGCAGCGGGCTGTTTTCATATTTTAGCTTAAGATGCTCAACTAGAAATTGTGAATACGCGTTTTCAATATCTACAGTGGTGCCGAACAACGCCTTGCGCAGCCAGCCTGGCCACATCTCGATGGCGCGCACCGGCCACACTGACGTGTCGCGCTGCTGCAAGGCGCCGCTCGCCCTAAAGTAAAAGGTGATGGGAGAGTCCTGTCTCAGTATCCAGGATACCGGAGGAATGAGGTCCTCACGATTTTCTTCCTTCAGTCGAGCTAGAATGTGACTCGCATTTTTCTGCACGTGGACGTAGCTTTTTGTAAGCGCTTCGTCTACTGGTTGAGCGCCTGGGCAAAAATAAATTTCCTTGAGAATTTCCTTGATGGCGGTTAGCATCCGCTTCCCAAGTCGCTTCGGCGTTATGGTTGAAGGGCTTTTATTACCATTGTTGAAGTTGAAGCCGATCTTCGTTACGTTGAAAAATTTATCAAGGATTACTCTGGCATCCTTGACTTGATTGGTAAGGTTGGTTATGAGCGTTTCTTTCTCGACAAACCCCGCCGCAGCCGGATTGCTCTTCATGATGCGATACCACGCGACGGCAACCGATATGATCAACCCCTGACGCTGCTTCCGCTTCCTCCACCACATACCCTTTAGGTCGAAAAAGTTACCAACGAAGAGAGGATTAGATCTGTCTAGCTCGCGATCAACATCCAGCGGATGGAAGGTCAGCATACTTTAGATGGTCTTTTAGTGATTTGATGAGATCGTCGTATGTTTCTACGAGAGTTACGTAATTTTTCGGAGCTCTGGCGCACATGATATCCACGTTACCCTTCCGTTCATATCCCTCTGGGCAGCACACGATAACGCTCTGGCAGCCTTTGCCTAAAGTGAATCCAAGCTCCATCAGGGTAATCGGAGACATCGTTTTTGGATCGAAATAGAAAATAACTATGTCAGCATCAGCAATTTGATCCTGTTCCCAAGTTACCTGTTCGTTAAATTGGGCATTTTCAATGCACTGCACCCAGCTGTTGTCCCAATCATCGCGTCTTGGATTGAGAAGAACAACATGATAATCTTTCATGTCCGCCGCTACTCGAGCTTGCCACGCTTCTGCCTTACCCATCTCAATTGATCCGGCAAGAAAAATTTTCAGCCAGGAATTGTAATGTCCTTGGACTCTATTTGGCGCTTTTATTTCTATCATGATTCTCTTCTAAAAATCACTCCACCGCCGGATAAAGTATTGTAGATGGCGGCAGTTCCATTTTCGTCCGTAAACTGCCATATGGTAGTATTCGATACCCTATGAGGACCGCTGAGCTTCAGCTCACGACATCTAGCTTCCCATGCGTTGTATCCGGCATAATCAGTAGAGGCTGTGTCGGTGAATGTTTGTTCTTCAATCATGTTTTGTTGCCGCGCGTAAAATTCTGCGTATTTCGTTGAAGTGATAATTGATCATAATGGCAGGCGATGTCACGCCATCATTGCAGATGCTATTTGGGTGTTCATCGCTCCACTTCTTTTTCCAAACGGCATCAAGTTCACCTAGATAGGTGAGCGCTTCATCTAGTTCTACCTCGATGAGTTTAGTCAACTCGCTCATGTTTGCCCAGCTAAAACTGATGCCATTGATGTCTTCTTCATGCGACGATAGACACCTTTGGGGCAGTTTGGATTTAGAACGATCTGCTTGTGCTCGACTTTATCCATTACCTTCTCACCCTTATCGTCAAACTTTCCAGTCGGAAATTCCTTCGAGTGAGTGACGGTTCCATATTGTGCCCATGGACCCTTGATAACTTCTTTCTTGACTAATTGTAACACAAGGGCTCGAATTGATTTTGCTTTTTTGAGATTCATTTTTTATCCTGTAAAGAGTAGTTTTCACGTTGATCAATATTGGGAATTACAGGTTGCTCTAGTACATCATACCAAAACTTTGGGTACTTTAGCAGATCATCCAGATAGTTGATGTAGATTACCTTGGCATCCTGTTGAAGGGAGAGGCGAACGGGATGACGGAGCTGTGCTGAATGCGCTACGAAGATAGGAGTGTTGTTCCACTTGAAGATAAGAAGCGGGTTGCGCTTCACCTTAACCGCATCGTCCTCAGCTTCTTTCATCCACTTGAATAGATTGCTGTTGCCTGAAACTAGAGCTGGAAAGTTATCAGGTGTCTTGTATGACTTGCACTCAATCGCGTGGAGGAATGTAACGCCGGCATTCTTTTCATTAACCGGAACAACATCTCCAACAAACAGCTTAAGCGCGTCCTCACCGAACATTTGACCTAGCGTCTCAAAGTTTTTGCCACCAACCCGAGCTCCGGAACCCTGGGTGCGAATGAATTTTAGCGGCGCTAGGGCCGCGGAGAGCTTGTTAGCGACAAGTCCCTCGAACCCGGAACCTTTACTCTTGGAATTAAGCCGCTTCTTTTTTGGTTTTTCTATAATTTGGTCCATATACTTCTAATAATATTTGATGCATTGTGAACCCAGTTTTTCTTTTACATTCTGGGGCTGATGAGTATTCAACACCTCTAAAAAGTATTGGTTTCGCATTTGATGGGATTGAGCCTCTTCTACTCTTCCCAACTATCGACATATTCTTTTTCCGTTGTTTCTTTCTTTCCGGAGAAACATTTTCCCGCTGACCAATCCGCATATTTGCTTTATGAGTTTCAGATTTTGGCTTATCTTTCCAAAAATTCCTTAGGTGAACTTTATGTGCCTCAGATAACGGGATATCTTTTCGATGCCCATATTTTTGCTTACGCTCTTCATCAGACATAGCATTATACATTTTTCTAAGTGTGGCACCTATCTTTGCGCCTATCTCCATTACACGAAGTTTTGTTTCTTCACCCCAGCCACCCTGAGCTCTAGCTATGTTGAATAATCGCTTTCCTTCAGCTCTTAGCTTATCCATCCAAAAGTTTTCTCTTTCAAAGAAAAACTTCTTATTGTATTCACCAAGCTGTTCATGGATTCGATATGTGAATGAATCTTTATCATACTTCAACCATGCTCTTTGAAGATTCCTATTGAAGTGCTTCTGTAGATTAAGAAGAGATACATGTTCAGCCCATCGAGTATGCAAATCCTTAGCGGATCCAACATAGATTTTTCCATTTACGCTACATGTAATAAAATAGATACCGCCCATTAATTATTTATGGGTGGTGCATAAACAAAGGTATCAGGTTCCATCCTCAAAAAATACTGGAGGAGTTGTATCCTCACCAATGTAGTTGCTATAGCTTAACTCGGGGCCAAACTTCTCAATGTTCTTTTCGACATTGATTGGGTCGCTTGATGGATTGAGAGGCTTAAGAATTTTAACCCACCACTTAATTATTTTGCCGTTGGATTTACGTCGAGCGAACATGACTGTTGGACGCACCTTACCGGTTTGATAGAGAAAACTGGTTGGCTCAAGGTATGTCGTCGTGAAAGTAAATGGAACCTCTAGCTTGATATAGAAACCATTCTTGACGAACGCGCGATCACTGGCGACCATACCAAGCTCTCGATTGACAACCTTTTCTTCAAATGCTCCATCGTACTTGTGACCCCAAGTCAGAATTACGTTATCGGGGTATCTTTGACCTTCGTAATAATCTTTACGCTCGAACAATTTCATGCTGCTTCCTTTGTGTTCTTCTCATGCGGTCGTAATTTCAACCGTAATTTTGTTCACGTCTGAAATGGGTATTTTGTGCAGACCAGCATACATAAGTGCCGCTACAGCTTTAATTTTCTTTTCACTGGGATCCCTAAAGAAGCGCTCAATGAAATATTTTACGTCGCCTCGATACACCTGATTTGCGTCAATCATGCTGCTTCCTTTTCGTCTACGATGCGGGAGAAACCATTTTCCTTTCGTACGATTAAGTAACGATCAAAACGACCAACGGCTTCTGGTCTATGCGAGATGATCCACAATCCAAGTCCCTCATCTCGAGACTTCTGCTTGAGGAGGCGGAACACGCTTTCGACGCCTGGGCCGTCGAGTGATCCGTCAATTTCGTCGATGAAGAGGCAGTTAACTCGTGAGTGCAGGTGATGAAGAACATCTCGAAAAGCGAGCGACAGTGAGAGGTTTACTCTTTTCTTCTCGCCGCTCGAAAGGTTACCGAAGTCCAGCTCTCTCCCATACTCTGAAACCGTGCAGCTCATATCATCGTCAAACTTGACTACGTGCGGGAGCCCAAGCTCCTTGGTGTAGTGAATCAATCTACTATTTAGGAATGGAATTGTCCTGTTAATGATGCGGCGCCGGATGAATGAATTCTTATCTGTCAACAACCTGAGTAAAAACTGCTGATGCTCAAGATCTTTCTTGAGAAAATCAAGCTCAGCGTACGACGCCTTCTTAATCGCGGTATTTTTAAGCTGCTCATAGGCGTCAATATGGGGGTTGATAGCTTCGCTTAGATCATTAATTTTCTGCTGAGCGCCGATCGCGGCTGATTCTGCGCGAACCGCTTCTGCGAAAGAAGTAAATTTCATGATGGAGCGGGCAGCTCCGATCTGCTCGTTAATGCTGTCTATCTCACCCTGCTGCACCCTAATTTTTTCATCAAGCGCGATAACGCGATCTTGCTTCTTGTTGAACAGCTCCTGCTTCTCTAGAATTTTTTTATCGGCGCTCTCGTATTTTTGTAGGCAGTATGGACATTTTGCAACTATGAGATGTTCAAGCTCCTCTGTAAGCTTTCGAACGTCGGTTGCCGCGGTAGAACGATCCCGTTTAGCTATCGCAACTGAACTGTTGAGAGGTGACAGCGTTTTTTCTAGCTGATCGGTTAGCGCGTGAAGTTCTTTTTCCTCGTCCATGTTGACTGTTTTCAGGAATTCGATAAGCTGCAAATCAGAAGTTAACGCTTCAATCTGCGCGAAGCGATCGTTTTCCCAGCGATCAATTCGCGCCTCAGCATCGGTTAGCTGCCTGTTGTACAGCGTTATTTGCGCTTCTTGTTCCTTGATTACAGCATCCTGAATCGCGATGGCATTTTCAGTCGACTTGATGATTTCCTTGAGCTTCACCGCCTTCTCAGAAAGCAGGGTGATGTTAAAGAGTTCTTCGATCTGCTGTCGCTGCTGCGATACCGGCATCTGTAAAAATGGCGTGGAATTACCGGAGAACACAACGATCTTGGTGAAGAGCTCATAGCTCATGCCGATAATTTCTTCAATCGCCTTGTCATTTTCGGTAACGGAATCAAGCGTTATGTCATCACCATTTTTGGTGATGGCGATGTTGAAGGTTTCACCACGAGTGCGGTGAATTGTGTACTCATCCTCACCCTTGGTGAAGGTAAGCTTAACCTCCATTAATGTATTTTTGAGGTTATTGGTTGAATTGATGAGGCGCTGCAGCGAGATGTTATCGAATGGCTTGTTGTAAAGCGCGTAGCAGATCGCGTTGATGATCGTCGTTTTTCCAGCTCCATTGTTGGAATTGGTATCTAGGTTTTCGCCGGTAATGTGCGTCGTGCCATCACCTGTTAGCTCGATGGTTGTCATCGAGTTGCCGAAGCTCAGAAAATTTCGGATGACAAGCGTAAGTAGCGTAAGTGGTGCGCTCATGCGTTATAGTCTCTGATAGATATCGATAAGTCGTTCGGCGTCGATGGTAGAAGTTCCGGTAACACCCGTTTTAAGCATGCGCACCACAGCGTCATTGAGCGAGCTTAAGTCGAAATCATCGATTATCTCATTATCACCGGCGATGGCATCTTTCTTTTCATACAAATTTTCTTCAAGGGAAAATTCACGGAGATCCATCAGCTTGGTAATTTCCTCACGAAGCTGCTGAGCTTCAGAATAACCAATCTCTGTGTCGATCGTGCAGCGCACGCGGCATTTAGGTGGGTAGTTGATTTCAGCTTGATTTAGCACGTCGGATAGTTTAACCTTACGGTACTTTGGACAATCTATCCAATCGATGAAATCAACGTTATCATTTTTTGTATCTAGAACGCACATACCACGCGCGTCGTCCCAAGCATCACCGTAATCCATTGGAAAGCAATTACCAATGTACACGATGTTGTCCTTCGCCTGTCGCTTGTGAAAGTGTCCAGAGAAAATGAACTTCGGCCCATCAAACGAGTTGTGCTCGGGACCATGCTCCATAACTCTGTCGGTTCCAGTGACGATGAAGTTTCTGAATTCGAAGTGTCCCATCCAATATGGCAAATTGTTGTACTGCACCAAAAGTGGATATTCTTCCTTGAACATGAACGGAGCTAGAAGAATTTTATCGGCAAGTACTTGAGGTTCGCTAACAAGATTTACGTGTTCAAACTCCTCAAATACTTTTGTTGAGAACACTTTTCGATTTTCTCTGTGGTAAAGATCATGATTGCCTACGATAATGTAAATTGGAAGACAGAGAGAATTAAGCTTACTGAGAGCCTCATAGGCAAAATTCATAGTCATTACGTTGACCGAATTTCGATTCTCAAAAAAATCACCCATGAAAACAACATGGCTGATATCGCTATCCTTCTTAACTTTATCACAGAACCAATTGACGAAATCAAGACAATCTTGATTGTGCTGTATGGAGTTATTCTTTTTGCCAAAGTGGATGTCCGTGAACATCGCTACCTTGTTAAGGGCACCAACCCTAATTACTCGCATGAGTTATTTCTTCTTAGCTGGTTTCTTAACAGCTTTCTTTTTCTTGGGAGCAGATTTAGCTTTTTTCTTTTCAACCGGCTCTGGAATTGGATTGATCGTTACCTTGTTGGTAATTGGATCAACCGTATACTGGCTTGGCTTGTAGGTAATGACTGGGCCTGGCTCACGAGCAGCCCACTTGGGATGACGCGATTTTGCTGGAACTGGTGATTCAACGACATCCGGAGTCCGATCAACAACGAGATCCTCCGGAGACATTTCCTTCTGGTCTAGAATGATTATCTCATCCGATTCTCGTATCTCAACTTCTTCCGTCTTGTCGACGCCACCGTTCATGAAGTTAAAGGAGGGGTTGGAGCCAGCGTCAATCAGAAGCGCGTCGCGGATGTTGCGGTGCTTCTTCTCATCTGCCATGTACTGCAGGAATGAGTTATGGATAGCAGTCGTGTAGAATGAGAAGGGGTTGGATGACTTCTCAGGATTGAATTTAAGCGCGTTGTTGCACAGGTTCATTACCGCGGCGGAGACCATGTCCTCGCGAAACGAATACCCAACAAAATTGGCCTTCCTGGAATACCGCTCGGCGATCATCGTGATCATCCGAATAAGCTTATCGGTAACCTTTCCGAGACCTTTAGCTTCAATTACAGCTGGAAGAAGTACTCCATTTGTGACGTAATGGCCCTTAGTACTAGTGCTTTTTTCGCGTTTTATTTTTGTCAAACTATTTCTCCTGGACGTGACACGCTAGGAGAGTAACTGCAATTATACACAGTATTGTCTCCAATGTAAACAGTGAACTGGTAGGAAATTCTGAACCCATAAATATCTCGTAGACTTCTTTCATCAGGATACACATGAATGATATCGAAAACATAGACGCTCTCTTCGAGAGTCTTGCTCCCGTCGGCTCAAAGCGAGTTGCAGTTGTGATTGGTCGATTTAACCCTCCAACTAAGGGGCACTACGCTGTGTTTGGGGCGGTGAAGAAGTTTATCAGGGAGCACCCTGAGCTGAAGCTGGAAGCTGGACCTGCGGTGGTAATCATTGGGGGTGGTAAGTCAGATGATGACAAGAAGAAAAACCCGCTTAGCGTCGCCGAGCGCATGGTATTTATGAAAGCTAGCGGCAAGGCAAATGGAGTAACTTTCTTTACGGCACCCGACGCCTTTGCTGCGTTTTCGATGCTTCGGGATAAAGGGTACGAACCTATCGTTGTCGCAGCTGGCCCAGAGAGACTGCCAGGATATAAGCAGATTCTCGACAAATATTTCAAAACCAATGATGGAAAGTCCATTGTACATCATTCACTTGCGCTATCACGTGATGAAGATTCAGTAGAAACAAAAAAGAAAGAAAAGAACGCGGCCGTTGATTCAACGCTGACGGGGCTTAAGGATGACGGCGCCGTTAAGCTGGACAAAGTTTCCGCCTCTCTCGCTCGCCGGGCAGTGGAGCTTGGCTACGAACCAGAATTTGCTAAAATCGTCGGGCTTGAGCATAATCCAAAGCTCGCTAAGAAAATGTTTGATAAGATCAAGGCGGCGCTGTGACAATCGCTGACCTACAGGCTCAAGTTGCCACGTCGCAGGCAAATCTTCAGCAATCTAGCACCGATTTGATCGAAGCTCAGACAGCGCTCGGCGTGGCGCAGTCAAATGGATCATCGCAGCTTGAAATTGGACTTGCCAAGGCAGAAGTTAATACTGCAGCAAATTTACACGAACAAAACCAAATTCAACTTAATTCTGATCAGGCAGCGCTAGACGCGGCCGTAGCTGCTGCGCAACAGGCTCAGCAGCCCGTTCCCTCACCACCTCCAACTATAGCGCCAGAAAATTCTCAAGCGCCAGAAATGACAGACCCGCAGAATGGTGAAACAATAACCAACTATGCTACACCATCAACATTCCAGCTTACGGCTGAAGCGGCGCTGAAGGTTGGATCGACAGGACTCACCGGCAGCCTAACGGCGATAACATCGGGAGTTGGTATCGTTGTTGGTAATGGTGTCGCCCACGCCGTAAACACCGCGACTGGTCAGATGTTGATAAATCTTGGGCCAGTACAACCGGACGGAAATACGCTTCCAGTTGGAACTCTACCTACAAGCTCAAGCGACAATACTCAAGCTCTCAAGGTAACCATATCGCAGCAGCCATCTCTCAGCGGCGATGCCGCGGCAGCGCTTACTAACAATCAAGTAGTTTTTGACGTGATGCCGACAATTTCGGAAACGCGCGACGCAAACTACAAGTCATTTACACCAATTCAGCATCCAGGTGAAATTCTCAAGTACGATGGTTCATCATCGAGACAGTGGGGTGTCACAGCGAGATTGATTTCCAGAACAACTAAGGAAGCTGATCTAAATCTAGCGTACATAAACCTTATTCGCTCGTGGACCATGCCATTTTATGGCACTGGTACCGGGACTCCAAATACCCAAACAACGCAATATTTGGGAGCACCGCCCCCAATCTTGACGCTAACCGCCTATGGTAGGCAGATGGTTGGACCAGTAAAGTGCGTGCTGCTGCAGTATCAGTGGACATTTCCAAATGAGGTAGATTACATTCCGACGTCTGGCAGCGTTCCATTTCCTGTTATTCTAGATCTATCGCTCAACCTCAAGGAATCATATTCGCCAGCCGAATATTCCTCATTCAATTTGCTGCAGTATAGAAATGGAAATCTACCAGCCGCGTTTAGCGGCCTCACTACATCACAGGTAAGCGCGCTTGGTAAAAACAACCCAGCTTCAGCAACGCAGCCAATTTCGCCGCTGACTCCATCTAATCAAAATACGCTCGATTTATCCCAACCGACTATGGCGACAGTAGGTCAAGTAGCTGGAGCTAGCAAGCCACAGCAGGCAGCTTCTACGGGTGCCACGACCGCAACGCCAGTATCAACCCTTGAGTCGTTAGCCGCCGGCGCGGCTGGTGGAGGATAAATGGCGACTAAACCAAAAACAATATTGGCTGGGGCACCAATATCAAACAATCAAACAAACAGTCTGTTTAATAAATTCTCGCACTACGTAGCCGGCGGAACAACTGAAGTCGCTAACAACTTTATCGAGTGGTGGGAAAGAGGAATATTTCCAAGAGATCCAACCGACATAGTCTACACAGTTGAAAATTTTTATACTGGTAGGCCTGACCTTATTTCGAATGTATTTTACGGTGACGTTCGTTTTCACTGGTTTATATGCCAGTACAACAACATCATAGATCCATTTGGTGAAATAGTTGCCGGAAGAATCCTACTGATACCAACAATTTCACGCTTACCGCTGATGCTATCAACAAAGCAGGGCGGCGTCAATTCGACAAGAGAACCAGTAAACTTGATATCACCAATCATAACATAGCGAACATATGGCATCACCACAAGATTTTATCAACCAGGGGGCTAACTATCCAAACCCCTTGGATAACTTTAGAACGTATTCTTATCATTTCGTAATGACGCTAGCAAGTACCACGCAGGCGTTCATCGATCAGATAGGTGGTGGGCTAAACAGCATCAGCCAAAGTAATTCCAACCAGCCATCGCCGCTCCTAAACGCGGTGCTCGCGGCTAACGCGCCCGGTCAAAAATTTCACATTGGAAATTCAGACGTTTATCTTATCCTAGATACTCGTAGATTTTCCCAATATTCGATAGTTGATTGGCAGATGAACCACACCTACGGCACTGGTGATAGCGTCAACCCAACGACGCCGGGTGCCACGCACACGATGCAGCTGATAGACACAACCGGTATTTCATTCTTCAACTTGATGATGGATTTATTCCGCAACAAGATAAAATCTACCCGCTTCTCAGCTTTCTTTCTCCTAGCGATCATATTCGTCGGACATAAAGATGATGGTACGACAGAAACCGTAGCTGTAACGTATATTCCAATGACCATATTGACGATGGGGTTGAGCTTCAGCGCAAGTGGATCGACGTTCGATATGACGTTTTGGGAAGCTGAAGGTGGGCAGGAGCGTGGCGGCGCTGGCACCGACCAGCTTAACTACGTTGGTGATGCTAAATCGTTTACAACCCAGAATTTTTCAAATACGGTTGGTGGCATGCTTGACGCGTTTGAAAAGGAACTCAACGTAAGATCGTTAGATTTTTTTCAAAAATACACCAACGCGCTAAACATAGCTGGAAAGGCGGTGCCTGGGCAGCAGCTTGGTAAGCTGGTTCAATACATGATTACCTATCCAACTACAGAACCAAACAACTGGGGAGCATTCCCTCTCGATATCGCGCCGCAGTCAACCAACGTTGAAAAGATGTACATCGCGGCAACGCAGGATAATGTGACGGATAAAAGCGCAGCGGCTGAGATCGCGTTGGCAACGATAACGCCTGGTCCTTCATTCAGCACGATGAAGCTATCTGACTCAACAACTATTCCGGATGCCATAAAGAGAATTCTTGAATCATCATCCAAAATTTTGGCGCTCGCCAGCAGCGATAAGCGCCAAAATGGTCAAGCGATAGCATTTAAGATATTAACCGTAGTGACGTCGGATGACACGTCATACTTGGTGCACTATGACATCTATCCATTCTATCTACCGATAATTAACGTCGACAAGCAAAAATCTCAGAACTCTCAGCCAAATTCTAATTCTGTAACAGTAACGTCTGGTAGCACCAATCAAACTGATGTCAACCAGTATGAAAACGTCATTACGTACAACTATCTGTTCAGCGGGCAAAACAACGCTATCATTCACCTTGACGTAAAGTTTGACCCAGAAACTGCGGTGCAGGCACTTGACACAAACCTTAACATCGGTACTTCTCGCTTTAACCAGCTCGCGGCGCAGGGCCAGAAAAAATCAGCCGTTGCGCAGGGATCAGTTGGAGCTAAGGACGCGCTTAACGTTTACGCTCCGGATTTAAGGGCGAATGACCCAATATTCTTCCCGATAAAATCACTAGCGCAGAAAGACAACAACCAGGATCAAAGAAACGCTGAAGCTATATCTGATGCCATAGCTCAATCCCAGCTAAACATCAAGCAGCAATACACGCAAACGTTTGCAAGCGTTCACTTTTTAAGCAACATGCAGCTTGATATGACGGTTCGCGGTAATCCAAACATCATCAAGAAATTTGCAGACAGAAATACTCGAGGTGGTTATCCACAGCATGGCCAAATTATCAAATCGCCGCAGACGATAACTACGTTTACGCAGAGTGGGCAAAACACAGCTGAGGCAAACTTCAACACGTTTTTAGCTACCGCGGTTTCAAGCGCGAAGGCGGCATACTATGCCAACTACTATTATCCACGCATCGCCGACGTTTTAAGCCCACCAAAATCTATGACCGGCAGCACGAATGACCCACTGCTGCATGGACCAGATGTAGCGGTACATCCTATTTATGTCGTCATTAAAATATTTGCCCCCAACGTAGATTCGACTGGAAATTTCATAGCTGGTGGGCCAATGTTCACCGATGAATTTTTCTACAATGGAGTATATCGATTGCTCCTGGTAGAAACAAAATTTTCAGGTGGAGAATTCACCCACAACATGACGCTGATAACGGATATTGGTAACACAACTCAGAACGATAATCCAAGTGGAACATAATGGCTGAATATAAATCCATACAAACCCCAGCTGAATACTATCACGATAACATTCCATGGATCATGGAAGGGCAGGTGGTTGACACAAATGATCCGAATCAAATGGGCAGGGTGCGCGCGTGGATTCCAGCTTTAGATGGTGAGGATTTTGACATTGACGTAATTCCTTGGGCGGACTACGCTTCTCCATTTGGTGGATTTACCGTCGCGTATCCAGCTGGAGAAGCAACTATTCCCAACAACGCCGATTCCGCATATGGCTTTTGGGCGATACCAAAGATTGGTTCAACCGTATGCGTGTTCTGCATGAATGGAAATCCAACAGCCAGGTTTTACTTCGCGTCAACGCTTCGCCTCCACCGCAACCGTTCCCTACCAGCTGGAAGAAATACTGATTTCAACGGTAGACAGGGACCGTGGGGAGATTCTGGTGATGGTAAGGGTAATTTAAATCCAATCCAACCAGCTTATAACAATCTTCGCACCCAATTTCAGAACAAAACAACGCAATCAGAAGCCATTACGCGCGGCGCCTACGAGAACGCGGTAGCTCAGGGATCAAATAACCGAAATGGTTCCGACGGTTACACCGCGAATCCAGCTGACCCGTCATATCTTGATCCACAGACCTACTGTCTGATAACTCCCGGCCGCGCCGGGATGATAATTCAAGATGACCCACACTTTGCCCGCCTGAGAATGAAGACAGCTGAAGGTCATCAGATAATATTTGATGATGCTAACGAGCGTATCTACGTTTCAACGTCAAAGGGAAATACTTGGATTGAGCTTGATCAAGATGGTCACATCAACATCTTTGGCGCCCAGGCCGTAAGCGTTCGATCTGGCAGCGACCTCAATCTATTTGCCGATGGTAACATCAACATGGAAGCTGGAAAGGGTTTCAACCTTATCTGTAATGCTGGAGATGCGCGGATAACTACGGCGCGGAGCTTTCAAGTTGTCGCAACTCAAAACATCGTTCAATCAGCGTGTGGCATCTTTGACATGGACGCTGAGCAGGGAATGCATCTAACGGCGGCAAAGGATTTGAACGTAAGATCTAATCAAAGCTTTAACGTAACCGGAGACTCCGGCGTAAACGTTAAATCCGGCGGCAACCTTAACATGGCTGCATCTGGCACAACAAGCTTGAAGGCCGGCTCAATTAGGGCGACTGCGCCGGAGGTAGATATCGGTGGCAACGACATTACCATCAACGGCGAGCTCAGCGTCGGCATCAGCAGCTTAGTAACGACGGTATTTGGCATCGGCTTCATGGGTGTCGGCACCGATGAATCAGAAGTCATCATTCAACCCAACGCAACCTCCGGACCAGTTCCTCCAGTTCCTCCAGCTCAACAGGCCTCTGACGCTCAAACCGCCGGTACAGCAACCTGTGCTGAACAAGCCGCGCAACCGTCCGTTGTGCCGGAATTCGAACCGTGGACTAGACCGGTGTCAGCTACGCCTCGTGGCCCCTTTTGGAAGCCGTGATTCTGATTGTTCAGGCTATCGGATAAATACAGGATTCGATGGGGCTAACATATGGCGCAGGCAATTTACAGAGGATTTTCGACGGCGAACTGGCTTGTTTCCAAGTCGTTCGTGTTAACCAACATCGACCTGGTAAAGCAGGATCTCCTGAATCAGATCTATACGATAAAAGGCGAAAGGGTGATGATGCCAAACTTTGGAACTAGAATTCCGATTATGGCGTTCGAACCAAACGACGCAAAAACGATCGGCATCATCGAAGAAGATCTTACGGCCGTGTTCAACTATGATCCGCGCGTCAAGCTGCTCTCGCTCAACGTAACGGCGCTGCCGAACAACAACGCGATCATCGCCGCGGCAAACTTACTCTACATTGAGTTTAACGTGACCGACGTTTTAAACATTGAGGTACCAACTCAATGAAGCTAGCTGAACTTCTACAAGAGAAAAATAACGATGGCATCACGGTGTATGAACCGGGTGGTGAACGTGTAGTTAGGTTTCGAGATCATGAAAAATTCATCAAGCTATGTCTAAAGGAATTAAGATCCGGAAGTATAAGTGAAGTGCAATATTGGGTAAAGATGTGCAAGAATGCCGGTTATAACTATTCAGAATTCAAGACCATTGAGCAGAGCATCGGAAAAATAGCCGAGGGAACGTCAGAATACGGTATAAAAATAGGTGATTTTGGTGGTTTTAAGCTGGTTAAGTTCAAGGACAAGGATAAATTTATTCGGTTGTGCTTGCATAGACTCAAGCATGGAACATCTCAATCTTCTAACGACGTAGAGCAATGGATAGAAAAATGCAAGAATGCTGGGTACGACTATCCAGAATTCAAAACGATTGAAAAGAGCATCGGAAAACTTGGTGAGGCTAAGGGGTCCTATATTCACCCATCATTAGTGGATATATCTTTTGGTGACAGGGAAAAATTAATAAAGTATTTGTTGCGACTGTTAAAGAATGGGTATGACACTGACAGGGTTTGCGGGTACATCAAAATGGCCAGAGACGATGGTTATGATTATCCAGAATTCAAGGCGATTGAAAAGAGCATAGGAAAATAGAATGACAATAATCAACGTATATGCGGCAGAAGCGTGGAATAAAGTTTACACCGCTTTTCAACAGATTAACTTTACAAGCTTTGACTTCGATACAGTAAAGGAATCACTTCTACAATATCTTCAGATTTACTATGCTGAAGATTACAATGACTTCATCGAGAGCTCGGAGCTCATCGCCCTCCTTGAACTGTTTGCCTATACCGCAGAATTGATAGCGTATCGCACCGACGTTGCAGCGCATGAAAATTTCATCTCAACCGCGCAGCGCAAGCAATCTATTCTTCGCCTAGCAAAACTTATTTCCTATTCAGCTTCAAGAAATATTCCGGCTCGTGGTCTAGTCAAGATAAACACCGTTCTAACTGATCAAACAATTTTCGACTCACTAGGCAACAACCTCGCAAACGTGACCATAACGTGGAACGATCCAAACAATACCAACTGGAAAGAACAATTCTTTTTGGTTATAAGCGCGGCGCTAACCGTACCATTTGGGCAACCATCTAAATCGTTTCAAATCGCTGACGTTCTTTTGCAGCTCTACACCCTAAACAATCAAGCTGGAACGTTCACCAATGGTGTATTTCCATTTACCGCTGCTACCAGCACCAGCTCAGTAGCAATGGAATGCGTACCGATAGATATTGATGCGAATGGCCCATTTGAGCGAGCGCCGGATTCTAACGCGCAGTTCAACATCGTGTACGCATCTGATGGTCGTGGGGATGGTTCTGACTTTACTGGATTCTTGATGTTTGTTAAACAGGGAACGCTGCTCCTAACGAACTACACAATCACCCAGCCTACGGCAAATAGAAGAATTGAGCTAAGCGCCATTAACGTAAACAACACCGACGTTTGGGTATATCAAGTTGATAATACTAACACGATAACCCAAAATTGGGTCGCAGTTAACAACCTCGCCGATCAAACTTTAGCGTTTAACACAAATACAAACACGCGCTTTCAGTATCAGATTGAATCACTTGAAAATGACCAAATAGCGCTGCTTTTCGGTGATGGTAACTTCAGCGACACGCCGGTAGGAACATTTCAATTTTGGACGAGAGTGTCGGTCAACCAAGACATCAGCATTCCAAAAACCTCGATAGCTGGACAGGCGATGCCGCTTGTGTATTCTGACAAAACTGGCCTCGCGCACAACTTTAACGTAACGTTCTCGCTAACGTCAGCGCTGCAAAACAATTCGGCATCTGAAACTATCGAGCACGTTCGCCAAGCTGCACCATCAACCTACTACGCGCAAAATCGCATGGTAAATGGTCAAGATTACAACACGTTCATGCTTCAGGATTCTACCATTCTAAAGCTGAACACCATCAACAGAACGTTCGCCGGTCAACCAAAATACATTCAGTGGAACGATGCGTCGGGTGCTTTCCAAAACATCAAGCTGTTTGGTGATGATCTTACCCTCGCCCTAAACACGACTATCGATCTTCAGGTAACTACCGCCAGCTCAAGAGGAATCATCGACTCGTTCATCGAACCGCAGCTACAAACTGACGCGGTCTTTAACACGATGACGCACATTCTAGCTACCACAACAACGGAGCAGGGTGCATTTACGTGGACGACGGTCGGAATAGTAAGCTATCCACGCCGGGTGTTCATCGAGGATAACCGCCCAATCTACTTTGACATCAATGGTTTGCCAGTAGCACCGTACGGGTACAATGCCGGAGCTGTATTTCCAAATTCACTATCCCCACCAAATGGAACCCTCTTGGAAAAAACGGTAATTCAGGGAGCTCTCGATCAGCACTTTTTTGGTGAACCGCTGTCAACCGTTATCATAAATGGAACTCAAGTTGGTGTCGTCCCAGATCCAATTCTTAATCCGATGACTGACGACAAGCTCTACGTTTCTAATCTACCTCGTACGATTGATGGTGTAAATCTTTTTCCGCCTGGAGATACTGGTTCGGGTTTACAGACAATTTCAGCGCAGCAGTATTTTGGTTTGCGCTTCAATCCCCTGCTTCAAACGTTTGGTGGTGGAACCATAACTCTGTACAATCCAAATGATTCTACACCTAATCAACAGTGGGGATATGGTGACGGCGCGCTTAACGGGATAACGGGAAATAATGGAACGATCGTAGGCGGTGTTCCACAACCCGCACCAGCAAATGGATTGATATCATCCAAGGTAGAAACAATTACCATCGAGATGACGTCCGACAACAATACCTTCACGGTTATAAGCAACGTGCGAGGCGCGCTTCCAAATTATGTTCTGTCCGTCGCCGCCTCAAGCCCAAGCCTTGAGCGATATTCAGCTCAAGCTGGTGACGTCGCGGTGCCGGTAGATTTTATCATCTCATCTGTTGGAAATGAATATCAAGCTGGAGATGCATTCGTAATCGACATTAGCCCATTTTCAGCTCAAACATCTGCAATTTCAACGGCGCAGCACGCTACCGCAAGCACGCCTCTCACGCTAACGTCAAGTCCATTTATCGGAATTTCACCATTTCAGGTAATTCTATCGTCAGCTGGAAATATGTCAGGAAACACATTTACCATAGTCGGAACGGACGTTAGTGGAAACGCTCTCACCGTCGCTGCGGTTGGCCCAACCGCGGCACAGCTTACTGTTCCAGAAATTTTCAGAACCGTAACTAGCATCACACCAAGCGTTACCGATTCATCAAACAAGATCAGCGTTGGAACGCTGGTTCAATCTCAAGTTTTTGGTGCCGTCGTTAGAGCGTTTGGAATCAATCAAGCTCATACGGCAAACCTTACTGGATGGTGGCAGCTTATACCTACCAGCGTAATCTTCAGCCTACCACCGGTTGGATTGGGATTATTCCAGGGTGGAGCCAGCAACGGACCCAATTTTGTAGAGCAGATGAATTTCGACACTACGGTTCCTGGACAGGATTGGGTATTTCTGGTGGCTAGAAGCGGACCAGTTTCAGCTCCAACCAGCTGGTCAATCTACAACCGCGACATGAAAATAATCGCGTCGAGTCCTACAACCAAGTTCTGGTTTAACCAAAGCACCCAGATAATTGACTCAGAAACTCTTCTACCGCTCTATGACAAGATACGAATCTTACGCTCAAACATTAACGCTCAGGGACAGCCGCTTGGTCAAGCTGACATCTATGACGTAGTTAACTTTGCGTTTGATCAAAATGGCGTCGTGCTTACAAACAGCTTGGAAATTCTACCAACCGAAACGATTAATTTCATAACCGCTGGAAATGGCACGCCTGGAAATCTGCTGCAGTTTGAAAATTTTGCAGCTGGATCGTATCAATTTACGCTGATAAATGTTACTCCAACTAACCCAAGCGCGCCGTTTATCATTGACACGGTGCCCTGTAGTGATTACGTGTTTGCATCGGGGTTCGATTTAAACCCATACGACACAGCAGATTATGATACGGGTACTATCAATTTGATAAACGAGGGGCTTGATTTCTCATTCGGATCAGGTAACTTCCTGTCAAACATCGTAACAAGCGGTGCCAATTCATTTCAGCTGGCTCGGCAACTATTTGTTCCGGCACCAGCGACGGTAAATTCAACAACCGGAAACTTCGGTTGCAACACAACTACCGGCTTGGACTTCATGTGGCAGCACTTTACACCTAACGCCAACCTGATAGACCCATCCGTATCTAACATCCATGACAGCTACATCTTGACGCAGGGATACTACACCAGCATTCAAAATTTCATCAAGGGAATTACCAACGTAGCGCCATCTCCACCAACGCCGCTTGATCTGTTAACGGCATATGGTCATCTGCTGCAGTTTAAGATGCTTTCGGATACGGTAGTTTTACATCCGGGTAAAATCAAGCTGCTATTTGGTCCGCAAGCAGATCAAACGCTGCAAGCTACGTTCATGGTTGTCATCGCGCCAACGGCAACATTTACATCCCAGAGAATTCAGCAAGAAGTCATAAACACGATAAACACATTTTTCCAAATCAAAAATTGGGATTTTGGAAAAACATTCTATGCTACTGAACTTATCGGGTTGATTCATCAGGCACTGCCTACGCAGATATCCTCAGTGGTTATCGTACCAACGTTCTCAGTCAACTCATTCGGTTCGCTCTTTACCATTGATTCTGGCATCGATGAGGTCCTTCAATCCTGCGCTACCGTAGCTAACGTGCAAATCGTTACCGCGTTGACTCCTACAGTTCTTCGTCAAACCACCTAGGGACTCAAATGCTTCTTAATCAACTGCATGAAAGCGTAACCAACAAGATAAAGAATCTATATGCCGCAAAAGGGCACAGCGTGGTAAAAATTCATACAAGCGGTGAAAATCACATCGTTCAAACCAATCATCCGGAAGGAACGTTTTACCACATAGCCACCGTAAACAAGAATGGGATTAATCACAGAATCACAAAGAAATCCTTGAGCGACGCTAGAGATTGGCTCAACGGTTTGAAGAAAGCGTGATTCCCGAGGTTTATACCGCGGGATAAATAACCTATGACACAAATTCTAGATTTCAACAAGCTCTTGCCCGCATACCTCAAAAATGAGGTGCTGTCAAGCCTCGTTTCAAACTTGTTTAACCGCTTTGTATCTGAAGAACGAAGCGTTTTGGTAGCTGGAACTATCGGCACGCCAGTTGCCGGCCAAGCAATCATTCAGGAACCAACTCTTGAGCGTCAAGAAAATGCGTTAATTCCTGGTCTATTTTACGCGGCAGGAACCGAACAATTTCTGTTCACCTTTGATGATTTCATCAATAAGATCAACACGCTTAACATCGACATTAATGATCTTCGAGCGTGGATAGCTGAACAAACATTCAACTACGCACCGCCGATCAACTATGACAAGTTTATCAACTTCACGAATTATTTTTGGGTTGGTACGTCACTACCAGCTGGTAGTGGGCCAGCGTGGAATCCAAATAATCTGCCAGAATACTATGTTATCGCGAGGCCAGCTCCGACAGATTCTATCAAGATGCCGGTTCGTCTTGCAACAACGGCATCCTTTGGCAACATAAACCTATTCTTCAACGATAGGCCGCCAGAAACATTTACTCTAACCTTTACCGATGCAATCCACTTTACCGTAACAAGTAACTTGGATGCTAACGTTCTGTTTGGTCCCTTCGCCCTAAACTTTGGTACGGGCACACCTACTAATCCACAGGCCGGGGTAACAACCAGCTTTACAATACAAACTTCAGATGCTGGTGTTGCTGCCCCAAGCCTAAATGATGGTGCTCAGATAGTACCACTTGCCACGTTTACAGTAACGACCGGCATATCCAATTTTGCGGCGGGTGATTCGTTTACTCTCTTTATAGAGTATTTTACGAGCAATACTCTGGCGACGCTGAATTCTATATCCCAAATTGGCAAAGGCACGATCACCGGAATAAATTCAATTTTTGGTCCAGGTCAGACACCGCAAGCCATGTTTATAGATGGCATTTCGATAAAGGTCGGTGATAGAATTCTAGTTAAAGATCAGCTTAATACGGTTGATAATGGAATCTACATTGCCGTAGCTGGAGGAAAGTGGCAGCGCTCAACCGATCTAAGCGTCGGTCAGACCTACACCAACATTACCATTTTTGTTGAATCTGGGGCAACCCAGAGCGGCACGACGTGGATATTTACGTCGGGTATTCCACAGATAATAGGCACAACAAATCTTACCTTTGTCAGAGATCTTGCGAATCCACCGACGCCAGTAAATGATTGGCAGACAAACAATTTTTGGATTCATGAAAATGATATTCCACTTTTTACCGATCTCGGATTCACGATCAACAACTCTACCCAGGCACAGCGACCAATTATTGAATATTTGGATACGCTTCAGCTTAACTCGTACGTAGATGGTGACGGTAATCCATCTAACGCAACCACAAATGGCGTCGCCAATATTTTTCAACCACAGGTAAAAACTCGCTTTGGGCAAATACCTCAGTTTGATCTTCTGCGCTATGATGGTACCCATTCTGGATCTACCAGCGGTATCTGGTTTTACGCTGAAAGTCCAAATTACGTTACCGACAACATCCTACAGCGAAGAGTTGTAACAACCGTTAACGGTGATTACGTATTCGGATCTGGTATCGCGGATGCGGCTGGTCGGCTGCTCTACTGGGTAAACGACGGTCAGCTTAACAGCATATGGCAGCCTGGTGTTACCGCCGCTAAAGCATCTACGCCAATATTTGTGGGCGGCAGCGGCAAAGGAAAGCTGTTCGTAACGTCAGTTTCTATGACGGCAGACAATCAACAGTGGACTGCAACCGCAACATCTCAAACAACATTCAGCATAGTGGGAACTAGAAGTGGAGATGTAGGAACTGCAACCGCGTTGAGCGCCTTCACGACCGATGATTTAACCCTGTTCATCGATTTGGGAATTAACCCGTTTGTGGTAGGTGAAAAATTTACGTGGAACGTCTACGCACCGACATCACCACGGTACGTTGAGCAGCTACCAGATGGTAGCATAGTTAATTTTCCTGGTGGATATGCTGCCGATCATGCAAATCCGGTTCCAGTTGGCGCGTGGTTGACACCTTCCCGCATGTTTCAAAACCTAAACCGTCAGACGGCGCAGCAGATAGCCCACGGTGATTTTTTCAATCACGCCGTATCAACGATTGCCTGGCAAGATGGATTTATCGGCTCTGCGTTTGGGGTTAGCAATGTTCGCAACCTCAATTTTAACTCCGGACTTGGTGGTCAGATCAGAGAATTTAGCAGCAACTTTCCACTGCTCGCGTCGATGCTTATCGAGCAAAACATATCACCCATTACGATAATCGATTTTGCAGAGCAACAGTACAACACTGCGCTAGCAAGCATTGATCAGTTCCTCATAAACAATCTTGCAATCTATTTTGCAAGCGTTGGCGCCATAGAAACTACAAGCATCAATCCTTCAGCTCCCGATATTCAAGCTCTAGAGGCATACTTTGAGAAGCTAAGAAGTGAAGATGTAAATCTCACCAGCGTGTTCAGCGATTCAACCGCGGCAGTTGTTAACTGGCCAGCAACTCTACCATACCTTGGGCTACTGCCAAAGGTTGTACCTGGAGTTCAATTTGATTTCGAGCTGAATTCAGCCGTAATCGTGTATCACGATGGTCATACTGCCGTTGTAGCTTCTGATGATCCAGATTTTGATCGAACGCTGGTAAAAACTATAGTACCACGATCTGACGGAACAAAAACCCCTGGAATTTTTTCAGAGGCACAACCACCAAGCCCATACGCCAGGCAGCTGTGGATGAAGCCATCCACGTTTACAATTTCACTGTTCGATGTTGATTTTGACACCGTCGTGATGCCACAAAATGGTTCAACTGGACAGTATTGGTATCAGAGATCCACAAACACGCTATTTGTTTTTAGCGGTGGATGGATACCAGCGCTAGTTACGATAGCGTCGCGTTGGATATCCGTTAACACCTCGGCGATTAGGAACAGCTTGGTGCTTGCTGTCGAAAATAAGCTGTACAACGGTATTCATCCACAGCAGCAGCTCAACCTTAACCTGCTAACAAGCAACATCATCAATTCACCGTATGCACAGCTTGAATTGGCGCAGTTTTCGGCTGAATTCAACCTTGACACGTTTGCTCCAGATTATAATCCTGGCAATGCCTTTACGTGGAACTATAAGCAGGCGACAATCCCATCAGTAGCAACACCTACTCCGGCTAGATGGTTTAACATTTACAGCAAATATTTCGGTTCATTCGGAGCTGGTGTAGTATCAACCGAAAGACCGGATATTCAACCATGGCGACTGCTTGGTTTCACAGATGAACCAGCGACATGGGCCGCGACATGGGCCGCCCCAGTATTTCCAGTTGGCGGCCCAACCACAACCGTCAATCGGCTGACAACGTCAAACACCGCGCTAAGCGGGTTGCAGGTAGTAGATGGTTCACCCGTTTCAAGTGGGGATAGAATTCTCGTAATCGGTCAGGTGGCCCAACAAAATAATGGCATCTACATCGCAGCCGCCGGCGCGTGGACTAGATCTTCCGATGTGATAACATCTACCATGAACGTAACGGTGCTTGATGGATTCGCTTGGGCGAACACAAATTGGACGCTGTCAACGGCAAATCCAATTACGGTCGGCACTACCAACTTAACGTTTAAGCAGGTTCGCGTCTGGAAGCCTGAAATGTGGGCTGCGATTAGCGGCGCTCTACCATCGCTTAAGCTGTGCGTTAACACAAACACCGATGGTCTAATACCACCGTATGTATCTCCAACGCAATTTGCATCCTCTCAAGCGCTGCTAACCGTAATACCTCAAGGTGTCAACCTTGGCTACGCGTTTGGTGATGATGGTCCAGTTGAGCTGGTGTGGAAGAAGTCTCTTGAATTCAACTATGGTTTGGCGCGAAGCTACTTCAGATTATTTCCACTTCAATTTTTGGATGCGGCCTGGGGTGAAACCTATATAAGATCCGGTAGCAACCTACGAGTGGAGAGAAATTTGGAAGCCTCACTTCCATCTTCAAAGTTTCTGCTGCACGGTGAGCGTCTAAACTTGATAAACAACTGGACACCAGCTCAGGCAAAACAACGATTCGTAAATCTAACAAATGGAGTTACGTGGTCCCAAACATTTTCCGGTACCGTAAGCTTCACCGTTACGCACATCGCAAACACTGGAGCTGTTGGCCCGCTAGGATCAATGGGTCCATCATCCACTGTATTTTACGTGTTTGTAAATGGTGTCAAGATTGGATTGATTTACGAGGGAGTTCCTTTTAGCTTCTCATCTGACGGTGTAACTTTTTCAAACGTTACGATTGACGATTTAGGTATTCCATTTGAAATGGGTGATACCTTAGTTGTCACGTTTCCCGGAGACACAATAACGACCAATAACTTCGTAACCAATCAAGATTTCATCTTTGGCATACTGGGATGCGAAGGTTGCGTAAATGAGGCCACTCCAAATTCGACATCAACCGTAACCATAACGGTAAATCAGCCAACATATTCGTTTAACCCAGGTCAAACAAAAATATTCAATGGCGTCGGACAGTGGTTTACTGATTTGCTGCGCTTTAACTTTATCGATACGGATATATCCACGTCTGCTTTGGCATATCGAGGTTGGACTCTAAACCTTGTTCATCGCCTTGGTGCTCTCGTTCGACCAGATTCTATCGACATTAACACGTCACAGGGTGACATGCCAACGACTGCCTATAACGTGATGCTGAAGCGATCCATGAACACTTCTGATCTTTGGATAACCGGGCTTAGAGTTCAGCTTGTACAGATGGGTGCTAGAACTCTTACGCAATCTGGTCTATGGATTCCGGTTGGAGCTGGTGATGATTGGATATTCAGAATTAGCGGCTACAACAATGCCCACCCACAGCTAAATTACTTTCAGCTTGCTACAAATCTTGGAGCTCCATTTCAAGATTTCATAGCTCTCGGCGGTGCTCACACTAAGCTGCAGTGGAATCAATTCACCGAGGTTGTATCAACGCAAACGACGATGCTACCGCTGCAGATAACTGGCATTCAGAATGTGCTAAATTTCATCTATGGATACGTTGGTCTAATACAGAACCAGGGGTTCAAGATAAATGCAACTGATACCCCAATTACAGATCAAGAAACTGGCCGCAACTTGGATTGGCAGCTTGAAATAGAGAAGTTTATCGACACGGTGTATTCCGGTCAGCAAGCTGGACAAGCATATTCGCTAAATCCATTTATGAACGCGCTATTCCTACAGACTCCGACCGGCTTGATGGGCAGATATTCTACATCGGCGTTCATCGACGTTGCATCAACGCAGGCCGCCTACGACGTCGCGGGTAACGCAATCCCAATTAACAACTTGAGAATCATCAGAACGGACGATCAAACTGTAACTCACACAACTACTCCGATTTTTTCGGCCCACGTATTCATTGATCAATTTGAACACGCGATTATCTTCAACAATAACTTCACGTCAGACGTCACATCACCGCTGATATTCAACCCATTTCTGGGAGAATTTTTGAGCAGCGCGTATCTTACCGTAACGCGCCAGGATGTTGCCGACGGAAAACCAACGTTTGATGGTTTCTACCTGAAGGGTAACACCGTCGCGCGCAACATTACGTCAAGCGTTGCCCAGATAAGCAATTTTTACGACGCTGGTCAGACCTTCAACGATCCGGTAACAGCAAAAAATGCGACGGCGCTTCTCGGATTCCAGCTTCAACCATACTTCAACAATCTCAATATAAGCCCTACTACTCAGCTGGATTTTTGGCGCGGGTTAATCCACGCGAAGGGAACAAATTTTGCTGTTGAAGCATTTACAAACTACAAAGCATTTCTTGATGCATCGATAGATGAATTTTGGGCATATAAGCTATCAACATACGGCGATGCTCGAGAAAATACCAGCCCGGAAATAAAGATAAATCCAGCGGATACGGCACAAACGTATACTCAGCTGCAATTTTTCTCTGCATCAGATCCAAATTACTCTACTGTCGGCGCCTTACCGCTATACATTCAAGTTGAGGCCGATGACACAACGCGCTTTGAATTCAACGATCTCGGCACGATTCTCCGCTTTGATTCACAGTCGATAGCGGAAACATTTACGATCACAGCTGGACCATTTCCACAATACGTAACGCTCCAAAATATTTACTACAATGAGCCTAGTGCCTACGCGCCTACTATTGGTGCCAGCACATTTTTGCCAACGCCCGATTTGCCGGTAATGATCACCGCGAATATAGCTAAGGTGTTCGCTCCAGCAACATATACCGTTAATGGCTTTACATGGTTGAATAAAACTAAGTTTTCACCGATCCAGCTGTATGATTATGTCAACAACGTTCGCATCAGGGATATAACGCTTTGGCATCCAGCGATTGGTATTCACGCGTTTAACGCGCTTGAAACCATCAACATGATTACCGATCATGATCCAGCGCACTATAACACCACGACAAACACGACGGATAATCCAAACTATCTTGCCCTTAAACCATGGGCAGATCGTGAAGTTGGCAGAGTGTGGTGGGATACAAAGAACTTGGATTACGTTCCTTACTATGACGCTTCAATTTTTCCAGATCGTCAAACGCGTCAAACGCGCTGGGGATCGCTAGCTGATTACGCGAAGGTGAATTTGTACGTTTGGACAAAGAGCCCATTCCCACCAGCTGAATACAACGCGCAGGCCGCGCTGCAGGCTGGCAATGCATCAATTGACCCGGCGGTTCGTCTATCTGGAACTGTCGGATTTACCAATTTCTATTCATCACAGCGCGTCATAACGATAACTCCAATCGCCTGGTCAGAAGCTGGAGTCGGTAATGGTAACGCACATCCAGCATTTGGTCCAGCGTTCTTCACTAAGCTCTACATTTCGGGAACCAATCTAATCGCTGATACTGGTCGACTCGCCGACATAAATGTTGTAGCTGGAAGAAGTCTCGGCGCATGGAATATGCTCCCAATGAATCTTGGTGGTCAAGTTCCGGCTAGTGAGGTCCTTATCGGCTCAACCGTCGGGTATGATATAGGTTCAGCCCTAGATGGTCCAGGGGTGCCAATATTGACGCCGGCAACAGGCGTTCTAGCATCAGTCACAGTAAACAGCATTGGCAACAGCAGCATTTTTGGAACCCAAATAGGCCAGCTTAAGCTTGTTGATAATAACGATGGTACAACATTCTTTCTACGGATGATGTCATCAAGTGGATTCACTCAAGATGTTCAACTTTCCGATTGGACGTCAACTAACCTTTTGGCGAATTCACAACAGACATACACGTTTGATCAATTTGGCCTGCAGGTAACCGCGACGCGTTCAGCTACGGGAACCATAACGGCTTCAAATCTCGCGATCGCGCTAACTAATCCATCTAACGATATTTTCGTGCGCGAACAAGTTAGCTACACCGTAGTAGTTCCATTTCCATCCAACACCGGCACAACCCTCGACAATAATCCGGCTGATGTTCCAGCATCTGAATTTGGTTGGAAAACTTGGATGATTCCAACTCAGGCGCAGCTTTCTTCGGACTTAATACCCCCAAACAATCAGTGGCTGCCATATCTTGGTCAGCCAGTCACGATACAGGCGACCGGACCTGTTGCTGCGGCGATGGCCGATCCAGCTAACACGCTTACTCTATCAACGGGCATAGTGATAAATCGATTCAATTCATCGTGGACACCGTTTGTTCAGCTTGAAGATGAAGTGCAGATCACAGTATCTAATGGTTCAGCGCCCGTCGTGTTTACGCTGGCAGATCAAACAAGCATTAGCTCCAATAGGCTATCAGTATATGCCAACGGTATTCAGCTAAATCCGTCCGCGTATGTGATTAACGGAAACTTGGTTCAAATCGTAAATATTCTACCAGAAGGTACAACCGTTAGATTGCTGTATCGGATGTTTCAGCCGACTGCGGCCGATCTTGCCTTCAACCCGGCCGTTAAAGACAATCCAATAATCCAAACCCAATATAAGCAAGATTATCAATTCACAAAGCTTGTGCAGCGAAACAGCTTAGGCGCGATAACAGGCACAAATTACTACTTCTGGGTAACAGGAAAAACAGATCCTCTGCCAAATCAGTCGTTCAACTTGGTTCAAGCCTCAGAAGATTTAACTAAGGGTGAAGACACCTATATGCTATTTTCGAGATTAGTTGCCGACGGCAATTCAGTGAGTGGTTCCGGATTTGATTCATGCGCTATATTCGGATTGGGAACCCTGGTGAACGCGGTAAACACGTTTAAGCTTCGCTTCCTACGTGATTTTACGCTGCGCGATGATCCTGAGCAGCTGAAGCTAAAGAACGTTCATACCGAATGGACGCTGATAAGACAAAATCAATCTACCAGAATTCCACAGCAGCTATGGAACGTGCTAACAAATGCCGCTTGCGGTCAAGATGCCGGTGGAAACCAGCTGCCATCCCAAATTCGCATAGATTATGACAATCTGTATGGCACGCAAACGCAGTTCGGATTTGGTAATGGTCAGATATTCGCGCCTATGAGCTTAACGTTGGGATCCATAATCAATACTATTTTGAACACCAAGGTAACCGTTACCGTTGGAAATTCGGTTATTACTGATGACATAACGGTGTTGAACATAACGCCGGAAACAACTCAAGCATCGCTGACAGCCCAATCATTTAGCAGCCCAGCTGTTACGCGAACTACTATGAACTTGATCTACAACACGGCAAGAGCTGCGCAGATAAATGAAATATTTTTCAACGCGCTCAATGACGCGCTTGTAAGCAATTACCAGCTTACAGATATTTTTAAGACGTCGTTACTAACGCTATCGTCAGCGACAAATGTAACTCAGCAAACGCAATCAACTCAGATTAACGAGTTTTACTAAATGGCCGCCAACAACACGATTCAATTTGCGACAAAATCAAGCGCGTATCTTGACAGCCTGATCAATTACGTTCTTGACGTAAAGCCATATCATACCAAGCTTGCGGCATCAGCGGCGGTAGCTGAAGGATATCAATTTTCAGATTCGATAAATGTGCACATCGTTGAAGATGATGATTTGACTATCATTCAAGGTGCAGATCTTTTGCCAGCCGCCGCGATACCTGGTGGCGGAAGAGCTAGAATATCGAAAAGCTGGTGGCGCGATATCATTTCGGATGGATCCACATACACGTGGCCACTTCCACTAATATCGGTACCAATATTTGCTGATCAAGCAAGCTTGCAAAATTTTACCGTTGGAGTTAATGATTACACCGGAATAGCTGGCTTACCAACTGGTGCATTTAACCCACAGCGCTGGGATGGACCAGGCATCACAGACGTACAGCGCAACGGCGTTCACCAACAGGATACCATTGATTACGTTCTAAGCTATGGTGTTTATTCTGTCAACGTGAAGAGTGGTAATTTCATCGAAAGCAATCAGGCCCCGGCGACTCCAATCCCAGCGTTTGTTCCACAGAGCGGAGCTCTCGCGTACGATTCTTTAGCGTTGGAAAATGGTACGGTAACTCACATCGTTCCTGGAACCTATGAAGAGTGGACGATCACTACGACATTTGTGGACAACGTTGCTCGAGTGTACAAAGCTTCAGTCGTAGGATCAACATCCGGCAACATTGGTACGGCAACATTTTCACTGCAGACCACGGCACCATATGCGCCATCTTTCTCTTCTCCAGAAATAACGTTTTTGTGGACTTTTCCTCCAGAAGAAATTATTGGCACGATTACATCGCCATCAACAACGTTCTTGGTTGGCGAAACGATAACACAGGCTGTAACTGGTGCAACGGCTACCGTATTTGCGCTGGTTCCACCAGGTGGTCCACTCACGATAGATGCCGGTTCAGTGACTGGTGTTCCCGATGCGACCCACGCGTGGACTGGAAATACAAGCACGTGCACATTTGCACCTACATCTATTCCAGTAACCGATGAATCGACGGTTGTTGGTGATACGTGGGTTATAACCCCCGCGGCAAAAATAACGGTGTCACCAGGCGCTCCAGCTGAAACATGGTCGCTGATAAAAACCAACCCACTGGCGCTTGAAGCTTCTCCAACATTTATTCCGGGTGCGCCGCGAGCAGACATTCCAAGCATAGAAATACATACCCGCTCTTTGGATAGAACTACAGAATCTGTGTTATGGACATTGACCTTCAAAGGTGACGGCACGTACACCTTGCAAAAGGTGTCGGTTGGCAGCAACTACATCCTAACCATCGATTTAGTCAACGGATGCTCATTTTCAAATGCCGACGTTGCATACACGTTGATTCCAACCGCGACCGGCTGGAATGCCGGTGATTCATTTACGTGGACAGTTAGTGGCACGGTAAATAATTTTAAGGTATATGGCAGCGTATCCGGCTGGCAGGCTGATGCAGCGATAGGCAAATGGTATTGGAATGGTTTTATCGGTTTCAAAATTCCTAAGCTTACGTATTCACCGGCCACGTCAGCAATTTCAGCGCTTGGCGCGATAGCAGCTGGTTCCGGCTACACCAACGGTAGCTACACCAACGTGCCGCTTATCGGTGGAACTGGAGTAGGGGCGCACGCAAATATTACCGTAACCAGTGGCGGAGTATCAGCTGTAAGCCTAACAGAGGCTGGTAGCGGCTACACGATAGGTGATATTCTTTCAGCTCTGTCAAGCAACATTGGTGGAACTGGATCTGGATTTTCAATTCCTGTAGCAACGGTTAAGGGCATAAATTTTACAACCTTGGGGCCGGTTAATTCTGTCGCTGAACCATCCGTTTACACCATTACGTGGACATCATCAACAAGCGGATCTATACCGGCAAAGGCATCGGTATTCAACAACATATACGGATATCGTGAAGGATTGATACAGGGACAGCCATGGGGATACGTGAATACAATTTCAAGTCACGACCCGGCGCCGGTAGATGAACTTGTTGCCTTTCAAATAGATGCTCCAAATTCACTGGTGCAGCGAAATGTCGGTGACACGCCAATCAGCATCTACATAGCTCCGCAGCGAGATGTAGATATCGTGTCAGCATATGATTTGTCGCCATATGACAGCACCCCATACGACGCCGAACGAACTGATATTTTAGAACCATTTGACGTAGATGCTGAAACTTTTCCACTTTATCATGGTCACGGGGCGGTGATCTGGTTTAAGCCACCTGGTGCTGGCGTTGGAACTAAGCTTCACGCTGGTGATTCGGTCGTCATAAACAAGTCATTCACCGACGCTATAAATCTTCAAATAGCCGGCGCTTCCATGTTTCACCCCGAGCTGGGAGCTACCGCTTCGGATTGGATACCAATTAAGCTAAGGTATTTTGACAATGTAGACCCCAACTCTGCCAGCTTTGGAACATTTAGTCCGACATCCGTTGCAAATTATTCAGATCTCGCGCTTTACGCGCAGGGCTTTACAGCAGCCGATCCTACGAGACTTGTATTTTCTATCTTGTCGCCAAGATACCTGAAAACTGATCGAACTGCCAGCTCTACGCTGGTGTTCGATCAAAACTTTTTTACGACCTATCTACCATTTAACACGCATTATTCAATACAGGTTCAACCAGATCAAAGCTATGGTCAGCACGCTAGACTCAAATTTACTGAAAATTTGAATATTGAAATAATCCATGTCTAGAACCATAAATATCCAATACCATCGGAGACAAAGATGAACTCAGCAGCGCTCAAAATACTCGTTAACGGTCACGTTCTCATAAAGGATGCAAAAACGGGTGAGGTTCTCCTAGATAGACCAAACGCTATCCATAATCAGAATATGGCAACCGCGATCGCGCGCGGCTTATCCCATTCAGATTTTTCTCTAGCGACTGGTAACCATCAGATTTATGCTCTAGCGCTCGGTAACGGTGGAGCCACCGTTGATTCGATGGATGTCATATCATTTCTACCACCAAATATTATTGGTACCGGTGCTCGCCTATACAATCAAACCTTTTTTGGTGTTGTTGATCCGGGCGCTCAATCGCAAAATTCGGTTACGTACCAGAGCAATCCGGATACATCATCTATCGTCATCATAACGATGACCATAAATGCCAATGAACCAGCTGGGCAAGATGCTTCAGATTCTCCACCAGATTCAAACTTCAACTCACAGTTTGCATTTAATGAGCTGGGACTTTATACGTTCGGCACCAATGGATCATTTACCTTCACTGGAGCTCCAGCTGATTCGCTGCTGCTAACACACATAATTTTCTCACCAATTTTGAAAACCGCAAATCGTGAGCTTGTGATAACTTATACTCTGACAACTTCTGTGTCGTAAGAGAATCACATGCAGCTTAGCTTCCGGCAAGGAATTATACGTTACCAGACGCCTTTGTCGGGACCGACGCTACTCCAACCGACACCGCTAAATCCGACGTCTGTAGATCTACTGGTAGTTCCTGGATTTCCGGTGCTCGTGACGTTTGCGCATCTCACCGCAAACTACATAATTTCTGAAAATAATACCGTCACTGGAGCGTGGGGTAGTGGAACGGTTGGTTCAACCAACGGTCCGCTACCAATGAATCTGACTGAATATCTCTATTGGGATATTGACTTAGGTTCTGGCGCCCTGACACGCGGCTGGACCCTGCTGGCTCCAATTTATTCAATCAATCCACCACCGCATCCCCAAAATGGGCAGATGTGGTTTGATCTTGTCAATACCGTATGGAACGTATGGCAGCAGCTTGGTACCAATCCAGGCATATGGCTTAACAAGGTTAGATGCTTTGCTGGAACGTATTTTTCAAACGGCGTGCTTGTGCCAATGCCGCTGGGATCCCAGGTGCCGCCTCCTCCAGGCATTGTTGGTAACTTTGCGGCCGGAAACATAATTCTTGGCACAAATAATCGGCCTTTAAAAAATTCCGATGGCACGTTTGTCAACACGTCAACGTCACTCATCGTTCAAGAAACTAGCGGGCAAAATGTTTCACTTGATGCCGTGCTGGCATTTGGTGAAGCTACTGAAAATATTCCGGCATTTTATCTGGTATCATTTTCAGCAAATCAAACCATATCGCTTGCCGATAGCAACGGGTACACGTTTGCCACGTTTGCTAACGGTATCGTCACCTCACCACTATTTTCATCGCAAGCTGGAAGAGTCGTGCTTAACGGTGTCATAACCAATGATACTTGGAATTGGGCACCGTCACTCGCAAACGCACCTCTTTTTCTAGGTCCACAGGGTGTTCTATCGCTAACACCACCCGCCACCGGGGTGATACAGGTAGTCGGATATGTATACGCACCTAACGCGATTGTGCTAAACATTGGGCCGGCGATTAGGATTAGACCGTGACAAACCCACCTAATCCACCAAATACTGTTCCATCAATCGTAAAACCGGTATTCATCGAATCTGATGGTGTGCTTGGTGAGCTACCGAGCGGAGCTGTCATTAATGCCGGTGGTACATCCCAATCGTCATTTACGGTTGGTGGGGTACCGGTACTTTTACAGGGAGCGGGCACCGGTTCACCGGTTAGCGGCTTCGAATTTGTTCAAGCTTCTCCTGTAGTAACGTGGCTGATAAATCATGGTGGCAACACGCTTAGAGCGGTTGCAACGATTTATGACACAAGTAATGAAGAAATATATCCTCAAGGCGTAAAGATAATTGATGCCAACCACGTACAAGTTTCATTTAACGCCCCACAAGCTGGAGTAGCGCTAATAATCCTCTTCTAATCTCACTCATCCATAAATATATCTGACAATCCACCAACAACTCAGATCCCATAGGATGACGCATGTCTAAGAAAACAATAGAGACGCAGGATATCGTTCTTGCTGCAACGCTAAAAGTTCTAGGCTATCGTCTTGACACTATCCAAAAAATTGGAAATAAAGGTATCTTCTTCTTTAACGAAGTAGATGAATCAATCGTCAACGACTATGATTTGGGCAACCTAGTGGTTGAACCCGTTTCGTTTAATTCTGCGATAAAGGCCCTCACGACGGCATCTCGCAGAACACTGTAAACATATTTGGCTAAGGAGCAATTTCAATGAAGATTAATGGTAATTTGACATTCGACGTATTGGGTTTCGGGCAGCTTGAAAACGCCATCATCGAACGTCTTCCATCAGCTCCAGCCACAACGGTTGCTGGTCGCATATACTACGACACGACAACGAACTTCTACAACTACTACAACGGTACTAGCTGGCAGCAGTTTGCGGCAGCTTCAAGCGCCGTATCATCCTTCCAGACAACCCTTTCCGGATTAACTCCATCAACAACTACAACTGGAGCAATCGTTCTTGCGGGTACTCTTGGGCCAGCCAGCGGTGGTACCGGCGCTTCAGCCATTCCAACAAATGGACAAATTCTAGTTGGTAATGGTTCTACATTCACGGTTACCTCGCTTGGCAGTGGTACTGGTATCTCCACAACCGCTGGAGCTGGTACACTTCAAATCAACAATACCGGCGTAACATCCATCGTTGCTGGTACCAATATTTCAGTGTCCGGAGCGACTGGTGCCGTAACTGTAAATTCGACTGGCGCAACCCTAGCGTCAACGTTCGTTGGTTATGGTTCAGCTGGTAACCTTCTTACCGGCACTTCCGACTTTACGTGGAGTGAATCTACAGCAACTCTAAGCATCGGTGCATCCAACGGAACCGGTACGCTATCTGGTCCATCCGGTGGTGGTGGCACTCTGCAGATTCAAGCTGGCGTCGGCACCGCGTCCACGGTATCTGGCAACAATTTAACCCTAACGACTGGTGCTGGTGGAGCAACAAACCAACCATCAGGTGCATTTCTAGTTTCAATCGGCACGCCTGGTGCTGGAGCTAACGCGCATGGTGGCAACATAACGTTTACCGGTGCCTCTACTCCTGCTACAACTTCAGGTGGTGCTGGATCATCGTTCATAGTTCAAGCTGGTGGTGCGTCAAGCGCGGGTGGTGGTGGTAGCGTAAGTCTAGCTACCGGTATCTCTGCAACTGGTACATCTGGTTCATTCACAGTCACAACTGGTACAACCGCCGCGGCTCTAGCTTTAACGATTAACCCATCAGGCGCGCTTGGCGTTGGTACTGGTAACTCAGTTGGTACGGCTGGTCAGACGCTAACGTCAGCTGGCGCGGGTGGACCACCTACGTGGACGACCACGGCAACTACGCTTACCGCTACCCAGGTAGCGTACGGCAGCGCGACAAACACGGTTACGAGCACTCCAGATTTTACCTGGACTGAAACGACTAAAACTTTAAGCATTGGTTCATCAACCGTAGATGGCATACTTACCATCCCAGGAACAACTGGAGCAACATCTCCAAATCTTAACGTCACTGGTAGCGCAAACACTGGATCTGGTCGAGGCGGCATTGTAATTATTTCCGGCGGAACATCGTCAACATCTGTTGGCGGTCAAGTCACCGTTCAAGGTGGACAGGCGTCTGGTATCGGTCAAACTTCTGGTGATGTGGTTATCAATGGTGGTGGTGGTGGTGTCAGTGGTGTTGCAGGTGGTAGAGTTTTTATCACCGGTGGTATAACATCAAGCGGCAGCCTAGGTGGCGGGGTAATAATTGCGGGTGGTCACGCGGGAGCTGGACCAGCGCGGGGTGAAGCTGTAACGATATCCGGTGGTCCTGGTATGACGAGCGGCCCGGGTGGTGCAGTTATTTTGATGGGTGGCACATCACCATCTGGTACCGGTGGATCAATTATTTTGCAAACTGGTGATGTTTCAGTTTCAACGCAGTTCACCATTAATGATTCTGGCGCCCTTGGCATTGGTTCAACACCATCCTTCGGTACCGCCGGTCAAGTTCTAACATCTGGAGGATCATCAACTTCTCCTCCAACATGGGCTGCTCCAGCTGCTCCACTAACCGCAACGTTTATCGGCTATGGAAGCGCTGGTGGCGTTCTAACCGGTACATCCGATTTTACGTGGACCGACACAACCGAAACGCTAGCGTTTGGTAACACTTCACTCGGCGGCAACATCGTGATGGGTTCCAACATCGCGCTGACGGTTAAATCTGGTCCAAGCACCGACACCAATCCAGGTCGCGCGCTTACTCTAACTGCCGGTGCTGGTAGCACCGCAAACAATACGGCTGGCGGCGTTGTAAATCTTACCGCCGGCGCGGCTGGTGGAACTGGTAACGGTGGTGCCGTTACGGTAGCTGGTGGAGCTGCAACTGGTACCGCTTCTGTAGGTGGTGCCGTTACGGTAGCTGGTGGAGCTGCAACTGGTACTGGTGGAACTCAAACTGGTGGTGTGCTAACGCTTCAGGGTGGTAACGCGACAGGTTCTGGTGGTAACGGTGGTGGTCTAAATCTTGAAGCCGGCGTTGGTGGTTCTGATGGTTCTGGTGGTACAATCCAATTCCAAACCGGCGCGACATCACTGTCAACAAGAATGACAATTTCAGCTGCTGGTGACGTTACAATCAACACCCCAGCTTCAGGCACGGCGCTTACGATCAATGGCATCAGCGCCGGAACTGGAGTAAATCTAGTTTCTGGTGCGCTTGGCCTTAACGGTTCAGCTGGCACTAGTGGACAGGTGCTAACATCGGCAGGAGCTGGTGCCCTTCCAACATGGTCCAACGTTGCTAACTCAATCCTCGGTACTGCTAATCAGATCAATGCATCTTCTGCAACTGGTACGGTAACGCTAAGCTTGTCCTCAACTCTTGTCGCTCCAGGCTCGGTAACTTCTACCGGCAACTTGACGGTAAATGGTCTAACGTTTGAAAGCGCTACAACTGGCATCACGGCATTTGCGGGTGGTGGTCAGAGCGGTGCCACACCTCTTACTCACTCATATAACGTAGTTACTACCGTAGCTACCGCGAATGACAGCGTAGTACTTCCTGCATCTGGTGTCGGTCTTGAAATTTCCGTAGTTAACTTGGGCGCTCATACGCTAGCTGTATTCCCAGCTGGTGGTGACCAAATCGACGGTGGTGCAACTGGTGCCGCCGTTTTGATTCCAACGGGTGGAACTGCAACGTATCAGTCCGTTAACTCTGGTAACTGGTACACGATTGATCCAGTTATCGTAATGAGCGGAACCGGTTTGTCGGTAACGTATTCACCAGGTGAAACGATCATCTCTAACACCGGCGTAACGTCGTTTGCTACAACGCTCGCTGGTATAACAGCTTCACCTGTAACTGGTGCCGTTGTTCTATCTGGCACCCTAGGCGTTGCATCTGGCGGTACTGGAGCTACAACGCTAACGACGGATGGCATTCTATTCGGTAATGGTACTGGCACCGTCGGTGTAACCGCGGCTGGTACTCAATTTCAGGTGCTACAGGCTGGTTCCGGTGGAACACCAGCGTTTGGTGCCGTAAATCTAGCTCAATCTGCAGCTGTAACCGGTCTTCTTGGTCTAACAAATGGTGGCACAAATGCCAACCTCACACCAGTAGCTGGTGCTCCAGTCTACAGCACAGCTTCTGCCCTAGCTATCGGTACAGCTGGTACAGCTGGTCAAGCGCTAATCTCTGGTGGTACCGGTGCTCCAACGTGGCAGTCTGTATCATCAACGCTAACAACTAATCAAATTCTCGAAGGTGATGGTTCTGGCATGTTCGTTGCCAACGGTGCATCGTTCGTTGGCACTGGATCATTTTCAGGTGTGACGCTGCATGGAACAGTTACAAGCCCAACTGATGCTGCCACAAAGGCATACGTTGACGCCGCAAATAATGGTCTATCATGGAAAACCGCCGTAACCGCGGGAACCACGGAAAACTTCTTTACTCTAACTGGAACAGCGCCAACGTATAACAACGGTGCTTCTGGAGTCGGTGCTACGCTGACAAATGCCGGAACTCAGGCAGCGCTCGTACTTGATGGAATCACGCTATCAACTGGTCAGCGAGTTCTCGTAAAGAACGAATCCAACATAACCAATTCAAGCGGTGTGTGGAATGGTATATACACCGTTACAAATACCGGATCTGGCTCAACTAATTGGGTATTGACTCGCGCTACCGACAACAACACTCCAGCTGAAATGGATGCAGCAGCGGTATTCATCACGGATGGTACAACTCAGGCAACAACTGGTTGGGTGCAGTCTACACAAGACCCAATAACAATTGGTACAACTAGCATTCTATTCTCCCAGTTCTCTGGTGGATCGGTCTTTACGTTTACGAGCGGTTTGAATACGGCTGGTAACGTCATAAGCGTTCGCACCGATGGTGTAACAACATACATCGATGGTCTAAACAACGTTGCCGTAGATTCTTCAGCGACAGCTGGTCAAGTGCTAACATCATCTGGAACACATGGCACAACAGCTACGTGGAGCGCTGTAAATCTTGCAAACGCAAATGCCGTCACTGGCACCCTAGCGGTTGGCAATGGTGGTACCGGAGCTACAACGCTAACGACTCACGGTGTTCTACTTGGTGAGGGTACAAGCTCAATTGTCGCTACGGCGGTAGGTGCAACTGGTACCGTTCTTACTGGTAATACCGGAGCTGATCCAACATTCGTCGCTCTCAACACGCTCGCGGTAACGAGCATCGCTGGTACCGCAAATGAAATCGCGGCAAGCAGCTCGGTTGGTTCTGTAACTCTAAGCTTACCGTCGACGGTTGTTCTACCAGGTTCATTGGAAGTTACGACAACCGCGAAATTTGACGGTTTGACCTATCAGAGCACGGGCATGATAACGGCGAACGGCACAACTCAAGGTGCCGCGGCTCCGCTAGGACATGAATTCTGCGTTGTAACCGCAACACCGGGCAATACTGCTGTATTACTTCCAGTTCCAGCGTTTGCTGGTGCTGAAGTTACCGTAGTTAACGTTGGCTCGATGGGAGTATTGGTATTCCCTGCAAGTGGAGCTGCCATCGACGGTGCTGGTGCTAACAATTCAATAAGCGTACCAGCTGGTGGTACCTGGACTGGTCAAGCATCAACCACTACCCAGTGGTACTCAATCGACCCAGTCGTTGTAAATGGTATTGGCATTTCAGTTACCTACAACAACGGTAACACTTCAATCAGCAACACTGGCGTTCTATCGTTCAACGGTGGAACAACCGGTTTGACTCCTTCAAGCACCATGGCGGGTAACGTAACTCTCGGCGGCACGCTGGTAGTTTCCAACGGTGGTACAGGTGCAACCTCATTTACCTCTGACGGCGTTGTTTACGGTAACGGAACCGGAGCGCTGCAGGTAACCGCGGCCGGTACAACTGGTCAGATCCTTGTCGGTAACACCGGTGGCGCACCGTCGTGGGCAAATGCATCAACGACAGCCGTTACATCTTTCCAGACAAGCCTTGCCGGTCTTACACCATCGACCGCAACAACTGGCGCCATAACGCTAGCTGGCACCCTCGGTCTTGCAAGCGGTGGTACTAATGCAAGCTTGACGGCTACGGCTGGTGGACTAGTTTATGGTACAGGAACAGCCCTAGCGGTTTCAACCGCTGGTACTACCGGTCAGATAGTTCTATCCGGTGGAACTGGTGCCCCAACATTCCTAACTAATTCCACGCCGATCGATACCGATGGCTCTGGTACGGTTCCATTGGTTGTTGGATCATCATTCAACATCTTCGGTACACCGAATGAAATTACAACAACGGCGGTATCATCTCCAGCTGGCGTAACGATCGCAATTCCAACCGCGTTCATCGCGCCTGGTTCTGTAGAAGTAACGACAACGTTGAAGATTGATACAAATACGGCAAGCGCCTTCTTGTTCTCTGACGCTAACAGCAACGTTGTCGCATCAGCATCACCAACCAACGGTCAGCTGTTGATCGGTTCTACTGGTGCCAACCCAGTTGTTGCCAACATCGTGACCTCCGGTTCTGGTATCTCGGTAACGAACGGTGCTGGTTCAATCACCCTTGCGAATACCGGCGTTACATCGCTAGCTGGTACGGCCAATGAAATTACAGCCTCAGCTTCAACTGGCAGCGTAACTCTCAGCGTTCCTTCAGCGTTCATCGCTCCTGGTTCTGTTGAGGTAACAACAACGCTTAAGGTTGATACCAACACCGCTAAGTCATTCGTATACTCCGATGCAGGCAACAACCTGGTAACCACTTCAGCGCCAACCAACGGTCAGCTGCTGATTGGTTCTACTGGAAATGTTCCAGTTGCAGCCAACATTACAACTACCGGAGCTGGTATCTCAGTAACGAACGGTGCTGGTTCAATCCAACTTGCAAACACCGGTGTTACATCCATCGTTGCTGGAACTGGCATATCGATCTCTGGTGGCACTGGAGCTGTAACAGTCAACAACACCGGCGTTACATCATTCCAGACATCACTATCCGGATTGACACCAAGCGCATCTACTACGGGCGCCGTGACTCTAGCTGGAATTCTAGGCTCAACATCTGGTGGCACTGGCGTCAACAACTCAGCCGCTGTCGTTGGAACTGTTCTAGTTGCTTCTGCTACCGGAGTCTTTACAGCTTCTCCAGTTCAGTTTACGTACAGTTCAGCTGCAGATGCTGGTGCTAAGAAGGCATACAAGATTAACCACAACCTCAACCAGGAATGTGTATCTGTCGTGTGCTATGATTCAACGGTACCTGCCAGCTTTGCTGTCAATACAACCTCTACCACATCGTTCACCATCGCGGGTAGCGATCAAACGGCAATCTTCGTGAATGGTTTCCAATTTGCGGTAGTTGGCTCTACGAGCAATGATGGTACGTGGACGGTATCAAGCTCGGTATTTACCGGAGGTAACACCGTGATAACGGTAACATCCGCGGTAACAACCGGCGGTGCTCTTGGTACGATCTACGTTGGTCCAAGCATGCTGCTTCCACAGCAGGTATTGTTCGTCGATGCAAACAACCTTATCGTTACGCTAACTTCAGCGATCAACATATTCGTTGTCATCGAGGGTGTACCTGGTATTACACCAGCCGCTCATGGCTAATGAGCTCTAGAGCGTCGTACAGGGGCCGACTGACCTTTTAATCAGTCGGCCCCTTTTACTATCAGATAGGAGATAATATATGGGATTACTTTCAGATCTAATTCCTGGCGTAACAGAAGTCAAGATGCTCATCGCGCTCGCCTGCGTAGCTTTAGCTTTGGGCGGTGGTTTTTGGATTAAACATGAGTGGGATTATTTTCACCGCCTCGAACAAAACAATACAACGCTAACCCAAAATAACAAAATTCTTCAAGAAAACAACGACGTGCTCAAGGCAAATCTAAACACGTGCACTGGCGTAAATTCTACAGATCAAGCTACAATCGCCGGGTTAATTAAAGAACGAAGCGATGCTCAAGCTGCAGTTACAAGCTTAGCAGCCCAGCAAAAATCAAACGTTGCGGCAATTGGTGTTCTTGGTAAAAAGCTTTCCGACATGGAAAAAAATGCTGCAAATGATGGTCCTCTAGCACCAGATCTTCGTGAAACTGTTCGCGGCATCGAAGGAACAAAATAATGAAAAACATACTCATCACGCTAGCCCTCTGCGTATCTCTAAGCGCGTGCATCCCAGCGCGCGTAAAACCGGTTCCACTTGAGAAGCAGATCATTACCCAAACTGAATACGTTATCAAGATTCCACCAGCTCAGCTAATGACTCTACCAGCTCCAGTAGCACCTATCAACGTTGATACTGCAAAGCAATCTGACGTAGCGGCGTGGTTGCTGCTTAAGGAACAGTACACTCGTTCCCTTGAAAATCAGCTTAAGGACATAGCTACGTTTTTCACTGGGCAACAAGCTCAGCTTGATCAAACCGCTGCAGCTCAGAACATTCAGCAGAAGCAGCTGTCTGATGCAGCTCAAGCCGCGGAAACAGCCGATGCAGCAAAGAAGAAAGTGGAAACAAACTTAACGCAGAAGAAATAATGAGTTGCAGCTGCACCCCTCCCGATAGAACACCGCTGTGGGCCCCGATACCAGAATATCGTCAGCCAACGCAAATTCAAGTTGGCGAAAATCTGGATTGTTACATGCGGAGAGCAGGCTCGGTTTCGGGGCTGAAGAATGATATCGGTGGTACAACTCCAAACCTCATCAACAACACCTCACTTACGTCTGATCTTAACGGGAACGTCAATGTTACCTTCAAGCTTACGCCAAGCTCCACGCGAACAGCAACAGGTTGGCAGATAGCGGTCAACGGCAGCTCAGGATTATCACCGCTTACGGAACTATCATTCAATACGCTAACTGGATTGCTAAGTGGAACGGTCTCCGGCGCGAATGCTAATAAGCTTTACAAAGTTCTCATCGAGGTCAATGACGGCAGCGGGTTCATCGATTCGCGCGAATTTAATTTCTACCCAAAGATTGGAACAAAATCCGATACTGTCCAGCTTGTTTTCCCCCTTGTCGGGACAACAAGCTCCGAAGCTCACGTTACCTGCGCGTTTGGTCCAAGAACACCTCCAGCTCCTGGAGCCAGCACCCAGCACAACGGCATTGACATCGCGATGGTTGATCATTCTCAGGGGTTTATAGTGGCAGCAGGTGATGGTGTTGTAACCAAGGCTGGTCCAGCGATAGGTTTTGGTAATTGGATAGTCATCGAGCATCGCGACTCACAAGAGAACCTTGTAGCAACTACAATTTATGGCCACATGAATGATGGTAACATATATGTTACCGTTGGTCAGCTAGTATCAGCTGGACAAAAAATAGCTCTTGAAGGAAACGCTGGCATTGGAACCGGCATGCATCTTCACTTTGAAGTTCACAAAGGATCATGGCGAAATCCTGTTGATCCTATGGCATATTTGAATGGCACAACTTCAGTCGCGATTGACAATGACCCAGCTGCTACAGTTGATGGTGATCCAGCTCCAACTGGATTTGAGAACATAACAAATTCTAACGCTGGATTGACAACAGGAGAGACAGCTGCAGCTAATGCTGATTGTCCGCCGGTACTACCGCAAGATACGGCTGTTCCAGTTCAGCCTGATGGAAATCCACCAACGCCTCCGACCAACAACATAAATTCTCACAGATCAGCGTGCGCGCCTGCAATTACTCCAGATGCAGCTGAAGTTATTAGCGCTATACAGTCGGCGTGCGCGTCAGATGTTACCTTGACACCATTCGATGCAAAATTTATACAATCCGTCGCCACTATAGAAAGCAGTTTAGATCCATTCGCGAAAAATCCAACTAGCTCAGCAACTGGCTTATATCAGATGCTGGACGCAACGGCTGTTCACTATTATGGGATAATCGGTGTGCCACCAACTTGCGCGAACCGCTGTGATTCTACGCTAGCGACCAGAGCGTATATCGCATTTTACAAAACGGAAATTTTGCCGTTTTGGACGGCATACCAAGCTGATAGCACTAAGATAGCTGGAAAATCAATCGTCTCGACGGCGTGGTCTAGTCAATTTCCCAACCTAAACCAGGGTGATTTTCAATACGGCTTGGTTCACCACGACGGGGTCGGTAACGCCGCGGCAGGAAGGGATTTGGGTGGTGTAGCTTACTGGAGAAGTAGAGTTACGTGAGATTGTGAAGAATCTCTATAAGCGGATAAGCTTCTTTGTTGTGAAATCGTTTCCAATATTGTGGGTGTGGAGCCGCGATAAAGTCGTTAACGTCGTTCTTTCTAAGCCAAGCTGCTGCCTTACCACCTAGCGCGATAATCTTTTTCGGCTTCATCGCTGTTGCTAAGGCGATTGGATAGTACTCACCGTTTTCATCAGCGCTGTTAATCCACACCAGCTTCTTTTCCGGTATCTTTTCTTGTTCAAGAAGTAGATTCAACCAACCAGAACAATGCTTAGTTGAATAGAAAGGAGTGTGATGGTAATACGGTTCCTTCGGCGCGCTTGGACCCGGCCGATCGCCGACGAGAAGTATCTGCTTGCTCGCGTCGTGCATGTAGCCCTTTACGAGCTGCCAATGGTACTTTCGGAGCTCCAACCTAACCAGCACATCATTCTTTTTCATCACATCCAGCTTTGGAAATGGCTTCACGCTCGAAGATCCATTTTCCTTTGCTTGGGCTCTCTATTCGGTTTTCCACCCGCTGCGATATTGGCAAGACGGCGTGATTCATTTTGCGCCGAGCGTTCTGCTTTCACCCGCTCCTTAGCGAGATGATCAAAACGAGCATTGACTGCGGCCATATCTTCCGCCACACTTTCGTATGGGATATTGTACACGATGGACAGTGCCGTGCACATCTGATAGGATCGATAATCGTGTGGATTAGCAGATCTAATCTTCTCAACGATACTGATGACAGCGTCAGTGTAGGATTTCATGTTAGACCCACATCGAGAAGATGGAAAAATATTTCAACCAGCGATGACGATAAAACGCATCAAGAGCGCTCTTCCGAAACCAGAAAGGATTTAACAGCAGCGCAAGATGAATAAGGCTGACTGATGGCAAAACAGCGACCATCAGTAAAGATGAACAAAGCGCTGCCCAAAATTTCATATCGTCTCCACAAGCTCTTTCAATTGAAGCATCTTATCACAAATATCAACGCGGTTACACTTTCAACCTGAAATAATGAAAAACGCACGGATCTTATGCTCTATACAAGACACAGAATTTCACTGTAAACGAGGCGATAGGAACACCTGATAGTATAAATCAGGCTGTGATTTGATCACTAGAGCGCACGATTAGTAGTGACCGGCGAGCCACTCTTGCCACTTTCCAGGAAAATTGACGGGTTGATACAGCCACCGTCCACCACCCTGGGTGGTAATAGCCACGTTAAGTTTAATCTGATACAAATCGCTAAGGAGGATAGGAGAGATGACGGTGATAAAGTGCGGTCCAGCTGGAAACAGCACCAGCGTTCCGCGCTGTGGAACGAGGCTAAAGTTATGAACTGGGAATTCTAGCTTACCACCAAACACTTCATGCCGAATATCAAGCGGAACGTTGTCGTTAAAATCCTTAAGCCAGATAAATCCAACTAGGTCGACATCTTTGTATTGAACCCATTTTTTACGGATGTATCTGGAATTCTCACAGCCTGGCTGCTCAGCTGGATTCTTGGCATTTTCCGGATAATACTGAAATATCGGCTTTTCTAAACCTCGATACACGCAGTTATATCGCTCTTCAATTTCAGGAACGATAGTTCGAAAGCGCTCTGCAATATCCTGTTCCCAGAAAAGATTATGACGCTCAATTTTGATCGGGCGACCATCCTTGTCTACATCCGGCTGAGCGATGTGGATGCTGTCCACTATTTTCTCGCACTGCAGCGGAGACAAGAAATCTTGTACTACGGTAAAAGGACTATGCATATTCGCTCTCTATTATGTGATATCGATCAACGGATTTTAGTGGTACTTGATGTATGCAAGTAGCGTGAGAACAGCCATTACACCACCAGATACTGCGCTAACCATAACCATCTTTCCTCTTTGGAAAGATTTCCAACGTTCTAGCACGCTCACTCTGCCATTTGTTTTTGTTGTTTGCGTTTCAATTGCATTCAGCTTTAGATTAGCATCATCGACTTTTTGCTCTACTCGTCCCTGCGCGAGTTTCATTTCCATAAGCGTCTGCAAAATTAGTGGTTCATTTTCCATTTTTGTATCCATGTTGTTGAGGCACGTTGTGGGGATATTTATTTTAACGATGGCGCTATGCGTATATTTATCAAATAGTTACGCCGGTTACGCAAACTTTTTAACCATTATTTCGTCAACTAAACTCGCAACGTCTTGCCCAAACACTACACACGAAGCTTCACCATCGTCACATTGCACAATTTTGAAAAGAATTGGTTGTATATCGGAATTAGTTCCAACAAAATCAACCAACAATCTGATGGACATATAAGTGTATTCCGGAGCATTATTGCGCACATCGACGCCAGTAGTACGTGAATAACCTCGAGTTGGCGGCATTTTAAATGACATGCCACTATACGAAAATGAAATTAGTTCACCAGTTGAACTCAAATCTTGCACCTTGAGAACTGTAGCTGGTAACATCCGGTCGACGCTAAATGGCACGAGGCATGCTGAAGAAAGATTTTTCAACACGACCACACCTTGCTCAAGCGTTGGTACTTCTTGTGGATTTTCAGAAGCTGCGATAACGCTGTCAGCTGGCAGATCAATTGTTAATTCGGGTGTGGATGGCGTGATTTCAGCAGGAACATCTGACGCGCTCTGATGCGCGGTGATGACCATGTGTCCATCGGGGGTAGTGGTAGCGTGAATCGTAAGACCTAAACCTCTAAGCAGCGCTTCGGCGGCATTAGCGAAAGATTTATCCGCGTCACCGCCGGGTGCAAAGGTTGCGTTGATAATTACAGTCATTTCTTTTCATCATCCTTTGGAGCTGGAAGCGACCTAAGGTCTTTGTTATCTTGGGCTAGCGTAGTTTGCATTTCGTCAACTTTTACCTTAACCGTGATAGCCCGCTTATTTCGCCACACGCTTAGGACGGCTACAGAACCAGGCTTCAAATTACTTATAAGCAGCGGCATCTGAGAATGAATTTCAATGGGAGAGTTGTTAACCGACAACACGATATCATCTTTCTTCAACCCGGCCGCAGCTCCTGGTCCGCCACCTTCAATGCTAGCTAGCTTGGCTCCACGAGGTCTGTCCAGCCCACCAGCATCTGCTTCCTTTTGATCTACAAACTGTATAACGACACCGATTCTACCCCTAACTACGTGACCAGTAGCAAGCAGCTGCTTTTCAACATCTATCGCATAATCGATTGGAATAGCAAATGCAAGGCCGTTAAAATCTCCACTGTTGCTCCAAATTTGAGAATTGATGCCGATAACTTCACCAGCCATGTTAACTAGAACTCCGCCGGAATTTCCATGGTTAACGGCCGCGTCTACTTGAATGTACGGTTCAAGCTCACCGGAGCGCATGTATCGATTGTTAGCGCTAACTATTCCGGCTGTAACCGTGCCTTCAAAACCATACGGTGCCCCCATGGCTAGAACCCACTGCCCAACCTTCACAGCAGATGAGTGTCCAATTCTAACTGTCGGAAAATTCTTGCCGTCAATCTTTAGCAGAGCGATGTCAGATCGTTCATCGGTACCAATTATTCTGGCGGCATACTCACGATTATCTGAAAATCTAACTGCAATTTTTGTAGCTTCATCAACTACGTGATTATTTGTAATGATGTAACCATCGGTAGTTATGACGAATCCAGAACCTTGCATCGTTACGGTTTTTGGTAGCTGTGGTTCCTTGGGAACTATCGGCTTAGAATCGTTGGGAACGATCTGAAAGAAAAATGGTATTAGATTATCTAATCCAGGGGAAGCTTTAGCTGGAACCGTAACAAACACCGTAACAACGGCTGGCATCACCTCATCTACTATCGGCGTAAAATCGGGCAAACCGCCTTGGATGATAGTTTGGGTGATATGAGCTGGAGGTTGATTTGTTGGCGAGCAAGCGGCGATGCCAATTGCTAGGACGAAGGAGGCGAGGTAGGTCAGTAGTTTGTTCACGTGGATCACCTCATGAAAGTCGTTGATAGAATTCATCTATTCGAGCGATCAGTGGATCAACATATTTGGTTAAATCCACGATAAACTCTTGTGGAAAACCTCCAGCTGATGTCATCAAGATTACACCATCTGTAATTTCAGTACCAAACATCTCATTGTGCATGATGGAGTACGCGCATATTTGAAGCTTGTAATCCTCTATCTGCTTTTCACCCTTAAGCCGCATCGACGTTTTGAAGTCGATGATGCTCGGTTTACCTTTGTAAATTCCGACGCAGTCGCACCGTCCAGCTACCGCAAGTAGGTCAGAGTATAAAGCAATTTCCAATCCCCACAGCTCATCAATTTTCTTCAGCTTAAGCTTGAGCGCGTTGAACCCCGAGATTTCTAACGGTTCAAATGCTTCACCTTCGCGGAATAGTTCTTCACCCTTCAAAAAACGCTCTATGAGCTTGTGAACTTGTGTGCCATTATTCGCGGCATCACGCGTTACCTTATCTGCCTTCTCTCTGCCTAGGGAGGTTCTCCACTTCTCCAACGAAGCGGCCTTCTCTTCCGGCATCGTTGTTCCCAATATCGTTGTTACTGATGGCAGCCAGCCTGAAGGGGTATCATATACCCTCATTCCTAATTCATTGCGTGATGATAACTCTGGGTAGGCAAACTTCATGTGTCTTGATTATATCCTAAGTCACTAAATTTTTACACTTGTTTCAGCGATGATGGAACCGATCAATGAATATCCTGATGATAGGTTCGTAATTGCTAACGGTGAACCGCTCCCACTTCCTGCGTCAGAATCTGGTCCACCGAGAGATCCAGCTGAAGCTGATCCAGGAGAAGCACCTGGACTGGATTTTAGCCCGGCGGCAAGAGCGTCCCGCGCTCCCTTTATCTTTGACAGCACGCTTTGCTGCTTAGCCGCGATCAAACCTGGGGAATTATGACCGATGAGCGATTTCATTTGAACGGTAAATGAGTGCGTCGAATTTAAATCATAACCAATCGCCGACAATATGTTTGCGATAATTTGAATCGCCGGATTTGCAAACGTAGGCGTTGATTTTGGTGTCGCAGGCGCGGCGGTCGCCGTTTGCGTAGTAGTCGTTGTTTTAGCCGGAGTTGATGCACCGCCACCAGATACTTTGAGCGCCGCGGCTAAGGTTGATGCGGCACCGCCAAGCTTGCTTGCTACAGATGTTGACCGAGCGACAAGCAGCCCAGGGGAATTTTTGTCTATCAGCTGGTTAGCTTGATATGAGTATGCTCGACTTGCGCTAATGTCGAAGCCCATCGCGATTAACATATCAGCTATCGCCTGAGCGGCTGGATTAGCGAATGATACCGCCTCTTGAAGCTTTACCGATTCCTCAGTGGTTTCTTCTTTTTTCTTCTTCTTTTTCTTCTTGGATTTATCGACTAGCTGACCAAAATCATCACGCTCTAACCCCTCATCATCGGTGGTTTCATCTTCATCATTGTCCTCATCTTCATTATCGGAATCTTCATCGCTGCTCGACTCAGTATCCCCATTATCATCTAGCTCATCATCAGGTGCTTTTAGTTCCTCCTCATCCTCATCGCTGTCGTCATCGTCAATTTCATCATCTTCATCATCTTCTTCTGGTTCGTCAAGAGTCAATTCTTGGTTGATTTCTCCATCACCAGCTGTATCTGCATCATCTGCATGTTCTGGCTCAAGGTCGAGGTTTATGTTGGAATCATCGCCGTCTGCGGTAGGCTGCTCGGTAGATGTATCTACTGGACCAGCTGGAGTTTCATCAGATTGCGGAACGGAAGGTTGCTGTTGAACTTGCTGTTTCAGCGTATCAGGCCACTCGACATCAACGATGTCAAAGCGATTGGCAAGATTGTTTACAACTTGCTCAAGATCTGTTTCTCTTCCCAACATGTCGGCCAGAGCCTTTTCAAAACCATCAGCTTGAGATGCATTGACGTAGATTTTAGTTACCGATCCATCATCTGCCTCCATGCCAAACGTTACCGTATCAACCGCGTCGTTTATTTCATGCGCGCGGTTAAGATATCGATCTACGGTCATGGGAGTTATTTTGTCGATAGGTGATTGATTTCTAGCTTGATTGAATTCAACTTCATTTCCAGCTGGAACATCAACATTGGCCGCAAATTTCATGTCAGAAAGATGGGCGAATCCATCTTCGTTAACCGCAGAAATTAGAGAATATTTTTTCTTGTTTTTAGTCACTGGAATCCTACTTAGCAATTTAGCTTTTGATCCGGTGCCAGCAAAACCCGGTCCTATCGCGCCAACAGGCATCTGGAAATTTCCGATAGCTCCAGCTGAAGTTGTCGCAGCCCCAGCATCCTCGCCGACGCGCTTCTTTCTTTCAGTTGGTTCCTTTTGGACTATTGGAAATTTAAGCGGCCGTACGAAATTACGAATTTTTTTGGTTACCATTTTGTTACCCTTGAGCATCTTAAATGGATTTGCGTTAGGTTCTTTTTCGGAAGGCTCCTTGAGATATTTTGAAGGATCAGACATACGCGCCTCCTTACCTCCAGAAGATTTTCCACCTAAGCTACCACCACGTCCACCAGAAAATCCTGGACCTGTGCTACCGTGCCCACCGCTAAACGCACCACCATAGCCAGATCCGCCTATGGCACCACCTGCAGCCATAGCTCCATTACCTGAACCCATGCCGCCTGCGGCACTAGCACCAACCCCACCAGCTTCAGCTAGTGGTTTTGACCAAACCTTTTTGGTTCCAAGATATACCGTCGCTACACCCTTTACTACATTCCAGGAAACTCGAGCCTCAGGATTTTTATCTTGAAGCTCCTTAACCTTTTTAAATGCTTCGCGCTTTACGCTGTCGGCTTCATTTATCGCATCTGCAGAACGGATTAATTCAAATTCTTCCTTCACCTTTGATTCTCCTTCACTGAAGATCTGACTTATCGTCTTGCCATACAGCGCCATTATGAGGTCTGCTGCCGTGCGACTATGCAGAACGTTAGAATTTACTTCAGCTATTTCTTTCTTTGTTTCAGCAAAGGCGGTAAGCGTTCGCTTCATGATCTCCGAGCTGATACCAATTTCTTTACCGGTTTTAAGTTGAAGCTTAAACTCACCAGCTTCCTTCTTGAATCCCTGAAGAATAGTGTTGACCTCCTTCACGACACCCGTTAGAATGCCGGAAATTTTGGTGCGGACAGCCGGTAAGCTGGTAATGCTGAGATGTTTAGCAACGTTAAGGGCTGTAGCTGCCTCATCAGAACCTTTGTATTGAGAAATATAGCGCTTCATGGCTGATGATAGAGCCAGCTCATGCGCTCCCAATAATTCAGCGATTTTTATCTTCGCTTGACCAAAAGCACCACCTCGCATCTCGATTGGCGCCTTCTCATCAGTCGTTCTTACAAGTCCCGAAATGTTGTTGCGAACAGCGGAGTTGAAAGTGTTGATCGCGGTAAACACATCCTTGTCAACGATCTTCGTTTGACTGCCGGTAACTGGGTCGCGAACAACTACACCCTCAACGCCGATGTCCTCACCCTTACCAAGCTTCTTATCCTGAAGGAACGGTTTTATCTTTCGCACAAAGTGATTGAGCAGCAGCTCCTTGATCGGATTCTTGAATTTATCCATGATGTGCGCGTTTACCTTTTCGCGCTCAGCTTTTGCCGACCCACGCTGCTCCTTTGGAACACCGGTAAGAACAAGTTCAGCTACTTCAGCATTTGTCTTATCCGGAAATGCTTCATTCTTTTGGGCCATGTAGGCTTTCAATTCTGCAAGCATCTCTAGCGCCTGCTTTGTGTTTATCTTTTCAGCTTGAATTGGAGCTACGTTTGTGAACTGCCAATTAGATTTTTCACTTTTAGCTTCAAGCTTATCACCATCTGGTGATGAAATTACTTCGGACTCTGCCGAAACAATCTTATCCTTGAGCGCGCCTGCTAAGTTGCTAACTCGCTCATCTGGTGTGCCATTCACTCCGCGCAGAAGAACGATGAAATTTTTTCCATCGTGACCGTAGGTTACGGTGTTGGGCTGACGACCAAACAGTACTTCAATTTCAACCGTATCTCCGGATTTTAGATACTTTCTAATTATCGGCTCGACCTTTTCCAAGGCTACGTGGGCCGCGCGGAATGAGTTAGAATTGGCTGTTGATGGATAATCATCAACGCTGTAGAACCGACCACGCTTGGGGGATTTACCTTCTCTAGATGTAAAGAATCCAGCATCATCGATTCCAAACCGAAGTGCAGTTCCATCCAGTTTTTCAGTTATAATTTTATCTTTCAGAGCTTCTATTGTGCGAATGAATTGCTGAGGTGGCAAATCTTCAATATGATCGATGCCTTCTGTCAATACTATTGATTTTAGGATTTGCATTTCATTCCCCCATTCCATCCATCAGCTTCGAACTGTGCAATCAAATTAATCGGTATTTGTCGAGCAACTCCATCTTTATTCATCCATCGAATATTTTTCATTCTATTTGAACGTTGAACTCGCATTTGTGCACTCTTAACAGGATCTTCCCATACCTTTTGAGCGCCTATTCTTTGTTGTTCGCGGAGTGGACCAGATACCCAACGCTCAGTTGTCTTACGCCTCTGAAATTCCCTCACTTCTGGTTTTGCCCAAGCTCGTCTACTCATTTCTGCTTGAAATTCTGGATTTCTCCAGGTTCTGTTAACAGTGCGATTTGACACCTCTGTCATAAATTTGCGGTATTCTGGATCTTGCCAACGCTTAGTTTGAAATTCGGATGCCGCTTTTGTAATGCGCTCTACAAATTGTGGATCTAACCAATGAGCTGCTTTCATCTTTCTCATTTTATCTACAAATAATGGATTCTTCCACATCTCAATATTGTGCTTTATCACTTGCTCGGATGTCCATCCATGTCCACCTGGTATAAGATTTAAACAGTCTGGATTTAACAGCATTTCTTCTGTTACAAAATTTGCTTCAGCTGCATAAGCATCATTTTCAATGTCATGAGTTGATAAAATTTCTGATATCCACTCAGTTGCTGGATATTTTTTGAAATATTTGTGAAGCATTACTCCAGAACCCTTATAGGTTCCATTTTGCACGGCTTCGGTCACACCTTTACCGCCATAGAATTTTCCTGTTCTATGACGCGTAATGTATACGCACCACTTATCAGTGGTCGTGTTCATGAGATGTCCGTGCATATTGTCATGAGATATTTATGGTTCAGATCACTACAGATACAAAAGCGGACCCGTGAGGGTCCGCTTAATAAGTCACGCTAAAAGGACTTAAACTGCAGCTGGAGCAGTCGGTGTAGCGTCGTTTGCAGCTGGAGCTGCAGGCGTCACATCAGCTGGGGCAACCGGAGCTGGCGGTACTGGAGCTACCGCGGCTTGAACATTCTGTGAAAGCTCAACATCGAGGGCTCGAATAGCAGCTTCAGTCTTTGCAAGAGCAAGACGCTCTTCCTGTAGATCATTTCTCCACGCGGTGTGAATAGCGACAAGGCGCTGAATGTTTTCGTTGAAACCTGATACTGGATATTCCTTACCATCAACTGTGATTGTGGCTGGGGCTTCGATCTTCATTTGTTATTATCTCCGAGAAAAATATTGTTTTACGTGTTCATCAATCCGAGGACTCCATCATTCCCCTGCGCTGTTTCCAAAATGATCGGTGATTTCTTTTTGTTCAACTGCAAGCCATTTTTAGCTTTTTGCAGTGAGCTAATGAGCAGAGAAATGGGATCCCAACCCAATAAAACTCGTCGACCAACTCCACGTGAGTTTCTAGACTTCAGAACTTGGAAAAAGATTTCACCGGCGGCCCGCATCAGGTCGTCCTGTTTGACCGCTATCGTGTAGTCGGATGTATTTACTTTGGAACTACCACCTTGCACATCTGATTGATCAAGCGTTTCTGATTTAGCGGCGTGCTTTCCAAGCTGAGAAGCAGAGACCATTACGCAATCGTAATCAAATCCCAAGCTTCTAACTTCTTCAGTTACGTACTTGTCCTTGATAAACAGATTGTCGTGAGAAACTGACATGGTAGTACCCATGATGTCGAGGTAATCTACAACGATAAAATCGGGTCTAAATCCAGTTGATTGCTCAAGCTGCTGTAGATATGATCGAATGTCGTTGATGTTGGTTCTATTTTCCGGCATCCTCTTGACGAAAAATTTACCCATATTTCCAGCTGAACTTTCGATAGCAACTAGAACCTTCTGCATCTCCCGCAGCAGGTTTTCCTGTGAGATTAGCGAGATCATGGAATCTAGTCGCTTAGATACAACTCCAGCCCGCATTTCAAGGGATATGTAGACGCCGTTATAACCCTGGGCTAGAAAATTCCTGGCGAGGTTAAGCATCGTCATGGACTTGCCTCCTCCAGAATTTGCGGTAAAGACGATAAGTTCCTGCCTAGCAACCCCACCGCCCAGCATCTCATCAACCTCTGCCCATCCAGTTGAAAGCCGAGCTTCAACTTCTAACGTCTGCTTGAGCCGCTCCTCAACGTTTTCAAAGTAATTTATGCCAATGTCCTTCTGAAGACCGATCGCTACGGCTTCCTTTAGCGCGGGAATGATCTTTCCAATCTCTCCCTTTTGAATGAATTCCATCGACTGAATAACGGCTTCAGTAGCCGCCCTGGTCTTACAAAAATCTTCCATCTCACTCGCAACGTATTGAACGTCCGCGCGGGTTATCTTTCCGCTATCTTCCAATATCAACCCGGTTTCAGCGCGAAGAGTCGCAAGCTTGGGAACGTCCTTGTACTTTTCGAAATAATCCTGAATGAATTTGACGCTCTTCTTAAGCGAAGGGTCAAAGTATGATGGCTTGATGATGCCAGCTGTAAGCGCCAACAGATCTCGGTTTCCGGCAACCAAGCTTAGGATCAGCTTTTGCTTTTCAAGTTCCACTAACGCTTCCTCCAGTGCCGAACGGCATAAGCGTATGCCTCTTCGTGGGTCTTACCTTCGTTTTCCAAAGCTTGATTACACATCCCCTGTAAAACCCTGATTACGAAACCGGATGCCAATGGTCCGTAGATGCAATGATCGAGGACTTCTAGAATTTGGTAGGCAGTTGGTTCGTCATCCCACTGCTCTATGAGCGGTTTCACGCATGCGTCCAGCTGGGTGTCCGGTGCTGCCAATAAATGGTTAATCAGTCCACGCGGATTGTCCGCGGTCGCTCGAGATTCAGTCGTCATATTACCTGCAATATTTGTTAATCAAGAGGTGAGCTTGATCGCTGTTATTTGTAACGCTCTTCTTTAGCTCGTATATCGTGTATAGCAGACCGAATTTGCGCACGCTTTGATTGAGATCTTCTGATCCATCTGGAGAAAATGCTATTTCCCACCCTCTAGTTAAGACGTCTTCGGCTAGATGCTTACCATTGCTGTCTTTATCTATCACAAAAACTAGCCTGCGCGCGGTCTTTGAAAGTAGCTCAATTTTAGCTTCATTCAACTTGCTACCTAGGATAGCTACACCATTCACCATCATCGCGTCAAACACTCCCTCTACTACAAATAGTGGAGCGTGGGAATAGCTGTTTAGCTGATCGAAGTTGTACATCACGGCATCTCTACCAATCGGCGCGTTGTCGTAGCGCTTCTTTTCAGAGTTGTCTATGTGTCGTGCCTGCCAGTAGATGAGCTTACCATCTCGGTAAAAAGGAATGATGATTCGGTTTAGAAATCTCGGCTCAAGAGAAAAGAAAAATTTGTACCTGTCAAGATCAATCTTGCGCTCCATGAGATACGTAACTAGCTTCTGCTGATAATCTAGAAATTCTGGATGACCAAGAGATAGAGATTTAGGTGGAAGTTTTACCGTGGGTGTTGCCGTGTTGATCTTGGTCAACTTTGCCAGCGTGATCTTAGTGTCTTCTTTTTCCTTCTTAACGAAGAAAGTGGTGTTGACTACCGCGCTAATCTCGCTGTCTTCAATTCCATATGCGTTTAGGATCCTACGGAAATTCTTTGAGATACGGCCACCGAACTCTTCATACTTGCCAGTAGTTGAGCAGTTCCAACAATTGTACCCAATGCTGCCCATGTCGAACTTGAATCCCGCGCGCACCTTGTAGTCGTTGCATACTTGGCACTTGAGAGAGAAGAATCCCCTTGAGTCCGCAGTTCCTAAAGCAATCTTTTCGTGTATTAGATCTTCAAGCTTCTGGAGTTTGATCAAGCGTATAGCCGGGAGGTATTGGTGTTAGCGTTTCTTTCTTATTTTTGTAATAATTCATCTCAGCCTGTGCGATCAACCTCATACTAATTTCCTTCCACGCGAAATAGCGATAGCATTCAAACGCCACCTGAGACATCCACATGGACACATGTGAGGCGCTGAAAGATAGTTCTTCCTTCATGAGAGCTTCCGCGTGAGTGCGGATAGGTTCATCACCAATTACGCCCGTCGACGAAAGAACTTCGTATCCATTGATGATTTTTATCTTCTCATCGTCGTCAAGTTTCTCAACGTATTCTTCTATTTTATTGGCCATTTCGTGCTATAACTCCAATGTGTGCCATGACGCCCATTGAATATGGGTCTGTTTTAGGATCTGTTTTTCGAGCTCCACCTGCACCCTTGTTGTACGCGCAGGCCAGTGAAGCCATTGTATCATAACCGCGCTCACCAAGTATTAGCAGATACTTGCTAGCTACGGCCATGTTGAAGTGATCATCATCTACAAGCTTCGCGATAATCTCTTCGTCAGTGTGGGTGTTAAATGCAAATTGCTCCCACATTTCTGGATAGCGTCTTAAAACTTCCCACGTCGCTGCCAGCTTGATTTGCGACACTCCGTAATACCGCTGGTTAGGTTTAAGTCCGAATTCCTGCCCAATTACCTTGTATCGCTTCAAATCTCCAGCTAACGTTTCTTGAAGGATAATTCCCTGGAGAAGCTGCGGATACTTATGACCGTCTCTCTTAGCGATGTCAAAAGCTAGTCCAAGTATCTGTGATTGTCGTCGTGTGGGATGTTCCGGGTATTTTATTTCGTAGCCACTACCGTCGTTGGGTGCTACCGGGATGTTCACTTGCGGAGGAGGTGATTGAAATAAATTTCCTACCACAACTCCAACTACAAACATCGTTAACACTGAAACCAAAGCGCTGCTAAGTTTCATCTACATCTCCTTCCTTATTAGGGTCGGTCTGTCGTTAGATTATAACACGCAACCTCCGTATAGTACACAGGGCTTACGTTATGTTAAGTAAGCCCTGTGATTTTCTAACGCGAAGCAGATTATGACTTAGGAACGAATACGCCAGAAGCCTTGTCTAGGTTAATTTCAGCTGGGTTGGTGCCGAATTCGGTACCAATCAGCTTGTCAGAACCATACGCCTGTACCTGCTCGAGAGAGCCAGTTACCGCGCGAGCACCACGAGGGCGCTTGACCTTGACGTTGTTGCTGTGGAAGAAATCTAGAGCGTTCATGCCGTTTGAAAGACGCGCCTGTGAGAGAAGTTCCCAGCACTCATACTTGTCGGCGTGTTGTGAGGATACGATTTTCTTGATGCGACCCTTGTCGATCGTGTGGAGGGTGTCGATTTCTACGTAGTAGATTGAACCATCCTTGAACTTCTTAACAACCAAAATTTCCTTGAGCAGACCCGAGTCGTCGATGTCGCAGAGAAATACATGTGGAAGGGAAGTTTGAGATAATTCGATTGTGTCTTTAGCCTGTGCCATGTTGGAGTCTCCTATTGCTATTTGGGGATGACGTGCTTACGTTTTGAAAAACCCCATACCTGGTAGGTACCTGGTATTTATAGCGGAGACAGGATGATTGATCAGGATAAATATCCCATAAAATATTGTGAGATCATTTGATGAAAGATAAATTAATCCAGCTTAAAATATTGGGCGCAGATAGAATAAATGTCAACGCGCAACGAATGATTCGTTGTCGACCAGATGTACTCGAAGAAATAAATCAAGCAACAAAAATACTTACCTCTGCCTCTCTTAAAGAGAGATTACATTTCATCAACGCCGAACTAATTGAGCGTCCAACATGTCAAATATGTGGGGGTGCTGTTAGATTTGAAGAGAGAGGAATCCCCAGATACAATAAAACGTGCTCGTCTGACTGTACTCAAAAAATGATTCTACAAACTATGGGTGACACTGGAATAGCAAATAGAGCCCAAAAGCGTGCATTGAGTATGTCCCAGGAAAAATATAATGCGATGTACATTAAGGCGCACAAAACGAAAATCGAAAAGGGTCTACATCTACCAGATGCTAAACGATCTAAATTCGAAAAATATCGATCGGCCTGCATGCGCGTCACCTTCAAAAATGATCTTACGTTATTAGAACATTTCGAGCGTCGAGGACTTTGCGGCGTGCCTGGAGCATATCAAATTGGATCATCTTTTGTCTATCAAAGATGGATTTTTACAAAACATAGAACCCGAAATAATAGGTCACAGATGCAATTTGAAAATGATTCCGTGGAGGCACAATTGTAAAAAGAATTCTAAATCAACTTTAACTAAAGAAGAATTATTCCATCGAATCAAAATTCAAGCAGCTCTTTCTTCTTAGCGATAGCTTCCGTTTCTTCTCTATGCGGAGAGTTTGTTCCGGTTACGGAAAATAATTTTGCGAATTGTGTAGAATTTTCTGCTATCTGCTTCAAACCATATTTACCACAGAATTTGGTAAACTGAAAAAAATTCCACTTGCCATGATTTACCAACTCATGATCTAGCGTGTCGCTTATTACCTTCTTCACGCTTTCTGGTTGAGCGCTGAGATCCATGAGCAAGATATTTTCATCAAAGAGATCTCCAACGCGATAGGTTGTTTCCAGCTTAGTTTCTGGATCAGTAAAGCTCCACGTTTCATTCATGATCTTCGTGAGCTCATAGTCATTGTTGAGACACTTTAGCAGGCGCTTCTTGAGCACGCGAGGATAGGCAGGAAACACGTTGTCACCCTTATCACCGCGCATGCCCTTCTCGAACATGAAGAAGATTGAATCATCTACTCCGCAGACGTCGATTAGATTGCGAGGTTTGCCGGTATCTGGATTGATGAGCTGAAAATTCTTATACTTGAGTAGTTGAACAAAGTCCTTGTCGCCAGAGATACCGATAACCTCATCTCCGGCTTCGGTGAAGCGCTGAACGTACCCAGCGAAAAGATCGTCACCTTCAAGGGTTGGTGCAGATAGGCAAACTAGCGAGGTATGATTGCGCGCCAAATCTTCGAAAGCCTTGATGAGCTCAAAGAAGGGAATCATCGATGGATCCTTCACTCGATTAGCCTTGTACACCTTCTGCGATTTGCACGCGGAGGATTTGGTGTATTCTTTTCGCCAGTTGTTAAATCCTTCAAACGTCATAGCCACTTGATCGGGCTTGAACATCTTGTAATATTTGTTCAAGCTGTTAAGCGCCATATGTAAAGCTAATCCAGCTCGCTCTTCAGCCGTACCAGTTTGGTTGTATTTGCCATGCGCCGCGGCAACTCGGAAAAGGAGGTTAGCCGTGTCTACTACCATTCGCTTCATAGATTATTTTTCCAATTATTTCTTATCGTAGTGACGAGCTGGGAAGCCGCGATTGCGGTCAAATGCTTCGAGCGCAGCTATGAGAAGGCTTGCCGCCTGGAGGATACCTTCGCGCTGCTCCTCGCGCGATGCCTTCATCGTCGTAGCATTGCTGAGATAAATGTTAGCATAGGCGGCCCAGTCATTGATGGTGTTTGCATCATCAAACTTTGTTCCCCATTTCTTATCTTGATGGGTTCGCTCTGAGCGAATTTCGGTGAGAATTGTTTCTAGCGTTGGCACGTTGCGTTCCTCTAGCTCAACCAGCTTGATAGTATGGGTTCTCATAGCCACAGCATGTTCTGGCTGAGATACAAGTATCCAACTACCACATTCGCCATCATGCGCGTGTGGGTTACCGCACATCTGTCTAACACCACCCAACTTTTTGCTTTGTGATGGGCGTATTTTAGCGCACACGGTCACATTCATGTTTAACCTCTTACGAATTTGTTGGCTTCATCGGTAAGATTTGGCGTTGCTTCCGGATTTACCGCTGCAACTTCAGAATCTGGATTCATGCTATCTGGAATCATTCTAAGCTGTAGAAAGAACAGCTGGATGGTTTCCTCGTCAGTCTGACCAGCCATACCTAGCTTCTGAAGATTTTCGGTAAAGGCGGGATTCCACGCTATCGAAAATCCAAGCTTACCGGCTGCATCAGGACCTGTTGTTTCAAAGCATGCCCATGGCTGCTTTGATCGCCTCGATAGTTTTTCCTTAAGGGCTACTAACCAACTCTGCTTCATGATTTATTCTGCGATTTGCGCAGCGCTGCGTTTCGAATACCATTTGCAACGAATGGGGTAAGCTCATTCTTGATTAGCTCCTTGAAGAGATGCGTGTGAACCAACTCTACAAGAGTATCGATCAACCCAGATTGATCAGCTGAATAATACTCAACATCCTCAGGAGTAATTACGTAGATAAATCCTCGGTCATTGCCGTTGAAGATGTTAAGCTTGACGGCAAAGCCGCCTTCTGCAGCTACCACATCTCCGAGAATGCTTATTTTCCATTTCGCGAGGGCCGCGTTAGCTTCTGCAAGCTTAGTGTTGAGGGCGCCGATGGTCACGGCATCCGAAAAGCTGCTTTGGCGAATTGGGGCGATTGGTTGTTCCGACATGTTATTCTTCCTCGTCTGAATTTTCTGGAATCTTGGGCATCACGACAACAGAATGCCCATGTATCTTTGCGCGGATCGTTCCAGATGATCCGACATCAAAGGTTATGACGTCAACATCAGCTTGAGCTCTCAGCGTAGAATGGAAAATATCACCATGATAGTAGTGAACTACCGAATCCTGCTCATCGCCGGTTAATATCTCTACCGGAGTTTCAAGGGCCGTAGTAAATGGATCATTCGCTTCATCTACGGCGATGATTTGAGCGGTACGATCCTTCTTGATGATTATCTGAACGGTTTTTCCGCCCATAATCTTAATCGAATTAAGAATCATTTTCAGCTCAGGTCTCGTTACAAACAGCTTGAACGTTGGTACATCATTTATGCTTTTTGGAGCTTTGATCAGCATCGCAGACGTGCAGCGAAATTGAACTTTGTTTTTACCGGACGTGATATCGAGTGAGCTTATTTCACCTCGTTCCGTTTCCTTAGCATCGATGATGGTGCTGGTGTCTCCGCCGAAAAGCTCAAGACGCTGTCTGAGAGAGCTTAAGCGGGCAGCCTTGTCAGATCCTAATCCCATCTTCTGTGGAAGCTTGGGAACATCGCTGTCGGTGGTAAGAATGGCAAAAGTCCTCGCCTCATTAGCTCCGCGGGCGATGCCATCTTCGATTATGATTGACTCTATTCCTCCTACCGCGCACGCGGTAAGAACTGATAGAAGATTCTTGGTGTCTTGTGGTGTCAGTTTCATGTTTCTCTCGGTCTGATATTTTTCATTATCGCGATCACTTCATCTGCAGTCCAGCCAGCCTCTGCTAAAGCAGCCGCAATAATAATCCACGCGCTGCGTATCTCGCCCAGTTCTACCCAATTGTAGTTATTTACGCCAACATAAACATGTAGCGTTGTTCCCTCAAGTTTAAATTGACCAATTAGAGGTGAGATGAACTCGTCAGGAGTGTATAATCCAGGAATTATCATCCGAAATCCAATATACTATTCGTGAGCACTGATTGCGGCGATGGAACATCTTTGCCGAGCGCCTTGAAAATTCCCTTCAGCTTGTTGTCAAACATTTTGTCTTCGGTTCTCTTGATGTCTACTTTGAAGTTTTCTTCAAACCATTTGGGAAATTTGCTGTTCTCAGCTGGAAAGGCTATTGAATCAAAATTGAATTGATTGGGTCTGAGATAATAAACAGTGGCCTTGTCACCAGACCGAATATCCTTTGAACCCTTATCGAAGGTGTTGAGCAGAAAATTGTAGTTGCACGCGGCTCTAACATGACCTGGGACGCTGAGCTTGCGCCCTGATTCACTTCGTACCGTGCCCGGGTTGTTGTACTCCGCTAGGAACTTATCAAGCTTATTTACTTGCTTGGTAACCCCTATTTGGAACACGTTGATCTTGGTCTTCAAAATTTCCTTGCGCTGCTGATTTACAAACGTGCAGATGGAATCATAATCTGATCCATCTAGGATCATGTCGACCGTTTTCTTCAAGAATTTCTGAATGATCTTGGGCGTATCAGCCTTTTTGATTTCTGATCCCTGGCTCTTGATCTCTTTATCTGGTTTTGGTGGAAATCCTTCTAGATCGACTATCTTGAGAACGTATTTCTTCTTCGCCTGAAACAAACCCCTCACCGCAACGATTTCACGCCCAGCTTCGATGAAGATAGCAAAATCTGGCTGACAGCTAAAAGCTGTTGTCATGAATGGTTTGAAAGAGGCGTTCAGCTGGGTGGCTGCCAGATCTGCAGTCTCTACGGCATCAGCTTTGTTGTCCGCGTACGTTTTGAAGTAGCATGAATCGGTATCACCGTAGATGATGGCATCTGAGATTGGTTCGTAAGTTACTTCTCTCTTACCGCTTTTCTTATTGATGAATCTTTTTACGTTGAAGCCGGTGCGAGAACCTGTAAGGATGTCGCTGAGAGTTTCAACTACGTGCGTGGTGATTGCTCGTCCAGTCGCTGTTACTGATGCGCCCATTCGCTCATCACCAAATCTAAACGCAACGTTGAGGAGCGCACCGTAAAGAGAGTTCATGGAGATCTTCTTGGTAAGCTGCAGAAGATCGAAGTGCTCCGCCTGCTTCTCATACTCCTTCTTCTTGGCAGGATCTGTTTCGTCCTTAGCGAGCTTGTCAAATTTCTTCTTTTCCTTCTGGAGGCGCTTGCGCTCCTCATACCAGAATCCTACTACCTGCGCAACGATGCCAGGACCTTGACTTTGATCAAATACGGTACCGTACGCTGATATCGCCCACTGTCTTTGCAGCAGTTCCCATCTCCATTCCTCAGCGGTGTGCGATTCAATGCCACCGCTTTCAAGAATCAGGGTGTGTTGAACTTCCTTGCCATCGCGAATATCCTGCCATGCTTGTTCGTTAGCTTCAAACTGCCCACGAATCATCTCGGGAGAAATATTGAGAGAGCGAATGGTATTAGGATACTGAGATTTGATATCGACCGATCCTACGTAGGGATGAAGGCCGATTTTTGGCGTCATAACGATGGCGCCTTCAACTTTGTCATGCTCGATGATATTTTTATCATGAACGCGCTTGTTGAGAACATAGTGCGCGTGGTTTGCGATAGCTGTCTCAACATATGCAACCGTTCCAAGCATGTGCTTGAATTCTACGGTGTTTTCATGCGCCATTTGATTTACGAGCGCGATGAATTTAAATTTTTGATCAAGCTGAACAAGACCATCAACGTCTCTGAAGTTATAGGCTGTAAACAGTGGAAAATTATTTTTGTATAGGTGCTCAAGCGTGCCATCATATTCCAACTTACCAACGTCTACTTCTTCACTTAGGATGTTGCCAAGTGAATATGACGTTCGACCTTCAAATGTAAATTTCTTGAAGAGCGCCATGTAGTCTAAGTGAGATTTACCTGTGAATACAAAAAGAGGATCCAGTTCCTTACCACCTATATCCTTAGGTTGACCCTTAATAACATTAAATTTACGTTTCCACTCCAATTTGGGCCCTGAACATCCCTGATGATCTAGTTTTGCTAATGCTAGTTCGCATTTTTTACAACGCTTTCCATCACCGCAATTTTCCTTCTGCAGCGGCTGTATCTCTAATGATCCGCAACCCAAAAGATGTTTAATTCTTAAGCAAATGTATGGAATATCGTAAAATTCTGAATTCCATCCCGAAAGAATGTCGGCATCCTCAACCGCTTCAACCAGCTTGTTGAGAATGTCAGTTTCATCTCTGCATATGATGATTTCTGGAATTATGCTTTTACGCAGCTTACCTTCTGAAATAAGCTTGTCTATCTCAGAATATAAATCATCAACTGACCCAGACCACCCCTTAGGGGGAACCACGTATGAAAGATATTTACCAGTCCATGACTGGTAGATTGATAGCGCGTTGATTGGCGCGTATGGGTTTTGCGGGCCAGCGAATCCGAGTGCCTGTGAATAATCTACCTCGATGTCAAGGAACGCGTAATGCACGATAGGAGTTGGACGCCCATAATAGATGTCCATGAGAATTCGCCGAAGCGGTGAAATATCCGATTCAAACTTGACTTGAAATTGTTCCTTCGCGGCCGTATATTCTTCGCGCGTCCCAAATTCAGCTCGAGTCAGCTTATCACCGAAGATTGAGGTTTCTGTTCCTTCCTCTTCATCTGGGACGTAGAAATAATATGGAGGATTATAGCGCTTGCGATGTCGCTTACCGCTAGCATCACGCTCGATGACTACAATTTTATCGCTTTTGTAATCAGCCCATGCCGCCACATAATTCCGCTTTTCGGAATTCAAATCAGATATCATTCATCATCCGATTTCGCTGAGGATCCAGTCTGCATCAACCCCTCGATGGCGGTCTCCTGCTCACCGATCTCGTGCAGCTTCTCGTCAAAGTTGTTGTTGAACATCAAGCTAACAAGAAAGTTGAACATTTTTGGTTGAAGACCGAGCTGATTAAGAGCTTCATCGCGAAGACCCTTGATAGCTTCATTTTGATCTAGAATTTTGATTTTTGCATTTACCGCTTCATCGATGAATGCTTTAAGCTTGGAGTTTGTCGATGGATTTTTGATGATGTCAGAAATTTCAGTGAATGATTTCTTTCTGCCGGGCACCACCAGCTGGTTCTTTGCCATATTGATCTCCTATGGGATTGTTATTAGAGAGGGAGTACGTCAATTATAACGCGCTACCTCGTGAAAGTAAACGCTTATTTGAATTCAATCTGCGTTTGAGCTATTGGGCTCAAGGGTGGGGCGGGAACAGGCTTAACACCAACTATCATTTGATCCACCCTTATCTGACCGAGAACGTGATAGTTGAGAGTTGATTTTTTAAGCTCATCGGCGTTAGCGACGTATGAGCGCATGACGGTAAATTTATCCCATGAGTCAGCGTCATTGTGCTTTTTGCCGGTAGTATCCAGGATAGGATTAAGCTTTGTAACTATGACGTGCCCCTGGGAGCTGCACTTTGTTTCAATAAAGGAAAGCGCCGACATGAGATTGGATAGAGTCTTCTCGCATTCAGCGTAATCGGTAAATGACCGTGAAGTAATTACGATTTCACCGCAATTTACCAGACCCTTTCCAAGTGGTCCGGTTTTTAAAATATCAGCGCCATGACCGATTTTAACGTCATAGTTGAAGCTGGCTGGGGTTGATGTTTCCATTAGTGCAGGTAGATGCTTGATTGGGTTGATTTGAGCTGTGGAGGACCGGATTTTACCTCAAGATCTGCTATCTTGTAGTGCATGTATTTGTCCGGATTTACGGCTATCTTGCCTTGAACCTTAAATTCCGGTGATTCGATAACCCATCGAGATTCAACAAAATCACCAAGAGGATCAAACACTCGCGTTATTGGAACAGCAATTCTACCCGGAATTCCGAGAGCTTCTGTAGCCTCATCGGCAGCATCCTCAGCTTCCTGCAGCTTATTTTTTTCTTCGGGAGTTGGTGCGTGTTGCAGCGTTGGGAAAAATTCTGGATTATAATCCATCTGTTCTTGAGCTCCAGCTTTGTCTAGCTCTGGATTAAGCACGATGAACTGCATCGCGTCCGAAAGCGCGGCCCACGCCATCATGTCATTGGTAAAATCGCGAGACCCAACTGATATTTTTTGAATGCCGAAATTTCCAGGAATTAACGTGTCGACGGCCTTACCCTCGACCTCGATGATGTAAAAGCTTGGTATAAGCTTATCAGCTAGCATTATGTTGGCCCCAATATTTTTGTACCAGATAGTAGAGATTTTGGTGTTGACAATGGAACTGAATCATTGGTTGGAAACGTATCGGCACTGATGTACGACGTTGACAGGTTAGCAGTTTCTATCAGCTGAAATGGCGGATACAGTTCAGCTAGAGCCGACGTATCAGCGAACAATTCGGTGATGGTGGATGTTGCGGTAACCAGCGCCGATTCACCAGCTAGTAAATTTCCATCGATGAAAAAATTAAGATAGCGATCGGTGTTATCATAAGGCGGCGACGCGAGTAAGAATCTTATGCCGCTAAAATCATTTGGGGTTGCAGCATAAGGTAGCACCGGCTTGGACATCGTGGTGTCTGTAAAAACGCCAAGCAGCGAAAGCCGAGCTGAATTTCCTAGATCGGCAACTTCAGTGCACGTATACAACCACCACTTGTTCGCCTTGATGGTGCCAGTTGTTGGATCATATTCCTCAACCCACCTGATATTTCCCCATGACCCGGAATTTGCATTCAAGATGAGGGTTTGATTTAGGTTGAATTGCAGGAAAACCATCGCCGTTGGTGGCTTAACGAATATCGAAACGGTTACAATTGAACCAGCTGCGATTGGGGTGTTGAAGGTAATTTGGTTGGCGATCGTGGTTGACCAACCACTTGGAGTATTATCTGGAAAGCTTGCGACGCCGTTAACCAGCACGAACACCAAACCATCTAACACGTTAGCTAAGCTGAAGCGAAGATTTTTTCCAGTAGAATCCTGACCAGCTATTATCGCTGTAGTTGACGCCACGTTGAAAATGAATTCGTTAAAAGGAATATCTTGAGTTAGCTGTTGGGTAAATGCGACAACAACGTTTGCTGGCGGCGATGCTCCCCATGGATTAGCTGGTGTTGGCGCGGTTGACATTGGAACTGAAAGTCCCATGGTTATGATGCCCGTACCAGAGGTAGAAAGATCTACCGTTTTTTCAGCTGGGGCAAGAGGAACTGATGTTGGTTTTTGACCTCTTGGAAACCAATCTGTCAATCCAACTACCGGCGGAGGTGGAGTTAAAATGGTGGTTTCGCCGATTGGAAACAGAAATCCACTGCACGACTTGGTAATGGTGCATTGATTGGGCGCGGCGTGAACTGGATCTCGAAGAACATCCTTTTTCCGCCGACACACTGAACATTGGAGAACATTGTAGATTGCCATGCTTTATTTATCAGATGGTTCAATGATGTACAGCTGCGATGGGTCGATCCACTTTTTCCAATCACCTACATCAGTGTCAGCCGGTGTAATTTCCACCAGCTTCATTTTTCGTGGTAGTTTAGCGCTGGTAGTTGATTTTATTTCACGGAATGCTTCTCTACCAGTTTTTGCGACCTCTATTCCGTCAAATACAAATGTTTCTTTCATATGCGGGAATGCTTTGAACAAGAAACGCGGATGCCAGCTCCGGAAACTAAAGCTCCAGGATCACCGCATACCTCACATGTTCTATCTGCTTCTTCTGCCGCGCATTTGATAATCTCGTTTATAGCTTTTTTGACAAGATCAACCGTAGCGCCCTCACCCGGCACCTGAGCGTAGATTCTCAAGCCGCCGAATTTCTGCTTTACTTGAACAACCTTAAGCTGTACGGTAGGATTGGCATCGATGACCGCCTTCATTTTGCGACACGCCTCAACGTACAGTTTTATCCAGCCAAGGCCGACGCTAACATCCAGATCTACATCCGTGTAGAATTGCTCATAGAGGTCACCAAGCTGTTCACGCCAGTATCGGTCGACATCATCTGACAAATTTACGTATTCACCACCGCTTTTTCGATAGCGAACCCATGCAGCTACTAGCTGCTTTAGAGTTTTAACTTTATCCAAGGGCAACCTCTACCAGCTGTTTAATAGCTTGACACGTTTGTAGCGTCATTTCGGCATCGCGCAGGGCATTATGTTCAGCTCGCGCGTATTCATCACCACCAATTTTGTCAAACAGCAAATCAGATTTAAATAGTCCAAGCGTGATGAAACCAAGCGCCGATGTATCAAGAATAACGTGATGGAGTTCCAGCTGCGTAAACGTTGGATGCTTGGGATTTAGGATTTCATCGGTGAGTTCAAATTCAACCGCATTGAGTAGCTGGTTCGTGAATCCAATATCAAACCATGGATTATGACCTAGAAACATAATCTTGGAAGATGGACCAAAATATTTCAGAATAATTTCCAAAAGATCCGTTGCAGCTTCTTCTTGAGTTACACCATTTTTTGCAAGATGTTCCTTGGTGAGACCGTGAATTTTTTGAGCGCCCTCCGTCCATGTATATTTTTCATCAAACTTGATTAAGCGATATAGCTTGGCTACTGGCTCGAAAGTTTTAGTACGAAAAATGATTGCACCGAAAGACAATCCTTGATGATCCTTGGAGCTGTCTCCACCGAACACAGCTCCACTCGTTTCCCAATCCATCGCCAAACCAAATTCCGGAGTCTGCTGCGTTGTCTTCTTTTTCTCTGTCATATTTTTCTTCTTATGTTCTAACGTGATGCATCGCGGAAATTGTATCCGCGATGCGATTGTTTGGTGTCGTTGATTTAATTTTTATAGACGGTAAAGCACCGTACCGGATAAAATTGTCAATTGTTGTTTCTACGAAAAGCCGGCTTGGAAGATCGGCGCGATTTGGTTCTGCAACGAACTGAACGTCTTCCGTAATTGGTACCTGAATAAACAAGGTATAATCCCGCGCCAGTTCTTGACATCTCTCCAGATACATCTTGGCGTGCCAATCTTCAAAAGGATCGATATCATGGCGCTTACACCACATCGCGGTGTAAGCCCACACGTCGGCGGGCGTGCGTTCTACGAGAGTTAGAACTTTCGATTCGTGAATAGTCATATCGCGATTGAACATAGCGAACAGAATAGCTTCTTGAAGCGCCCACATATTCTCAATGGATTTTTCAGCCTCAGTTAGCGCTGACCATCCTAGAGATTTTTGCGCTTCGCGCGAAAGAGATGTTTCTACTACAGGATGTCCCGCGGCTTTAACGCCCTGCAAGATTGTTGATTTTCCGGTGCCGTGGGTGCCGCTCAGGCCTACTACATAGCTCATGATGCTAAGCGACTCGCTCTTAGCAGCTTGATAAGCTCGTAATGCTTGTGATTAGGGTAGTACGCAGTAACCTGAGTATTTTCAGGATTAACGTACTCGTACACTGGCTGAGAATCTTGTAGGCTCAGGGCCGCATTCGATTGACGGAGCTTAGCGTTGAAGATAGACTCCGGTAGAACAGCAGCTACGCATTCAGCGTTGTTGATGCCAGGTTCCAAAAACACCGCAAACGGAAATCCGGACGTACTGATAATTTGCGTGGAAGCGGCAACAGCATCCTTGTCGCCACCGTTAAGAATGATGAACGTCTTATGATTGTCGGCCCAGTCAGCAACCATCTCGCAAAGATCTTGGTGATCATCGCTTGGATGGGCGGTGTTCTCTTCATACTTGCGAACGAGATCAACCGCGGCATGACCGGTTTGGATTCCCTGCTGGATTGACGAGAGGTAAAAATTTACAAAAGAATACAGCCTGAGTTCCATATGTTCTCCTTTTGCAAATTATATCACAGGGTAACAATGAAAGTAAATCACGGCCTAGTATTTATCAAGCATTGATTCACACGTTGTCGATTCAGCGGTTCGACCATATCTCAAGCTGCTGCCCATGTGCTTCAAGTAGGCGTTCTGGGCAGAATAAGCTTGAATTTCCATTCGCTTCAAAGCTTCACAGGTCAATGGCTTTGGGACGATGTGAGCGTGATGCTGCAGCACGTGTACCAGCTCATGCACTAAGAACGAGCTGTCAACTACATCTTCGACGTTTAGCGTGTCAAGGTAGATAACGACATAGTCTTCATGGTTGTATGCCGAAACTATTCCATCGCATTTTGTCATTACGTACGGACACACCTGCATTCCCAGCTGAGCGGTTGTCATTGGCTCAAAAAATGGCAGCTGATCGGCTGGCATTCCGGGTAAACCGCTAAAGCGAATCGCCATAGCTAGAAGATCAGCGGCGAGCTTGGCTGAAATGCTCACGTTAGTCCTTTTCTTTCGTTAGGAAAGAATTGCTTATTGCCTTGAAGCTGAACTTTCCATCGGTACGCTTGAATACAACTCCCTCGCGAATTGGGTTGTTTATGCTTACACCTTCAGCGTACGCGAGCAGCTCTTCAACGTTTGAAATACCCAGCTGAGAAAGCGTTTTAGCTTCATGAAGAACCGGAACGTGAGATACGATGCCACTATTCATGCCACCGGCAATAAGCCCATCAACAAAATTCGTTCGTTCAGCTGGGGTGAAATATCCCCCTGTGTGCAAATTTTGGATGTCAAACACGTAGAATACATGGTGCTTTAGGCCCTCACGGTTACCTTGAATAGATGGTCCCATCAGCTCACCCTGAATAGCTACGTTGTGGTTAAGAAAGGTGAGCGCACGCTGAATCCCACTGTCGATGAACATTCGGACTATTGAATTTTCCTTGTTTTCATCTACAATTTTCATTTCAAGATTTCTGCTACACGCTCCACCTTCACCATCGTAGTGATAGAAAGTAACGCTGGTACCATCTAGCTTCGTCGTAACTTCATAGGATGAATGCTTGTTATCGATAAAAATTTCACCGATAAGGTTCTGACAGCGCTCTTGATCAGTCTTCTTGATGAAGCTTGGAAACGCGCCCTTCACAAGACCAGCTAGCTGAGCTGGGATTGGAGCTTCATATTTCTTGATACCCAGCTTCTCGGCTAGATCGAAATCGCGCATCGCGATTTTTAGGCTAGCATCACCCGTAATCGATAGCTCAGGAAATAATCCGAGCGGTAGCGCTAGCCCTTGGCTCAATTGCCCCCTCAGCTTGACTGTGCGTAGCTTGTGACCGCGCGCGCCCTCAAATTCACGCACCCCGCTCTTCATCAAGAATGAATAGCGAGGATCACTTTCAGGCAGGAATGAGTCAATTTCGAAGTAGAGACAAAAATCTCCGATGTTGAATTCACCTTTCTTCGTAACTACCTTCCAACCTTCGATTCCGGCAACCTCAATAGCGTCTGCGCCAGGAATTGGGTCAAGGGTGTTGATTTGTCTAACCGTTACTAGCTTGCGTTCCATCTTATCCTCCCGTCAACCGCACGTGTTCTGGAATTTCTGGTTGAGTCCACGGTTTCAATCCTTCTTGTACTCGATACAGTTGCTCAAGGCGACCTTGAAGATCATACCAATGTCGACTGAGCATGTTGTACTCGCGCACAAGCTCTTCATCAATCTCAATAGTTTCAGTGCAGCCGAGGCGCTGTCCAATTGACCAACTCCAACCTTCATCCATGTTAATGTGTACTTTTACCATAGTCATTTGATCCTCAAATGTTCTAGAAGCTTAGCCATGTTGTCTTCACTTTGGAAGAATTCCTGGATGCCCTGACGAATCATCGGCCCAATATCACCACAGGGTGAATCGGGACCAACGTGAATTTGAATTTCAGCAAGCTGCTGATTTACCTCATCAGCTGTAATTGGATATTTCAGAAGCCACCGCATTAGTTTCTCCTCATTTTTGCCACGCTTACAGCTTCTTCGTGGTTGAAGATTGGCACGTAATTCGATTTATGAAGTAACGCAATCCCGAGAAGTTTGTCACCGGTATATTTCTGCTGTTCAGCTTTACCAGTTACGCATGAAGCTGTATTTGGTCTGCTAATCTCATCCAAGCTGGATCTGTGGGTATATAGCGGCACAAACGTGTTTCGCCTAGTATTTTCTTTTCTCTGCTTCACGAATTCGCTCAACGATATGCGCTCAATCTTCTTGGGCGCTACTTGACGTTCCTTCTTTTTCCTAGCAATGGCCGCTCGTATCTTACGCGCATTCCTCATCTATGCTTCTCAAATTCTACCTTACCGGCATCGGTTAAATATACTTCTTCGGTAAATTGAAATCCATCCGGCATCGAATCTTGTTCAGTAAAGAACAGCAACCCCTTCTTTTCAAGCTTCTTGTATGTCGCCATTCCTGGTTCTGGACCGAACATTCCGGATATCTTACGATCAGGAATTTTTGAAACTAGCATTGAGTCTCCAGCTTGTGCTAGAACTTCCAACGCGATAATTTCTAATTCAGTTAGCTCCATGATAGCCTTTCAAAATAGCATCCTCAGCGCGTAAACGCCGATGGCAAGCAGCACCACGATGGTAAAGAGCCACACGACGTGGGCAATAAATCCAGCTATTGCCAAGACAAGCAGCGCTACAAGCAAAGCTTCGATCAACTTAAGTTTCATTCTCCCTCCGCAACGGATGGTATCAAGGTAAGCTGTCCCAACCCGTAATTTTGTTTGAGCATGTTTTTCTCGAAGAAGTATCTGTAATCTGCTGTCTTTCCAGAATACAAATTCATCAACAGACCAAAGTATGGACCAGCTTTCTCACGAAATTTTTGCACAAACGTCTTTCGATCAAGCATAAAATCATGTTGGGTACACACTGCCTTCGTGTTGCGCTCAATGTTTCGGATGTCTTCAATTACGCGAGCTTCGATGTCGAGGATCTGCTGGATGTTAACACCGTCGCCAATGAGAAGAGCCTTCAGATCGTCTATCCCTTCCGTCAAAACCAAATCTGCTATATCGCGCTCGCGTAGAAATGTCATCGCCTTGTGACGCTTCATGTACCAGTCGGTTTTCAACTTAACCATTTCACCATTACTGAATTGGATTACCCAACCCTCGATGCCTTCACGAGTCTTTGCCGCTTCGAGCATCTTGTCGATGTTGAATTCGCGCGTGGCTGGTAAACCTTCACCACCCATCTTCCACCAAAATTCGTCAACTTCATCTACCATCTTTATGTTGTACTCTTCAGCAATGCGCACTAACGCCGATAGACTCCAGTAATTTCCATCCTCATTGTCTCGGATGTGGAGCAGGCGAAGCTCTGGTTGCTCATAAGGTAAAACTATTCGAGCATCTGGAGCTGTCCATTCAAAAATGGGGGTGCAATCGATATCTAGCACCAGCTTAGATAGAATGTCATTCACACCCTTCCTACCAGCTTCAAATTCCCTTATGACCCAGCTTGTGGCTGCCTTGGCTACGTCAGAATCAAATGATTTCTTCGACTTCAATCTAATGCTGCCATCAGACATTTTAACGGGATGAATCATCGATCCATCTCGCTTATCCATGACTCGAACAACGTTTGCCCAATCCAAATTTTCGGCGCGCGTTTCTTCGCGCTCATTCACGTTGAAGAACTTGTGAAGCGGACGCGAACAAACCTTTCCAGCGCTGTCGAACACGATTCCGCGGCACTCGCGCGCCCACGGATTGTCGAAGGTGTTCTCGGCCGAGATCATGTAGCAGAAGCTGGTGAGATCCGCGCTTAGCGTTGACTCGCGAATTTCTTCCTTGTGAGCTACCTTCTCGCGAAGCTCCTGGATGTCAGTTATCTTTAGCACTTAGTTCTGCCTTCTTTGGTACGTGAAAGCGAATGACGGTATCGCTACCATCTTTGGTAATGCGCATGTTGAAAACGCTTAGCGCGTGGGACATTACCGTGTAGATCATCATGTGAATTTTACAAATTATTCGCATGATAAACATAAGCGCAACAAGTGGCCAAAAGAGCGGTATCATAACATGCTTTAACGCTGGATCTTGATGATCTATGCTTGGATATGTCTTGGACAACCAAGCGGCGGTAGCGGTGCCTATTAGATAATATGCAACAAGGCAGCTGATAATAATCATATGTTGTCCAAATGATGTATGAAACGCTTCATCTTAGCGTCGATGTTTCCGGCGCCAACCGAATTTTGACTGTGAATGTAATACGCTTTCGGGAATGACAGATGACCCGGGTCGATGTCACGCTCGAGAAGATCAAGGGTATGATCGATCATCCAATCAACAAATTTTATCGAAGTGTCATCTCCGCCAAGATCATGATCGAAGCTAACGTAATCGGGAGACCCGAGGTTGTAGAATGTCATGATAGCTTCTTTGGAAGAACGAGCTATAATCCATTCCCGCCCATCATTTGGCGGATCACGCTCATCGTCGATGAAGAGCCTATAGGTCATTTTCAGCTCGATGCTTGAGAATTACTTCGGAAGAAATCTGGTAGCACAGTACCGCAAGTTGATCGTAATACTCGAGCGTGATGTCAACAACCTTTTCAGCTTCAGCGCGCGTCGCTAAAAATCTAACAGGAATCATTCGCTCGATAAGTAATTCTCCGGTTGGAGAAATCCACTGACCTTTTGACGGAGCTAAGATGGTAAGTCCGCGGCTGATATCGCGAATTTTTTTATCCCACACCCGGTGATAGCGCGTGGTATACGGTTTTCCGCCGATCCGACGGATTGTAGGGACAAGAATTTCCCAAAGTTGACGATGAGTGCTCATAGGCACATTGTAACACGCACTCAATCAGCGTGTAAGGGATTTTATATCCTTCATCGCCTTATTCAGGTTAGTCATCTTGCCGTAGAGAGGAGCATTCAGACGAGCAGCTGACCACATCAGAAGCTGGGATATCTTGTTGCGATCCTTGACTCCGCGGGATCTAACCTGAAATTCTTTTGCGTGAGAATGAAGTTCTTCCTGATAGCGAAATTCGATATCTTCGATGTATCGATTCCACCAACCTTCGATGTCATCTCCCTGCCGTTGGCCATGCATTTCCTCGTGCGCGACCAGGAAATCTGGAATCATCCAATCGAACGGTTGATAGATCGTATCTCCCCACGCGTAGATTACCGGCTGATCCTTGCAGCTAAACGCTGCATCGATCTTGTCGATGAGCGGTGGATAGCCGGTTATGATCTTCATGCTTGCTCGAAGTTTACCTTTACGCTACCTGCATTATAACCTATTACCAAGATAGGTGACACTGTAGATCCGAGATAATTGAAATCTTCAGCGTGCAGGCTGAATTCTGATCCAGCTATAAGCTGGAAGATCATCTCTGCTTCAGGACTCTTCTCACGCATCGCGTTAATCGTTGAACCCATTGGTTCCGGTATCTTCAGACTGAGAAGCTTGTGATTTCGACCGCCTGAAGTAGCTCCATAATCTACGTCGCTGTGAATAATTTTTTGGAGCCAGGCCATCTCAATATCGACGGTTTTTACAACCCGATCATTTCCATCAACCGTTTCCATCCGCAGGGTAAAATCATCTTCAGCGAGCAGCAGCTGCATCGCCTTCGCGGCCTTCATCGATACATCTTCTTCCATCTTGATGAAGAGAGCGTCGCTCTCGGCTTCACCAACATCTGCGGTTTGGTTATACGGCGAGATGCTAACAACCTGTCGAGTTAGGTCATCACCGTATGATAGTGGTTGCTTATCCGCGTCGAGGAATCGAACGTAGAATCGATACTTGAGAGCTGGCATAAGAATGCCAGATCCATTTGCTAAATCTGAAACGCGGTGGCTAATTGGTGTATTCATTATTGAAATCCTAAGATGGGTTGTAGCTGACATATTTATCGCCCACAACCCATCCTAAAACTGACATCAATATTGTTTAATTACCGTACGCGACGTACTCAATCTGGCAGGTGTTGTTTGAAAATTGAGTCCAACCAAACTGGTTTACCGAGCCGTCAACGATGTTGAAAAACTCAACGCCAGCTGAAACACCAGAACCAACGTTGTTTCTAACCGTTGGAATAACTACAAAGCACGCGTTGCTGAATGGTGCTGAGAATGAGTGAGTTTGGGTGCTGCCTACCGTGTGCGACACAACTCCCCATCTCATCTGGAATCCACTTGGGAAATTTGCTTGTCCATTAACGCTTGCCGTAAATGATGGAACCGCTCCAGCTGAAGCTGGGGTGAATCCAAGCGCGCTCGTTACATCCGATGACGATATTGTTACCGCACCAGTTCGCGAGTTGACGCTTGTGACGCCACCATTTGCCGCCGTGGTTGCGGTGGCAGAGTTGCCGGTGCAGTTTGCCGCCGTGGTTGCGGTTGCGGCATTTCCGGTGCATGAACCAGATGAACCGGTTATGCTGATCGATGCTGTACCAGCTAAAATGTTTGCAGCTGGTATGTTACCGACGGTTAGCGTGCCGTTGAAAAACAACCAATCCCAAGTTCCGGTACCGATGTTAAATAGACCAGAAGTTGAGTTAGTTGCTGGTGTGGAAACCATGAACGTTCTATTTCCAATCGTATCGCTAAACTGGATACCGGCAAATGGTGGTGATGAACCTTTCGATCCGCTTAGAGTGATCGACCCGAACGTTAGTGGATTTGGCGATATCGCGGCACCAGTTCCACCCGAAAAATTTAATCCAGCAAACGATGGAGTAGAAGATGTACCGATGTTTTGAGGGAGAGTTAACGTTACAGCTCCAACCTGTGCTGAACCAGAAGTACCGTTCGCGAAAACTTGATTTGACGTTCCGGTGATGGATGCTGTTGCGGTAACAATTGGTGCAGTTGATGTTCCACCAATCATTATTCCGGCGCCTGGAGACAGCGTAATTACGCCGGTGTTGTTGAATTGACTACCGATTAAATTCAATCCGGCGCCTGCCGTGAATGCGCCTTGACCAGAAAATTGGGTAAAAGCAGCAGCATCGGTGCCAATTATTATCGAGTGATTGGCGTTGTTTGGGAATCCAGCTGGAACGTTAGGAGCTCCAGAACCTAGAGCGCTTTGAGACCAACCGCTGTTAGCATATTTTGTTCCACTGGTGACAAACGTAAAATCGCCTGGCACAAATTGATTTTCAATGTGATCATCCATGTCCGTAGAGCGCGTAAGTACCCATGGTGATGCGGTTGTTAGCGTGTATATACCATTTCTGATGCTACCACCGGCTATGTTAACTACAACGCGCTGCGCTAGCGCGACAACGTTGCCGTCGACGGTTAGTGAGCCTGTTCCAGAAAGAGTAGCTCCGATACCATGTCCACCATTTGCATCTAGAGATCCGTTAGTGTACGTTGCGCCAGGGATTTGGCTTGGTCCAGTTCCATCGTCAAGATAGTTTGAAGCTGGATGAACGTTAAGTCCCTGCGAGTTGGTGTCTACGTAAAGCTTGTTGGTTGCGTCGGTACCAAGAACTGGTGGGTTGGTGATAGTTACTTCAGTGAATGTCGGCGTTGACGACAGCGTTAGGGTAACAGCTCCATGCTGTGGTGTTCCACTCGTGCCATTTACCAAAACTTGATTTGCGGTACCGGTTAGACCGGAAATGCCGGTAGCCGATGTTAGATATCCAGCGATGTTTGTACCTGGGTTGTATGGTACATACCCTAGAGCACCAGAGATCGACGTCGGAGATACAATTGCCGACCAACCAAATGTTGCCGCGTGAAATACTGGAGCAGCTGTTGGACTAAATGTCGCAAGGCTTGAATTTCCACTCCACTGATGCGTTGCGTCTGGGGTGCCAACTATCGAATTTCCTACTAGGGTCATAGGACCAACCGATGGTACCGTACCGATGAGCGTTGCGGTTGCTCCCGTAACGGCTTGAGTTATGTTTTCACCAGAGCTAAATGAACCGGAATTTACGCTACCGGTAACCGTGTTGTTAGCTGGGGTTACAATGTTGTAGACCATCGTAGTTTGGGTTGTAGTTTGATACCACAGCTGACCAACCGTGGGATTAGCTGGTGCGGATTCGGAAGCAAAATTTTCCATCAGGCGAATGAAGTTTTCCTGCTGGATGGCACCGTATCCAGAAAAACCCTGCCCAGTTAATACTAGCGTGGTTGATCCGTTAGACGTATTATTGGTGATGTTGATCGTTGTTTTGCCGATGTTCGCCGCGGCAAATTCACCAGTGTCATTGTTGAATGGGGACTGGCTAGACCAGTTAATTACGTATGTCATTTTGCTTTCTCCTGCGCCGGTTCACAAGGTGGAAATTCATGGATGTCCGGTATTTGACCATGAAGCCGATCAGATATTTATAAGGCGCCGGATAACAAGCTGGGGTACGTCACCTAACGTACCCCAGGTCGATTAGTGAAGTGCGTGCATCCTCAATGTAGTGCTGGTACCCTTAGGTCCAGCCTATGAAATTAGATCCGCGTGTTTGTCTCTTGGTCAGGAGAATCTAGCAACGTTAGAATTCTCTGGACCATGTGGGATCGAACAACATCCCTATTCTGGAATTCAATGTAACTGATATTTTCATCCCTCCCTTTCAATTTTCTGATGACATATTGGAGACCATTTTCCCAATCATCTCCAACTCCGCGAGGACGCTCCAGATCGCTCTGGGTAGTATCCCCGTTTATCGCGAAAATGCTATCGTACCCCATGCGGGTTAGAAACATCTTCATCTGTTTTACCGTGGAGTTTTGAGCTTCATCCAAAATGACAAAGCAGTTATTGAACGTCCGCCCTCTCATAAACGCCAGCGGCGCTATCTCAATCTTTTTGCTCTCAACAAGCTTCTTTGTCATCGTTGGGCCAATGTGATCTTCGATAGCATCCATCAGCGGTAGAAGATATGGATCCAGCTTCTGTTCAAGAGTTCCTGGTAGGAAGCCGAGGTTTTCACCAGCTTCAACGACTGGACGAGTTATGATTACGCGCGACACCGCGTTGTTGATTAGCTTATCCATAGCGACGGCTGTCACTAGGAATGTTTTGCCGGAGCCAGCTGGACCACCACAGATAGTGAGTGATTGTTCGCGAAGCGATTCAAGATACTGATCTTGAGTAAGATTCTTCGCCTTTATCTGATGCTTTATTTTCACCGCTTGACCACCACTTTCTGATGGTACATCTTGTGGATAACGCTGCTTGCGCTTTGACATTGAAAGACCCCTTGTGAGTTAGTTGATGGGGCAGTCATCGGACCAAATTCAGCCGTTAGAGTTTTTACGCTCCTCCTGTTTGATGTTGTTGGATTTTGATATTATACCTGTCTGGCTAGAACCCAGCGCATCCATTCGGTTGGATCTTGTGGGCTAGTTCGTACGCAGTATGGATTTGTTTCAAAGTTAACCGGACGCTGCAGCTCACTTAGCAACCATGATGCCATGCCAACATGTTCCATCGCGGATAGACCCCTAACGGAATCAATTATTTCGGAGTTTGTCGTCATTGAGTAGGCGTTGAGATCACGAGGCCAACGCGTGTTCATACCGCCGTTCTTAAACATTTCTACGAGAGCGCCGATAACGAAATAAGCTACGTTATTCGTAATTTTACCGTCACGAACTACTTGTTCCAGCGTCATTGTCAGATGTACCGGAATAACTCCCTCAGCAAGGTTGTAGTCTTCTGATACGACCGGCTTAATTTCTGTTAGCTTCATGTTGATCCCTATATGAGGTGATCATTGCTGATCACTTGATATTTATAGCGGGAGCCCCAGGAAGTGATGGATGGGAAGACTTAAATATATCATCCTACAGGAGAACGCAACATGGCAGAAGAATTCAATAATAAGATTCCACCTAAGTCTGAATGGGACAAGCTATCAATCGTTCAGCTTTACGATGTAAAAGGGCAGATGGGAGATACCTACTACAACATGCGTAGGATAAATGCTTCTTTCGCGTCACAATACCTTCGGTTTATTTCCGAGATCGACGCTTTGATAAAGAAGCGAGAGGCTGCTGAACAAGCTGAGAAGGAAGGTCGAGACTGAACTGTGGTAGCTCATCTACGATGTGATCGACTATTCCAAACTTTTTGCACTCGGTAGGAGTTAACCAACGGTCAGTTGGCCCAAAAAGTATATCTTCAATCTGCTTTACGTTCATCGTGGTGTGTCGCTTAAAGTGCTCAATAAATTGACGCTTAAGGTAGATGTCAGCCTTAAACGCAGCCATGATTTCATGAAATTTACCGCTAGTGTCATCGCTAAACTGGTGCGCCATGACTTGGGTGTTGCGCGTCATTACTCGGCGTCCCTTGTTTCCAGCTGCAAGTATCAACACCCCCATCGATACGATGTTGCCAAGGCCTACCGTTTTGATTGGGTTGCGCGATATCTCCATAACGTCGATTAGCGCAAAACCGTCATAGCAATCACCACCAAGAGTATTGATGAAGAACGTAAGCTCTTGGCTCGGTTTAAAAATTTGATTTGCCTTGAGCAAGAAGGTTGTAGCCGCCTTCATCGAATCCCTATCTACCTCTCCGAATAAAACGTGAGCTCCCAAGGATTCGATGGAGACTTCATTGAAGTCCTTGGACGTCCCATCTTCTTTCTCTAGGATGTGTTTTGGCATTTTAAGTTCCATGCGGGAGAACTCCAGGTGAGAGATGACTAGAAGCTGATGCAATATTTAGACCGTTGGAGACCTTTAACCCGGAACCAGGTTAAAAAAGAGCCACCTCGCGGTGGCTCAGGTTGATTAACAGGTTGAGTGACTAGATTGTGCCGCGGGCCTTGCACTCCTTCAGAAATTTTTGCTTTTCACGTTCGACTGCAGCTTCGGTCATTCCTTCACCGAATCCAAACATTGGGTCACGTATTCGGCGAGCGTAGAAGGCACCGAGACACCAACCGTAGTAGATGATGCCGCCAGCTGCAAAGGAGAGACCAAAGCTCCAGTTGAAGTGCGTTCGCAGGATGTAGAAGGAAATGCGTAGAGCTTGATCTGCCGCGATGTACGGCATCTTGAAGATGTGACCTAGATGATCAGCATCAGACGGCAGCCCAAAGGCGTTCCAATAATCCATGTTGATGTTCATCGAGTGCCAATACGATTCAGGTTCAAAGAAGAAGCTGAACAGCAAGCCGGTAATGAAGCACCATACGTAAAGAAAACAAGCTGCAACTATGAGAAAAAAGGTTGTTCGCGCCTTGATTCTTCCGAGAAAACGTACCAGCACGAGGTACAGTATGAACAACGGTATGAACAAGTAAAACAAAGCCATCATGAAAATCATTTGAAGCTCCTGTATCAACCTGACCATTATTGTACAATAGATCAGGTTGAAAGTACACTTCAAACTATTATGTTAAATCGATCGAAATTATGTTAAATTGTGCGAACGCCCAGCTTCTTGATGCTGAAGACATCTGCCGGCTTTGACTTCTTTTTCTTTGGTTTTTCAGATTCTACGACAGGTGGCGCTTGATCAACGCTCTTCAGGAGGCTTGTGCGAATGTGAGTAGATTCTGATTTCTTCTTGTCAACATCTTTTTGGGCGCGCGCCAGAAGATCCTTAACTTTTTGCTTTTTCTGTTCTTCAGTTTCGGTTGGCTTAACAACAGCTGGTTCAGGTGTTGGGACAACTTGTTCAACCACGTCGCTATCCTCAAAAGCTGGAAGTGTTATCTCAGCATGCGAGACTTCATTTGGCGCATCCTTAGGCACATCTACCGTCATGGGTTCTACGTCATGTTGCACAGCTGGTTCGGGATCACTTGTGTCACCGACGATCATAGCGACCGATTTTAGAGGTGTGAAGATGCGGTTGTGAATAACTACATTTACGGATAGCTTGACTTCGCCAAATTTAAACATCGAACCAGGGTTTTCAATCTTAGCAACCCATTCATCCCCCTGCTGTTCCGCCTTATAGGAAATGGTTTTACCATCTCGCTCGAGTACGACAGAAACCATCGTTGGTACTGTTTGCGTTCCAGCTATGCCTACCTTGAAAGCTAGATCGGTTGATTTGTCAGCTGAAAATGATAGCTGCATTTAGAGGGTCCTAATATTATCGATAGTGATATTTACAGATTCGTCTACCACGTTTCTGATGGTTAACCCGTAGATTATCGGGATCGGATCTATCATCTCTCGGAGAGACAACCCGTATACGTTAATCATCGGTCTAAATTGATCATCACCACGATCCAAAGTTTGAACGAAGCTTTCACCGTCAAGCGTAATGGTTACAGCTATCTGTGGTAGCTCAAGCGTTTCAGTTTCAACTGAATCTTCTCTATCCACATCTCTGCGGAAGATGTTGAAATTCTGCCTAGTGTTTGGATTTACGTGTTGCGGATGATGACCACCCTGCGGTAGTTTCATCTGCAGCGTTGCGATGATGGCTGCCCGGCGATCACGACCGATTGAATTTACATTTTCGCTGTCGGTCGTGCAGGAATTTATCGACATTACAGCTCGACCATTGGATCTGGCCAATAATTTGAACCAAAATGATAATTCTTTACGGCATCGGGATCTGTTAGGGCGGCGACGTTGGCTTTGTGCTTCCAGGCAGCGTTATACACCGCGAAAACAAAATTTGCGCCGGCGACAAACATGGCGGCCATGTCGGCACCAGTTACGGTGTTCATGTTGTTGTAGTAATCTCTCCATTGAAATCCTGGTGGTAAATTTCCACCATTTAGCAACGCGAGCATGTTAACGCCGGTGATGTTTGACTGAGACTGCGCGTCGCTGTTCCACTGGTTGTTATTCCACGTGAAGAAATCATTTATCAAAAATTGCGTAAAATTGTTGATCTTAGCGTAGGCAACCTGTTGAGATTGCTCAAGGGTCATTGTTGTCGTCATATTTTACCTTATTTTTGATATTGTTAATGTGTTGAATGTTGCAGACTGCTGAGCATTTGTAGTAAAATAGGTTACGCTCAAAATGTTATTCGTAGTTGTATTTACCGTGGGTGGTGATGTGTTTCCAGAAACAAAACCAGATGATGTTATTCCCGATCCTTGGCTTGCTATAAATCCGTTAGAAAGAGCCGAACCTGTGCTTCCAATTGTTCTGAATGTTACCAGTATTCGAAAGTGAAATGGTACGTTGGTTGATACGACGCCCAAGGTTGCCGGACTAACCGTACCAATTGACGTATCGGCCGTAGTGCCGGCAGTTCCACATCTAACTGTAAATGTCGTGTTTGCGGACGTCGTGTTAGTTTGCGAAAATGTTCCAAATCCTTCGATAACATATTGGTCGCCAACTGCAATATTGCTACCAATCGAAAGGGTTTTCAAAACCGTTTCGACGGTGCTGATTATTCCAGAGGCTGTCGTTATAGCTACCGATGGCTGCGCGAGGGAGACCGTCGCAACGCCGAAACCAGAAATGTTTATCTGGTTTACCGTACCCTGATAATAGTTGATCGTTGTTGTCCAAGCTGAAGTGCTCGCCGCGATGAACGCGTTTATGTTGCCAGGAATGATGGTCATTCCTACGTTAGCGCCAGCCCCGTTAATAGATGCACCAGTTTGTGGATACACGGTTATGTTGTTGCCGGTATTATTGTTTACGTACACCGTTTGACCAGCTGACGTTACAGTTGGTAGAATAACTCCCTGGTTAGCTGTTCCAGTCGTAACGTTGTTGTATGAGCTAGTGAGCGCTGTAGCCGTGCCTTGCGTGGTACCAGCTGCAGTTACGGCGTTGTTTGTCGTGTCGTAAAACGCTGTAGTATATGTTAGAGATCCCGGAGCTATCACGGTAGATGGTAGGCTGAGGGTAACGTTTCCAGATGCGACAGCTGTTGCAATTTGGTTAGCCGTACCTGCAAGATTACCACCCGTCAGAATTGGTGAAATTGTCGCAGAAGGATTGATGACGTAGAAGTTGCCATCATTTAACGCGTATAGCGTTATATTGCCTGAACTTGGGGCAGCTGGAGCAGATGAGTTTTCATTGAAGATGATTTGAGCAGACATTTATGATATCCTTAGGTTCCCATTTAGGGTTAGAATTGAATTGATATTTAGATACTCAATAACGTCGTATGAAAAATCAGCAAGCATAACCGTCGGTGCTGAAATCACGTTAGGAATGCCACCCGCAAACGTTGTCCAAGTAGGCGCGCCGGTTCCGGCTGATGTTAAAACTTGACCGCTTGTGCCGACAGCTGATATTCCAAGATTTCCGCCGGTGCTAAAAACAACTCCACCGCTAACGGCAGTCAAATTTGTTCCGGTTCCACCTGACGCTAAACCAAGCGTTCCGCCCAAAGTCACGGCACCAGTTGAAGCAGTTGACGGAGTTAATCCAGCAAGACTAGTTTGAAAAGATGTAACCGCACCAACTGCAAGCGTTGTCCATGCCGGCAAACCAGCTACAACGGTTAACACTTGACCATTTGATCCAATACCTAGGCGTGCTGCTGAAGGACCGGCACCTTCAAATTCTATATCGCCGACGGTTGTCATCGGTGACAAAGCGTTATACGCAGCTGACTGCGTCGTTTTACCAGTGCCACCTGATCCTATCGCCAACGCTCCAGCTAAAACTATAGCACCGGTAGTAGAGCTAGATGGTGTTAATCCAGTTGATCCACCGCTAAATGAGTTTACAGCAACTGACGAAACGTCTGATGCCACAAGAGCCCTAAATGTTGGAGCTGAAGCAGCTCCAGATGTAGGACCCATGAACGCTGTATTTGCAGCTTGAGTTGCAAGCGTTAGGGTTAACGTACCAGCAACCGTAATAGGCGTCCCACTAGTTGTGAATATGCCTGGAGCTGATATGGCGACAGATGTTACGGTTCCACCTGTTACCCAAGATGAACCATTCCAATATTCAAGAAATGACGTATCCGTATTGAAGCGCAGCGATCCAGCTGCAGGAGAGCTTGGGCGATTCGCAGCTGAGCTAGCTGGAATTTCGACACCCTGCAAGCCACCTAGCGTGATCATCCCCGTATTTTCAGGAATTATGGATTCTAAAATATAATCAAAATTCATGCACGGGTACCCTATTGGAAACGATAGTCACCTATCGCTTATGAAGCGCCTACCTCAGTTGTTTCAAGCGTTGCTAGCCAATTGATAGTTGTTGATGTTAATCCAGTTACTTCAATCGCGAGAGCTCCAGTAGATGCATTCGCGGCGACGGTAACCGTCGCGTTAAATCCTCCACTTCTACCGAGGGTTGTTTCGGCTGGAGTTCCGATGAACGCCGTCGTGCTTACCGTTGCACCACGGTAGATGACGCCTTCAAACTTCCAACCACCACCAGCTCCAGTTATCGCGGTGTTTATTGCCGCGATCATGATGTTGAAAGAAACAACGGTGTTTGGTGGAACGATATATTCTAGGGAAGTACCGTCCAAAAACAAATGCGTTTGAGTTGCATTTGTAGTTTGATTTCTCAGAATGTATGTACCGTGCTGCGCATCGCCAGCGAGTGAAAATTCACCAGCAGATTGTACCAACCCACCATATTGGGATGATCGAGCAGCTGATCCAATCGCCGTAGCATTTGCGCCGGTAGCCGATGGTGATACCGGAGATGATGGATTTTCAGCGTACAGCTTTACAGCTGGGCCAACAACATCAGCGTATACCAATTGTCTAAATGTTGGCTGCGCTGCCGCACCAGATGTTGGTCCGATTAAGACGGTGTGGGCAGCTTGAGTAACAAGAGTTAACGTTTCAGCTACAGCTCCTGTCGTTGCCGTGGTTGGTGACGTTGTGAATATCGGTGTCGTTGACACGTCGGTAAGAGATACGCTTAGAACGCCGGTGTTTGCGATCGTCACCGCGCCTGTTGCGCTAGAAACTGATATTCCAGCTCCAGCTACATTTGAGGTTACGCCGGTGTTGTTAATTTGCAGCGTACCAGATCCTGTCGTGGTACTAATTCCCGTGCCAGATGTTACCGTGAAAGGTACGTATTGACCACCAGTTGTACCAACCAGCAGCTGACCGGCTGTTGGTGGAGTTGTTGTTCCAGTTCCACCTGATGTGGAGTTGAGCGTACCAGCTAGCGTAACGGCTCCGGTTGAAGCCGTTGACGGAGTAAGTCCAGATAGGCTTGTCTGGAAAGATGTAACAAGGGTTGATGCTGTTGATGCCCATGACGGTGCCGTTCCAGTGTTACCGACCAGTATCTGCCCGGTAGTACCAGCCGCTGTTACACCTAGAGCACCGGTACCAGCACCAAAGATAATACCATTGGTCGTAAAGCTGGTATCACCAGTACCACCACTGCCAACGCTAAGCGTACCACCGAGAGTAACAGCTCCACCGGTTGATGCGTTAGGCGTGAAGCCGGTTGTTCCGGCGCTGAAAGACGTAACGCCGGTATTGTTTATGGTTACAGCGCCGGTTGATCCGGATATTGAAATAGCGGTTCCAGCAACGATGGATGTTACGCCAGTATTTGCAAGCGTGATTGTTCCGGCACCATTCGTTACCGAGATACCAGCGCCGGATGTAGTAATGTTTCCAGCTACTGGAGCTACGCCAGTAGATCCAATTAGCAGCTGACCGTTAGTTGGTGCGGCAGTAGTAGTTGTTAGCAAACCGCTGGTACCAGAATATAGGAATGAATTTCCCGTCAAACCGGATAGCGTCAAGCTTGATATTGCAACCGATGTTGGTAAGCTTAGGGTAATGTTACCAGTTGATCCAGAAGCAGTAATTTGATTTGCCGTTCCAGTTAGCGATAGAACACCAGCGTTGCTGAACGTTACGACGCCATTGAGATCGCTTAGCGACATGCCTGTGCCAGCCGCAAACGATGGCTTAACTGTGCACATGTTGCTTGAGGTTACGCCCATTACCGTATAGGTTTGTCCAGCTGGCAAAACAACAGCGTTGTTTGGCATCAGCTCATCAATTGTTACGCCAACTGCTGGGTATATGAACAGCGGATTTGCGCCGTGGTTTACAACACCGGTCAAATTACCAGGTAGTGGAATTGGTAGAATAACTCCAGTTCCTGCAGCTACCGTAGTAACCCTGTTATAATCTGCCGTTAACGGCGTAGCGGTAGCCTGTGAATTTCCGGCTGACGTTACATTATTTGTTGTAGATACCTGAAGCGTAGTAGTTACAGCTACTGAACCTGGAGCGATGAAAGTTGTTGGTGTGCTGAGAGTTACCGCACCGGTTGAAGCTGATGCTGTAATTTCATTGGCGGTACCAGCGATGCTCGTGACAGCATTTGACGCGAGAGTTTCCCACGTTGGTTCACCAGAAACAACCGCTAGAATTTGACCATTGGTTCCGACTGGTAGACGAGCATTGTGAGTGCCGTTGAAGAATAGCAAATCACCAGCCGTTGACAGCGGTGACAGAGCGTCAAACGCTGCAGTTTGAGTAACTTGACCAGTACCACCTGACGCGATACCTAGGGTGCCGGATAAAGTTACAGCTCCAGTAGTTGACGTAGATGGTGTCAAACCACTTAGGTTTGTTTGGAATGACAAAACTCCAGTATTTGAAATCGTTGTTCCAACTATCGAAATTCCGGCGCCGGCAGTGAACGCACCTGAACCAGAAAATTGTGCCCAAGATATGCTTGAGGTGCCGATTGTAATCGTGCCAGATGTAGTTTGAGTCCAACCGGTATTGGCGTTGACAGTGCCCTGGTTAACGTAAACAGTTGCGCCAAATAACTGGGAACTTGTGTCAGCGTCGGTTGAGCGAGTAAGAACGAACGGCGTCGTGCCTGAAACGCCAACTGTTGTTAGCACATAAATTCCGTTCTGAATTTGGCTTGCTTGATTTTTAACAAGAATTCGATCGTTGAGTAGAACCGTGTAACCGTCGATTACAAGCACCGTTCCAGCTGAAGCGTCGGTTAGCGTAGCGCCAACACCCGCCGATCCGTTGTTGTACGTGACAGATGATAGGGTAGTCGTCGTAGCTGCGGCAACAGCCTCCTTCCAAGACAGACCCTGAATCAAGCTTTGAACGTAACCGACGGTAGCTGCATCGCTAGATGCAGGCGTGACGGCCATGCTCATGTTGTTAATCTCGTTGCCACCCATATTGATGGCGCCCGACATCGTACCACCAGCTTCTGGTAGATAGAATGTACCGATTACGGTTGTTAATTCTGACTGAGTTACCGGAGCTGTCGCGGTGACTCTGCCGAAAGCGTCGGTGGTAATGGTGACTAGTGAGCTGCTTACCGGCGTACCAACGGTGGCAAGCGCAATCGTTGGATTTCCCGCGGCACCGCTACCGTTTGTAACGACTATCTCACCGGCCGTGCCAGTGATTGTAGCAGCTGAAATTGTTCCAGCATTGTTTACAACGATTCCGCTCGAGGCGAGACCAGCTAGGCTCTGAAGGGTCGGAGATAGGGTGAGCGCGAAGGTACCGCTTGTAGTAATGGTCTGGGAAGAACCAGAAGAAACATCAAGACCAGCGCCGGTAGTTACGGTGATTGAAGTAACTGAACCACCGCCCGTTGACAGCGTTTGCCATGTTGGCACTGTCGAATTGAAAAATTCTAAAAATCCAGCTGTGTTGTAGCGAAGCATGCCGCCGATAGCTGGAGTAGGCTGTTGTCCGGTGGAACCAAATGGAAGTGATATCGCTCCAGAACCAAGTACGTAAAGAACACCGGTTACGCCACCAAGCAGTGGTGATGCCTCGGTAGTGTCTAGTATTGATACTGTATCAATAGTACCTGTATCATAATTGAAATCCATTGGATTTACCTCTCATAAGGAACATTCCTTCAGTTCCTATTTATCCATTTTTGTAGAAAGATCAACTATAAGTTCAATCCGTTACCTCTACGGTTTCTACCAAGCACAACCACCTAATCTGCTTACCGGTCTCACCGGTGACGGATATCTTTAGCGATCCGTTAACTGGATCAGGAGATGCCGTAACCTTCCAAGCTTGATTGCTTGCACCAATCTGTTCTGATGAAACTATTCCCTGCATAGTCACTGATGCTGGGCCTATGGTTCTGAAGATCACGCCCTTAAGCTCGTAACCAGCCCAGCCGTTTGACGCATCTTGCCGCTGAGCGGTCACCGTGATTCTGAATGTCCACGTAGAATTGTCGACAAGAACCAAGCGAACTGATCCACCATGACCATCCGCAAAGCATTCAGTTGGTGTAGCATTTGTTGAGATAGTACGAACCAAATATCTACCAGTCTGAGCGTCGCCAGTTGTTGAAAATCTACCACAAGCTTGAACAACACCACCTTGAATTCGAGATTGTGATTGCTCGCCTATTGATAGTGACTTTGCAGCTCCAGCGTTAGCGGCATAACCGATTCCTACCGCGTTATTTCCAATCGCCGAAGGGGAGATAAATCCAGCCTGTGGATTTTCAGCATAAAGGTTAAGAGCTGCACCTCCACCATCGGCAGGCAAAAGCATCGCCTGGTTTATAGTAAAAGCTGTAATGCGGTGGTCGACTAGAGTCGTTATGGATGACCAAGCGCTTGGCGTGGTACCTTCAAACCCGCGGATGCCAACGGTAAGCACATCTCCAACGCGGCCGGTAATATAGAGAATTTCTCTCGGCGAAACGGGAGGATTTACCGGTTCAAGGGTGACCAAGAAGAAGTCACCAGGATTGGTTGGCTGAGGGAATTGGGCCCCAAGGCCAGCCTGTACGGTTAGCGACATATCCGTAGGACCAATATCCGCAGCTAGTAAGGCTACAGCATTGTTGGTAAACAGCTGGGTAGCGGTCACTTCACTAAGCCTCCAAACTCGGAAGCTATCTTCTTAAGGGATGAGAAACCTTTTGGCTTTTTGTCTGTGGCTTCAGCTAAGAATTCGTCAGCCTTGTCTATCGGGATTAGTACCTCGGCCCGCTCAATACCCATCGCTACTTCGAAAACTTGATATTTGACCTTAGGATTCTTCTTGTCTTCTTCTATGCCCGAGATAAAGTTGAATTTTTTGGACATATGCTTCCACTTGAATTTTATTAGCGAATTAGAACGTAAACAACAAGACCTAAGTTGATGAGGGTCAAAATGCTACCAACAAAGGCGCACAACCTAAATTCACGGTTAAATTGTTTTTTGAATGTCTCAAATTCTGCAGTCGTAACGACATCATTTCCAAGTAACTTGGCCATTTAAATTTCCTGTTTGAGAACTTCTTTGACCGTTACAACGTGATCATCATACGTGTAAACCGTTTCAGTTTCACCGTTTTGCAAAACACGGTGGAGCTTACCAGCGATTAGAATGTGCACTTCCTTATCTGGGGATACGTGGGCGTCGACTCTTACGTTAGTTGTCATGTTAGATACTCTTCGTCAATGTGATCAAGCTGATCGTCCAGCTCATCTTCTTCAAGCTCGCGAAGATAATTTTTAAAACCAATTCGCTCTTGACGATTTGCAGCTTTATCTTCAGAGAAACCCTTTTTGCGCTTTTTCTTGCTGAAGTCGCGGGGCTTGTGATGACCTGTGTCATCTTGAAATTCTTTCTTCGGCTTGATTGGTGTCGACATTTTCTCCAGTCCTAAGGAAACGATCCAATGGTATTTATGAGCATACGTCAGTCATCATACTGAATAGTCCTCATATCGTCGATGCTTGACGTATTTTATCAGCTTGATGCCACATATTCGATACATTTTCTTCCAATTCTTCTGCAGCAATGGATTCTTTTTGGCTATGACGGCCAGCTTTGTATTTTCTTCAGCTGAAGTGTAGTGAACCTGACGATGCTTGTCGACTAGAGATTTGACAAACTTAACGTTGAGTGATCTTCCAGCGATCAACTGACGCTTAACATACTTGAGAATTTCTATTCCACCTTCCTGTCGCCCGTTAAAATGCTCAATTGTTTTCTGCTTCGCTAGAATGCTCCCCACGCTTATCTTACCAGACAAGATGGGTGACATATCGTAAATGTTGTTACCTATCGTGCGAGCCCGGGTGTTGAAGCGCTTTGGGTCATTTAAGCTGCTAAGCGTAGACGATACGCAGGTCGAAATGATGATCTTGAATGTCTCATCATTCAGCGGCTCATCATAGTAATGCGTCATGCTTGATAAATCCAGAGAGTTCGATTAACTTCTGGGTACGGCTGAAATGCAGCTTCAATTATGTCAGAAATTATCGACCAATCTCCACGACCTAACCCAGCTCCTATCTGTGGGTAGTGTACGTGCAGCTTGTTTAGGTGCGCGAAGCTAGCCGCGTGCTCGAAGGCTTGCAGCACTGCGTCATAGCTTACGTAGCGCTTACCATCAGCGCGACCAAATCCATCTTGGGTTATCGCGTTGAGAACGATAAGCTTAGAGCTGGCCTCGTATGGAATGACGTGACCCATGGGGTCGATGCCATTTTTCTTTAGCGTAACCAGCGTGTTCTTGTACGTCTCAAAGCAATCTGGATATTTGTTTCGTATTTGAAGGGCGATGCCAGCTCCGGCTACCCCTTGGGCGTTGCACCCGTGGATTATCGCTCCCTCTTCAACGCCATTTATGAGATCGCCAAAGCGAACGAATCTTGTTTTTGTTATCATGATAGAGCTCCTTTATGCTCTATCTATTGTTGGATACTCCTGCTATCCAATCATAAGCTTGATAACGCGCCAGATGATGACTAGCGCTAGGAGTGTAAATGCTATGTCAAGTAAAAATTGCGTCATGTTTCATCAACGTAATGCTTGCGTGATTCTGCAGATTTACCCTGAGCGTTAAGTAGCTTGTGCGTTGCATAGCTATTTACCATTACTATCTTCAGAACTTGATGTCCCACTTCGGATGGCAGGACGTGTTGCTCATAAATTATGAACTTTGTTAGCTGCTCAATTATTGGTTCATCGCTTGTAGTCAGCGTTCCCCACGGAACGGTTTGACGAGCGGCAATTTCCCTTAGCGTTTTTACCGCCTGCTTTGCTGAGAAGGATGCGTCTTCGGGGCAAATATAAATCCAAAAATTGTATGTGCGCTCGGCGGTAGGCTTCAGCAGAAAGGAGATACCACCATTAGTTAGTGGTTTAACGGTGTGTGATTTTCGATCGTACCAGCTGGGTCGAAGGTGACGAAATATTTCAGCTTGATTTGGCATTTCGACGTGCAGCTTCTAAATCGAGATCAAATGCCGACTTAGCTTCATCCGCCCTAACATGGGTGGGTACGTAGATTGTTTTATCGTTGATGGCGTGATGGAGTGACTCAAGCTCATCATAGATGGAAAATTCTACCGCGGTAAAAAATTCAAGATGGCTGCTTATATCTTCAAAGCGCTCATCGCTGCCGCATATTGTTACTACGCCGTCCTGATAGTCCCACCAGATTTGAACGAATCTTTCGTTTGATTCGTTCGCGAAGATTATGGTACCGCCCTCTGGAGTGTAGTTCCAAGCTAGCTCACCATATTCTCCGGTGGTATCTTGATTAAGAAGTTCAAGCCACTTGGACACCTTTGAGGGGATTGATAGAAGAAGCTGCTTGGAAAAATCATCCTTAGGATAGAACGGCTCGTATGGATTCCAACCCGCTTTCAAGCTCATGTCTATATCTGATGTCATATGTCATATCCTTTTCTACAAAATCATTACGCAGCTCTTACCATCGCAAAACTTGTGTTACCTGGAAAGAATAGTCCAGTCGCTATGAAGTGTGATTGACCAAACGCGACGCTATAAAGGGTCGCGCTGCCACCAGCCGTAGATGCATCTGCTGTCCAGGTTGTTCCATTTGGTGATGAATCTACCGCAGTGTCGGCATCATAGACTCTTGCCCATGAACCACCGCCGAAAGCTAGATTTTCGGTATCGCTAAACACGTCGGCGAATGTAATCGGAGTATTAATCAACAGCGGATTTGTTCCGATGAATCCACTGTCACCTGACGCAAAGCCCATAACATAGTGGGTGCCGTCAAATGCTAATCCAGCTGGGCTGTTGTTGTATGTCGTTGTCGATGGCGTCCAGTTGATTCCATCCGTAGACGTTACGGCGTTATTCACCGACGCTGATGGTAGAGTTACAAACGTTACAAACTGTGTGCCATCGAATATAAATCCGCCATTACCATTGCCCGCGTTAAACGCGTTTCCTGGTTGCCACTGTCCCGCGTTAAACGCGGTCTGCATAGTCCACGTTATTCCATCTGGGCTAGTTGCGTATTGGGCACCGCCACCGCCCGAACCAAAAGTTTGAACCGCTACGAATGTTCCATTTCCATATGGTGAAATTGCGACATCGTTATTTGTGCCAGCGAATCCCCACGATCGCTGTGTCCACGTTACAGTGTCTGGCGACGTGAAAATTAAATCGGACCCATCGGTAATATTGACTGAGATTACCCACACACCATTTCCAAATTGTGGTTTGGACATGTATTGGATGCCAGTGGCAGCAACTGGCAGAAGGCTCTTTGTCCAAGTAGTTCTATCTGGTGACGTTAGGACGAATCCTCGCACTCCTGTGCCAGTTACGGTGGAAATCACCCACAAACCATTTTGATACGTTAGGTCGCTGTAGTTTCCATCAGCTTCAAATCCGGTTGTAAGGGTTGTCCAAGTAAATCCAGCTGGTGATGCAACATTCGTCATCAAGAGTACGATACCCGTTCCAGTTGAAAATGTTGTTGGACCTGGAAAGGTGGTATCAACAGAATATGAAGTTACGGTAACAACGGTGTTGCCACCAGTGAACGTAGAAGATGTTACTTTCTGATAGCCACCGTTAGGCGTACCGCCGAGCACGGTAAGAATAGCGTTAGTAACGAACAAATTGGTGTAATCATGACCAGCTATCGTGAACGTGTTAGTGCCGTTGTTGAACGTTGCTGAAAATGGCGTTCCCGTTATGATGTTGATTGCGTTTGTCATGTTAGCTTCTCGTTACAGACCACAGATCTATCTTTGTTGACATATCAAGCTTGCGCGTGAACCTAATCGTGCATGGCACGCCGTTAACTGTAGCGGTGTCAGATCGCGTTTCTCCAACTGGAAGAGAGTTAAACGTTGCTAGATTGGCTGTATACGCGCTGCCTGTGTAGTTAGTCATCGTTGGCTGAGCGCGTGGAGCATGCTGCACGCCAATCATAAAATGGGTCGTGCTTGGATTGGCAGCGAATAGAGAAATTATAAATGCCTTTTTAGCGTTCATTGAAATTACAACCGTGATGTTGCACAGGAAGAATATATTTATGGATGTTAAGTCAACTCGTTTTAACTATCAACACTAAGTTAAAACCAAGCGTTGAGCTATATCTACGCTCTACAGTTAAAGTGTGCATGGTTGATCCAACCTTCACTTTACTCGTGACGGGAGTATTGGCAGTTAGTCCGTTAAAAATTGCTAATTTAGACGTATACTCTGAATTAACAAAATTCTTGCAGATCATGCCAGCATCACCAACTAGAAATTGCGTGGCCGTGGGATTTGCAGAAATGAGTGAACTGATAAATGGTCTAGTGATTGCTGACGTTCGCATTTACTAATTCCTTATGAATATTTTTGACGACCCTACAGCGACGAATTTGCTATTACCGTATGCAATCGTAAACATATTAAATGGAGAACCAGGTAGTACTTCCGGTATCCATGTAATACCATCCGACGAAGAACTTGCACCTGATCGCTCTGAAAGAGCTACAAACATTCCGTTACCATATGCGATAGAAGAACAGATATCAGCAGAACGAAAGCTATTTGGAAAATTAAAGTTAACCGGAGTTGTTATGGTAGATACAGAATTTCCAGATGCGCCCTGCGGTTTAGTAGTGCCATTTCCTTGACCGACCACGTACAGTGATCCACTGAATGCAATACCACCCGTTGCGTTATTTGACCAAGTAATTCCAGCTGCAACAGAATTTGTCGTGAAGTTAATTCCATCTGTAGAGCTTGCTATTTCTGTAGTGCTTCCTGGACCTTCAAGGGTAACTACATAATTAACACCATCGAATATCAGATGATGACCATCGGGACTTTGATTGGTGTTACCAAAACTGAAACTTGTTTGGAGCGTCCAGGCGACCCCATCTGGAGATGTTCCATACTGACTATTGACAAATACTACAAATTGACCTCCGCCGAACACCATTGATCCATGCCCACTAGCAGCATTGAATGGAGTTGACGTACGAGCCGTCCATGTGATGCCATCTGTTGACGTTGACGTGAATAGTGAGGTGCCTGCTATGGCTCCGGCAACCCATATACCATTACCAAATGTTAAAATTTCTATAGAATCCGTAGATAGAAAATTGTTTGCCTGCTGCGTCCATGTTGTACCATCAGGAGACGTTGCTATTTGACCATTGGTGCCAGCTGCAACCCACAGGTTGCTTCCATTGTGCGCGACTGTTTCTATGACACCCGTAAATCCATGACCAGTAACTAGTGACCATGGGCTAGTTGGTGCCTCAAAAAACTTAACATCGGTAACTTCACCGTTTACAAAATATGGAGTTGGACTGGAAATTTCCCACGCCCATTGGGTAGCTTCAGCAGATGGTGCAGCTGAACTTGAACCAAAATTGTAGAAATCTGTAGATGCAGAATAAAAGGTAAATGAAGAACCTCCAGCTAACGTGACTACGATATGGTCAAAGAAATTTTGTGGTACAGAATTGATCGTATCACCAAGCACCACTAGAACTATTGGACTTGGTGCTGTAGATCCATAGCCAAATCCGGTCACCGCTCCAATTGCGTATATTGGTTGACCGTTAACGGTTGTTATATTTGACGTTCCTGTAGGACCACCGCTCGCGCTTGAGCTTGAATAACCTACGCCAGCGCTTTCCCAAATGCCACCATACGGGAATGTAAAATCTGTTCCTGACGTTATGGATGCATCAGCTAAATTATTTGCTGGTGTCGCGCTTGCTTCATTTGAAAATGAGCTTACCATCGAATTAAAGACAGCCGCGACTTTGAAAAAGTATGTTGTGTCATTAGTCAGAGACGTTACTACAGCTGTTGTTGAAGATATGCCTGTTAACGCTGGTGTACCGCTTTCACCACCAGATGATGTTCCCTGATAAACATTGTATGTGCAGCCTGGTACATCTGATGCTGTCCACGTGAGCGTTACGATTTGATTACCGCGAGCAGCGCTGAGATTTGATGGGGGACCCACAGTAGGTTGTGAAGTTGAGAAAATATAAATTGCACCTCCACCTCCAGTTGAACCAGTACCGGTGCTATCCCCACCTCCACCTCCAAATTGCTGAAGTGAACCACCAGTACCTGGTGATCCAGGGTTGCCAGCATCTGGAAACCAAGTACCGCCGGCGCCATTTGCACCGGGAACTGTAGGTCCTACTCCAGTGCCACCACCGTCACCAGCTGCATCGAATCCACCAGCTCCACCTCCACCACCTCCAGCTGAGCCATCACTACCTGATGGAAATGGTTCATCGTTAGGATCGGAGCCTCCACCATTTCCGCCAAAACCAAGTAGACCAGATATGCCAACAATCGTTGGCGTTCCACCAACTCCGCCAGCAAATTCTAGCGTGGTTGGAACAGAACCAGATCCACCGGCGGCACCATATCCACCACCTCCACCACCTCCACCAGCAGAATTATTTCCACCATTTATGCCTGCCGCACCTCCTCCACCAGTGATAACTATAGTAGAGCCAGCGTTGCGCATAACTGAATCTCCGCCATTGCCAGTTACGGCACCAGGTGATCCAACGATGATAGTCCAGATATCACCTGGCGTCACACTCATGGTGGACACGTGGGCATTGGCTCCACCTCCACCACCACTTCCGAAATTATTACCACTTCCACCACCACCGCCAATTGTCGTGGCGGAAATAGAAGTGACACCTACAGGTACTGTCCAGCTATATGTGCCTGGAATTGAAAATAGAACATTGTATGGAATTGATCCAGCAGCTGTATCGGTAAACCAAATTATTGTTCCGGTTCCAGCAGTGAATGTTGTTGGACCAGGATATGCGGTATTTGTTGAATAGGATGATACGGTAACTGTTGTGTGATTACCGGTAAATGATGATGCAATCACCTTTTGATAGCCACCATTGGGTGGTCCACCTAGCGCGGTTAGGATAGCATTGGTGACAAACATCCCAGTATAATCACCAGCCGTATTGATCGCGAATGTATTTGTTCCGGCATTAAATGTTACGGGGAACGGGATGCCCGTTATAATATTAATGGCGGCATTGGACACAACAAAACTCCCAGTTAGAACTAGGAGTATTTATAGCATCGGGTGGGATATCAATCTATCTTGGAAGCCTCGAGTGGGTTCCATTGGTTGACTAGCTCAGGCTCTCCCATTACGTCAGCGATGTCCGCGGCGAATGGTGTCATCGGGTACTTTCGAGCGAGGGCGCGAATCATCGCGAGGAGGGCTCCAGTAGGATTTTCTGGTGCAACACCTTTGGCGGCCAAACGCACTGTATTTCGAAGTTCCGCTACTGTTAATGGTTCTGGTCTGACCTGCATGTAGCCAGATGTTATGAGAGGTTGCCCTGATATAGGATCTTCGACTACTATTTTCATTTTTCCGTATCCCATTCTTGATATTGCTTGCGCTTTGCATCACCGCGAGCGAACATTCTTGCTTCATCAAGTCCCAATTTCTCAGCTACAAACGCTATCGCGGCCATGACGTCTGCAACTTCATCTTCAAGTCGACCAATCAAAGAACCTTTACCATCCGGATGCACGTCGGTATCGGGATAGGCTATCTTCTTAGCGGCAATCTGCGCAAGCTCACCACACTCTTCGATAAGCTTGGTGAGCCCCCTATTTGACATTGTCATCTTTATCCCCTGTAGTTTCTACGCGTATCGCATCTTGAATTTTTTTGAGAGTATTCCAACAGTGACTACGCTCAGATTGATCTTGAAATGGATATTCTTGCGTGCGTAGAAAAACCTGCTCTTCAGCAAGAATTAAAATTTCTAATAACCGCTTATCCATGCTACACAGCCATCGGCGCCTTTATCGCCTCATGCGATTTGTAGTTAACCAATCGAAAATCATCCATGGTAAACTTGTCGATATCGGTAACTTCTGGGTTTAAAACCAAATATGGATGAGGGAGTGGCTCTCGCGCGAGCTGCTCCTTAACTTGATCTAGATGGTTGCGATAGATGTGCGCGTCGCCTATCGTAACGATGAGATCACCCGGAGTGTACCCTGTAACGTGCGCGATCGCGTACGTTAGTATCGCGTATGACGCGATGTTAAACGGCGTCCCAAGGAATAAGTCATTGCTTCGAATGTAGACAAGGCAGTCCAGCTCCTTCTTCATTTCGTTAACGTGAAATTGGGAAAACATGTGGCAAGGTGGCAGGGCCATTTGATCCATCTCACCAACGTTGAACGCCGTCAGCACCATCCTACGATCAGCTGGGTTCGTCTTGATCTTGTTGATGATGTTAGCAAGCTGATCAATTTCCTGACGGAGAACGCTTGCGCTGTAGAAAGTTTCTCCACCATCTGGGTGATTTACCGATGTCCCAGCGTGGCGCACAACGTGATGCTGCCAAGTCCGCCACTGCACACCGTAGACTCGCCCGAGGTCACCAGTGAACTCCGGCTTGAATTTGGATCCCGTGGTGTACTCGGCATTTGGAGACCAGATAGTTTTTTGTTCTGGATCTCTAGTTCCGTAGGTAATTTCGGCAAGTCGCCGCTCATCTCCAGATCCCTCTATGAACCAAAGCAGCTCACCAAGAACTGGTCTCCATGGGATTCGCTTGGTGGTGATGAGTGGGAAATTATTCTTTAGGTTGCAGCGCAGCTGACGACCGAATACGGATTTTGTACCCACGCCGGTACGATCCATTCGATCTTCACCATCCCGCAGAACCTCACTCAGGAGATCAAGATAAGCTCTTTCCATTGTTATTTTCCTTCAAAGTGTCAACGCGCTCCTCGGCCGTATTTAGGATTCGAACCGTTTTGCATCCATCTATGCCCCGGTGTGCTGAAGCGCGCCGACTAACCGCTGACAATTATTTCGTCGATATCAAGAATAATTTCTTGACCATCCCAAACGCTGAATTGAACGTCAAAGCCATCATACTTCTTGGGTACGTAGGCCTTGATGCTTGGATCACCGTGCACCTCTATGATGCTTACGTTATCGTGGGATACGTAGATCTTCGGGCTTACCTTTCTAAGCTCCTCGCGAAGCTTCTCACATGCCTCTTGCACTAGTCACCCTTGACGCGGCGCAAAAAATCGTCGATGACTTGCGCGTCGGTTGGCTTGTTCACCCAGCGAAACGTCTTGGCGGCAATTCGAAGGAGTGATTTTGCTTCGGCGAGGAAGCGTGATTGCTGTACCACGAGGGCCAACAGTTCATCGTGACTGAGATTTGCGAAGGCAGCTTCCCGCGCCTTGGCCTTTGAGATGGGAGGAGCTACCGCGGTTACTTCAGTCATGTAAAGTTCCTTAAGTTGTGGTTACGGAAAATCCCAAAAATCGGATTTCATATCGTTATACTCTTCTTCCAACGACTGAATTTCTTCGAGAAGATCTTCAACCTGAAGCTTAAGAGCATCACGTTCAGCCATTATACCCTGATAGCATAGGCTAATACACTGCCAAAAAGCCTGAGCAGCTTCAGGAGCTGATCCTTCCTTGGTAAGCTTAACGGTGCCATCCTGACCTATCGTAGCGATATCCCCATCGATGCCGCTGATGGTTAACACGAGTTCGCTGGGTGATGGATGGAGTGTCAGCGTTGCTCCAGGGGCTCCCATGTTGAAGCTTAATACGTTATTTTGATTTACGAAAAGCACGCCGGGTTCTGGTGGAAATGCTCCAAATTCAGGCGTTGGCGGGTAATCTCCGGTCATAGCTGCATGAACCTCTTAAGATCATCTGAAATAGGTATAGCCCTGAGCTGCTCGATAGCTTCTTCGCGGGATTCTGAAGAGAGTCGCTTCACGCTGTACTCCCACAGTCCCTCTTTCTTGACGAAATATCCAGGATCGCTCATGTTCTATCTCCTCCGAAAACTTGATCCTCAAGCTCACCGTAGAGCTGCTTAAGCTTGCGGTGACTTTCCCACAGCGCGGCGTAGTCAGCGTATTCCACCATCGCTGGTGGCGTTGAGCTAAGGGCGCCATGATCGTAGCTTTCGATAAGCTTGCCATCGCGATATCGAGCGCCGCGGAACATGTTCCAAACCTTTACGTCTGGTTCATCCTTGGGAAAGAAGCGCTGCCAGATTTCCCAGCCGATTTGAACGCCGGTGTCAAAATATTCTGCCGCCTGTGAAAGCCAAACTCGCGGAACGCCGGTCCAATATTTCTTCATCCACTCGTGAAATTCATATTCACCAGCTTCATATTCGTGGTTTGCTTTCATATGCTAAACTCTACTACGTGGGTGTCGCTACCCCACTGGGTGAAGGTGACGTTCCAAGCGTTGTACTTTTTGGGAACGTAAGCTTTGTATTCTATGTCGGCGTATACCTGCAGCGTGTCCTTCTGATCGTGGGCGACGATAAGATTTCGCTTTGCCGGCGCCCATGTTGCCTCAACCTTTTTCAGATCATCTTTGAGGGATTTGGCGCTGATTGAGAGAAGACTTGAGATGATTCCGCTGAACAAATTTGCATCCAAGCTGACACGTATCTGAATTATTTACTTTGATCGCAATCTAGGATAGAATGAGATTTTATCACGGCGAGGATCAGATGAACACCTGAGTCCGCCCAAATATCCGTATACATCCCATTCTCAACGTGTTAAGATGAATCCTCACCCCTGGAGCGCGCATGGAATATTTCAAGAGAATCATGGGTCCTATCTCCCCTTCGGACAGAACAGAAGCTATTCAACCTGAGCACGTTCGGCGAGCGGCGATGAATGAGTACGCTGACATTCAAATTTTCAAGCTGAAGTTTCTCATTGGGCTCCTCGCGATCATCGCGCTCACGAAGCTGTAAAGGATACTCATGAAAACATTCACCATGTGGACCACTTGGAATACGAGCGGTATCGATGTAAAAGCTGATCGCTTTACAATCGAAGATGAAGGAACGTTGGTGCTGTACAGGTGGGGCGGCATGAAGTATCAAGCTATTCAAGCTGTAGCTCCAGGGTCATGGATATGCATTGAAGAAAAGGTGAGCAAGTAAATGAAAATTATTTGTACAACATGCGGTAATCTGGGAACCATCAGAAAACGTTTTGTTACGCTTGAACTGTTCGATAAACTTCAGAGACCTCCGGCCTGGAGGACTGTTTTTGGTTGTTTCGAAAATTTTGGCACACATGATAATCTACGAGAAATAGGCAAGCAAGATACGTTTGATACGTTGATTTGGCCGCGGATAAGATGCGAGACGTGTGAAGGCACTGGTTGGGTGGAGCGGGTAGATAACTTTTCCCAAATTAAAGCAAGCGTCAACACGTGAACAACATAATCCGCAGCATCTACCTTGGCAACATCAAGGATGCTACCTTCGCTGGTGAGCAGACAAAGATGGACACCCTCTATGTCCATGAGGATATAGTTCCTGGCTACACGCCGACATTCCACGTTCCTATCCTTAACGTAGAGCCGGAAGTACCACTGGTCATTGGAGATTACTTCGCGACGCAGGGAGCTGAGGAAGAAATAAATCGTATTCAGCGCAAGCGGCTTGTTGACCCAGGCAAGCTGGCAGTTGCCCACCTGCTTCTTGATGATTACTACGACAGCTACAGACCACTCTTGATTCACTGTCTTGGTGGAGTTGAGCGCAGCCCGCTCACTCTAGCCACGTGGATGGTCAAGAATGGTTTACAACCAGATTTGGACGCAGCGTATGTCTTTTTGAAAGCTAAGCGTGACGTCGTTCAAGACCGCCGACATTGGTTGGTGCAACCGGTATGAATGAAGCTCAAGTCATCGAGTTGGCGGATAGAATCGGATATGGTCACTTGATCCAAATTCTCAAGGACGCTTGGTCTGAAAAGTTACAAAGTGAGTGGGGGATGAGTAAGGATACAGCTGATCGTGGCGCTCTGCACATTTGTCCCTGGTGCGACGTTGATGGTAGAACAGGAAAAGCAGCAAAATGACAGTAACCATCATTAAGGATAATCTCGGGCCTCCTACGCTGTACAAGATGAAGTGCGGGCGATGCAAGAGCATCTTCACGTACAACTACAGCGACCTAGTACTCCCACTGCAGAATCCACCATTCATTCAGTGCCCATTGTGTCGTGAGAGCAATTGGCACAAGGACAAAGAAGCATGAGAGTCTACCATTCAGATTTAATAGGTCGCTACATCGACCTCGATCACATTCTCGCGATAAGCGATGCCTACTTTGTTGATCGCATGGGTAGCGGTGGTCACTTCGTTCAATTCGAAATCATGATGGCATTTTTGAACGAGCCACTTACGTTCACGTATCCTCTTAAATCGACTGAAGAAAATTACAGCGTAGTAGAGGGTGAGTGGTCGCTAGCGTATGTGTGGGAGGATGAACACCACTTTTGGATCCCGCGATTCGTAAATGGTAACTCTCACTACAAAAACGCGAAGCTCCTCTGCGTCAAGCGAATACAAGACCAGATCGATGGGCTTGTGAAGATGTGGCGCATGCATAATGACAATTAAGCAAAATCAGTGCGTTAAGTGCGGACATCTTTGGACGAAAGACGCCGATAGCTGTCCAGAATGCGGCAGCACCACGTGGTTGGTTTCGACCTTACCGCAATACGACTCACGCGGTATCTGCATCATCAAGTGCGGATTTTTCAGCGACTGCCGCTGCGGTGATCAGCTTGGAATTGGTAAATGAGCGATCTGCTCAAGGAGAAATGGGTTGCTCGAGGTGGCAGCATCTTCTCAGCTGTGGTAAAGCCAGGTAGATCTGATTTTGGGGTCGAGTACAAGAATCAAGAAGGTGTTGCCTTTAACGTTGGACAAAAGATAGCTCACCACATCGTAGAGCTGCACAACTCAAAGCTTGGAGAATCACGTGACTGAAACACAGCAGATAATTGAGCTGCTCAAAACGATACAATCACTGCTCGAACAAATTAGAGCTAGGCTATAACGTCGACGCTATTTTGCTTCCAGCTCCGCTAGTTCGGCTTCCATTTTAGCAAGACTAGCTTTAGTTGACGCGATTCGCTTTTTAAGCTCCACGACACGAGTAACGCCAATGCTCTTTCCCACAGCGGCTACAACGTCAGCTGGTAGATGACCACCCACCGCCTTAACTGTCGCAAGCAGATTGGTCATCATTTTATGGTTAACTGTTTTGTACCACGATAAAATTCCGCGCGCCAAGGCCTGACTTGATACCGGTTTATATTTCGATGGGCGATCGCGGGCACCTGTGAAATCAGTACCTAGCGCGACCGCCTGCAGCAGTAGGTTACTTGCAAAATCTATCAGTAGGCTTTTATTTGCTGCTATGAATGCTCGCTCTGTATCTTCGCCGCGCGTTGATACGATGGGCGGCTTACCAGCCGGGAAATCCACGAGGGCTTGCCCATTATTTCCACCTATCTTCCACCTGACAGCCACGAATGGAGCCCCAAATATGTGTGGATGAAGCCCAATGTCTTTACCTGTCAAATTATCAAATGTTGGAGCTGCTGCTTCTAGAAGTTGATGTAAATTCACGTGACGCTCCAGCTTAGGTTTTCTTCAGCCAATTAGCTTTAGCTGGTAAGGTTTCAGCCGCGACCCGCAGCAGCTCTTTTATCTCCCGGCACGCTACATCCTGTAGCTCAATAAACTTGAAAAGACTTTCGTCAGACACACCAGAAGCTAGCATCCGGTTCGTCGTTAAGATCGCGCCGAGCGGATTTCGAATGTCGTGAATTAGCTTGGAGAGAGTTTCCGTGTGCGGGTGGACGGCAGCTGACTTTGTTTCTTCGTACACAAGCAAATCTTTGAGTAGCATTTTTCACTTCCAGCTAACGTGCGTTCAACTATTTACACGCTAACCGGCAATTATCCCACCCTCCAACCTGCACTTTCCCTCCTATGTAACCTGGCCCAGGTTCATGTTATAATTAGAACGTTTCACGTTCTTTAACAACTAGGAGTTTCAATGAAGAAATTTTTCAGCTTCAACCTTGCCTCGGTGCTGGGGTGAGCACATGATCATACAGACTGAAGATACCATTCGGTTGGCGCCAGAGGAGAAAACCCAGGAAGTATCTCTTCACGTCGATTCGATAATGAAGGAAAAGGCAGAGGTGGTTGGTTTCTTCTGTCAAGATGTTCCTGAAAGGGAGCTGCTGCTGAAGGAGCTGCTGCTGACGGTTTACATCTCTGGTTTTTTTGCCGGCGTTAGAAACGCCTCGAAGGATCCAGAGCGCCCACAAAATTAGGGAGCGACAGATGCTACAAGAGAAAGTGCTAAAGATGACCATAGCTTGCCAGAAGCTAATAAATCGGATGGTTGCCGAACATCCCGCCGCGACTAAGTGGTATGAGGTTCAGGCCCTTCGACAGTCGGTACAGGAGTGCCTGCAGCAGCTGGACAGCTTCAAAAGTTCGATAAGCGCGATGATAGTTACGGCGGAGGAAATGGAGGAGCTGCTCCGGCGCAACGATGAAGATAGCGATAGGGAGGTCGCGGGATGAACTACTTTGAGTGGATCGATCGCAAGCTGCGCGGAGATCAGAAGAGCGGAGATACGTCTACGAAGATCAAGGTGACCGACATAGTCCAACCGCCGGCTGAGCTTGTAGAGCCTAAACCATCCGAGATGGAGGTTAAGGAACACCTAGACGCGTCTGAATCCATGATTCAGCGCTTCAGGGGTTTGTTCAAGCGCTAAGGCGCGAAGGGGAGGGGAGCAGATGGTTAAGCTTGAGGATATGACGATGGAGGAGCTCATTCTAGATCTCCGGCTTGAAACAGAAGAGATAAAGCGGCGGACCGCGAGGCACGCTGAACTTCTGGCGGAGCTCTGGAGTCGAACGCTGCCGAGACAGGAGTTGGACGCGGCGCTGACGATTGAAGAAGTAAAACCCAAACAAACAGGATAATTCGCATGACAGTAAGACGATGCGTCATCAAGAACTGCGGAGATGAGCTGAGCCCACGGAGCAAGCTCGACACGTGTCAAAGGTGTCGAGCAAATTTGAACAGCTGGGCAAAGCGGCGACCCGCCGAGATAGTGAAGCGGAGGGACGACCTAGCGAGGTACTCTAGCCGCATGGACCACGTTGAAACACCAGCACGGAGACGAGGACGATGAAGAAAATGAAGAAGCGAAAGACGTACACCGAAAAGTTCAAGCGGTTGGCGGTCGCGCGGATGAAGAAGGAGAGCCCACAGGTAATCGCTGACAATCTTAAAATTCCGAACTCCGCCCTCTACAAGTGGCGGCAGCAGCTCGGGCTTGAGAAGCAGAAGCTGGACAAGGGGAGGCGAAGTGGAAACACTCCGCTGCACGACGCGATTATATTTCTTCGGAAGGCGCGGGACGCGATGCACGATGATCTCAAAGCTGGAAAGATTAGACGACTTGACCGGGCCCACCTGCTGACGCTGCTCGCCCTGCAGTCGCTTGCCGGCGGTGACTAACCGATTTAACATAATAGGAAGATCTTCATTTAACATAATTTGTAAACCTTGTAGTCCTGGGACTACATGAACCTGGCCTAAAGGACTATATAACTGATTGATGACAGGTTGTATGATATCCCTACCTGATGGAATAGCTCCATCAGGAACATAACGCAACACAGCAAAGGAGACGACCATGAAGATGAATGCACTGATCGAAAAGGCGGCTGAACTTGGTCTTAAGGACGCGGACGAGGCTCGAGCCTTGATCCGGCAGCACAAGATTCAGTCGGTGTCGAAGCTGACCTCCTTCATCCAAAATCGACCGTCGGGAATTCGAGTCGATCAGGATACCGCCGAAGCGGTAACGAAGCGGATCAAGACGGTCAAGAAGTCGGTCCACCGCGCCGGGCCCCGCGGATTCCGCTACGGAGCGGTATTCCTCAAGTCGGTAGCCGAGGGCAAGGGTGTGGCTGTACGGCCAGCCAACCTACCGAAACTCCTATCGCTGGCGAAGGCCAAGGGAGTCCAGGTACCCAACCGAAAGGATACCACCCCACGCGACATCGCGGAGGCCATCAAGCCGGCGCTGTGATGGTGCCTGGGTAGGGCAGAGGACTGACACTCTGCCCGAGCCCAAAGGGAGAATGTGTCATGTCAATCCCGCCGATCAATACAACTTCAACGATGACGGCAGGCAGCCGGATCATCGGGCTGAAGCTTCAAACACCGTTCGTCATCGACAACCGAGTTGAGCTGCTCTGCCTGCTGCGCCACGCGCGAATCGAGCGCGATCGAGTTGTCGGCGACATCACCAAGATCCACAAGGGTGGCAGCTGCCATGGAAGCGCTCAAGCTGAGCTTGCGTCACTCGACAGCGACCTGCACCAGCTTGATCTGCTGATCGCCCGGATGTGGGTATCGAACAACACCGGGTGAACGCCATGCACAAGATTGAAGCGCTTGTTCACAACGCGGCTCTAGCCTCAACCCAGGTTGGCGTAATTATCAGCCCACGAGAGGCGGCGTTCATCATCAGCTTGTTCCTGCAGGGAGTTGCCGATGGACCAGATGATGAGAGCGACGGACCTGAAATCAACTACGTTACGACGTGGTTGCTGCTTGTCGCCGACATCGTTGACGAGGTTGAAGACGTAGCCACGGCTACAGGATGATGCTGCTATGACGCGAGAAATCAAAACTATCGCCTCACTCGTCGATGACGTAACCGCCGCGGCAAACGCGCTCGGCATCGACGTCAGTCCCAAGGACGTTGGCTACATGATCAGCTTGTTCCTGCAGGGGATGGCGGATCATCCGGTTCAGGAGGGAGGAATCGCGCTCGACGCGGTTAGCAGCTGGCTGAACACGATCGCGCAGGCGTGCGACGAGGTAACCGACGAGTGACCCGCCATGACGTACCTCCCTGCCTTCATGACTTGCTTTCGACTGGCCCGGGCCGCCAAGACCCAGCGGACCAGGCAGAAGTACCTGCGCCAGCTGGCGGTGCTCTGGTGGAAGCTGGAGCCACACCAGCGCCAGCTCGCTGCCGAGGTGATGGAGATGATCAATGAAGAACCAGACGGAGCCTTCTTTCTACACCAGTACGGGTTGATGGTCTAACTAAGGAGAAACGCGATGAAGATTTTCGTTATCGTCGGAGAAAATAAGTCTATCGGAAACATCAGCGCGAGAGCCGCCTACGTCACGCTTGAGGCGGCAGAAGAACACCTCGCCTCGCCGCAAAAGATGTGGTTCGACGATCGCGCCGAAATTGTCGAACTAGAGCTGATTGGAATTTAGCCATGGAAAAGGATGCATGGCCAGACGAGGACCTCCGCCACGTCTTCTTGGCGACGGCGCGGGATAAAAGCCGCTGTCACATCTGCCTGAAGCCGAAGGACAGCATCGAGCACATCAGCCAGGATGAGTATGATCGCCTAAAGAAGCTGAGAGAGGTTGCGAACAACCACGGTCCCTTCGCGCTTCGAACTGGCTGGTGGGTCATAGTTAACGGTGTGCAGTACGGACCGTGGACTAACAAGGGAGCGGCTGAAGCTGGTTATCAGACTGAACTTCGGAGAGCCGCCGAGCGCCGGAGAAAAACCGATGAACGTTAAGCCGTTCAGGATTTGGGCAAAGTGGTACATCGTAGTCGAGTGGTACATGTACGGGCCGTTCGACAGCCGCGCGCGAGCTCAGGAAGTCTACGCCGGCGGAGTTGAGCGCGCCGCGGCTCGGAAGAAAAAGAAACCTTAGCTTTCTAATCCGTGTTTCTTCAAGAAGGCGTTACGCCGTGCAACCGCATCCTCGTGGCGCTGGTGCGCTCTATCTAAAGCTGACTTTGCCGCCGCGACGGCGCTATCATGACGCGCCGCCTCCTCAGTCTTGCGAGTGTGGGTGATCGACTTTGAGATCGCTCCAAGCACGTCGTCTGGAATCTTGTACCCAAGCTTCTTGGCGTTGGAGATAAATCTCTTAACCTCCTTGGGCTCATCCTTGTAAATCTTGAGAATTCCCCGAATGATATCATCTTGGGTCGGTAGCTTGGCTTTAAACGAAAAATATTTATCCTCGTCGGCGCCGCTCGCGATAACTTGCGCTAAGATGTTGGCGCCAAAATCAAGTAGCTGTTGATCTGTAATCTTTTGGGATTTAATCAACTTGATGAACGGACCGTACATCCGAATCCCATAGTCAGAATTGATAAATTCCTTGATGCTTGTTTTACCACCGATTGACACCTTCGTTCCAGCTGGAGCTGTTGTACCTGGAGCACCGTTACTAGCTGAAAATGGTAAGCCTGGATAAACATATATTGGGCTGCTAGGGCTATTACCCGGATGATTATGATCTGGAATAAAAATGTGAATAGCCGAAGAGTTGTGGGATCGAGCTCCAACCCAGCCGGCGTACAGCCGAGCCTGAGCTTCGGTTAGAATTGATTGTAGATCTTGTATCAGCATGCGTCTATTTACTACCAGCTCGCCTGGTGTTACAATTAGCGCATGAGTGAAACAGACTTCCTGATTGGGTTGGCTCACGGCTGGCAGGCCGAGCTGGTCGACAGACCGACGACCGATTATCTCGTCATGGACTGGCAGACGCTGCGCTCTCTCGAGTACGCGCTTCAACCGCCGCAGACGCTGAAGGAATTTCTAGGGATAAAGAAGGTTGGGATCACGCAGCATCCGGTCCAGCTAACGCCGCTGTCCCAGCTGGTACCGTGGCTGCTCGCTGGGCTCCGGGACGCCGTCGCTACCGGTCTCGCGGCCGAGATCCTGCTGATAATCGAGATCGTTAAGGAGAGCGGTCACCAGGATCAGGAGCTTGACATCATCGAGAACAGCCTGAGGTCCGAGGTAGTTGAAGACAGACGCGCGGAATTCGCGCGGCGCGCTTTTACGTTCCCGCGCGCCTTTTGACCAGCCCCAAAAATCCGGGGAGCATCCGGAGAAGGTGTCAGGTCCAGGTTGTACTTACGTTTCCAGATGGGTTAAAATAGGCGCAGATGAACCAATACCTTATCGCCACCAGGTCGCGTCAAACGATTAACCCGTTCGACAACCCGTTCAAGCTGGGAAAGTTAGAGCTGTTGTTTGAAATCAGAAAGCTGGAAACTCAGCTATCTACAATCGCACTTAGCGAGCTGATAGACATATCCCAAGGTGGCGTTGTAGGACGCAGTGGATATTATTCAACGGTGGGGTGGCACCTGAACCAGTACGGTCAAGACGTACCCTGGTTAGCGATAACTCCACTCGTCGACCTGGTTCCATGGATCCTAAAGGGGCTAAAGAAGGCGATTGCAGATGATGAACAGGAGCTGGTGCTTCGAATCATCGGCGCGGCTTACGCTGTCAGCTTCGTCAATCATGAGCTGGAGATCATCGCGAGAAGCTTACTCAACGACCGAGGGAAATTAAATGCAGGACTTTAACATTCACTATCCACAAACTTCCTCACCAGTTTCAGTACGAGCGTTCGCGCTGGTAGCCGCGATCAAAGCGCCGTGGAGATACAATCCAGCCACCGAGGAACTGATCCAACGCGCCGCCCAGCTGGAACAATACCTGCTAAACGGAGCTGGAACGAAGTGAAGCTCTGCAAGGACTGCAGGTGGTTCATCCGCGCCGTCGGCCCATTTCCGCCGTACTGCAGCGGTCCACACGTACCAACCGACGTCGTTTACGGGAAGCGGCGGATGCAGCTGCCGAGCGCGAGGTACTCAGGAGGACAGGGATTAGCCAGCGGCAGGATGCCGTGCGGTGAAAGTGCAGCGAGGCACCATGAGCTAGCCGTCAAGAAAAAGCTGTGGAGATAACTCGATGCTAAGAAAGCTGGAGCTGCAGAAAGCGATCATCAAGGCGGCGCAGACCTTTGAGAGCGGTGGAGGCAGCGCCGATCATCTGGATGGTATGCTCCGCGGACTGCTGTGGGCGCTGACCGGCACCGATCAAGGTTGCTACCTATCCCAGGATATGGCTAGCGTGTTCACCCTAGCTGGCATCGAGCACGTAGTAGAAGATGAAAAGGTTCACTGGACGCTCTGATCCAACCGCGCCAAAATTCCCGGGACCGCCGGGAGAAGGTGTCACGTCCAGGTTGTACGTCCAGTTCCCTTAAGGAAATCCACAAGTAAGGAGGAGATGTCATGAACGTACGCGAACTGATAAAAATTCTCGAGAGCCATGATCCTGAGGCTGTAGTCCTGATATCTTCCGACGAAGAGGGTAATCATTACCACTTTCTATCTGAGGCAATGGCTGAAGCTAATTTCGACATGGACGGCCGAGACATCACGCCATACTTCACCGAGTGGAGCGCGAAGGACTGCTGCATGGACGATGAAGAGTACGCGAACATGCGGGAGCTGCCCAAAGCTCTGGTGATCGGACTGTAGTAGGTGACTTGGATCTAACGCACCAGAAAAATCCGGGTCATCCCGGAGCAGGTGTCGCGATCGGCAATTTATTCCTGCCGCTCCTGAATCTGCGCGCGAAAAATACCTGGGTCCCCCGTAGCGCCAGAGGTCTTTCCCCAGAGGTGATATATCACTATAAGGGGATTCCAGAGGCTTATCTATCCTCATAAGGGGATATCTACACACCTGGTTACCTCATAAGGGGTTTGCGCAGGCGCCGTTACTAAGCTGTGTCGTGACGCACAGCGTCCGACTACAGTTGCTGAACCCCTTCTAGATAAATACGAGCATGACAGACACCTACACCCTCCTTCACATCTCAGCTTCTGCGTACCGCGAAGTGTGTCGTGACGCACAGCGTCCGACTACACAGTGGGAGACCGAAGGTACCACAGTGCAAGACGCTCTCGCGCGGGTTGGCTTTCAACCTGGGGTATCTTAAGTGAGCAGCGCATGAAGGTAACCCTTACCGCGGTAGAAGGTGAGCTGCAGATAAGCTCAGTCAACGACTTCAAGCTGGTGCTTGGCAAGGGTACCTCCCTTACCCTCGAGATAAAGGACCATGACTTCATCCTGCGAGATGGCGTGGCTACCGAGCCACCGTCAGTTAGACCTGCCGCGAAGAAGCACCGCCCATCCGTTTCAAAGTTCAAGAAGAAGCTGAGGATAGTTAAATGAGCCAGTACGTAGAAGTCCGCTGCCCCACCTGCAAGGGTCTCATCCACTTTGGTCTAACGCACGTCTGCACTAGACCTCACCACATAGTGGTCCTATGAAGGAAGATACGATCGAAACGCTGCGTGAGAAGCGCGATGAGCAGCAGACCGCCCTGCGCGCCAGGATAGATAAGTGGGTAAAGGATAATACTCAGGTTGCTCAAGCTGAGATCGATTCGCTAACCAAGAAGATAGTGGAGCTGCTACCATGACCCGACATCCAACCGAGTTCGACCGCCTGTTCACCATCAACCTGCACGGACGCGTCGAGCTACCGACCAGCTGGTACGGTGACAACGTAACGGTCGGCCGCTGCATCGAGTGGGAAGCTGACTGCGCCGAACCGTGCTGCGCTAACGACTCGCTGCTGGACGGCATCACCTCGGTTGGTACCAGCTCGCTGCCGGTACCAGACACCGACAAGGTCGACTACAACCCGATCGTTACGGTGTTGGAGGAGGCAGCCTTAAGGCTCGCCGAAGAGCGGACCGAAACGTACCGCGCTGGACTGTTTCGCAAGTAACGCATCCCGGTTCATCTCCGCTTACCAGCGACCTTCGCGCGAGGTAGCGATCGTAGTCCCTGCCCGGCTCCCACGTCAGCTTATCTCTAATCCTTCTTAACCAATCTATCACGCTTCTCTAGCTCCACGAACAGCTGGTTAACGATCACCATCGTCACGTCCGCGTGGTACGCTCCATCACGGTGGTTACCAGCTACATTAAGTACTTCAATCTCCCGGTTTATAATCCACTCGGCGAGCTCCTTTACCGGAGCTATCCAGCTTTCGGTTCGCCGCGGCTCTACCAGCTGGTACGGCTTCGAGTGCTTCAAGCAGTAGCGAATCGTCAGCGCCGTTCCCGCGCTGTTGCGATCTGAAGCTATCACCAGCGTACCGTCGCCCGCGAGAACGTTCGCCTCGGTTCGAGGGGGATACTCTGGGCTAACGTGCTCTATCAAGCCATACAAACTACCTAATTCTGGTGCGCTGCCAGTTACCGTTCGCCATCCACGAGGCGCGCAGCCGCCCGTTGCTACACCGAAAGCTAAGGCGGCAGCGAGGGCACCCCGGTCTACACCGACTTGACCGCCGGATATGATCTTCCGCAACCCGGAATAACCCATGTCAATTAATCCGGTCAAGGGAGGCGTCCTGAACCCCACAACAAGGGCGTAGCGGAACCAACCGCAATGGACGGTGGTTCCTTAGTTTGCAGGTCGACAGCAGGTAGTGCCCATGGTGTGCCGTCGGTATAGGCATCTCCCTTGCGCAGCAGCACCAGGTTGTCAAGCAGGTGCGTGAACAGATCGCAGAAGTGGCCGCTGCCTTCTTTCTGGGCTACCATCAGTCCTCGCTCAGCTATTCGGCGAACTATCTCCAGCTGCTCAACCTGATATGGGCTGAGCAGCCTTGCCACAGCCTTAGCTTGTATCTGCCGCCGTATCTCTTCCTCGGTTAGCTCTTTAGTTACCATGGCGTTGAGTCATCTGTTATTGCTTCCCAACCAGTCCAACCTTCTTCAAAGCGTAGCATCGCCGGTTCGTCACCGCGTTCGATCGCCGCCTTGTAGTCGAGTATCTGCTGTTGGTCGGGTACCAGGTACAGGTCGCCGCTTTCGCTTCTAAATGGTATGCCTGAGCTCGGTGGAGTTGGTCCACATGGTCCTGGATGATCTGGTAATTTTAGACAGTTGGTGCCGGTCGAACTGCTTTTAGCATAAACGGTACCGCAGGTAGGTATGTTTGTAGTAGGGCGGCGCTGGTTCTTTCGCGGAGCTGGTGCGGTACCGTTACCTCTTGAGCAGTTGCACGAGGCGCAGCACCCGTAGACGCTGCGGTTCACATCAGGACAGTAGTACCAGCTCATCAGTAATGTCTCCTGAAGTAACAGGTTATGCCGGCGAGAGCCGCGGTGCAGCTGATTATGGTACCAGCCGTCAGGTAGTGACCTGCGATGATCGCGCCGAATAGCAGCACCGCCGTCGCGATTGATATTATCAGGTCATAGGTTGAATCTGTCTTGCACCAGCGCTCGAAGGTCATTCGTGGCTTGTGGTACCAGTTCCACTTGATGTCGTTCCAGTCGTTGTTCATTTTAGCTTCTCCAGCTGCTTGCTCATCCTGTCGGCTATCCTCTTGTGCAGGCGGTGCCAGAGGTTGTTGGTAGTTGAGCTATTCGGACCGCGGGAACGGTGGTTGGGGGCGGATCGCTGTACGCTACTCATCGTCCGTAAATCCCTTGATCAGTAGGATTAGAAAGGCTGCCGCGATGACGAGCAGTATGACCGCGGCTGGACCGAGGTGGAACTGCTGCGCGTGATTGTGGATCATGTAGTTACCAGCTTGTAGGTTATGAAGATGGCGGCCGCCGTTAGAAAGCAGATCACCAGGTTGTAGAGAAGCTTCACGTATCGTACCTCCGGTATCTTGGAGCAAAATAGCCGCACTTGGCCGCGCACTCAACGATCTCGATGCTGCCGGGAAAGCAGGGATGCTTTTGCTTGTTCAGGTGCGGGATGCCGTTGCGGTTTTCAATGATGCCGATCTCCAGGTACAGCGCGTTGCCACACCGACAGGTCCGTCCAAAGCGGTCGTCAGGATCACTGTAGCTGGGTGGACCGGTCATGCTGTCGTCCGGTTGAAGGCTGAGCGGAGGTTGCTGATCAGCACGTTGCGCGCGTGGGTTGCGACCGCCTTGACCTCCACGGTCTCGAAGGATTCAGCGATGTGCTTCCTGATCGCCTTGTACAGCCATGACCTGAGCCCGCCGTCTTCAACCGCGGCTCCCTTCTTGATCAGCGCGTTGATGTTGTTCATCACCCTGGCGACCCGGCGGAACTGTTCGGGATGGTTCTCGTAGATCATCTTCGACAGGTTTACCGCGGCGAGTGAGTCACCAAAAATATAGTCTCTGCCTTCCTTCTTAGGAAGCGCGAAGGGTCCCTGGCGGTTGGCTGGCAGGTTGGGATTCCAGGGTGGGTAGGTGTCGTCAGGTCCATCGAGCAGCTCCAGGTAGGCGCGCTCGGTCGTGTACGCCAGGCGCGGGCGGATGTCGGCTTCAAGCTCCTCGACTGAAATGTTGTGTTTGGCGGCAACCCGCTTGATAGCTTCTGCTCGGTTCCAGCTGTCGTTGTCCTCAAGGCGCGCCATCGTCAGGCACCACTCCTCATTGAACTCGGTTGTCACGTTGCCTCCTCAGCTCTGGACATGATTCGAACGAGTGGACGGGATCTGATGTTACCTTGCAGAAGACGCACTCGTTGGGATGATCTGACGCGTACTGAGCCCTGGCGTGAAGCTCTTCCTGAAGCTGCTCTACCGTTAGACCTCTACGGTCAGCCACCCTCTTGAAGGCCAGCTCTGGGTTGAAATCAACCGCGAGCTCGTCAAGAATGCCGTGAGCTCTCTCGGCGCGGAGCCTTTCGTCTTCTTCGCGCTCGCGCCTTCGGGTAGCGCGCTTCGAGGCGAAGATGGCCACGGCCGGTATGGCGATGAAGAAGATAGCGAATAGGACTGTAGCGTTAATCATACCTTTTCATCCACCTTCTGTCCCTTGCGGTACTCGTCTACCACCTGGGTGAACCGCGCGTATTCGGCGAGCGGTATGTCCTTGATCGGCTTGATGTCGGGTACCATTCGTAGAAACATGTCGCCGCGCTCGGTAGATCTGAATCCTTTCCAGTAGCCCTTGCCCTGCACCTTGAGCATCATGTTTGCCTCAAGACCTTCGGGCACCCGCACGTTGATGGTACCGTCGAGGGTCTTGACCTCCATGAAGCCACCTGTCATCATCAGGAAGGGCGATACCTTCTGCTCGCGGATGACGTTGCCAGCTCCATTGACGTTGAATGGGCTTGCGAACTGCACCTTGTACTCCGACGGGGCGATACGGATGAAGCAGCGGATTGTGAGGGTCGGCTTCTCGATTACCGCGACGACGTCCGACTCTGACGCGCCCCGCGGTATGACTACCTTGTGGGGTTCCTGCGCCGCGAGGGCACCTGGAACTGGGATGTTGATCTCCTTGGTGCAGCCGTTGAAGGCCTCCTCAAGGGAGATAACGATGACCGCGTTCAGCTGCTGTACCTGTGGACCGTGGGAGCGGGCTCCTGGGCCAGATGAACCCCAGCTGTCTTGGTAGTCGTCTATCTTGTCTGGGCGCGGTCGGTTGTCCGGCCCAGGGTGGAAGGCCTGCTGGAAGTTCTTGAGGAACTCGGCGAGATCCTCTGGATTGACGTAGTGCGTGCTGAAGCCGCCGGGCTGCTGCCTAAAGCCGGAGTTAGGAGGTGGCTGCTTAACCTTACCGTCCAGCACGTCCTTCGCTTCCTGCACCGCCTCAAACTTCTTCTTCGATTCCGCTTCATTGCCAGGGTTCTTGTCGGGATGGTAGAGCGAGCGCAGCTTCTGGTAGCGCTTCTTGATCTCCTCATCGGACATCTGGTCGGTGGTGCCGAGAATCTTGTGGGCGTCTGATCTAAACATTATGGAACGCCACGTTTGGTCCGTTGCCGCACAACTTGCAGATTAGACAGTTAACAAACAGCGGAGTGAAGGGGTGTGGGTCGGTGAGCGGCGCGTTTGGCTGTCGCTCCCTTGTAGGATACAGCGCTCTCGTTATTCCATTCTCAGTTACCCGTTGACCCTTCGTGTGGATTGCTGAGACGCTCTCACGAACCGTTAGAGTGCTGCCATATGGCAGGTTCATCTCGAAGCTTTCTCCAGGCTCGATTGAACCGACGGAGCAGCTGCCATCCATGTCGATGCGGATGACCATGCACTGATCACCGTTGTGCTCAAGCGTGGTTGTGTTCATGATGCGAATTCGGTTAGGCTTCACGCGCATGACCCTCGCAAGTTGGATTACCTTCGGTCGCGTCAGCTGGATTAAGGCGGCGGCCACATGTCTGACACGTGCTGTTCAACTCGTAGCAGCTGCAGCGCGCTTTAGCGTAGCGGCTCAGCGACTGGATGGAGCAGTCGATTCGATGACCGGTTACCCAGGGAGTGACGTATGACTGAGCTTCGGTCACGGTAGCAGCTCCTTGGGTACCTTGTCTCTCGCGTATATCAATCGACCAGCACCAAGCCCAACCTTGTACACCTTGCCGTCTACCAGTGAAACCCGAATCGACGAGCCATCCATAACTTGGTTAAAGCTCTCATCCTTGACTTGCCCATTTTCGTAGATGGTGTAGTGATCGAACTGCTCAGATTCATAATAGATGCCAGCGTCGTAGTCCTTCTCACGTCCCTCGTAATAGAGCCCGAGAAACTTGCGCATCTCTAACTCGCTCATGCCAACCATCTTGTTTTCAACTATCGCTAGCTCATACGCGACCTTCTCGACGTAGAGAACCATGTTGCGGTCATGCTTATCGATGTTGTCGATGAGGAGCTGCAGGCACTCGATGCGTTCTTCCTTCGTAAGCTTGTTGCTCATGATTCACCGCGCGGTTAATTGATGATCGGCAGTTCGTGCGCGTGATAACGCGCGTTCATCTGACGACCTAATGTCGGTTGCTTGCTGAAATCCGAGCAACCGTTAGGTAGCAACGGGTAGATAAGGATGCCGTCTCCTGGTACCTCTCCACCCGCCTTGACGAAGGCTTCAGCCTCTGCCTTGTCATAGATGATGCCGATGGAGCTGTAGCCCTCGAAGTTGCGATTCTCGAGAGCGTCGTACCAATATTCGGTGATGAGGTAGGCTACGCTCACCCGCCCACCACCAGCGGCGTGAAACCGTTCGTCTCGAGCGATCCAACGCAAGAACTGAAGATGGTACGCTCTTTGCTCCACATTACGTAGTAGAAATCATCCGAGCCGTGCATCACGCCGGTGAAGCTGTATATCTTACCATCGTAGTCGCGAACGAACTCCTTGTCCAGCAGGTGTTCAGTATCGGCTACTATCTTTCTCCAGTTACCGTAGCAGATGCAGTTCTTGTCGAGTGAACCTGCCGAGTGGGTCGTGTATCCCTTTCGTCGATTCAGCTCGGCTATCAGCTTTTCTCCATGGGCGGCGGCGCATCTGATAGCTTCAGCTAGTTCCTCGTCGGTCGGTTTAGTTTCGATAAAGAAATCAGCACCTGTTCTAGCAAGATACGATTCCAACGTTCGCACGTGTTTGGCCGCTTCGGCACAGAGTGGACCAACAGTCTCCAATCGTTCAAGCAGCGTCTTGCTCATGTTACTCGATCTCGCATACGATAATTCCGCTGTTGCCAAGCTTGATCGTCGGATTAAGCCCGTAGGATTTCAACAGCCTGATGGCTTCCTGCTGTATTATGCCATGACCCGTGATGAGCTCGACGTCCCTGCACTCCCTCTTCTCACGGACTGCGCTGACATGTCGCTCGATGTCTGATAGAGCTTCGTGCAGCTTCCAACCGTGATAGTCGAACCGCGCGTTCATTGACTGTGCTCCTTGTAGGGATACGGACAGATAGTTTCAACTGGACATTCGTCACAGTACCCAGGATTTCTCCCTTCCTTTGGCTCATAGCTTTCTTTCATGTGCCGGCCGCTTTTAACGTTCAAGATGCAGCCCCACGGTTTTGGCTCATCCTTTGGATTCCAAGATCGACTGATTGGCATTTCATTTGCTATCTTCGTGCACAGCTGCTGCAGCTTCTTCGTGTTTTCCAATTTAACGCTATCTTTCTTCGCGGTGAGAGCGTTGAACTCTTCTTGGGTAAGTATGTACATCATGACTGAAATTCCCCGTCCTACTCGTTGACCTCTACTCCGAGGGACGCACGTGCCGCTAGCGAATCGATTAGCTCCCTACCGCGCAGTCCATCAATCCACCTTCGCGGTATTCCTGCCATTCCAAACTTGATGCCTGCCAACCCGCCGGCGATGCACGCGGTAGTATCGGTATCGTGCCCAAGCTCGATGGCTCTCTTTATCACCTTCTCATACGTATCACCGACTCGAAGCGCGAAGAGCGCCGACCAGAAGGCATCAACGACGAAGCCGGTGCCGGTTGGTTCGGTATAGCGGTAGTTATAGATGTATGCGAGGTGCTGACGATGTTCTGGGAACTTGCGCTGCAGCAGGCTGAAGGCTGGAATGATGAGCGATTCAGCGTCGCTGACCACCTGCTCCACTGGAGCCCCAACGCAATCGGATATCGTGATCTTGTGACCGCGTATCATCCAATATCCGATGAGGGCATATGCCGCGCACGTCAGCTGGGACCACATGTGGGGGTGGGTAGCCTTGGCTTGTTCCATCGCGATGGTGATCGCGTAATCTTCTGACTGAGCCATTACCGCGACAGGAATGCAGCGCATCAGCGCGCCGTTACCGTTTGAAGCTTCTTCGGCAAAGACCTTCGTGTGATCTTTCGTTAGCAGCGCGGCGCGAGTTTGGCTACCCACGTCGAACACGTAGCTGTCAACCGCCATGTAGCCTTCGTGCAGCCACTTCTGCAGCTTCGTTCGAAGCACCGTGATGAGGTCTCCTCCCTCGATGAGGGACTCGAGCAGGCAGAGGGTTTGAGCTCCATCGTCGGTGTAGGTCCCAAGCTTTACGTTGGGATACGCGCACTCCCACCATGACGGAGGAAACATGTCGATCTCGTCGGGATGGGGTAGCTTTTCAGGGCTGTTGAATTCGTAGGGACAGCCAGTGGCGTCGCCGATAAGGGCGCCGTAGATGGCACCTAGCTTCTTGTCATTCATTTTTCTTCCTATGCAAAGCGGCTGCTTAGCGCGTCTCTGCCAATATTTATCAGGTTATCGTTCAGCGCTGTACGTTACTTGCTCAATGGCGTGGGTGATCGCGAGCTCCGCGTGCCGAAGCGCGCCAGCGACTTGGTCTAGCCCAGCTTCACTAACCATCTTCATGGCGGCCTGGCGAACCTCATACTCGCGCCTTGAGTTAATCCGCTGATACCAGTCGTTGATGACGTCCGTAAAGGAGAGTGAAACTCCATTTACGATAAGCTCAACCTCAACCCCGTCAGCCGCGTTGCCCTTGAATTTTGCGTCAAAGACGCCCTTATTTTCGATGACTTGCGCTATGGCTGAGAGCGCGAATCGTTCTGGAATGCTGCTACCAACCGCGTTGATTCTTTCCTTCACCGTGCTTCTCCTCAGCGTGATAATTCAAGCTTTGACGTATCCAAGAGAACCAGATACTTGCCATCTTCCATTGGAAGATGACCGTCAAACATGGTCTGCATGTGTTCAAGATATCGATCTGGCATCTCATCGGCGATCAGACCCGATTTAAACCAGTGCCGCCGCCCATTCCACGTTGCGTACGTGTCGATGCCGTGAAGGTGGTAGAATGGACTAGTGATGTCGCCAATCTTTATCTTGTCACCTTCCTCGAAGATTACGGTGTACGTGTCGCGCGGGTAGTGGTCAGCCGGATGCTTCACGTGCTTGAGGACGTACAGAAACTTGGCATCCAGCCGCGCCAGCATCTCGTCGTCGGTAATTGGTTTATCGCTCATGCCGCCTTAACCTGCTTGTAGTTGATCGCGTCTGCTATAGAGCGTATCATATCACGTGCCGAATCAGTTGAACACTCACACGTACTCAGGTGGCGGCCGATAAACCACCACTGCTGTTCTCCACCAAGGTTTCCCCAGGTCTCTCCAATCTTAGCGACCTCGATGAAGAATTGAGCTTGATCTTCATCGTTCATGTGGGCGAAGCATCTTGCCAGCATCGCCACGTCGACGTCAACCTCTGAGATAGTTTTGATTTCGAGCTTCGGCATTCACCTATCCTTTCTGTCGCAGCGACGTGATGACGAGCAGCCGGCTTGGGTACTTGATCGCAACCTTGCTTTCACCGAGGTAGATCTTTCCGCCATCTATTCTAGTGACCTTTCGTATCTCGATAAAAGCGGATCTCCCATACGTGGTGGCGCGGGCTACGGTATCGCCAACATTTATCGGACGAAGGAGCATGTCTGTAAGCTTGCTCCCAATATCCTCTAGGCAGCCATCCTCATGGTGAGGCCCATGAAATTCGACGCCATTAACGCAACCATCCACATCCTTCTTGTTCCACTGTGACATCAGCTCGCTCGTGGCTGCGGAGTTGGATTGCTCGGGTCAATCGTCATGATCGTTGGTGATTTGACGACTTCATGCACGTCCGCGAACGCGGCTTGAACGATAACGCTGACCTCATCTTGAGACCAAACTTTTGCCGCCTGCAGCAGCTGCATCAGCCAAACCGCCTTGGTTAGGAGGGCGACGGCAAGATACTTGCTGTCGTACTTGAGCTGCAGCTTGGTGAGATCATCGCTGAGCTCCTTCATCACTTTCTCGTAGTGTTCCTTCTGAGCCGCCGTCATTTTAACCGTCATGCTTCCACCTTGGTCACTCGACCGTAAATGTTGCCACCTTGAGCCCAGCCGTTTATCCCACCGCGGTTGTTTCCAACCTGATACCGCTCCTTAGTCTCGTCAATCGCCTTCACGAGGTGGAGATACTGGTTGCCCTTCACCCTGCACAGCACTATGTCACCAATCTTGATCATGCCATTGGTCGCGGGAACGACCGTAACAAGTTCACCTGACTCTATGAAAGGTGCCATCGAGTTACCTCGTGGACGGAATTGCATCTTCTCTCCATCTAGAAGTTTCCTGACGTAGTTATCAGCCCAACTCATGATAACGCCTTGACGTCCTTCCTAATCATCCACAAAAACAACTGCGACAGCACCGCAACCGCGATGACGAGCGCTGCCATCGTGAAAAATCCCTGATCAACCATGTAAAGACCACCGGCAAATGCAGTGATGATCGACGCGATGAGAGTCAAGACTGATCTTTTCCGCTGCGCCCCGTATTCAGCTGAAATCTTCACGATTAGCTTTTTGTACTCTTTTGGCTGGTGCGAGCGCATGAACCCGTAGAACAGAAACATAAACACCGACATGACGAGGGCGAGTACCAGCAGCGCTCCATACGCGAAGATGAAGATAAAGCTGTGCGTCAGCGCGTTAGCTACCAGCAGGCAAGGCGCGATCAAATAGCCCAAGTCACTCGGCTTCATCTTCAATTCAGCTCCCGAGACGGCACGTAGATAGTGTTCTGTGTTTCAAACACTCCATCGCCGAGATCCTTGACTACGTTGCTCGTGTACACGAACTTCTTGTTGGATACATTTTCAGAATCCGGATGGTCAATCGGTTTTACGAAGACACCGATTCCAACCATAATTTCGGTTAGGCGAGCTTCATACGCTACGGTTTTCTTTGACATTATTTCTTCCTAGTTAAGATGGCGATGTGCGCCTCATGATTTTCTTGACCAGCTCGTGCCGCTCTCTGCCGCTTTGCCGAGACCGCGGCCGAGTAAGCTTGGCTAACTTGGGCGGCCACCAGGCTGCGCTCCAGACCAAGGACGTACTTTTCAAGGGCCGCCTTGAAGTACCTTACGTCGCCCTTGCCTTCAACAGCCCGCACCAGGGCGTCGATCGCGCCTTGAGCTTGTCGGCTTGGCTTCACGAAAAGACGCTTCCAACTTTCTTGTTAAGCGTTGTGACTTCGGCCTTCGCTATTTCAACCTTAGCTTTTAGCTCCTTGTTGTCAGCATCAGCTCCAAGCTTGCCTTCCCACTTCTTGAGATCCTTCGTTCGACGCTCGAGGGCACCCTTGCGGCGCTTCGCGATTCGACTTGGTGAATTTGCAATCATTTCATGTTCTCCTAAAAACCAATGTGTTGAATTCCAATGTTCATCTCCTGATGGCCATTGAGAGCTTCCGAAAGAGTTAATTTTTCCTTCGTGATCGCGCGGTCGATGCCGACGCTGCGGCAAGCGCGCTGAGCTTCCGCGCGTGTTAGATCTCTGAACTTAATCGCAGCGAAGCAGCGACCAGGGCGAAGGAGGGCTTCATCAACTGATTTCAACCCAGGGAGGTTGGTTGAGAAGATGATCTTGCGGGCCGGCAGCGAGACAAGACCGTCTGAAAGGTTCAGCAGGCGGTTCATGATCTTGTTGCCCTCGGTTCGCTTGGAGAGCATCTCATCGGCATCCTCCAGCACCAGGCAGCGACCATCATCGCGCTTTGAACCGTCGCGCAGCTCTTCAGGGAGACTAGCGGGGATATCCGCGTTTCTCGCGATCGCTGTAAATTGAATATAGAACTGCTCGTTCTGCTGAACCTTCGAATCATACGTCACCCACGTCTCGTAGCTCATTTCCCTGATGAGCCCGCGGATGAACGAGGTCTTACCGGTTCCGGGTTGTCCCAGCAGGAGCAGCACGTTTGCCGATGATTCAGAATATTCCCGCGCGAATGTTGCGATTGATTTTGACATCCAGGGATAGAATTCATCAGTTGGACTAAAACCTTCAAGGGGCATCGTTATGCCCTCTGGTTCCTTTACGCCCATGTACCACCACTTGATTGATGATTCCGGCTTCGCCCTTGGAATGGTCGCTAAGATTGCAGCCACCTGTGCAGCTTTACTTTCATGAAACTGAATCGCTAGGTGACTTCCGTGGGTCAAGAAGATGTGCTTGTTGTACCCATGCGCCGTTCCAGTTGCATCTTTATACCACTTGAGCTTGAAGTGCTCGCACAACAGCGAGAATGCTTCACGGACGTTCTTGGCCGTAAACATAAGCTGCTCGTAGTTTCCTGGAGCCTGCTCCAGCTTCCACCGCGAGTAGGTGAGATCACCAACCTCGGTGTAGCTAACGCTTACTTCGTATCCGGCATTTTTGGTCTCAAAGCTCACGTGAAATCCTTGGTGACGTCCTCAAAGTGCACGTCTTCGGGAACTAACTCGACCTTGAATGACTCGCAGACGCGGGTAAAGAATTCTCCGTGACAGAGCCCAAGATCATACAGGTATTCCATCGCCGAATCACCAACCTCGTCAAGAGGTTCATTCTCATCAGCCTTCCTGTGCTTGATCATCACATCTCTCAACACCCGGTGAGCGTCTCCTACCTCCTCATCGGATGGTTCGTAGAGATTAGCAATCTCACTGTCGTGGTCGACAGCCTTGCAAAGATCAACGAAGAACAAGGCGTACTCTTTCGTCAGTCCACTTTTGATTTTGGTGTTGTAGTTATCGCCATCATTTTCCCATGAAACGACGGTGAGGCGGTATCCTTTCGGAATTGTTGGAGCAAGCCTCTTGATTAGGTCGGGTGGTAGCTTCATGTTCTAGCTACCGATTCCGAACTCGATGGTGTTCTTGACGTCGTTGATTTGGATGGCTTCGAAAAAGAGATCATCGATGACGTGACCCCAGATACCCCAGCGACCGTCAGATCGCTGGCGGTTGAGCATTCCCGGAATCATTCCAGTCGATCGACCGACGTCCTCATCTTCCTCCTGGTAGATGCGCTCATAGTCAGCCCGCGCGATCGTGAGGATATCGAGCGCCGACATGTCGGGAGATACGCGGTGTTCGAAGCGGGCTTCCTTGGAGAGCGGGTAGTCATAAGCAAACGTAAAGGTTCCATCAAGGTTGAGGGCCGCCTTGCTTGGAAGGGTGACATATTCATCAAGCTGCATGTTCTTTTCGAACTCGACCACGCGAACGCCACAGTCAATGGTAATCATGAGTAAATTATCTCCACGGGGGTTACGATTGCGACAGCACGATCGAGGCGGGGAGCCGCCTCGTTTTCAAAACGAGCATCCATCTCGCGGAGGATGAATAGGTCATCCTCAAGCGCGGCGCTGACGGCCTTCAGCTTTTCCTCATCCCTGGTAATGTCAATGTCTCCATACCAAATTTTGCCATGGGATTTTGTGCAGATGTTACCGTTTAAGACGACCTTGTGGGTGGGGTGCTTCTCGGAGTATCCGCTCTTCGATCCGCTCAGCATGCGACCAGGGTAACCAAGAATCTTTTGAAGTTCTTCTATGATAACGCTAGCATATGCTGTCATAAGCTTCTCCTACTCGCACAGCTTGCTTGCCACGTCCGGCGATATGCTACTGTTAGCTTGAACGACGGCGATGATGCACTGCGTGTGCGAGCGCTTTATCGTAATCCCTGCCACAGCCCCGCTCATCGCAATGCCGATGACCATGATGGCAAACCACTTCATCTCAGACATGTTTACCTCGCGTAAATAAATCGGTGATATGTTGAAGGGCATATTTCTTACCTTCAACGGTTTTAAGATTTTCACGAGTTATTCCCCGCACCTTGAAAAATCGACGTGCATTTGTTTCGATAACTGCCGGTATGTGGTGCGCGTCTGAGCACCTATAGCACATCTGTCGGTTCTGAACTGTTGCTGATCCACAACGAAGGCATTTTCCTGCATTTATGAGCCGACGATTTCGGCGACGAGAATACATTGCGCTGCAGTTTGATGATCGCTTTCCTTCAGATCGTCTATCGGCTGAATCAGCCATATTTGAACTCCTTCAGCTCCCTACGGTACATTTCGACCGCCGTATCACCCTTGAGCGACGAGAGATACTTTTTCTGATCTCCGATCTCGGACTTAAGCTCCTCGATCTTCTCGCGGGTTAGGTTCCACATCTGCATCTGCAGCAGGCGATCGTAGTCGGAGAAATCGTTCTTCAGGAGCAGGGCAATCAGATCGTCCTTCTTCTTGTTCTTGAATTGATCCACGTGGTCAAGGTAGAAGAGGATGAAGCGGAGCTTCTCGCTCAGCCAGCGAATGGCTTCAGTTACGTCCTTGATGAGCAGCAACCGGCGCTCCTCGTACTTGGTAACTCGCCATTCGGTAAAGCGGGTTATGATTGCTTCAGCTGACCCGAAATCCTCCAAGGTACCACGCTCATTCCAAAGCGTGAAGTTCTCGGTGTCCCGCTTGATCAGCTTAAACTTTTTGTACAATTCTTCTTTGCCAAGAGCAGATGTCGACCGAGGAACGATTACGTTGAAATCCCACTCAGTTTCTGTAGATCGGCTCTCATGATCTTTCAGAAACTGCGCCTCTTCCAGCTTGTTGAGATGCGCCTTGTAGTCGTCAAGATAGGTTCCGATTGGGAGCTCGGTGATTCGAATCGTAGTTGAGTTAACAACTTCCAGCTTGCCCGTGATAACTACTTGTCCAGTTTCTGAATTGCGCTCGATCGTTCCGTCAAAGCCTTTATACCATGGAACCAACTTGCCCGGCTTGAGCTTTCCTCCATCTAGCACCTTCAGAACCGCATCTCGAACTTGGTTCGGGTTGTACGCCATGATGAGACACGCGTGCCCCGTACCCGTGCCTTGAGCTCCATTGATGAGCGACATTGGGAGAATGGGAGCGTAACTTTTTGGCTCGATCTTCTCACCATCAGTTTCGTTGTGCTCTAGGATTCCGTCATCTTGCTTGGGGTACAGGGCGCGGAAGAACGGTGATAATTTCGTCTCGATGTATCGAGCGGCGGCTGGGTCGGGAGAGAGCCTTGAGCCAAACTGCCCCTCAGGCAGGAAGAGGTTCATGTTGTTTGACCCGGGGTAGTCATTCGCGAGTCCTACAATAGTAGACTGCATAGATCCACCACCATGGTGGTAGTCAGTCTTTGAAGCTACGTGTGATGCGAGACGCTCGACAGTCATCAAGCCAGCGTTCTCTCCACGATCCAAGGTTCCATAGATCGCCTTTCGCTGTGAGGGCTTCAAGCCATCAGTGAGAAGAGGAATCGAACGGACATTGTCGTAAAGGGAAAACTCTTTAAATGCTGAGCCGAAGAAGTGACGAGCTAGAATGCGGCGAACAGCTGATAAGGCTGAAGTCATCGTATTTGCACCTTTTGTGGTCATAAGTCATTATATCCTGTTGCCAGCGTTAAGTAAAACTTTTCAGATAAGCGAGTTCAGAGCTGACTCTATTCGACTCTTGGGCTGTCCACCTACCAAGGTGTCGACGACGGTGCCGTTCTTGATGAAGAGCATCGTCGGTATTCCACGAATACCGTATTTCTGGACGATGTTCGTCTTATCAACGTCGACGTTGATAAATTTTACCTTCCCAGAATAAGCTGGCACGATGTCCGAGAGGAGCATCGCAAGACCTTGGCACGGTCCGCATCCGAGGGAGCTGAACTTGAGAACAATTGGCTCACTCGTTGAAAGTTCTCCATCAAAATTTTCATCAGTTGCTTCTACAAAATCGCTCATAATATTCCTCACGCTATGATGAAATCTTCGAAATTATCTGCCGGAGTCTCAAGCCATACCTTGCGGTCGTCCGCTCGTTCTCCATTGAAGGCGAGATCAATTGCCTGCTTGTCTGGAGTGTCCTCCATGGCTACCTGAAAAAGATACTTATTGAGGTTAGTCATGTATGGAATGAAATCCGGTGTCTTCGAGGTACCCAATCCTTTGAAGTAACGGTGTGTCCAGCCCTTCAGCTTTTGACCGTCCTTGTTGACCCACTCCTTGAACTCACGCTCGGTGAAGAATTCGATGTGGATCTGATTCTTGACGAACACCTTCACGACTGGGGTGCGGAGGATGTGGATGAATCCAAGCTTGAAGAGCTCGGGCCAGAAGTGATCGAAGAGATTCATGAGCAGCCCAGCGATGTGGGCTCCGTCAACGTCGGCGTCGGTGGCGAAGGCAACCTTACCGAAGCGAAGCTCGTTGAGCGACTTCACCTCATGTCCGATCTGCAGTCCAATGATGGTGAGAATCTTTTGGATCTCGTTGGGTTCTGTCTTGCCCTCCTTCTTCTTGTCGAGTCCAAGCACTCGCGCGATTTCCTTCTCACGCACGTTAAGCGGCTTGCCCTTGAGAGGGAAGGTACCGATAAATTGATGATCCGATGCTGCGAAGAGCGACTTGGCTGCTGAGTCTCCTTCCGCTAGGAAGAGAATGCACTTGTGACGCTGGTGCTTCTCAAGAGCGTCGCAGAATTTTTCAACTCGTGATGGGTTGGCACCAACAACGTCCTTGTTGAGCTTGCGCAGATCTCGTAGCTCCTCCATCTTCTGCTTTGCTTCTGCCCAATCAAGAATCGACTGAATGATCGACGACTTGACGATCTTGTTGATCATCTTATCAGGAACTTCCCACGAGGTCTTGTAGTCCTTGACCTCGGTCATCAGCTCTTCTTTCGTTTGAGAGTTGTAGCGTGGGTTAACGATGTTGCAGTCGATGTAGAGCGTCATGTGCTGTCGAAGCTCGGAAGGCTTGATGTCAACCTTGTGCTTCTTCTTGATGTGCTCGCGAATGTGCTCCCAAATCTGCATGCCCGCGTAGAGGATGTGGGTGCCGCCGACCTTCGTGTGGGTACCATTCACGAAGGATACTTGCTGGAAGCCGTCAGTTGAGGCGGAAACAGCTACCTTCCAATTCTCAGTCTCGTCGTAGGCAAATTCGCCGGGAGCTCCATTTTCCTGCTGCTCAACGTAGAGCTCAACGTAGTCCTTGAAGGAGCGGGTGGGAATACGATCACCATTCCAGTAGACCTTGAGGTGGGAGTTGACTCCAGCTACGTCAACTACGCGCTTGAGCAGCATCGCCATGTTGTCGTCAGTAAATTTACAGCCCAGCTTCTCAAAGTCGGGGTAGTAGGTAATGCGGGTGTAGCCCTTGCTTCCCTCCGCATCTTGAATCTTGGGGTTGCGGCGATCCTGAGAATTTTCCTCAAAGATCATCTTGAACTTCTTAACGGCGTCGCACGTTTCAACGACGAATTTAGTTGAGAAGATGTTGGTTAGGGCGGCGCCCTCTCCATTTTGGCCGGTGAGCATCGCTTGATCTTCATCGTCAAAGTTGCTGCCAGCTCGAAGCTCGAAGATCATCTCAGGAACCCACTGGTTGTATTCCTTGTGCTTCACGACCGGTATTCCACCGTTGTCGTAAACGCTGATCTCTCCTTTCTCTTGATCAACCTCGACTCGAACGATATCGAGATGCTTGCCCTCCGGGGTCTTGGAGAAATCTACCGAGTTGGAGATGATCTCGTCGAAAAGCTTGATGAAACCAGGGTTGTAGGTGACGGACTTTTTAATCATCCGCTTTTCGATGAATTCTTCAGCATCCCCATCCCCATCATCTAGCTCATCGTCAGGTGATTTCAATACCTCATCCTCATCGCCTTCACCCAACGTCGGCTCCGCATATACGAAGGTTTCTTCGGTATGGGGTGTGATCGCACCGATGTAACGACCTGGACGCTTTAAGACATGTTCTACTTCTGTAAGCTTTTTGAACTTCTGCTCGATAGTCTTTACCATTGTCCTCTCTCGTTTTCGTATGGTAAGACTATTGTATCACAGGTCCGTTCAGATGTACACCTGAATTATTGTTAAATGGTCGTATCTAACCTAGCTCCAGGGCTCCACTGGGTCATTACTTCCCAGCTCGAGAGCTAATGCCAACACCCAAATCACAACGTAGATCTTAGCGATAAGGAGGAACATCTACTCCATTACCTCGAAGATGAAGTGAGAATATATTGTTCGGAGAAAATCATCTTCCGTCCTAATTCGCTCAAACGCCCCATATACTCCCTTGAAGTTTCTACCGGTGCTCAGATTTTTGTATGGGACGATCGTGTTGTTAACGGTAAAGTTTTCCAGCTTACGCGGCTGCTTAACCTTGTAGTAAAGCTTGGTTATCCAACCGTTGATTTCCAGCTCACCACCGCTACCAATGTTTTTCTGGCGGAAGATATCCTTCCAGAAATCTCGGTTGTCGATGGCGATGGTTTCAGTGATGCTCTCAATAATCTTCGAAACCTCATCCATGTAGGATACAGCCGACTTGAAGTTCACCGAAGCGAACATGCTTGAGATTTGACGAGCGCTCTCGTACAGAGTATTCCAATCTTCTGGAGTTCCAGTAAGCCTAATCTCTGGGATACCGCACATGAATGTTGAGTAGGAGTAATATCCCTGCACCCCGTCGGCGAGCGCCGCGTAGAGTGCCACCTGGGCTTCAGGTGTGATGTTGCTGAGGCGAGGGACGAAAACGTTTACATCCACTGGAACAAGCTCTTTCAGCGCGACGACTACCGCGTGAAGGTTGATCTCGGTGATGTCGGACACTGGGATTTTAATATCAATCTTACCGGTCTCGGCTCTCGTAAACAGCGGCCGGCACGCTTGTTCTTGGCTCTTGATGATCGTTGCGATCTCGCTGAGCACGAGGTACCAGATATCGTGTGGAGCTATCTCAACCTTCTCATGGAGAGAATAAGCTGAGCTGAGCATGCCGACAAATCCAAGCTGCTTGTCGGTGTCTACGCGGAGATAGCTGCCGATGAACTTGTGGTTTTCACCAAGGCGCCGGTGAATTACCTTCGCGAGCGCCTCGCGATCTGTCGTGCGGCGAGGTGGTTCAATCTTCTTCAGGGTCGGGTCTAGAATGATTTGCATTATAATTTCCACCAACGTTTTTTGGGTCTCTTATCTATTACATTTTGAGCCGATTTGGCTAGTGATTCAATGTACGCCTTTTCAACATCGTCAGTACTTGTGTGCTTACGCACCATCTCGATAACCGCTTCAGGATATGCTGAAATATAATACACCATTTCAGAACGATATGCTTCGTCCCGTACGATTTCCCTCACTCTTTCTTCCGTTAAGTCGCTCATTGTTACCCCCTATAGCGTGAAATGATATCCAACAGCCAAGATCAAACCGTTGCTCGCGCGGATTGGGCTTTCAAGGTAGGCAAGATCGATTGAGAACTGCTTTATCGAGTACTCGATAACTGGAGCCGTCGCCAGCTTGTACGTGCCGTGATCTAGATCGGCTCCAACCGCAATTCCGAGGGCTACGGGGCCAAGAACATATCCGTAGTTAGGACCTAGAAAGTAGATGCCCTCTCCAAGCTTACCACCAAAAATACCAAGGCTGGCGCTGCTGTTCGGCTTAGTCCACTGGTAGTCAAGGGTGTAGCAGCAGCCTGGCTTTGCCCACGTTGCCGACGTTACGTTGGCGTTTGAAAGACCGATGCCGAGGCTGAGCTCCAGATCACCGGCGGTGGCGATGGAGCTTGCTAGGAGAAGAGCTGCTAGTGATAGAATTGTCTTCATTTGAGATCCTTACGTTTGCGGGAATTTCATTAACGGGAATGCAGATAGCCGATTGATGACTGCCTGGCATGTCATATTGCTTCTTGTAATAATCAGCGATGATCTGACAAGATGCAAGGGTTGGGATACGGTCAACGCGAACGGTTGTCATACCGTTATCACCACAGTATGATCCGCAAATAATGGCAACGAGGGTAAATGAAATCATATCAGACTCCGTGTGGGGCGTGCTTGTTGAAAAATTCGTGTTGAGCTTCTGAGAAGGCTCTGAACCCAGCTTCAACGGCGCGCCTGCAAATTTGCTTGTTGACAGTCACGAAATTGAGTCCGTAGTTTATGGCGCTTAACGCCATCTGAGCATGGTGCTGTTCTACTGCAACTCCGTTGCCGCTGTGCACTCTAATCCAGTGGTAGGTATCAACGTCAAGAGCGCCTACACCTACCTGAGCTGTATGCTTCAAGAGCTCATTTGAAAGAGTGGGCACTTCATCGCGCAGCGCGTTGTCGATGAGCGTAAATTCAATGTCCGCGAGAATCTCAGAGCCGGCGTGGTAACCCATACCGAAGAACAAATTCTCAGCTAGCTCCTCGCGGGTGTCACCCCAACCACCGCTATATCCAGTCAGGGTTGCTCTATTTGCAGCTATAACCAGCTCACAATCTCCAAACAGGCGATCATAGTCCAAGCTTGGGTGTAGCTCTGAAATGCGTACCAGCAGCGCCTGCGCGAGTGAGCGATGGCAAGCCCGCTTACCAGAAGGAACGTGAGAGTACTCATCACGAGCAGCTTCAAATATGAATGACGCAATGAAGTTTGATCGATCGGCCGCCGCCTTGATGCGCTGGCTGGGATCAATGAAAATTTCACGGGCCGCCCCGATAAGTGAAGTCAATCTAACGACGCCATTTGCGAATACTCCGTTCCACGAAACGTAGTCGCCGAGAAAATCGATAAGAGGCTCTACGTCGCCGGCTTTGTAGCGGTCGCAAAGAGCCGTCAAGATTTTCCTGATGCGTTGATCAAAGTGATCCATCGTGATGGTCGATTTCAACTTCTGTTCATCGAAGTGAAAATCTTCTGAATTTACAACCAACGTGGTGGGAAAAATCGCGTTGGAGCTAATCACGATTCCGTTGTTATTTCCGCCGATGGTGATGCTCATTTTAGCGCCTGTGAAATTTGATTGTGGAGAATAGCATCTTCTGGACGAAGTGCCTGCGCGCGAGCACCTGCAGCCGAATGATCGAGGGCAATCTTTGCTGGTTTGCCGTTCAGCACGATGATGCGGTCGGCAACCGCGATAGCCTCACCCACGTCGTGGGTCACCATCACTACCAAGCAAGGATGCTTCGCCCAGATGTCAACGAGAAGCTTCTGCATGTCGACGCGAAGGATGGGATCGAGCGCGCTGAACGGCTCATCAAGCAGAAGAATCTTCGGCTTGGTCACCAACCCACGGGCAAGCATGACGCGCTGGTTCTGTCCACCGCTCAGCTCGCTGGGATAGTGGGACTCCTTGTCCTTCAAGCTGACGGCTATCATCGCCTCTTCAACTCGCTGGGCGATTTCAGCCTTAGCCGCGCCGCGCCGCGGGCCAACCTTGAATGGGAACTCAATGTTCTTCTTTACCGTCAGATCTGGACGGTTAACTGGCTGCTGAAAAACGGTAACTGCATCTTGGGACTTGCCGTGGAGCTCAACACCATCAAGCTTGATCGTGCCGAGCGTTGGCGTCTTCACCTTTGGTGGTCGAACACCGCCTAGCATTCGTAGCACGGTCGACTTTCCGCATCCGCTACGTCCCATGATGACGTTGATCGATGGACCAGCTAAAGTCAATGTAAGTGGATCCAAAATGCGGTTTACTTGACCATGATTTTGTGGATCCGGGTATTCCTGGACAACACCGCTCAATTCGAGAATAGTAGCGCTCATAGTTTCCACCCCCATTCGTTAGCCTTCGCAATGATCGCACCAACAGCAGTTCTATCAGAATCAACGACGTGGAAAGGAACAGCTTGATTTGTCAACATCTGTTTGACCTTTACATCGAGGTCTTTCGCTTGCTCTTCCGACTGAAATCGACCCTTGGGATTGTACTCCTTATGACGTACCAAAAAGATATTCAAGTTGTCGTACAAATCGTAAGCCTCGCGAATACAATTCTTCAGAGAAGGAATACCAAAGTTCTTCGGCATGTAAATCAAACCTAGGAACAACGGGCAGTCCGTCACGATCACATCGACATCTTCAGCGCACCTTCGCAGTCTAAAGTGCTGCTTTCCAAAGATGTATTCCTGAGCTTGAAACACCTTGGGGGTACCGAGATGATTCGTGCCGAACTCCCAAGCCTTGTCCTTCGCGTACTCCTGAACATATTCGCAGTTGACTCCTCGATACTTGAGCTCCGCGAAGAGAGCCGCGGCGGTTGTTGACTTTCCAGTCCCTGGACCACCGTAGAGGTTGATGATCTTTGTCACTGCGTTCCTTCCCAAAAGTAAATGCGCTTCTTGACGTACGTTAGCGTCAAGTTTGTCAGCAGCGCTAATCCGATAATCACGATGATGCCAGCAAAGACTTGATCCATCGCGCTGAAGCGCTTCGCGTTTTGAATCATCTGTCCTAGACCACTGTCGGCGTTGACATATTCTGCGACGGTTATGTACGTCCAGAGGATTGACGTTGACACGATGATCGCGTCAAAAATTCTGGGCATCGCTATCGGCAGCACTCCCTTCAGGATGTTTTCGATGGGCGTTGCGCTGAGATCCGCCGTCGCTTCCCAGTAGCAGTAAGCTACTCCAAGCATCGCGTCTCTAACCATCGGTATGATGTAAACGACTGCAGCGGTGAAGAGGAATGCGATCTTCATGCCATCACCAATTCCATACCACATCACGAATATCGGCAGCAGAGCGGCGATTGGAGCTGAGCGGAAAGGATCGATAATCGGCGAGAAGATTGAATTAAGCCGCGGTGAAGCTCCAAGGATTATTCCAAATGGGATACCAACGGCGCATACGAGGAGAGCCGCGATACCGATGCGCGTAAGGCTTGCGCCCATAGCCCCAAGAAGAATGCTGTGTCCATGATCCCATGAGAGATACAGGAAAGCGTTGAAAACTTGAATTGGAGATGGAAGCTTGTTTGCGTCAACCAAATCCAACATCGTGATACCTGCCCACACCGTGATGAGGGCGAAGATAGCTCCGATTCCATATTCTTCCCGCTGAAGACCGGTTAGTGGGGCGTGGGGGTTGAAAAAGTTGCTGCTCATGCTGAAATCTCCAGGTTAGAAGCTGGGAGAGTAGGACAGTCCTACTCTCCCGCATTCGTTACAGCTTACTTCGATGCTGACTGCAGAATCGCTACGCGAGTTGCGCGGTTTGCGGCGCGGCAATCTTCGAGGCTCAAACCATCTTCAGTACCCGGCTCGCGGCAGATGGGCTTGCTTGAACCGTTGCCAGCTACGACCAAGCGAGCGGCTGGGATTTCCCACTGCTCAACAAGGTACTTCTTCGCCGCGTTGGCGCGTGCCAGGGAGAGCGGGCGGTTGACCGCGTCGCTACCAGTCGAGTCCGCGTTGCCGCTGAGCTCAATGTATGCCGTGCCATTGTCCTCGAGGAAGGGGACGATTTGCTTGTCGATAACTTCCTGTCCCTTCTTGGTGAGCTCAGCTGAACCCGTTCCAAAGTTGACCGAGACCGGCTTCGTTAGGGACGCTACTGAAGACTGAGCGACGGTCGCACCGCTGGTGGTGAAGCTTGTCTTCTCGACGGTGGCCGCTTGTTGAGCTGACGCGTCGCGGGCGAGCAGGGTCTTCACGAAGCTGTAGTCGAAGGAATCAGACGCGTTGATCACCGGTGAATTAGGATTAGCAAGAGCGCCGGCCTCACGGTAGATCTGGTCGAACTCATGATACACGCGCTCGTAGTGGTTCGTGCCGCCGGCGATCAAACCGAGGATGCGAGCGTTATCCGAAAGGTTCGTCCACACGAGGTTAGTGAAGAGACCCTTGATGAAGGAGGGACCTTCTTTATCTCGAATCGCGCCGAACATCTGCTCGGAGCTGGCTAGTGCCGATACAGCTTCATCTTGGTGAACGCGGGCATAATCTACTCCGGCCAACCAGCCCTGCACGAACTTCTGCACCGCGGTATGACCCTGCTGGCTGTCGATAACTTCCTTGTTGCAAACCATCACGTCGTAGATGAGGTTGGTGGCTTGCTTGGTGGAGTACACGACGTGAGAACCGGGCTGACGCATCGCCAAGGAGAGATCCGGATCCCACAGCACGATCGCGTCGACCTTTCCACTTTCGAAGGCGGCTCGAACACCAGCCGTTCCCTCATCGGCGTTGATGAAGACCATCTGGATGGATGACTTCTTCTTGGCAGACAGGGAGCTGTTGTTGATCGCGTCGATCAAAAGACCATGCGACGGCGTGAACTGCAGCAGAGCTACTTTCTTGCCAGCAAGATCTTCGACGGTTCGCACCGAGGGATCGCGCGCGACGATGGCGTCACCGCCTTGCGTATTGTCTACGATCATCACCGCTCGCGCGTCAAGCTTCGCGTTGCGAAGGTTGGGTTGTTCCTGCGCCCAGAAGTCAGAAGTGCGCCAGGCGCACTGCGCGGTCTTCGAAGTGAAGACGGTCTGCAGCGTCGGAATATCGTCTTGAACGACCAAGTTCAGGTTGAGACCAAGCTTAGCGTAGATCGAGCCGGGCTGAGTCTTCAACGACCCACCGTTGGCGAGGATAGCTGGAGCGTAACCGTGGAATGACACGATCGATACCGTCAAGGTATTCGAATCGACTGGGGCCGCGGTTGGAGCGGATTGCGCTGGTGTCGCGCCGTCGCTGCCATTGTTCGTCGGTGTGCCCTTTGCCACATACGCCGAACCGTTTGCGAGGTTGCTCTTGTGAATCCGCTGTACACCGTAGAGTCCACCGAAGACTACAGCGCCAGCTAGAACCGCCAAAACTCCAATACCGAGTTTTGTGATTGCACCGACTTGCTTATTGCGAAACATAACTTTCATCTCCTTTGTGTATCAACGTTAAATCTTGGTTGCGCCTTGGGTAACTTTTACCTTCGGTACGCTGTAGAATGACGGGATGCCTACTGAAGCATTCGGTGCCGGTAGGGCCGCCGTTGGAACTACGGTTGCCGTTACCGTGACCGGTGCTTTTCCGCCGGTGATCATGCGGCTCTCGTTGCGCAGACGATCAAGCGCTTCCTGATGATAGGTACCCTTGTCCATGTCAACGCTCGTGATGACGTCCTTCGACAAGGCGCGGAGAGACTGCAACCGTCCGAGGCTGCCAGCGTACTTATCGTGAATGATCTTCATCGAGGACATCGCGTTCTGCTTGCGATCGCTTCGTGAACGAAGAACTCGCGTTGCGGCGCTGGTAGCGCGATCGACGCTTTGCGCGGCAGTCCATTCCTGCTGAAGAGCCTCGACGTCCAGCTCAGCCTTGCGCTGCATGTATGCTGTCGCGTCAACGACTTCCTTGAGGGTGTCGCGAACGACGTAGAGGGGCTGCGTGCTGCTCTTGATGCGTGCCGCCGTTTCACGGAGGGTGCCTGGTTCGAGCGACATCAGCTTTGCTTCTTGACTGTCGGCACCGTACTGAGCTACCGCCTGAGCGAATAGCTTATCAGCTTTCAGCGCCTTGCGCTCATCATCGGAAACTACCTGCTCATTTTGCGAGATGACGGCGCCGACTTGCGAATACTGCGATTCAAGTTCTTCTTTGTCCCCGTTAACTTCCTTGAGCCAGAGCTGCATGGGAGTGATTGGATCCCACTCGAAAATTGCCCAGGTGGCCTTATTCGCGAAGCTCTCGATGAGTCGCTTGTAGGCTGGCCAGATGGAAATGAGGGCGAATGAACCAAAGCAAACACCCGCTGCTATCGCTCCAAGCTCAGCGATCGATACCGCTCCGTTGACGAGGAGGTTGAGAGCTTGATTGATGTACGGCATGAAGAAAAGAATTGCCGCAACCCCAAGAGCTGCAAGACCAGCGTGGGCTACCCAGCGGGTCGCCTTTTCCTTGGAGGGAACCGGTAGTCCGGCAATTGTGTTAGACGACGAGTCCATAAAATCTCCTTTAGAGCCTTGCGAAAGTTTGACCGAGGTTAGCAACGAACTGTTCAACTTGGGTTAGAGAACCCTTCACCACGGCATCCTGTTGCTGAAGGTTTGCCTCGGCATCTCGAATTTTTCCCTGCAGATCGGTCGCGGCCACCTGCTTTCCGGCGATCGCCTGCTGCAGCTGCGCGATTTGATTCGTCGTATCCGAAATTTCGGAGTTGATTGACGAAAGCTGCTGTTCAAGCCCACCAACAGCTGAATCACGAGCTCGCTTGTGCTCGGATTCCAACCCACTTCTCGTGTGGAGAAGAGCTGCCGATACCGTTTTGTTGAGCTCGCTGATGAGCGAATTTTTGTCGACTCGAGTGAACGCCAGCGCCGCCTTCATGCAGGCACCTTCATCATTCGGAAACTGCGGTCGAACCAATTCAAGGTTCTGCATGAACTGGCTGATGATCGGCGATGCCGCAAACACTGAAGATTTGATCTTGCCGACCATCTCGGGATCGGCAATTCCAGCCTGTGGTTGAAACTGAGGGCCAGGCGTAAAGGCATAACCAGCTGGTGCGTAGGATGGTGCCATGGGAGCGGCGGGTGCAACTTGAACTGGTGTGCTGTTACCGGTTCAAGTGCGTTATCTTCAACGAGTCCCAATTTGGCGAACAAGCTCTTAGCCATAAGTTTAATCCTGAGTCAAAATTATCGTGGAATCATCATAACATGCAATCAGCGAGAAGTAAAATTTGATTGAAAATCAGGTTGATTTTACCAATTGAGTCCGGTTGACCGCAGCTTGCCGCGAATGAACATGAGGCGGGAGCAGAATTCAGATTTCGTCAGCACTGTCTCCTTCTTCTTGGAGCGACCGATGCTGTGATCAAGAACGGCATTCTGCGTCGCGAGCAGCGCCTTTCGAAATCCCTCATTCTGATCCGCCATCGCCTGGTAGGCTCGATCCAGAAGAAGCTGGTACGCATCACCTTCTCGCTGGTATTCGACGCCCTTCCAGTATAGCGTCTGTCGTTCCTGCCAGTTGCGAGGACGACCGCGCGCATTCGCCGCCTTGCCTACCAGCTTGCACACTTCGACTTGGATGTGCTCCTTGTCGAATTTGAAGGCTTGGAGGAGACCCTCCATCGAGGCAACCGGAACCCCATCGAAAACGAAGGGGTGTGGAGCGAAGTTTGACAAAGCCGATGATGGGTAGCCGTTACCCGACTTGATGTCCATTACTGAGCGCTCAAAGCATTTTCAGCTTCACGAATTGAGTTGAACTTGTAGTGAGACAATTTGTCGATGAAGTCAGAGTAGTTGTCAGGAAGCCACTCAACGATGAAGTCAAATCCTTCGAGGATTCCGGAGTCTCTCTCCTTTTTGATTTGCGCTTGTTCCCATTTTGAATACTTGTCTTTGTTTGGCTCGCGGGGCTGGCTTGGTGCGTAGCCAAAAAATCTCTTGAACTGCGCGATCCTCTCACTCTCAAGCTCCTTGAGAAGTTCTTCCTTGGTCAAACTTATTTTTGCGGTACTAACCATGACTTCATCCTAATTCGATTAAGCGCGATGTTGAATAAATCTTCAACTGTGTTGATGCAGCCTGTCAAGTCATTATCAATCGTGATGTCGAACTGCTCTTCGAGATTGATCATTAGCTCAACGATGTCGAGAGAATCACAGTTGAGATCGCTAAAGAAGTTATCGCGCAGATTTACACCGGTTGATTCGCGGTCGAGAACCTCAGCGATTATCTCCATGACGCGATCTTGAGTATCTTTCTCCACATCTGGATGTCGACTAACTTCCGAATCCGGGCCTCGAACGTTGTCAAACGCCGCGCAACCAAAGCTTCCACCGTTGAACGCGCCAACGTGATAAACTATTCGACCCATGTACTGGCCACCAACTCGCCGCAGTCCATGAAGTTTCTCAACCAGTTCCATGGCATCTTCATAATCGTTGAAGGTTTTGAAATTCGCCTTGTACGTTTCAGTGCTAGCTGGGTTGGGTTTTCCAACTTTCTTGGAAGTCCAATAAACGATGTATTCTTTAGGAATCTTATGCATGAATCACCTTTACGTGTTGCAACCCAAGCTCTTTAGCTCAATGTAGAAATTGAAGTAGCGCTCCATTCGCCGAATATCTTTCTCGGTGACTCCCTGAAGCCGGCGAATGTCAGTGTTGTGCTGGAGATCGCACTTCTTGACCGCGATGGAGTCTGGGTTGCTTTTAACCTTCAGCTTGTATTCTTCGTAGGTTTCACCGCGAATCTTGGTAAGACAGCGGACGCCTTCGATGATTCGATCGGTCATTCCTTCCTCCCGCAGCTTTTGCCACGTGACGTCGGTATCTTCCACGACGTCGTGAAGAATCGCGATGCACATCAGCTCTTCATCAACAGTTCGCAGCTTGTGCATCACCGCGAGGGGGTGAAGTATGTATGGCTTGCCGCCTTTGTCGTATTGGTTTGCGTGGGCGACGGTAGCGATTATCAGCGCCTTGTTGAGGAGCTCACCTTTCTTGTATTCAGCCATGCGCGCCAGCTCCGTGCGAATTGACCATCAATTTTCCGCAACTGTTGAACCACTGCTCGATAGTCAGAATTTCTGGTAGGTTAATTTGATTCTTGTGGGGAAAGAAATGGAACGGCCAAAATTCGAAGCCAGCGAATTCAAATTTTGGTGTTCCCTCTTCGCGACAGTGACGCGCAGCAGCTTCAAAATCGACTAGAGCTTGCTCCGGTGATTCGTATTCTATTGGCAGAACAACATCGTTACAATACGTGTATTCATCTGAATCAGTGTAGATTAGTACCAACTTCATATTGATTCCGCGAAGTAGTCGAGTATGAACCGCTTGATGACGTGGGTTAACTGGGTGTTGTGAAAGGTGATCACCTCGACACCAGCTTGATCGGTAAAGGTGAGAAATTGATTTGTTCTACCGTTGTGGTGAACGTATGCCTTTAGCAGTTTCGATCCAGCTTTGATGTAGACGACGTTTCGCCCAACTTCGAAGGTGCAGCGCTGCAGAATCTCTCGATCACCAAACAGCGATCTGGCGTGTTCCAGGAACAAGCTGGATGACCAACCACCTGCCGCGAGATACTCATCAACCGATTTTGACAATTTTCTCATGGTCACATTATACCCTGCCCCAAATCAGATGTACATAAATAGCCTATCAACCTGAGGTGATAGCTTGAAAGTTAGAGAACTCTTCGAAACGTTTGATTACAAGAATCTGTCTGAAACAGAATTCGAGCATCTCTCCGCGCCAGACGCGAAGAACGTCGACGATCGCTACAAGGTAGGCAAGGTAGCGTTCGACAACAAGGATGGAATGGGAGCAGTTCCCAATAACCAAGAAATCAAATACTTCGGCTTCGCGATGACAATCACACCATCCGAATTTCTAGAGCTAGCAGCTCAGGGATATCGCGGTGACGCCGCGGCTAAAATAGCTGAACACATCAAGGATAGAATACCAATTGGAGCTCCGTTTCTCCAGTTTAGATACAACGAAAAAGAATTTGGTCAAGGTGAACCGCTGCGAGTTGAAGTAGTTGGGCATGAAGGTAGAGCGCGGATGACCGCGATTAGAATGGTCAATGGTGATACAGAGAGAATTCCGGTTCACGTCATGCCGCGCGGTGAGACTCGAGCTAGACATCTCGATGAGAAATTTTTCTCGGCGCTTCGAAAGATTGGAATGGTTCCGGAGAAAACTTACAAAGATCCTAAGCACGTTAACATTGGCAGAATTTTTTGGATGGGGAAAACGATATGAAATTCAAAGAATTTCTCGAATCACACGAAATGATCTCTGTTGAGACTTTAGATGAATTTGCAGAAACTGTCGGTGGTGGAATGGCGATGCGCCCAGATGAAATAGATTATGATGGTACGCTTTACAGTTGGAATGGCCGCACGAATTCTGGTTTCGACGTCAATTCTCAACAAGTAACATATTACGCCAAACATGGTGGGGCGAATAATAATGTTTCGGTGATATGGTTAAGAGGTAAACGACCATGCTTCATCGTACGTTCACAGCTTGAGGAAACTCCGCCCTTTGAAATAGAGGTGCTCAACGATGCTGATTTTGTTCGGGCCGCGCTCGGTAGTACCGAAGATAAAGAAAAGACGATAAAAATACTGTTGGCAAAATATCGAGAAGTTGTTGATGCCGATTCTGAACATGGCACATTTTGGTTTGGTTTAGAGGATTCCAAAATGTTTTTATCAGCTTTACTTCACTCGCTAGAAAAAGTGCATAATTGGCCTGAGCTTAAGGCCATACAGAAGAGCATGTCAGCCAGCAAGTCTCTTGATTAGGTCCAATGGTAACTTAGCTACCTTCGGAATATTTCTGCTGATACCGATTCCCCTCGAGACAGTTATTCCAGCTTTCTTCAGCCGATAATCTGTTACCTGCATCGAAATAGCTCGAGCGTGATTCCTCAGAAGATCAGTCATGTTGCGCATCAGTCTTCTCGTCCTCTTGATGGTTGTATCTTTTCAAGCTGGGCAACAATATTTTCCAACTTAACCGGCATGTAGCCGTTGGCGTCTACTCCAACGTCATATCGTCGTCGGTCTATAGCCGTGATAGCTTGCTTGTTATGCTGGTGACCATGGAGATTGATCGACCCATAATGCGCCTTGTTCCACGTAAGCAGGGGATAGTGGCACATGATAAACCGAACACCGTTGATCGTCTCCTCGTGTAGATCTGGGAGGATCTTGTCGAAAAGCGCCTGGAGAGTCGGCTCCCTGCGAATTATCTTGTCGTGATTGCCTAGAACTAAACGCTTAGTGCCGTTCAGGCGGTGCATGATGGACCGCGCTTTGCTCAAATCGCAGAAGAACATGTCACCGAGGCAATAAACGACGTCGTTGCGGCTAACGACTCCATTCCAGTTTGCGATAAGCTGCTCGTTCATCTCCTCAACGGTCGAGAACGGTCGGTCACAATACTTGATAATATTTTGATGCGAATAGTGCATGTCTGAACTAAAGAGAACGTTCATATCTTTTACCTTCTAAATAATCTATAACCCGTGAAACCACAAGATTGTGTTCTGGGTAATCGCCTTTGTATTCCATTATCCTACTCATTAGTAGATCTGGTTGAGTAGGGTCAGCTTTTCTTCTAGCCTTACTGCTATTTTCCGAAAGTGTAATCACTTGGCAATTTTCTGGATGACGAAGTATCTCAGGGAATATACCAAGTAGGAATCCTTGTTTTCTACCTACAATATGGTCTCGACAAAGCCCTCTTTCTTGAAGATTGAGTTCTTGTGTATATCTATAACTTGCCTTCCATCCAGCTTGTTGCCAATAAATCTTCCATGGTGATATCATGCTGCGGGGAATTATTGTACCCTTAGCTTCCTTTGTTGCCCGGCCGCCCTCTACTATGCGTCTTTTTATATCTGGATCAGCCCATCGCTTGGATGATTCCTTTCCTATTTCTTTTCTTCGCTGTTCTGAGGGAGTGTGCCCATATGTAGATGGCGTTCTATGCGCATGCATCCTTTGAATTAATTCTTTCGAAAATTTTTTGTCTCTATTTGCATTTCCGGAAACATAACGTCGATGAGGATCTTTCATCGCCTGCTTCATAGTTTTAGAATGTCGTGCTCGTCTATCATCATCCCATTGCCCACCACCATAAGCTGGGTTTCCTGCACCTGACATCAACTTGCTAAGTTTGATTTTTCTCTCATTTGTGCAAGGCGGCATGTTCTTGTATGCACATTGTTTAGAACAATAATTGTTAGTAGATCTAATTTGAGAAGGATATCTTTCAAATTTAGTGCTGCATTCGGGGCATACCAGTACTGTTTTCTGTATTTTTGACATAAATTTATTTATGGGAATGTCCAAAATCTGTATCAGACAATAACAACATGTTTTCTTCTAAATATCATTTTTAATGGAGTCTCAATCATGTTCCTAGCGCTAGCCGCACTTCTACTTTTAGCCGTCATCGCGGCTCAGAACTACCTGTACCCACCTCTTCGTCAGGAGACGATCAGTGATGGCCTGTATGGTCCCTACCACTGGTACCTAGATGGAGCTTACGTTGTTCTTGGTACCGCTCTTCTCAACCACTTCTCTACCGGGTTCGATCACATCCTGGCGATTGTGGCCGCTACCGGTTTGGCGATCACGGCGATCTCCAACACGTTTTCGAACTTCGTCGACAAGTTAACTAATGGAAAGCACTCACAGATCCACACGTGGGGAACCGTTGTGATGCTTCTGACAATGCTTGGTTTAGAAGGTCACGTTAGCGGTTGTAAGTGGGTTGCCGCAAATGCCATCATTCCAACTGCAATTGGTCTGCTTGCAAAGCTGTCAAAGAAGGTAGTTCCTGGCCCAGCCGCTGAAAAGGCTGGCATCCTCATTCTTTGTTCGTGGTTGATTTCGTTGGCGTTCTGAAAAAGAAGCGGGCCCCTCTATCGTAGGGGCCCGCAGACCGGGCCTCTTCTCTTTCGAGAAGTTTGCGCCGATTAGATCGCTTTCGCGATCAACGCTACGATTTCCGCCTGCGTCAGATCCTTCGTCACCGTCACACCCTTGGCTTCTGCCGTCTCGAGCACCTTCTTGATGTTCGCGGGCTTCAACGCGACGCCCTTACCGGCGGCAATCGAAGCCAGCCACACCGGGCCGAACTTGAAACCGCGAGGACCTTTCTCACGAACCGCTGCCGCCTTGCGGACTCGGAGGGTGGCGCCCGACGCTTTCGCAGTCTTCGTGGTCGTCTTCGACAGAGCCGCGATTGCAGCTTCGGCCTTCGCCTTGCTTTCGAAGCCCTTGCGAGTTGCAACGCCGGCGGCGGTGGCCAATTCGTTGTACTTCGCGATCAACTGGGTCAAAGTCAAATTCATTTCAATCTCCTTTGCAGCGGGTTTATCAACTTACAGATCTATTCTATCACGTGATCTACCAAAAGTAAACACTTATTTTCAGGTCACATTATGTTAAATTGACCTGCTCAACCGGGCACCACCATATTCGGCGTGGGCCAATCAGCTCTGAAACTATCGGGTTCCCAAGCTTGGAAATTCGCCGCTTGTAGATGATGAATTCGTACGATTCCCTCTCGAGGTACGCCAAGCTTGAAAGCTCGATGCAGCGTAAGACGAGATTTTTCAAGCTCCGCTTGGAAAGCTTTAGAGCGTGCGGGTTGATTTTCGCGAGATACAGAGCGTCGGCCCGCAGATAATTTCCGATGCCGCAGAAGATTCGCTGATCGAGAAGTGACTGGGCGATGCAGCCGCTACCGTACGAGCTGAGCCGACGTTCGATTTCGGTCGTTACCGATTCATCGAGCGGCTTGCTAAAATCTGGTCCAAGCAGAGAAAGTTTCTCTTGGTGTTCAGCTGCCGAAACTATCTTTAGCGTCCCGAAATTTCGAGGATCGTGATAGTGAATGGTAGATTTTGAGAGGGTTAGCGAGATGCGGGTGTGCTTCAAATTTTCAGCTTCCCACGAACCGCTCATGCCAAGGGTTGAGTGGATGTAGCGCTTGCCATCGAGCGCGAAGTAAATCAGCTTGCCATGATTGTTGATGGCCGTGATCCTGCTGCCAGCGAGTTCATCGAGTCCGGTAATCGGCTTTCGTAGATACCGGCCGCTGACAACTCTCGCGCCGTGAATCGTGCTTCCAACAACGCGCTGGAGAAGATCAGCTTGCAGTCGAACTTCAGGACCTTCGGGCATTGGTCAAAAGCTGTAGTTTTTGTTGGGGATTCGGCACTTTACCATCCAAGCTGCATTCGAGCTTGCCTTGAAGCAGGATTTCAGCTTCGCGTTTGGATCCTTCAGCACCAATCCCTCATCTTCCGGCTTGAGGTTGTTGAAGCGTTCCGCGAATCCACTGTCGATGCACGTTGCAACGGTAATCTGTGGGGTTATTCGAACTTGGTCACCCTCGTGCTTCCCATTCCACAGACCGTGGAGGACGTGCTGGCGATACGCGAAGGTTTCTCCGGTAAGATAGACGCCATCCTTCACGAGAATGTCGAAGATGTACAGCTCATTCTTGGGACCGTTGGAGACCTTCGAGTGGAGAAGCTCGGCGCAGTAGACGTTCCAATTGCTGTCCGAACTGAAACTCTTGGTTCCGCTTCGGAAGAACTCGATGTGTTCAGCTTGAGGCGTCCACATCTTGTGATCGTCATTGTGACGCGTCTTGAAGATGACCTCGCGCCCATTCGAGAAGATCAAGGTGCAAGTTCCATTTTTCTTCGTTTGGGCCCACCATTTACGATTTTCGTAGAACGTGAGAGACGAAGGAGCGATCTTTTGCTCGGGCCTCGGAGGCCAAAGATACTGGTACTTTGTGTACGAAGTTGTCATGGAGAACGTTAGGCCTTGACGCTCTTCTTGGTAGGAGCGGCTTTCTTGGTGGGCTGCATGATCTCGAGGGCGTCCTTGATGAGGTTGTCCATGTTGTAGGACTCGCTCAGCTTGGGCTTGAGCGCCATCGTGGTCAGAATGGCGAGGACTTGTTCGTCTGCACCTTTTCGGAAAGCCGTGTCGAGCATCTCGTCCGAGACGACCTTGCGGGAAACTTCCAGCTGCTGGGAGATGAAGTCATCCGGCACGATCTTCGAGAGGGCTTTTTCCACCTTGCCCAGGAGGGATTCATTGGTCGCGTATTTCGGGTTGATCGCGAACAGATGGGGTTGGGTCACCTTCGTTTGCGCTTCTATACCGGCTTTCTTGAGAACGTCAACTTCTTCGTCGGTAAGAACCGAACCGGAGCTGCGCTTTCGAACCTCGACTGAGGCCGTCGCGTAACCGTCGAGACCTTCGAAGCTGGAGGGACGTTCGCTTTGTCCAGCGAGGCTCACGAATTTTTCGAAGCCGATGGTGTTGGCTTCGGCCTTGAGGGTGGCCTGCATCGCGGTGGCCTGCTTGATGAGGGCATCAAGGAGGGTAAGCTGCTGGAGTCCAGGAATCTTCAGCTGAATCTTTTCCTTACCCTTTTTCTTGGGTTCGGTCTTGACTTCAACATTCACCTTTTTGAACATACCGGCCATCTAAATCTCCTGTTATTCAATTCGTAAGGCTATTCTACCACATAACCTGACGAATGTACACTAATCTTCACCTCAGCCCGACACCTGGTCGATGTGTTTTACACGCAGCCGGAGCACCGGTTGAGGCATTTAACATAACAGGTGCGCTGGGATCAAATCTGCAGAAGTATGTGTATGGATCTATTGGATCATCGTGCTGCTTTTACAAGGAAGTGGCGACCTTGTCCACGCTTCGATGGTCGCTTTCGAATCGTTTGGGGGTGGGTAACTTTGCCAACCCATTCACCTGGAATTTCCACAAGGATGCCGCGGCGTTTGCGGAAGAATTTTCCGTCCTTCTCAATTCTTGCAGCCATAACTCACCATGTGAATGATTCGAACATGCTGTATTCTTCAGCTTCTGGTTCCTTCCCGTAGAGATCACGAATCATCTGTTGAGCTTTGGGATTGTCCCAAGTTTTCATAGCACGTTCGTGATTGCTAATTTTCGGCTCTGCCTCGGAGTGACCAAGCAGCTGGCACTCTATTGGTTTTCCGAGCTCGTGAATAGAACATTTCCCATTCTTGAACCAATGACACTCACCCTTTGGATTTGCCGGAAACATCGTGCCACCTGTACCGCGGGTTTGACGCGGAGATAACACGAACACGTTCTTGGGATAGCGATCCCACCAGTCGATCTGGAGGTGCTGCTTAAACAGCTCCTGAACGGTAAGTCCAAGCTTCTTGGCGAGGGGTTTTATCTGAGCAGGTGAGAACCAGCCAGGCTTGTTGCTGCACGCCGACTTGCACTCCTTGCAGGAGCATTCCCCAGCTTGATACTTCATGGCGTTTTCCATCTGCCAAGACCATCCCACCTCGCAACGGTTTCACCCTTCGCGTTGAGCACCCACACTCGAGATTTGTAGCGCTCGGCTGCCTTGACGGCTCCGTCGAGATTGTAGGTGTCCTTGGGAAGATGAAATGGTCCAACTTCCTTAATCGTGGACTCGATCCTCAACGTGTACATTACGAATTTCTCCTAAGCTTGGGTTCCAATGTTCGAAGTTCAGCTTCAAGCGGTTGGTAGTCGCAAGGTTTTGCATCCCTCCAGCCGTTGCGGGACAGTTTGCACAGCTCGGTTACGATTGCTGCCCTGCGCTTTTGCATCTGTTTTCGAGTCATAACGCCGGAGCCTCTCTAGTTGGATATGTCAGAGTCTTGACCAGCTGGTAGCCGATGATCAGCTTCTTGGTGAGCAGTCGGTCACCCATCTCGCGGAGGAGATATTGGTTACCTTCAACGGCGACCACCGGACCTTTACCATTTTCAGACTTGGCCAGCTGCACGTCCCCGTCTGTCAGCTCGATGAGCAGCATGTAGAGCGGAATGAAGGGCAGCCGAAACTCGGGTATCTCGATCATGGAACTCATGTTATTCTCCCAAGAGATGATTGCATGATGGCGGTGCGGACTTCCGAACTCGCACCAGTCCAAAATCGAGCTTGACGGCTCGGATTTATCTTGTTGATGGCGCTCGCTGGACCGCTGAGAAATTTTTTCCACTCATCTGGAAAATCGCGGTAGTCCTTCAGGGCGAGGCGATCGAAGCTCTTCCCGCCGGTTTCGATCATCATCCGCTTCAAGGCACCCAGCTCGTTGATGACTTTCTGCATGAACACCTTGTTGGCCTTGGTGCCGTTGACGACCAAAGCCATATCGGTTTCGATCTGCACGTCGATCACGTTGATGTCGTTTCGGGTAAGATCCTGACTCCTAACCGCCAGCTTGTCGACGCGACCAGAGTTTATCCGGCTGACGTATTCGACGAGCGATGGGTGCTGGATTTTGGCTTGTGGGGTTGGTTTTTTCTTGGGTGCGTTTCTCCCATAAACGACGTCCTTGACGATGGCGTCTCGATCAGAACGCCATTTTATTTTTTCGTCGTAATCCAGAGCGTCATCCGGATCTGCCAGCTGAAGGAGCCGAATTGCTTCCTTCAGCTGGACCCGGGGAGTGTATACTTGGTCGTACAGCTCCTGCTTTTTTCGTGATGTGGCCATGGTCCGAACTCCGTGGTATCCGTTAAACCGCCGTGAGGAGATATTCGGCTCGACGCTTCCATTCTCCACCTCGTGCAGCCACCTTGGTGACCGCGATGAGGGTTCGAAGGGAGAGCTCGCGTGCTTCGTCCTTCATCTTCTCGAGGAAGTCCAGAGCGTGGCGCTTGGTTTTCATGTCCACCTCAGGGAGAAACTCGTCTCCCTTGATGATCATTTCCATGCGCTCGATTTTCTGAGCCGTGGTCATGCAGAGGTCCACGCTGATGCAACGTGAGCGGACCGCCTGGTCGATCTTGAAGATTGGGAGGTTCGAGATGAAGATGACTCCACCCTTGAACTCGAAGGAGCGGGGAAGATCGTCGTCTCCGAAGGATTCCGCGTTCCAGGAGATGATGCGCTTGTCGTAGGAGTCGAGAGCGCCCTTGAGGATGTTGAGGGCGACCGGATCGCGGAGGACGCTGTCGCAGTCATCGAAGACCACCAGTCGGTTGCGATTTTCCCAGAGGGTCCGATAGAGGCCCTTTGCCGTGGAGTACCCCTTGACCACCGTGTAGAACTTGTGGTCGTCGATGGTAGCTCCAACGGTGAGCTCCTCAAGATCGAGTTTCTGAAGCTTGTTGGTTCGAAGGGCTTTATTGACCGTGAAGGTCTTGCCGAGACCGCCCTCGCCGGTTACGAGAAGAGAAGGAGAGGTTCGGTCCGCGACCATGGAGACGAAGTCCTCCATGAAGTCGAACCGCTCGTTGATTCCGAATTTGTCCACTTTCTGCTGGATTTCCTTGCCGACCGCGTTGGTCACGGTTTCGGTTTCACCGATTTCCTTGACGTCCGTTACGCGTACTTGATTCGCTTTGGTGCAGCGACCAGCTCGGATGTTGTTGACGACGTATTCCTTGTTGGGGGATGAGGCGAGAATCTTTCCTGCGAAGATAGCGACCCATTTGTTGGACCGACCATCCAGGGAGAGTTGAGCAACGTTAGACACTTCAGCGATCTCCAGTAGTTCAAACAACGAAGACATTGTAATCTATCAACCTGAGCAAGTACAACGTTCATTTAACATAACTGACGGTTATTTTCATTTAACAATAATCGATCTGCTCTCGGATTCTCCTCTGGTCTCAATTTAACATAATAAATATCATTATCCTACAAGGAATCTCAATGAAGAAACTTCTCCTGGTCTCTCTCCTTTTCTGTCTATCTGGCTGTTCCTTAGTCGGCAAGATAGCGAGCTTGAACGTAGCTTCATTTAACGGTTCAGAATATGACAAGATCACCCACCTCCGCTACACGATAGCGGTCGATGAGGGTAGATGCGATGATCAAGCGTTCATGAAAACTGCGGCAGAAGATATCAACAACCAAGCTTTCGAACTCGCTCTATATTCTCAAGGCATTTACGGAAATCAAGATACCGCGGCACTGACCGCAAATCTTCATCAGCTGACAAGTGAGCTCAACAAGCGCTACGCGTCGGTAAATTCGGTAAGCTCATTTTACTGTGATGACAAGATGCAGATTCTTCTCCGCGCGGCAACGACAATCCAGAAGGCAATTGGAGGAAAACCATGAACGTGTCAGATATCCTAAACAAGCTGGGCAGCATCGTTGGAGTGGGGGATGAAGCTGGAGCCATCGCGGCGGAAGCTGTAACGATTACAAATCAATTCAAGGCTGGACAGCTTTCTCAATCCGAATACCAGGAGCTGGTTGGAGATCTCAAGACTGAAAAGCTTATCCTCATTGGAACAAACCAGTTGATTTTGAAGGAAGATCTAGATCGCCTGTTCACTGCCATTCAAGCCGCGATGTCGATATTTCCGGCGTTATAATCTCACCACTGATCGTGTTCACCGGTTTTGAGACAATCTAACTCATGCGCAAGCTGCCACATGCGCTTTGTTTTGGCATCACGATCTGACGTAATCCTAGCTAATTCCGCTTTAATTTTCTTGAGTTGAGATCTTAAGCGCTTATTTTCTCTCATCAGGTCGATTTTATTCATGTTATCGAAGCTCAGCTCTGGCCCGCGCGATCGTTGACTTCAAATTTTTCGTATCTGTTTCGGGTGAATTGAGCTTGTGAATAGCCATCGGATCTGAATGGCACGCGATTCGCAGCAGCTCGGACAAACCTACAAAGTTGGCCTTCTTGTTGTTACAGGGCTCGCACATGCACTGGGCGTTTGCGATGTTGTTGGACCCTCCAAGAGAACGCGGAAGAATATGATCGTGCGTAAGCATGACCTCATCCCATGTATACTTTATTTCATCCGGCTTATTGATGTCGCCGACGCTAATTGGAACCAGCCCATAAAGGTTGATGCTGAACGGCATCACCAGATCGTTGATAGCCCGCTCGATGTGCCAGTGGCTTCCTTCGAGCCCGCAGCTCACGCACCTTATCTGCCCATTCTTGAACATCTTCAACCGCGTCTTGGCGCTTTGGCTGGTGCTCTCAACCCAGTTGTCACGGATTTTGCGCTCTTGGCGCGGCTCGTTGAGATACGCAAGTCCATGCTCAAGCGACATCGTCCGAAGCCGAACCCATCTTTTAGCCTTGGGCTTATCAGACTTTGTCATGTTCACGTTGCTGAGGCCGATGGCTGAACTTCTTTCGCGAGTTTTTGCGGTCGCGAGAGCTTTCATCGTCAAGCTTGCGGCGCTTTTGGAAGCGTTCGAAGGTATCCTGATTTTCAGCTTCATCTAGCAAAAATCTGGTGTTCATGATTTCCTCTTAGTACCGGGCGTCGTCGAAAACCCAATTCTTCTTGATGAAATCGAGAAGTTGGGCAGCTGCTGATTCTCGCTCTGGAAGAACTGCATCTCGAGGTGTTCGAAACGTGATGGGACTTCCGAACTGGGCCATCGGACCCTGAGATTCCAGAACGATGTAGCTGGAGCTGTAGACCTTTACTGTTGCGTCAAGAAGTCGAGCAACTCCGAAGGTTATCGTGCGAACCTTGCCTCGACCTTCAGCGTGCATCCCAACAATTATCCCGTACGGGGCCGTCCATCTCCGCATCTCACGAATGATATCCGCGAGAGCTTGCGTAAATTCTTCTCGCTCACTCATTAGTTGTACCCCAAGATTGCGATTTTATCAAGATTCAGTTCGGGTAGCAGTGGAGGAATGCCCTTACGAGCATCCTTGAAGCCTCGATGCCATTCCTGGTAATTTTCTATGGTGGCGTCGCAATAAGCTTTAAGGTCCTGCCAGTCCTCGGGGTGGACGCGCTCGTAGTACTCACTCCAACTATGTGTAAAAGGTCCGCCTGGATCGTAGGAATCCTTCCAATTGGCACCAGTGTTGTATCCATCTATATACGCTTGGTTTAACGTTGGGATTCCCCACGCATTTCCACAGCTGTCAACGTCGTTGCACGGATACTTGCCGAATTTACGACGGCCAGGAGGAAGTTTAACGAGCTGGGCTTTCATAGCACGTGCACCTGAGAGTTGGGAACGTTGTACTTTTCCTGAAGAAACGCGATGTCCTCACCAGCTTCCACCACGCCAACATCGCGCCGCCAAACGCCGTAGCGCGGTAGCGGCAGCTCGGTTCCATCGGAGGCTGACGCAATCAAATCCTCGCCGATGTCGGTGATGAAGTAAACCGATCGCTTTGTAGGATCGAGGTGAAGAAGCTGCATCATACGGCGTCCACGAGAGTCGGAATGCTGCGTTCCTGATGGGCAACCCAACAGCGGAAGCAACCAACCATCGTCTCCCCATCCTCGCCGTTGGTCTCCATCGTGTAGCCAAAGCCACCGCATTGGGGACAATCGTTTTGAGCGAGCTGGAAAAATTCGATCGCCGTGGAGGAGTCTGCTTCCAGAGTTTCCTGAAGATCCACCGCCCAGGGAGGAAGAGGATCTTTAGCGAACTGCTGAAATCGCTGGCCAGTTGGATCAGCTTGATGGGCATAGTTGACCATCTTTTCGAAATTTTCAATCATCGCGTTTCGGGAATAGCACATCGGGAATCTCCATCACGCCGTGTTGAGAGCGTATTTTCCGGTCTTCTTGATTTCAGTTTCGCGAGCGTGCGCTTCGGCTTTGCCGCGAACGAACTCGATAATTTCCTGTGAGAAAGCTTGGGGTCCGTGCTTTCGAATCGACTTGCACAAGCTCCAGTTTTTGTTCTGATGCTTCGCTCGACCCACGTGTCGGCACCAGCGGGCGGCGAGTGTTTCCTTACCGGAGCGATCGATGCAAACCGCCATGCCTACATACTTTTCGTTGGTTGCCATGTTCGTCAGAGCGTATATGAGGTGCATACGGTCTGAACGTCGCTTCCGAGTCTTCATCATGTAGGTATTATATCATGACCTGACCGAAAGTACACTTTTCACATTATGTTAAATGACACCATTATGTTAAATGGGTGAAGCTAGAGCTCGTAGTGTACAACCTCACGGTTGTACTTGTCCAGGTAGCGCTTTTGAGCGTCCAAAATTTCTTGGTTTTCTTCGGGATTGTCTCTTGCTTCCTTGTACTTTGCCAACCCGATGTTGTAGGCCTGTATCGCGCGATCTTTGTGGCTGAAAAGATGACGGTAATAGGTGTTGAGAATTTCGGCCCCCTTCTTTATCTGCGTCTCAACGTCATTGGCATCTGCAACCTTCCAAGCTGAAGGTCTAAACTGCATCAACCCAACTGCTGGATCTTTCTTCAACCCGGATTTTGCCTTCGGGTTGAAGCTGCTCTCAATGCCAACTATCGCGAGGATATCCTTAGCCTTCGGAAATTCTGGGTGCTCATATTTTTGAGCTAGCTGAACAACCTTCGCTGCCAGCTCACCATTGACACCGTAGCGCTTGACAATTTGATTAACTGCCTTTTCTTCCTTAGCGTCCAGCTTTGGCATTTCTGCCTGCTTGGCTACCATTTGGGAAAATGTTTGCCGGCGAGGGTTGACGTCGGTTGCGTGAGCTGTATGCTTTGGCGCGAGCATTGATGCACCAAGAACGGTTGCGGCCGCGGCGTGCTTGAGCGAAATCTCATCAAGAGTTTCTTCCTTCAAAGATCTCTCTATCGCATCGAATTCCGGCCATTTGTGACCGGCATCTCGGAATACTTTGATAAGATTTGTTAAACTGCCAAAGCTGTCATCACCTCCGTAATCTTTAAGCTTTTTGAGTATAACCTTCATCACCTCCGCCTTTGAATACATACCACGCTCAAGCGCGTTAAGGAGATGTGTCGAATATGGGTGTGGGGCAAAGACCTCATCAATCTTCACGAGTTTGTTGAAGCTTCCATCCTTGACGCGCTTGTAGCCCTTGGGAACTGGATGCGGCTGCTTTGGAGGTGGTAACGGTTTAGGTTCGAACGGACGATCAACGCCCATGAACTTTTTGAAAGTCGTTTTCATCATTCTTTACCAAGAGTAACTTTCTTACCGGACCATTCGGCATTGATTGGCGCGATAGTGCTTGTGCTTGGGTCAAACTTGTAGGTGATGTAAATGCTTTCGTAGGCACCTGGATCCTTGGTGCTGTACCTTAGCTTGAAGGATCTTCCAGCAAGTAAATCTTCTGGCGCTATTTTGTCACTATCCCATGTTTTCTTAGGGATGGTGCTCCAGCTTCTTCCGTCAAATTGGACAACCTTGAGAACCTTCTTCTTTGCTTCATCAATGAATTCATGGATGGAGTTGACCGTTGGTTTCTTGGCTAGCTTGAACTTGGTAAGCCGAATCTTTAGGTCTTCAAGGGACTGCTGTGTAGATAGTTCAGCTGGTCTGCGCTTATTGCGATCAACGCGCAGCTGGTAAAGATCCGGATCGCGCACAACCAACTTAGCCGTAATTGGTTTCTTGTCGGCCAAGACAATGAGTCTGGTTAGAAAGTGCATGAACTCACCGGTAGATGTAATCTTACCCTGGTAATTCTTGACCTCATCGCGCTCCCTGTCCCACCGTGAGATGTATCGATCCTGATTTTCGATTTTCTCAGAATGCTCAACGCTCTTGATTATGCTGTCAAACTCGGGAAGTTTGTGGCCATCCTTTTTGGCAAGCATGATGCTTGCCTTCACCGCCCCATATTTTTCAGCTCTTACAAGCTTCAACAGACCCTTGATAAATTCGTCCTTGTCAGCAACGTCGGCGTATACAAGCGTGCCTTCCGGCATCTTACGGTGAAAAGAGCTTGTTGCAAGACGAGTTGGTGGAGTAGTCCAGCTCTGCGTTTTATGCTTGGCTAGATTGGCCTCGTGCTCCTTGTTGACTTCCGATTCAAGAGAAGTTAAATCATATGCGAATAGACCTCCACGCGCCTGCCCTCCTAAATCATGCGCGTCAAATGACCCAAAGGCTACCGCGTGACCACCAACGTAAAGCGCGAAGGCTTTGGCTTCGCTGTGCTTTTTGAACGCCTGCCTTAGACCTTTGATGCCATCCTTGATGACGCCCACGTCAACTATTTTGCTGCTCGCGCCAATTTCCGATCCGGAATATGAATTACCAAATCGTCTGCCAATTGGTGACGTTGATGGTCCGGACGCCCGCTTGCCAGAACCACTACCCATGTGGCCTGTTTGCTTGAGGATGTTGATCATGGCCCCAACTTTCAGCTGAGCAAGGTTACCAAGATGCTCAAGGATTATGCTTTCGTATAGGAGTTCTGAAACCAGCATAGTTATAGTCCGTATTTTGACATGAGATCTTTCAAGTCGTCGGTATCATGACCGATAAGCTTGCGATCGTGAGTTAGCTCGGCTCTTGCTTGACGCGAGTGTTCTATTCCAGCCTGAGCTGTTCCACCAACGTCCTTGCTATCTGACTGCGGCCACGCGTAGATGTAGTGGCCAGCGAAATCCTTCACCATGAAGAACGTGATGCCATCGCAGTTGTAGGAAACAACCTGTGCCTTGTAGTCTGGAAGAACCTTTTGAAAGGCAAGCTCAGCAGTTTTATCGCGGGTACCATGTCCAGAAACATACTTGGACACCGCGTTAACTTCAGCTTCAGTATTTGGTCCACCGCCAACGTGAGCGACAACTTGAATATCTTCTATCTTTGTGTTGGTGAATGGAGAGAATACCTGCCGCCCGAGCGCCCGGATCGCCTTTGACATGTAGCCAGGAAGATGCTTTACCATGTGCCACTCTGGTTCGATGTTTGCGACATCCTTACCAATCGTGGTGAGCGCCTTTGAGATTACGGCAGGGAGCGTGTTAGGTGTTACCGGTTTTGGTTTGTGTCCAGCTGTAGAATGACCAACGCTGTGAGAAGCTTCAACGTCATCCGTTTCTTGACTGGTATCTATCTCATCAGGGTTAAATCGTGGTGCCTTGCTTGCGTCGATAGTTGCTGATGCTGCCTTGAAGCTAGTTTTCTCGGCACCGGCAGCCTTAAGCTTTGCAGCTCCAGCCGATTTTGGTTCAACTTTAGGTTCTGGCTTTGCGAGACTTCCCTTCGATTTTGGGCCGCCTAGAAGGTCATCTAGGTTGTTTATCTTCTCACGTTCCTTGGTGCCGGCCTTAGCTTGTGGCCTGGTGTCACCCTTCTTCTGGGCCGCCTCGATAAACAGCGCGTACTTGGATAAACTCATGCTAAACCCCATATTTTTGCATTAGTTTCAGAACGTCTTCGTGCTGCGTACCCTTAGCGATTGACGGGTCGTGAGAGCCGAGAGTCATGACGTGCTTCAGTCCCATCTTCTCAGGATTCTTCTTGTACCACGCAACGATCGCCTTGCCAGCCCAGCCTGGAAGCTTTGACACGCCGATGTAGGCATCCTTCTCGTCGCGGTATTCTCCTCCTTGAACGTGGAGCTGGGTACGCGTTTTCTTTTCCTTGTCGTAGATGACGAAAAGCTTGTCGCGCTTGTTGTAGCTGTCGAACATGTTGCTTGACTGCGTCGCGGCGGTGCACCAGCGGGTGTGTTGACCAAGGTACACCGATGCCTGCTTGGTCATTGGAATTTTAATCCAACCTTCTGGGCCTTCGTAAACGGTATCGATGTCCTTGCGAATTTTCTCTCGCTTCTCGAGATCCTTATCCATCTCAAGCTCTTCCTTGCTCTTTTCACGGGGCTTGGTGAATGGCTCGATTACGTTGAACAGTTCCTGGAAACTCTTGTAGGAATTGACATCCTTGTTTTGGATGCGCGCCTTATTTTCTTCGAACGTCTTGAGATCACCGGCAACTCGCTCGAGATCCTCTACCTTGTTCTCGTGTGGATCCTTTAGCACCAGCTTCATCATCCACTGCATGTACGCACCATTGTGGGATGGGTCGAGCGTGCCGACGCGCTCAACGAATTTCTCAATGTCCTTGTAGCCCTCAACGCCTTTCCATTTGGGAGCGTAGGTTTGCACTAGAAACTCGAGCCGCTTCTGCTTTTGGCCCATCAGCGCTTCGAGCAACTGTTGAATTAAACTCATTTCTGGCTCTCCATACTTTTCTCAATCGACTTGAATTCTGGATAATCTATTCCCAACGTCCTAAAATTTTCAATTAGCTGCTTCACGATGTCATAGTCGGCTGTATCATTGTGATCAATCATCTTGTAAAATCCTAACAGCGTCGCAATTACCTTCTTCTTGCTGGTTAAATCCTTCTCGTTCAATTCTAACCAGTGATAGATACCTACCAAGGCATCCTGCGTTTTAGCATCTAGATCATCAAACTTGTTCGAAATTGCTCGCTTCAACTTCTTCATATCGACGCCATCAGATCCGTAATAGCGCGACATGTTGCCTTCAAAAGCTAGTGACCAACGGCATGGATGCGCCGTAAGTTCTTCCAGCTTCATCGCATGAAATCCTTAACTTTCTGACCATTAATCTTTACATCGACCAATTTATCCGCGCCATCACCGTCAAAGTCAACCTTCCAATCTTCATCTCGATCACCATTGACGACACCCCAGGTGCGGCTGCAACCCATCGAGCATGCGTTTGAGATGTAGTGAAGGAGTTCAGCTATCTTCTGCTTAGCGTCACCCCTCACACCCATCGTGATGGTAATTTCTTCGTCAGGAATTGTGCCTTCAGTAACTTTCTTTGTGGGTGTAGAAATGGCTTTGTAGAGCACATCAATTTCTGCAGTTGGAAATTTTGAAAATTTCAGATCGCGAATCCACTTTTTGATATCAAGCAGATCGTTTTGTAAATTTTTCTTGGATCCTTCATGCTCTTCAACTATTTTCTTAAACCACGTTAACGTGAAGCGCATAATGAGAGATTGTAGATCATCACCTATGGTGGATAAATCTAAACGAGCTGTACCAGACATTGACGTAGCCCAATGCATCACTCTATTTGCATAGAGCGTGGCAGAATAAAAATCATTTGTGTCTGATTTCTTGAGCCTAAGAGGTTTAGAAAGTACGCTTCTAAGCTTCTGAAGATCCTGCTTTTCTGGTGGACTGTGTATTTCGAAGAGCTTCATGCTTCTGACTCTCCATCAACTTTATCCAGCTTAGATGCTATCGCGCTGAGTAGTGAATGATCTTTGAATAGAACATAAACATGATCGGTACCGAACATTCCGGAAATTTGAAGATAGTTGAGTTCTCTAGATAATCGTGATAGTAGCATCCCGTAAAAATGTGATCTGCGCGTTATATCTTCACCATCAATTCCATGTTTTGCTACAAACCAAATAACTTCTTCCCCTGGAAATTTCTGCTTAATCGCATTTTTAACGATGCCTATAACTTTAAATTGGTTTTGATCAAGTTTTGTCAGCTCCATTTTTCTATGTTTATCGTCAACTGTATAGAAAAATATTTCAAGCCCGCTTATATCCCCAAGACTATCTTTCACGGCTGAAATCCCATATGTAACGTTGTCTAGCGTGAATTTTCCAAATCCACTAGTCCAATCAACGTCAGCGCGCGAATTAAATATTTCAGATAGATTCATTATGCGTACAGCTCAACTAGTTTTGCCCAGTTGGGAGCTCCCGAGGCCGCGAGATTTAGCGCGCGTACCAACATTCGGAGAGATACAGCTCCCTTGCGCTTGGATGTTTTAACCACTTCAAGCACGTGCTCGCGAGCTGCCTTGTCAAGAACCAATCCATCCTCAAGCTTGATGTCCATGAGGATTTTGCCCATGTGGCTTACCAGCTCTTCATCAGTAGGATCAACGTTGATAACGAAAGCGCGGGTACGAAGGGCTCCATCGGGATCCAGTTGATCGAGTGACAAGTTAGAAATAAAAATGATTCGGCCTTTGAAGTCAAAGTATTGAGGTGCCATACCAAGATCGTCTTCATATGCTTCTGGATCCTCTTCTTCTGGATTGAAAATGAAGGATGATTTCTTGTTCCAAACAAGCTTACGAACCTTCTTCGTGTCGGTGGCCGCCTTGATAAGGTTGCGCGCGTCTGTGTCTCGAAGAGCACCGTCAGAGTCATCGAATAGAATTATATCATTACGGTGGTGATAAAGTAAAGTGTAGACGCCAGAAGCTGATGCCGAACCGGAATTCTTGAAGTATCCCTTACCATCCGATAAACCAGCCGCGTGGAGAACGCGCTCTACGGTCTGAGTTTTACCGGTGCCACCCTTACCAGCTACAAACAGGGCGTTTGTAGAACCCTTGATGAGCGCCACCACGAGACCTTCAAGGTGCTCGAGAGTGTCTTCGTAGGGAACTCGATCACCAGCTTCCTTTTCCACCTGCTCTTCCTGAGCTCCCTTGAGGTAAATTTCCTTGGTGCCACCCTTCGTAACTTCGACGATTCCTGCCTTGGAGAGGATGGAATCCTTGAGTGCTTCAAGCTTAGTATTAGACGCGAGCGCTACTCGTTTTTGCTCGATGCGAAATTTATCCTTGAAGTTGTTGAATACGGTGTCGAAGATGCCGGCGTTGACGATGTGATACTGACCGATGAAGTCGGAACGGGTCATCGTCTTACCTTGGGCAAGCTGCTTCAAGAAGTCGGTGAGAGCTTCTTCGGCGGTGAAGTCATCGCGATGCGCTTCGTTCAAAGCTTCTTTCATTGGCTTCATCGGGTAATGAAAAAGAATACGGGTGATTTTTGGATTTTTATAATTCTTTGAAAATTCCTCATCGAATATTCTACGAGCGTCCTTATCATCTTTAGCTCTGATTCTTACAGCGTCAACTATGGATCCACGATGCTTGTCATCATGCGTAAATGTCACGCTAACATTTTTACCAACAATTGACTCCGTTATTTGAGTGCCAAACCCAGCTGCTCGTAGGCGCTCGTTGTGAAGGGTGCTAAGCTGTTTGCCCTTGCGCCAACCACTCACGCCTACGCAACCCTTACCGGGTTCTGCCTTGCAGAGCGGACACTTAACCTTTAGCGCCTCTTTGAATGCGTTTGGCTTGTCGACCTCTGTGACAACGCCTTCAGTAAGAGCTAGCTTTGGGTCAACTGGAAACATGTAGTGGCGACCAAGGGCTGGTGAACGAGCTATCGCTACGACCATTGGTAAAGCGTGGGCGAAGTTGATGCCTTTGGTGTGAATGGTAAACGTCGGATCATGGGACGTACCGTTGAAGATGTCGAACGAATGAATGCTAGCAATCTGTCCTACGCTACCTTCGGTATTCCAGTTTATTCTGAAGCAGCGGGTACCACCAGAAACTATGTAGCGTACGCCGTAACCATTTCCATCTGAGTTGTGGAAGTGCTCAACTCCAGGAACTCGAAGAAGCTTAACGCCAAGCTTTCTAGCAAGATATGAAGCTATCTTGGGAAGCGCGACGCTAACGTTCTTTGTAGCGATTTCAGCTTCAAATATGTCAAAGAGTTTCATTTAGTGATGATCCTGATGGTAAAGTACGCTACGTATTTATTCAGGATCTAAACAAAAAGGGACTCCCGGTTAAAGGAGTCCCTTTGCAACAGCTAAATTAGCAGGTTGCTTACGCGCCAATGCGCTTGCTGAGAATTTCAGCAACTGCGGCCAAACCCTCGCGGTAGTTACCGACTTGACGCGCCTTGAACTCATTGCTGAGTACCGCGCCGTTTGCGGTTACAACGTAAGAAGGACGAACCGTCTTGCGACCAGCCTTGAACTTACCGGTGAAAGCAAGTGAGCCGTTGGCGAGCTGACGGTCCGTTGATACGAACTGAAGACCGGCGGCGATGAGGTTCTGGAACTGCTTCGTCTTTTGAGCTGAAGCTACTGACTTAGATACTGACATTTGGAGACTCCTAAATATTTCTTATACATCAAAAAATTCGAGTTGAGTACTCAACTCGGTTTGAAGCACAACGCTTCAATTCGTTAGCGATCAAGCATTATGAGATCAATATTCACACCTTTGGTCTTCGCTAAAGCCACTAGGTCTTGTAAAGCCTCTAGCGACACAATAAACTTAGCAAGCTGGGTAACTGGATCGATGCTATAGTGCAGCTCGACTATGTTATTGAGCCCAATCTCATTCGGGTAGACGATTTTGATCGCGTGAGACGGGTCGTGTTCGTGCGCCCAAATGCTCATGCTACCTCGTCAAATATACACTTCGGCGGTTTAATGATTAGTACAACTTTTCCGGTTGGGTCGAGAATAACCGACGTTCCAGAATAAGCAACCGCTATCTCATAGCCTGGATCTTGCTTATCGAGAAGATCCTGTGCTTCGTCCATCAGGAGCAGCATTAATTGATCTACGGTAGTTTTCATGTACCTTCCATCAAAATTTGCTTAGATTGAAACTTGATTTGGTTGGTGACTTCGAGAATGCGCTCCTTCGAGGAGATAGTTTCACGAGTACCATCAAGATAGATAACGATAGCGTGGCTAGTGTCACCCCTGTCGTTGAGAATATAGTCAACCGATTTGATTTGTTTGGTCATTTAGTTTTCCCTAGCCTGATAACTTCTTGAGCTTCTTCGAGTGTTAAATTATGTCCCATAAGCGCGTTGAGCACTTCATCTTCAAGATTTTCATAATGGTTATGCTTAAAGTCATAGGTGAGTTCTTTAGTCCATGCGATCTGATGGTTTTCACCATCTATGAGAATATCAGATGACCCATCATCCCTAGGTTTTAGTTCAATTTTTCGCATGATTATTTTCCCGACCATGGTTGTGATGGTTGAACACCGAAGCAGTATTGCAGCAGTCCTACGTTGTCTACGTGAGTCGGAGCTGTCCAACCATCAGGCTTCATGAGATCAAGACCAACAGATGCAAATTTACGACCAGGTTTAATTCCGGCTTGTTTTGACATGTTGGCACCGTGAACGCGATTCCATGCTAGATTAGCATCTACCTCAAATAGATTGAGAGTTCCTATCGCGATAACGATTAAATCGATACATGCGTCTACAACATCGTCGGCGCTTTTTGCTTCTTGCAATTCAGTTAACTCTTCATTGAGAAATGCAATTCTAAAGTTAAGAAGAGCCTTCAATGTATTAGTATCCATTTTTTTGGTTTTTTCATTGAAACCAAATTTCGTATGCATATCGGCAATATCTTGAACCCAGTCAGTTGGTAGACCTTCACGCCATTTTTCAATTTTGTTCAACGCTTCAGCAGGAGTTATAGCGTTCTTTGGATCTGATACCATGTTCGCTCTTGGAGACAAAGCTCCAAACCCTGGCTTAGGTAGTTTGGCACCCTCGCGCATAAGTTGAAGGGCTTCTTCGTCAGTGAATTTCATGTTGTTATTTACTCTCGTTAGAATCTTGCTTCGTTCAGTTGTTATCCAGCTTATATCTGATATCGGCGTCGATGATCTTCAAGTTTTCGGTTGGGTGCTTGTCACCATACAGGATGCCGTCCCACTGCTTGGCTTCAAACCACGTCGCTTCAGGTCCGAGCAGATGGATAAGACGATCAGTGTAGGATTTGACAGTGTCAATCACTTTGGAATTTGGTGTAAGCGAAATATAGCCCTCGCGACTCACAATGGGGGTGAGCACCTTAGCAACGTCAGCTTCAAACCGCTTCTTGAAACGTTCAACGAGTTCAGCTGGTTTGGTGTAAACGAAATACTTCAACCAGACAGCACCCATATCGAGAGCTGGCTGCACGTAGTGATCGATACCGCTTGGCTCAACGATCAGAAACGCTGGACCCATCTCCAGCTTCTTTTTAAACTCCTGCTTTGTAACACCGTAGCGGTGCCCGCGAAAGATCGCTAGCTCAGCGAAACCACCAGCAGCTTCGATGCTTTTTGATTCTTCGACGGAGATAAAGTGATAATCCAGTCCTTCAACTTCTCCTTCTCGAGGAGGACGAGTAGTTGTTGAGGTTAGGCATGGACGCTTTGCGGTGTCCCTGATGTATGTGAGAAGGTAGCTTTTGCCAGAGCACGTTGGAGCTGTTAGCGTTACGAGGAGGGGGCGGGTCATGAATTTTTCCTAAATTTTTCTTTCCACTTTAAATCGATTTCTCGCTGAATGCCGGCAACTTCATCAAGCGTGTTGAATGATAGGGTGGGATAATCAGTTTCGTACACGCTACACGCCTGTTGGATGTTGTACATGTAGTGAAAGACGTGAAGCAGCGACAGCTCACCACCTGGAGTTATGTAGCGACCATTCTTCCAGAATGCAGAATGCAGGGTTGTTAAAGCTTGATTCAACTGTGGTCTAACAAATTTAAACACGGATTGATCGTGAAATCCGGTTGGGTGATTTTCGCCATACTTTGAAAAGTCGGCTGACTTGCACAGCATGCGCTCATCGGTCAGCAGAGAAACGTATGGTGTATTCTCGCGAACGGCTGGAATGACACCATTCAGCCGCCGCTTGGACAGCAGCTCATCAATGATTTCAGCTTGAGGAAAAAATACGTCGCCCCACGCGATAACGATATCATCGGCAGCTTCCCACCGCGATCCAACATTCTTTGGTTGGAGATCCATCGCGCCCTTCAACCCCCACAGCACGGCGTGACCATCACCCAGTCCCGATCTGATGGGAATGTTGACGACATTTTTCGCAAGCTCTGGATATGCGTTATCCAGCTTGTTGAAATACGCTTCCCATTGATCCTGAACATCCTCATTGGTTACTACGAAGACGTTGTTGAACTTGTGCCCGATCTGCTGCAGCGTGGTGGTCAGACAGGGTTCCTCTACGATGGGCACCAGCGCCTTTGGTATGTTCACGGCCATCCGTGAACCCTTCCCAGCCGCGATTATGTATAGATCAGCTGACACACATTTTCCTTTCAATGTGGTGGATGAGCGTCTTGATGAAGAACGCCGTCTGAACCGGGTTCTTAACGTGTAGGCACTTGAGGGTTGGAAGTTCATGTGATAGCTTTTCAACGACCGCGTCGTTTCCTGAGTCGAGCTCATCTCCGATGTAGGTAATTGACTTTGCGTTTTTTGCCTTGAAGACATATTTGATGGCATCTATCTTTGACAGATTTGGTTTGCAGATTTCGACCGTAGTTCTGCCGGCGATTCGAACGTTAAGCCCGAATCGTTCAACGATCGATTTTGCTACTTGCAAAACAAGCTGTCGATATTCGGGGTCGATTGGCTTGATGGCGATGAGAACGTTGCCACGATTGTCAATCTTAGACAGAGGTATTCCGGCATCTCTCAGATTTGTTACGATGGTGTTGATGGTTTCCGGTGGAATGATCAGATTTTGGTTAACGCAGATCATCAGCTTGGAGGCGACGCCGTCATCGTCATTTCCTGATGGTGATGTGTCGTAAGAATACTTATTGGCACCACCATCAGCGAAAACTTCGAGCGTCGTAAACATTGATCCCGGCGCTCCACGCAAGTTGACCGATTTTACGGTATTTCCGGTGCAGATACCTATCTGGATCGCGTGCTTACCGGCGCGATTGAATTCCATGCTGTTGAGCCTGGAGATGCCAGCTGTATTTTCGCGTGAGGCGAGCGGCCACCTATTTCCACGTCCAACCAAAGTGTCGTCATAGTCAAACATGTAGTAATCGCTGTTTAGATAGTCTTTGAAATATGTTTGCGCGACGGCGCGGCCAAGCTGCATGTGCTGGTGGCGCGTGTCCTTTGCAACATCCACCGGCGGGCCCATGTTAAACGTGGCGAATGATGCGATCTTATCGAGAGAATTATCATCAAGCGTATTCATCTGCTCACTTCCGCTCGAATCACCAACAACGTGAATAAGCTTGGTTGGAAAATACTTAGGAATTAAAATGTCAATGATTTCGGATGCAGTCTGACCGGGTGAATCCTTATCCGGCTGACGGTTCAAGATCATCAAAATTTTGGCTTTAGTGTTGTTGATCGCTCGATCAAATCCGATCGACGCGTAGGTCGGTATCAAGGATGACCAAAGCGTTCCAGATGAAAGAATTACAAGGTCGGCGCTGAGAATTGCCTGCTCAGCTTCTTCACAAAGATGCGGCATGGTGCCAACTTCATCTGTGTCATATCCATCTGCATCCGTAAAGAAGATGTCCACGAATGGATCTTCCTTGTCGCCCCACGAAACGATGTCACCCTCATCGGCGATTCTCTTACCGGATTTGGTGATGGCTCCAAGAAACAAAGAGCGATCATCATTGAGAAGGACGTTATCCTTGATGCCCATCAATCCGGCCATTATCGTTGCTGCCTTTCGCAGCGAGTACCCATTCAGCTTGGCCAAACCAGCGTAGATGATGTTGGCTAGTGAGAAGTCGTTATAATCTATCTTCTCAGCTACCGCTATGCTGAAGTATGCATCTACAGCGAGACGAAGATCAGTCAGACTATCGGAAATACCACCGGTTACCGCAAGCTGAGTAATCTTATCGTGACAGAAGCTTCTAGCCTTTGATGACTCTACGGTAAAGCGAATGTTTAGAAAATTTAGCCACGGAGATTTTGGATTTTCAAGCTGGAGACGCGTAGTTTGATTCTTTCGAAGATCAGAAGGCCCAAGGATTTTTCCATCCATTACCTTGCGGACACTTCCCGTACTTAAACCATTATCGTAGCAGTTGACGATTATCTTGGTGTCAATATCGCCGATCTGCTTATCTAGCAGCTCATAGAGGCCAGTTTGAAGGGCGATAGAACCGGTTCCACCAGCCAAAATTACGATGTTCATTTTATTTCTCCGCTTGACCCGAAGTCCGGGCTCGGCTTTATTTACGGGAAAGTCCGATCAGATTTTTCTGATCAGCAGCGCGACGGGTACATCCCCGAATTGTGATTGACTCAGCACATGTGATTCCAAAATTCTAGCCGTCACAACCATCTTCATACGTTCCGGGTTGTGATTCAGCCATAAAAAGCTTTCGCCGTCAGCATGAGGTACGACAGCGCTGTAATGAAAATGCCCCGGAGGGTTCTCCTCTGTTCTTGGGGCTGATCGATACCGTAGTATAAAAGCACCGCCTCGTGATACATGTCGCTGTAGCACTTCGATATCTCTGACATGATACGTCCTAACACTCAACGCTCCACTACCAATCTTTTTCAGGGCAGCTCGAATATTCCACCATCTAACACCGATAAAGGACGCGTCATTAACGAACTTGCATTCTTTCTTGAGGTGCTTGATGTGATCCTTGTAGCTTACCTTCATCCCTGCCCACTTGAGAATATTGAGGACAGCTACTGGACCGCAATCACTTAACGTATATTGCTTCGTGAAGCGCATCAGTCCCTGCTTTGACCGATTTTATACGGCAGTTCTTCATCCTTCATATCGAACGCACCCTCCGCCGTAGGGTCCGAAACGTACTTGATCCACCAACCATTGATGGTAATGCGCGAAACTGTTTTGGTTTCACTGTCAAACTGATGCGTTTCAAACGGACCGTAGAACGTCCTAAAGAGGTATGGACCATAGCTTACAGAAAATGGAATGGTTTCTTCTTTGTCAGACCACGTCAGCACTTCGTATGGGCATTGACCTATGTTTGCAATTGGCACTTCATATCGACCCCATAATCCAGCTTCACCCGGCTTGTGCACGAAGCAATCGTATGCCCAATGAGCTCGACCATCTTCAATCAGTTCATACCAAGGGCATGAATATGCTGTGGGAGGTGGATGCGGTAGAGGATCCTTTCCGTCGCGCAAGCGCCAGAACAACCTTGATTTCAACAAGTCTGAAATCTGTGGCAACCAGTTCGGTGAATCCCCGAGCTTATCATAGCGTTCAGCTCGGGCAATTCGGATCCACCGAACCATGTCGTTGCACGTTTTAATTTGTCTGTCTGAAATTAGTCCACGGACCGCCATCGTAGATGCATTTTGATTCTTGCTCCACTCTTTGATGGCGTCAGCGCTTGGAAGCCAGCGGGGCAGACCATTCTTTATCCACTTAACAAGCTCTACGCATGTTTCCAGTTCGTATAGCGTAAGTGATGGATCACCGTGATGACTACCAGTATTCATTCTTGAACCTCTACGTTGTACTTGTCGCCGAAGATATCATACCAAAAGATGGACAATTTCTTTCCTTTTGACATTAACAGATCAATTATTGGGCGCACATCATCAAATCCTCCACGAATTTCCATCGTAGATTCCCGCTCTGACTGAATTGAAACAACTTCAAAGCAGCTGGTGAGGCGGTGGGGTATTGGTTTGACTGGTGTTGTGATGTTAAGCTTCATTTTGCACGCCACCACGCTGAATTCAATTCCTTTACGAAGTTTGCGCTGTACTCGTAAGCGTTGAAGTTGACAGCTTTAGCTTGATCGTCCAAGATTTGACGTCGAAGGTTGGTGTCTGTCTTCAGGAGCAGGATCTTCTCGCTAAGCTCCTGTCGATCCTTAACGTATAGAAAATCAGCTAGAACTTTGTCGCGGCCATACACGCGTCGGAGCTTATCCATGTCATGATCGATAAACGTCACCACGTTAGCCATGATGCTCTCGTAGGTGCGCTGCGGCATGTCGTTGATCTCTTCGTAGTATGGATCACCGATAACGCAGTGCGCCAAGGCCTTGTTCATCTTGGGAATCATCTGGTCATATTTGACCGGACCAGAAAAGTGGGGGTACGGTATAGGAACTGTTCCGAGCTTACATGGAACAAAATCTGATGCGTCAATCTTCCCGAACATTTCAACTGAAATATCGGGATGACCAAAGTAGAATTTGAGCATTTTCTCGATGCGCTTACCACCGCGCATCGTGCCACCGTAGGAGAGATCAACCTCTGGATTTGGATTGAATTTCAGCGGTCCATTGTCATCTGCAAATTCAGCAAGGTAAGAGCACGCGGTCAAGCATGGAAACTGTTCGAATGGAAAGTGCTTCACGCTCATTGGCTTGACTTCGCTCTTGCTGAAGTTCTTTGCCACCGCTAACACGTCGTATGGCTGGCTGAGATAGATGATATCGTTTCGAACGATTTCAAGCTCCTCACGCTCCCAATTCTTTGCCCATGGCTTCTTCGCCACCGACGGCCATACCTGCTTGAGAGTCAGCTCTGGATCACAGTACGCGTAGAAAACTGGACCGTCGAATTCGTTGATTATCTTGTAGTTTAGGAGCTGGGAAACATCCTCAGCGCCACCAAAAAAGTTCACGTTACCGTTGATGACTAGGAGTACATCTAGACCTTTTGTGTCGTAGTCCTCTTTTCCAAGATCATGCCATACAAACATCTTGTTAAGAGTATCTTTAGCAAGTATCTTCGTGAAGATATGAACATCCGCTCCTCCTAAGTCAAGCATGTTGATGATGCTACGCGCCTCACCATTCGCGCCAGACGTATCGTTAGCGTTGAAGGCTATCCGCGCGCCCAACTTGATTACGCCGACCTTCATGTGTGCGTTAGGATTGCTTCTCATGCCGATTCTTCTCCAATTCCATTAGCCTTGTTGTCGGCACTTCGAATAGCTGACGCAAGCTGGCGGTAGAACATTATCAACTCAAACTCACCCGGAATCGATCCTTTACCCGAGGCTCTCAAACCATAGGTAAAGCGAATGAGCGCCTGAAGTCCATCCAAGCTTGATTGAGTTATCCACACAGGAACCGTAACGCTAGATTCGGAGTGTGGTTGCTTTTTGCAGATACTAAACTCTGCCAAATGAATGGGTCCATCCCCTGCCGTGATGCTCATGTTGATGATTCCGCCGGAGCTATGTATTGATTAGTTGGATTGCACTCGAAAAACTTGATGTTGCCGTTTTTGTCTGGACGCTGGGTTGGCAGTTTAGCCTGATGCTTTACGCATGCAGCTCCGCTTTCATACGGGCCGCTCACTAACACCGGATTACCAACTCGCTCTCCGGTTGTGCTGCTTAGAAGAATGTAAACTAAAACGTACGGAAGTGAGCTCATGATAGGGCCTCCTCTAAAATATCTTCCTTTGGACGAAAATTGCCGTCTGGTGCCGTAACGCACACGACGCGCTTATCCTTGATGCTTGATCTGTCAAACGCGCCGGTGAAACGGCCCTGCTCATCCCATCGATCACGCAACGATCCTGATCCAAGGGACTTACCATCATCTACAAAATGTTGAGAGAATTTGAAATTCTCAGTCAGAAGGATCAATCGAAGGCTTGGATGCTGGTCAAGATTGGAGTGTCGCTCTTGGTTAAACACGTAATCTCCAGAATAGTTTCTGTAAAGTGGGGAATAAACGGCCTCGCCAATGTGCCAACGATCAAAGATAATCCGAGCGCCTGAACTTGCTATCAGCATGGAATTTCGGAAGCTCTCAGCTTGATAGTGCCAAGCTGCTTGACCACCATGCGGGACGCCATCTACCTTTGCAGCATCCTCGTATATTTTTAGGCGCTGAGGTTTTGCAAAGTGAATAACTTGATAATATCCAAGCTTGTCGAGGATGCCCTGAATGAGGGTCGACTTGCCCAGGCGGTCCAAGCCCTCTACAGCATACACTTGTTTTGGTGTCATTTAATTCTCCGGTGGATGACCAATTATATCACACTAGAGGAACTTTGTAAAGCGAAGTTGAAATTCGTCTCGCCAGATGTTGGCACTGGAAGTAAACAGTCGTTCAGCATTTTTATCCAACATGTAGGTGACCGCGAAATCATCCTTTGATCGCACAGAGCGACCTGCTCCCTGCGTCAGCTTCATGATCGTGATGATGTTGTAAAGTGACGGGTGTTTATCAAGGATAAATTTCATGCGCTTGTCACCAAGAGACGGATATGGTGCCTTAACAATTATCTGAAATCGCGATAGATCACCGGGTAAGTCAACACCCTCAAAAAGCGATGGAGAAATCAAAACTGCCGGTCCACCTTTGTAGCTCTTGAACGCTACTAGCACGTTTTCAAGCTTCTCACCTTGTCTCTGTTCGAACAGCTTGTAGCCTTTGATGGAGCTAATCTCGTCTACGATTTCACCCTGCAGCTTGAAGCTTGGAGTGAGAATGATTCCTCGATCTCCCTCTTCAACGTGCTTCTTTACGATCTTGGCTACGTTTCTTCTAAGCTGCTTTACCACCTTAGCATCCTGCAGCGACGTGTAGCTCAGCGAGAGCGTATCGAAGAACACGACTTCCTTATTCTCCTTTGGAAAGCTTGGAGGAAGCTTGATGAAGCGGGTAACGGTTGGATCCAAGTTAAGCGTTTTGACCGCAAATTCCTCTGAAATGGTGGCCGACATGAATAGATTGTGCTCAGCGCTTTGCAGCGAATCAATCATGGTGCCAACGAAAATTGGCTTTATCGAAACCGATTTATCTTCTTCCTTATACTCAAAGATATGATCAAAGTTATGCTCAAACAGATCGCTGATCTTGCAGCACAGTCCGCGGTATTTGTTCATGAAGCGATTGTACTTTGAATACTCCTTCATTCGATTGCCGTGCAGGGCGTATTCGGCTTTCTCGGCACCTTGATCTCGAGCGTAGCTGTAGACTGTCTGCAGCGCGGTAAGATACGTCATGTAGTTGCTTTCGCAAATCTTGCCCTTGATACCAAGATCCTTCGCGATTGATGAGATAGTTTTTGCGATCTGCACGTTGGTTAGACCGACGGTCTCTGCGATTTCCTCTTGGAAGCCATGCATGCGCTTCTGTGAAAAGTAGATAGCGTTGTGCTCGCTAAACAGATCGTTGACGAGGTGCGCCTCATCCCAAATCAAAAGATCTCTATTCTCAAATTTGCCAGTGTACATGCGATCCACAAAGTAGTATGAATAGTTTGTGGTGAGGTGTCGGACAAGGTTTTTCTGCTTCTTGATCAAGAGATATTCACACTTGTCGCAGTGATCCCGCATAACGCCGCTGAACTCATCCCGGTTTTGCAGCATCGTGAACCAAGCGCACTGCTCGGCGTTTGCTTGTTCACCGGCGGTCGATAGAGCTGAACAACCGTAGTTGTTCGCGCCTTTGATCATGATGTACTTGCCAGCATCTCCCAACCCGTGAAAGGTGGCATCGTATTGTTTCGAAAGAACGTTGGTAGCGGTGAGTGAGATGGACGAACGCACCTGATTATCCTTACCACCCTTTGCCGCCGTCAGAGCTTCAGCTGTCGCCGCGGCGATGATTGACTTGCCGGTGCCGGTTGACGCGTTGAGAATGACGTTCTTTGCCTTCTCGTCGATGAATGCTGTTAGAATCTTATCTACCGCTTCCCTCTGACCATCACGAGGAGAGAAGCCTAGTCTAACGAATGCCGCGTCAATTTGTTGTTCGTATTTCATTCTTTAGGCTCTTTTTGATAACTTCGAATTCGGTAAAATTTAACCCAGCTTTTTGAACATAATTGATCGTGTCTAGGAGAGTCTTCGAATCATATCCATCCCGCATGCGCTTGAGAATTGACTTGATGATAGCCCCTTTATCCAAAGAATTGATTCCAAGTTGACCTCTTAGGCTATTATCTCGCGTAATTGACTTGTTGCGCTTCTCGTGTGCCAGCTCTTGAATTATAGCTCCAAGAATGCACTGTCTAAACCATGCGAGTGGATTATCTGATTTAGTCGGGTCAAATGATTTCCAATGACGGAGAACGGTTAGCATCGCGAATGAAGCTAAATCCCTGTAGAGTTCATGATCGATACCTTTGAAGCGAGTTAGGTTTAGCGTGTGACGAATGTCCTTTTGCCATAGCTCAATAAGCTCGCTGGTAGGTTTTCCGGCTTTTCTTGATTCGATTACCGCGTCTAGATACATGCGCTTATTTTAACACGATTACAATCAGATATACACGGATCCGGATCAGAAAAAAGCCGAGATTCAATCTCGGCTTTTAACTCAAGTCAGCTTAAAACTTGTACGACAGAGATGCAAGGAGGCCCTGCGCGTTACCAGCTGTCCAATCGCGGGTATAGCCAGCTTTAGCTACCACGCTCTTGGAAAGGTTGACGTACGCGCCAAGGGAAGCACCGTTGCTTGTAAGACCACCAGCGCTTAAGGCAGGAACCCATGCGTACGCGTGGCTGTAATCGGCGAACAACTTTACGCTCGACGTAATGGGCGCGTTCACTTCTACGGTTCCAATTACCTCGTCGATCGAGGCAGAACCGTTACGACCGCTGAAAAACCACTTATCCTGCGTTGCAACCAGGTAGTTGACGTTTCCAACAACGCTGAGCGAACCAACCTTGAAGCCGTTAGCGTAGCCAAGGGCGAAGGTTGTGAAGTTCAGGCGATAGTTGGTAACTAGCTGCGTGTCACCAGCCTCAAGTCCAAAAGAACCGAGAGCTCCAGCATTTACCTGAACGCCAGCAAGAGCTTGGTGTTCTGCGAGATATGATGGTGTGCCAATTGAACGAGCGTAGCTATAATCAACGGTTGCTTCAACGCCGGTAGATCCGACAGATGATAGATCCGCCGCAGCTGCAACACCCATTCCGAGAGTCAAAGCGAGGGCTAGAAGAATCTTCTTCATTTAAAAATACTCCAAGTTATGAAAGGGAAAATCTGATTCTTATTCAAGATGAATGACCATTATACCACGCGTGATGGTGGTTGTACATTTGAATCAGACGTAGTATTTATCCTCTTCAGGATGTTGAAAAATCTGGTCAGCGAAAGCAGTGAATCAGCTCGATGCCAGATGCTGAATAGTTGTAGCCGTTGATTCTTAAGCTGATGTATCCGATCTTTGCTGAATTTCGTGGAGAGAATCGATAGAGAAATCCGGCGGCGTAGCGGTCTTCGGTTAATATCGTGATGTTTTCGGTCGAATCGGTAGAATTGCTGCTGTGCTTGAAGGCGACGAAAATTTCAGAGCGCTCACCCATCTTGCGGTACACTTCACCACCGCTCGCCATCGCAGCGATTGACGTATCATGAATGGCAACATCAAAAACTATTCTACCGTTCGCTGCCGCCGTTCCAATGATGTCCGGGATCCCGGCGGCTGAAATAGCTGGCATCATCAAGGCGGCTAGAAATAGCTGCTTCACTCAATTGGTATCCAGGTTGGATCAACCAGGCCATAGTGGCGAGCGTAAACGTGGAGACTGCCAACCTGCCAGTATAGGTTTCCAGCTGGAACGCCAACATCCTTAGATACCTTCTCGAGGACGTGCTGCTGCCACGCGCGGTCATTCTTGTAGCCGAAGATTGCGTCATTGCTTCGCATTTGGACAACGGCGTGAAGGGCACCATCGCGAATGAGATACTGCACAGTGTTGGTGCACATAAAATCAGAGCGCCCATTTTTGTTGTAATCCAACCACATTGATGGTCGAGTGTAGATCATCATGGCGCGGCGCGATTCTGGATTCTTCTTAAGCTCTTCGATTACCGAGGTATATTGATTGCATGGTATGCTGTTGCCGCGACCATACATGTTCCATACTTTTTGCGGGGCGGCACCTGTTGCTCTACGTTCCAAGTCCATTGGTTGAAATCCATTGTCTGGGGAATATATGCACCAGCCATAGTTGCTACAAATAAATCCGTCTTTATCAGCAACGGAACTCCAAATTTTGGGCGGTCCACCAGGGATGTCGTTCACGTTGAGCGACATTGAATTGTACCATTCCTCTTCTCGCTTCACGTAATCCCAATTGACGCTTCCAAAGATTGACTCTTCGTCGGCGATAAATGAAGCTCCAACTATCTCAATTGTCGTTTTACCAACTAAGTTCGTCATCGATCCTTCACGGTTGACGGCCGTGAATTTTCTGGTGGCGAGTAGATCTTTGAATTGTTGACGAATGTCGGTCGTACGTAGATATTGCATGAGCACCCCTGGATTGTTTTTGTATTTAGGCGGGTGAGAATCAAAAAGCAGGGCTCCAATGGAGCCCTGAATCATGGTGTGCAAAGGAGACTACCATGTAAGAGATTAAATCTTATCACGCTGATCTGGAAAAGTAAACAGTTAAAGCTCAGCAGGTATTGGTAGCTTAAGTCGTTTAAGTTCTGATCTTGAGGCCTGAATGATCTCTTTAGCGTTTGGTAGCTGATGTATTCGGTTGATGACATCTTCTGCCGTCATCAGATCTTTTGCCGTAACTCCGTGACCGAAGATGTGGGCGGCAACGTGATCGGGGTTGTCGGTTAAATCTGATTCGTGGGAGAATTTAATTTCCTGACCGATGTCGCGAAGATGCGCTTCAATCGCCTTAGGATCAACCTTCTCAAGGCTCTTGTTATACGTTCCAGCTTTCTTGTTGAACTTTGCCATCTTGAAGAGACGTTCCATGCCAGAATCCATCTTAACTGACTTCGACGCTCGGATGATTGGCTTACCATTGTCTCGAATGACGAAATCCTTATCTTTTTCCTGTGAGTGCGCCAGCGCCGTGAATAGAATGATGTTGCGAACGGCTCCAGGATATTTGGATTCGTGGGATGAGTGGTACATCCACTTCGCCCACTTTTTGTTGCTGACGAACATCAAGTCAACTTGAATGAATCCGCCCTTGATTGGTACCGAATAGGATCCTACCTTCGTACCAGCGTTAAACGCGCCTCTTCCTTTAACGGCCTTAAGCATCTTGCCGTTGACCATCTCAGCATCAGCCGAATCAGCTGGTTTAAAGGCGATGTCAATATCACCAGCATCTTGTTTCTTGCCGACCAGAGCTAGTCGTGCGGATCCGATCAGATCGCCTTTAAGGGTGGTTACCGGAACGCTAACAGCTTTGGACACAAATTCGAGGGCTCTGATGATATCTTCCGCCGTAGCGCGTCGGCTGCTGTACCTGTGCGCTTTAGGCGCACCTTCTGTCAAAAATTGCTTGAATGATATCATGAACCTATTTATGCAGCTAAGCGTCCAAATCATTCAATCTGTGATAAATATTTCATCTTTATATGGGTAACAGCTGATGACAAGCAATTTTCGCCATGCAGGTACAGATTTAGCTTCGCTTCTAGCGCCGCTCATCGCCGGGTGGCCTCAAGCCGCCGCAACTGGATTTACGGCTGGAAACAGCGATCTAAATGCAATCTTCGCCGCGGCCGGTTCTGGTTCAGCTGCAGGCGGAATTGGATTTGATCAGGGTGGCTCCGACATTGCCTCAAGATTTGCAACTATAGGTTCGACTAACGTTGTTGCCGCCGGTATTTCAAACATTTCGGTTTCAAGCTCACAGCCAGCAAGCGCGTCGCAAACAACTAATACCACCAGCACCGTCGGATCAAAGGGTAAGCAAAGCGGCTACACCTACACCTGGTCAATAACCGGGGCTGGTGGAACGCTGAATACCAACACGACGAATGGATCCACAACGTCTACCGTCGCCAGCGTTTCGGCGGCACCTGGTGCAAACTCATCATTGAGCGGAACCATCACGTGTGCCGTGTCGGATGGAAATAGTACGACCAACACAAATTCAGCAAGCTGGACGATTACAAACACGTACATTGCGACAACTATTGGTACCCAGCCTGGTAACGTGTCGGTTTCTGGCGCGCTAGGCGCGCCATCTGGTTCTGGAACAACATCTTCAACTACGGTAGCTGGAGCTAATGGAACTGGAACCTATTCATTCTCATGGTCAATTTTATCTGGTTCTGGTACCCTAACCGCGCCAAGCTCAGCAGCTACAGCCGTAACAGCGACGGCAGCAGATAACGGTGGCGTTACTTCCGGCACGATGCACTGCGTTGTATCTGATGGTCACACCAGCGCGACGTCAAACACGGTTACGTGGAGCGTAACAAACACAACCGTACCGTTCACGCCATCAACCGTTACCCTTAGCGCGGCTGGAACCACAACCCAAACTATCCCAAGCGGTGCGACAACTATGGTCATCGAGGTGTGGGGAGGTGGCGCTACCGGCGGTAGCGGCAGTTCTACCAACATATGCACCTCTGATGCTGGTGGAGGTGGAGGTTCTGGTGGGTACTCGCGATCATCCTACTCTGTTTCAGCGCAGAACGGCCACACGCTATCGTGCACGGTGGGTGGAGCTGGATTGCAGTCAAGCGTTACAGCTGGAACTTTTACAGGATTTACAACGATGACTGGACCTCCTGGCGGTGCTGGCGGTAATTCACCAGGAGCTGGTCATGGTGGAACGGCGGGCGCGGCGGGCGCGGTTGGAACTGGTGGCACCCTCGCAAACTTAGTTGGTAATTCAGGCACCGCCGGATCTATCTGCATTCCTGGAGCTGGTGGAGCAGCTATCGTAGGAACCAATGGTACCGGCAATCCAGGTGGAGATGGCAGATCTCTGTCTACCGACCCAGCTGATGGTACGGTTGGACACATCGTTATCAGATACACATAATGCGCATCAAGATAGATTTCTACAAATCGGGTATCATCTGTGGACCCATCTACACCTTCATGCAAAAGGGTTCTGGAATTAGAATGCATGCCCACAAGATTGAGCAGCACTTTCACAACATTGTCGTGCTCAAGGGTTCGGTATGCGTCTATGGCCGCGACTGGCAAAAAATAGCGCGGGCAGGAGAGCTGTTTGATGATTTTGATTCTACCAAGGAGCATGAAATTTGCGCCTTGGAAGATAACACCAAAATCATCAACATGTTTATCAACGGTCTTCCTGACAGATGGGAAGACATGGTTGCAAGCACCGAGGTAGAAACAAGCCTGTTCTACAAGATAGACGATTACGACAATCCAAAGCCCACATTACGCTAAATATGCTAAACATGTCGGAGATTTCTAATGCACATTGATGGTATTTCATTATTTGAAGGTTCTAACATTAGAAATTGTGTCGTTGACACCGGGCTTACCTTCCCACAATCACCGGACGATGGTCAACTTTTCTACATAATTCCTGGCGGTTCATTTCAGTCGGGATTGTACGTTTTTGCAACATCGACGAGCACCTGGAATAGATCAGTTCAAGATAGCGATCCATCAATAATTTCAACGTCAATCGCTGGTGGAGCGGCGGGAAGCATTCCATTTCAAACTGGCGTAAGCACTACCGGATTTATAGCGGCTGGAACTAACGGTTTTGTGCTAACTATGGTTGGCGGACTGCCTGCATGGGCAGCGGCTGGTGCTGGTGGCTCGGTAACCAGCATAACCGGTACCGCAAATCAAATCATCGCGTCAGCTTCAACCGGTGCCGTAACTCTATCGCTACCGCAAGACATAAATTCTGGTGCAGCACCAACGTTTGCCGGCACTAACTTTACGAGCATTCCCAACGGCGCGCTGTCAAACAGCAGCGTTACGGTAGGTTCGACCACCATCTCACTTGGAACTACAGCAACCACCATAGCTGGACTTACCTCGGTTACGTCCACGACGTTTGTTGGAGCGCTTACCGGAACAGCATCTGGAAACCTACCTCTCACCGGTGGAACTCTTACCGGCCCACTTATTCTCGCGGCAGATCCAACGACTGGCTTGGGTGCCGCCACCAAGAATTACGTTGACGCGGTGATAGCTGGATTTTCCTGGAAGCAGGAAGTCGTCTGCGCGACCATCGTCAACATCACGCTATCAGGTGAGCAGACTATCGATGGAGTTACAACATCATCGTCGCGCGTTCTAGTTAAGAACCAAACCAATCAAACGCAGAATGGCATCTACATATCGTCTTCCGGCGCGTGGACGAGATCTACTGATTCTACAACGGGGACGCAGATAGAAGGTGAAGCTGTATACGTCAACGGTGGAACAACGCAGTCAACAACCGGTTGGGTAAACAACAATACCACGACCATCACGGTTGGTACAACCAGCATTACCTACGTCCAGTTTAGCGGGTCGGGTACGTTCGTAGCCGGAACGGGTATCTCCATAACCGGAAATACGATAAACAATACCGGCGTTACGTCGATAACCGCTGGTACCAACATCTCCGTGTCTGGTGCGGCTGGTGCCGTAACGGTAAGCGTCACCGGAACTGTTGCGTCGGCTTCTACCGCTACAACCGCTACCAACATCGCTGGTGGGGCTGCTAACAGCATTCCATTTCAAAGTGGAGCTGGAACTACAACGTTTCTAGCGCAGGGCACCGGTGTGCTGCAAGAAATAGCTGGTACGCCAACTTGGACAACAACTCCAACGCTAACCGGTACTAATTTTAGCGGCACCGCCGCCGCGCTGAGCATTGGAGGTTCAGCTGGATCGGTACCCGCCGCCAACTTAACTGGTAGCACCCTTAACTCAGGAGTAACCGCATCCTCGCTAACGTCGGTAAGTACCCTAACGTCGCTAACGATGGGAGGTGGTTTAAGCTTTAACACGCTACCTACGGTAGCGGCCGCCGGAACAACTTTAGCAACGGCAACCGTTCTTACCGCGGATACAAACGTTGTTACTACCGGCAGCGGAGGAGTCTCTCTTCCAACTACGTCAGTCGCAAACATTGGGCGTGAGATAACCGTCATCAACAGAACTGGAACTGCGATAAACGTTTATCCGGCAAATGGTGGCGCGATCGATGGCTCAGCAACCGGTGCGCCTACCAGCGTGCCGGCAAATTCATGGATAACCGTAGACATTATTGCAACCAATCAGTACTACACCGTTGATCCGGTTCTTGTAGCTGGAACTGGTATCTCCATAACCCAGTCCAACAATGGTACGGTAACTATCGCAAATACCGTAACAACTACGCCTCTAACTGCTACGCAGATTGGATATGGAAGCGCTGGCGGCGTGTTGACTGGTACCAGCGACTTCACGTGGAATGATACAACCCAAACTCACGCGATGGGTACCGGAACTCTTGGACCAACTATTTCAGCGAATGCCGGTACAACCAGTGGAACAACGCTTGCAATAGTTGGTAGCAACGCGACATCTGGAGCTGGTGGCGCGATAAGCATAACCGCGGGTACCGCTACCGGTGCCGGCACGTCTGGAGCAGTCACGATAGCCGGCGGTGCTGCTACCAATTCAGCGATAGCCGGTCAAGTATCTATTACCGGCGGTGTTTCAACAGGTACCGGTGCGGCTGGTGGAGCGGTAACTCTAACTGGTGGTAGCACAACCGCGACTGCGAGCGCGGCCGGAAACGTAATTCTTACCGGTGGCGCAGCTCCAGCAACCGGGCTACCTGGAAATATAGTCCTAAAGGGTGGTTTGGTTCCAACTGGTACCGGAAGTGCCAATCAAGGAATCATAGATCTCCAAACAGGAACAACATCATCAGTTTCACGCCTAACGATCGATCGAAATGGGTCATGGTTGCTTGCTGGGTCAGCTGGGTCAACAAATCAAGTTTTAACATCTCAGGGCTCGGGCAATCCTCCAACTTGGACCAACGGCACCTCAGCTAGCACGACTGGTGGTACTGGAGCAATTCAGTACAACACGGGCGGCGCGTTTACGTCAGATACCGGATTGGTTTGGACGGCTGGTACAGCAACGCTGACGTTTGGAACGACAGCAGTCTCTCCAACCATTACCGCGCCATCATCCGTAACCACGACACCACCAACTATAACCATTTTGGGAGCTAACAGCACGCAGGTTGGCGGCGGCGCTCTGCAATTTACATCAGGTACGCCCAATACTGGAAACACCGCAGCTAACGCGGCAGCAGGATCAATAACATTTACCATTCCTAATGCTTCAAATCAAATTACAACACCCACTTCAAATGCTAATTTTACGTTTAACGGTGGCAAAGGTGCTGGTGGATCCGGTGGTGTTGGTTCTAGCTTCATAGTTAATGCCGGTAGTGGTAATACGGTTGGTGGAACTACAGAAAGTGACGGTGGTAGTATAACGCTAACGGCTGGATCCGGAGGCAATAACGGTGGCAACAACATAGGTAGTGGTGGTTCAGTAAGCTTAACTGCTGGTAGCGGACTTACGGCGGGAAACATATCAATTTCTGCCGGTAATGGAAATGGTTCCACCGCTGGTACGGGAGGTAGCGTAACTATTCAAGGTGGCACCTCACCATCACCATCAGGTACCCCCGGTACTCTCATCTTCAAGACTGCCCCTATTGGTTCCGCGCTTGTTCAACGCCTTCAGATAGATGGTTCAGGACAGTGGCTCATGGGAGCTGGAGCGGTAGCAGCAACAGCTGGACAGGTGTTGACCACCGTAACTGCTGGTGGTCCTCCAACATGGGCCGGCGCACCCGCCGCCGCTGCCGGTACGCTCACTGGAACAACGCTTGCGGCTAACGTTGTTACATCATCGCTTACCTCGGTAGGAACGTTAGCATCTCTTACCGTTTCTGGAACAACAAGTATTGGTACAACTCTCAACGTTGGCACAGCTGCAACCGGACTTACGCTTCAGGCAGTAACTGGAACAACTACCGGTGTTACTACATCATTTATCGGTAGCAGCGGAACGGGCGCGAATACTGGAGGTTCTGTAGTTGTTCAGGGTGGTACAGGTGGATCAACTGCAACTGGTGGCCAAACTACGGTGCTTGGTGGGTCTGGTGGCACGACGTCGGGACCCGGCGGTAACGCGCGATTGATCGGTGGCTTTCCAACCAACGGTGCTGGTGGTACGGCAACGGTAGCTGGAAACAATGCCGTCGGTTCAGGAAATGCCGGCGGCGCCGTCACGGTGATGGGCGGCAACGGCGTAACATCTGGTGCGGGAGGTAGCGTAACTATTCAAACAGGTACGTCTCCAACTGGAACAGCTGGATCGCTGATACTCCAAACGGGAACTACCGCCTCAACAACGCGCTTGACAATCGGACCAGCTGGAGATTGGAGCTTACCAGCTTCTACTACGCCGCTTGGAACATCCGGTCAAGTTCTAACCTCACAGGGATCCGGTGCACCTCCACAGTGGACTACCGTTACTGTTGCGGGCCTCCCGATAATTAAGGGCGTGTCTGCAAATGAAACGTATAATTCAACAACTCTAACTTCCAGCACTCACCTCACGGCATCGATTGGAGTTGGATCATTTCAATACGAAATATTGCTTTTTGTACAGGCCGCTGACGCGGGCGGAGCGGCAGGTGGCTTAAAGTTTAATGCAAGCCTTACCGGCGGTGGTGCATTTATCTACGGCTCGGCGCTGGTAGATGGAATAGTAAATGGAACCGTTCAAACGCAGCAGTTAGCAGCCCTTCAAACGTCGGTAACTGGTGCGTCGGTAACATATACAACTATTTCAACCACCGGACAAGGTGCTGACAACGTCATTCGCGCTACCGGTATCGCGCGCGTAACGACGGGCGGGACATTTGCCCTTTCGTTCGCTGAAAATTCATCAAACACAAATGGATTTTTGGTGCTGATTGGCAGCTATCTGAAGATTACAGAGGTAGTTTAAGTTCTGTAGAGAACTCTGTAGACGTCGTCACCGGCATTTTCTACTATTTCAACGTCATATCCCCATAGCGCCTTAACGTGTGCCAGCGTTTTCTTAGCAGTAGCTTCATGCAGTGATCTGCCAAGATACGGTCTATATTCGAGAGTCAGCATTCTATCCGCTCTCATCCGCGCACCGCTAACCACGATGTCTGGAATAAAATTGATCGGATTGTACTGCGCGGCAAGGGAGCGGCGCATGTTGCGATAGCCGATATCGTCAGAAATTTCGGTAACGATTCCCTTGGATCCCGTATAATTGACGCTCATCATGTTGTACTTTCGCATAAGATTAGGCGTCAAGAATTGTTCGATGAAGCTTTCATCTCGATAGTCAGTAACCGCGAGCTTGATTTGCTTTCTCCAATCCTCTCCAGCTAGGTGAGGAAACCATTCTTGATCCTCCTTAGTTGGATACTCACAAATTCTCTTTATCTCTCGAAGTATATCCAAGCCTAAGGCGTACGGGTTGAAGCTACCGTCATAGTGCTTCGAGCGCATATTTGGTTGATACACTACGTTGGAGTGAAGGTGCAGCCAAGCAAGCTGAGCATCCGGTGAAATTATTCCGCGCTGCTCCAGAGTGTCCATGATGTGGAAGTGGGTGAAGGTCGCCATGCCTTCATTTAGCGTCTTGTCTTGTCCCTGCGGGTAGAAGTACTGCTGAATCTTGTACACGATGCGCAGGATTTCCTTCTTCCACTGGGGCATGTTTGGGGCGTGCTTGTAGATGAAGTAGAGAATATTTTCCTCGTCGTTAACCCGGTCCAAGTCTTGATCGGTCTTTTCCTTTTCAGGGGCTACAACCGACGTGGTTTGGATGATGATGTCCATGTCCTTGTGCTTATCATCGGCCTTCTTGGCTTCTTCCTTCAGCTTGTCCTCTTCTGTCTTTTTCTTCTTGTGCTTTCGCTTTTGCTTATCAACAGCGTGCGTCGATAAGGCGTGAGCGGCATCGAGCAGCTGCTCAACCTCGTCCTCACCATATTTTTCCTCGCACTCCTTGATGTAGTTCTTGGCGAAGATCATGTAATCAATGATGGAGCTTGGAGTTGTCCATTCCCTGAACATGAAGTTATTCTTGAAGACGAAATTGTGGCCAATCGCGGCGTGCGCTATAACCAGCGCCTGCGTTATGGCTGGGTTTTCCTCCATGAGATATGAGATGCACGGGTTAGAATTGATGACGATTTCATACGCGAGTCCCATTCGACCCTTCTGGTACTTTGTCCAATTCTTGAGAAACTCTTTGCCGAATGACCAGTGACTGTAGTTTACCGGCATACCAACAGACGCGTACGCGTCGATCATCATTTCAGCTGGAATTATTTCGATCTGGTTGGGGTATATATCCTTGCTTGGATCGATGTCAAGCTCCTCATGAGCTACTTCCTCAATAATCTTGGTGATGTTATTGATTAGTCCTTCGTTCCAATCGGTGCGCGAGGTAATAAGTGGTTGCGTCATTATTTTTTCTTCTTGAAAATTTTCTGAAACACTGGGTAGCATTCATCCGCCGATTCGATTATCGACAGGGTCATCTTCTTATCAACTACCCCATCGCGAACCTTATCGTAGGCTACCCACAACCCGGTATCTTCTCTCGTAGTAGTTCCTGATATTCCAGCTCCAACGTTAAACCAGCCGGTTCCCATCGGTTTACCAACTTCAACGTAGCTGAACAGTTGGATCTTCTTCATGAGGTTGCCCTCACCGATCATTTCATCGATGACGACGCTGTTGTCCTCATCCCAATTATCACCATCTGACGCGTGGGATATGTAGATGTTGACTTCATTCGGATCGTAGCGCTCTTTGATTATGGTATTAATCATCTTCAGCGCTGGAGATACGGTAGTTCCACCGTTGACCCGCGTGGAGAAGAAATCATTTTCGGACATTTCAAACGCTTCATCGGTGTGAGCGATGAACACAAGCTCGGTGTTTGGATAGCGCCGGCGAATGAACGCGTAGAACAGCGCGAACCAACGACGGGCTATCGTCTTCTTTGTTTCATCCATGGAGCCGGAAATGTCCATGAGCATGAAGAGAACGGCGTCTACCGTCTTGAGAGGTTTAGCTTCCTTCTTGCGGTAGCGAAGATCGGAAGAATCGAACCCATCCAGGAAATCAATCTCGTCATCTAGCTCCTTGAGACGGGATAGGATCGAAGCTATTCGTTTACCGACTTCATCCTGCATTAGGTTAATCGTCATGTGGATGTTGAGCACCCGGAGTAGTTCTTCAGGAGTGCCATGCTTAGCGCCGGTTAAATTTTCAAATATTGCCGCAAGCTCTTCTAGCAGCTCTTCCTTTTCATCCTCCACCAAAGCTGCCATCGCGCTTGAGCGTCCGAGAGCTTGCTTGTAGGTGCGGATTACGCTTAGCTGAGCCGGAGAACCAATAGTAGAAAACCCAGCTTGTTGGGTTTTATTATCAAGCCTCTCAGTCCACTTCTCATTGACTAGATTCGGTAGCTCGCAATCCTCAAAGAAAAGATCCAAAAATTCGTCGCGCGCGACAGAGACTATGAAATCGTCTTCACCGGCATCTCCGGGACCACCCCGACTTGAGCTACCTTCATCGGATGGTATTTCTATTTCATCACCGCGATCATACTCTTGATTGCCAATGATAATTGCTGTATGATTGCCATCCCTAGAATAGTGAAAGTGCGGTTCCTCAAGAGCCGCGCCGGCAACCTTAACAGGGCTGGATCCACCAGCCCCAGGGGCTGGGTTGTTCTGACCAGAAACCCCGAATTTGCCAATATTTTGCGGGGAAGATGCCTTGATGAAGCCCTTTATTCGCTTAATGAGCTTTTGACGGTTTGAAGATGATTTTCCCCTACCCGCCTTTCTTCTATCGATGAGGATGAAAGACATGTCTTTACTCCTTCGGCATACGATTCATTCGATCGGCAAGAAGTCGAGCATATTCGATTCGCTGGTCATTATCGCAGAAATCTCCAGTGATGTACAAAGCGACGTCGTGGTGAAAATCATCCGACTGAAGGCATACCTTCAAGGTACCTGCCTCAGACTTTCCAACGCTCACGCTCCACGGCCCTGTTTCGGAAATTGTCAAATCGTTTGGTTCAATTTCCTGTGGGTTTGTGTTAAGTTGGTTTATATTGATTCGCACTACTTGCGTTTCCAAGTCATATGCTCGCTCACGGCTTCAAGGAAAACTCGAAGTGGGCGAGTGCCCTGTCTGCGATTATTCGTCCACTGAAGGGCTATAAGATTGTTTTTATTGTCTGTTCCACCCTCTGCAATGGCGATCTTGTGCGCTACTTCCCATGCTGTGTTGCCGGGATTATCTGAATCAGCCTTACCATATGCTGCCCATTCTATCAAAGCCCCGCACGCATCGATTCCAAATTTGTAATGATCCGCATATGGCGCCAGCGCGGGCTTTGTAGAGGCCCACCAAATTTCACTTAATTCTTCATGTGAGTAGCCCATCAGCGCACCGTTGAATTCTGTTGATCAAGAGCGTCAGCGATTCGTCTTAGAAGATTGTTCTGCAAAACCTGCTGATTATTTTGTACGGCTAGTTGTTCCGCTACGCGGTTGATGGATGCGGCCAGACCCGCAATCGCTGTTTTAGTTACTTCATTATTCATATGAACCTCAAACTTGGAGATCGTGCTCCATTTTTACCATGACCTAGTGCTGCCACTAAATCTCTAACAGATGGATAGATATTCTCACCATCTACAGTGCAACGCTTTTGAAGCTTCTTGCTCGCTGCGACATTCGGAATACCCTTCATCCTCTGCCCTTGTCTCTTGCGTCTTGCTTCATCGTGTTTTCTACCAGTGAGATATCTAGTTTTAGCTATTGACATCTTCTGGCGAGTTTCTTCTGAGATACCTGTCAAACCTTCTCCACCATCTGTGAGATTGAAAAGTGTACCTCGACCTTGATCTTCACGCCCATATTTCCAAATGAACCACATCTCTAAACTGAAAGCCTGTTCCTCATTCTTGCAGTAGATAATTTCGGGTACACAAGAGTATCCTTCCCTATGTCTCTTCACTAGCATCCTATCAGTGCGAGTGTTAGATGGATAATCTATGTGAGTCCAAACTCTATCATTCACTCCCTTGCCAACGTATCTAGGAATCTCGGTTTTGGGATCACGAAATATGTAGCAGTAATATTGCCCTAACATCTGTCAACCTGGGCTACGAGGCTTTCCGGTTGTTACACCACCAATCTACTAGCGTGCGAATCTGTCTGTCAGTATATCCTTTGCTTCTCATGCGAGCGACAAAGTCGTTATGCTTCTTCTGCTCTTCAGCTGAACCTTTTGGTGTGAATGAAACGATTGGCATGATTTCGGTAGTAGCTGAGAACATCTTCTTCTCGATGACGACCTTGATCTTTTCGTACTCATTCCATTTTGGCATCTTGCCTTCATTGCGCGAGCGGTAGCGAAGAACGTAGTGCACGATGTCGTTGCGAAAATCCTTCGCGTTTGGAATGCCAGCTGCCTTTTCTACTTCTTCAAGCTTAGTGTTGAGGTGCTCGCGGTTCAAAAGCGTGTGAGTTTCTGGGTCGCGGCAGGTAACGTCATCGCACCATGATTCGGCAAACAAGCAGTAGCGCTCGAACATCGTCTGACCAAACTCGCTGTAGGACTCGAGGTACGCCATGCGAAGTTCCTTGTCGATAAACTCGAAGTAGCGCGGCTGCACCCACGACTTGATGAAGTCAAGGTACTGTTCCTGAGCTTCGCTTGGCAGGTGCTCGCGCTTTAGCGCTTGTTCCAGAACGTACATGAGGTCGATTGGGTTGGCCTGAATTTCTTCCGGACGTAGGTTGTAAGTCGCTGAAAGAATCTTGAAGCCAAAGCGGGTAGACAAGCCGGTCATACCTTCATCGATACCACCAGCCTCGCGGTACTCCTCGTAAGGCTTAGCCATCGGCATGGTATCCTTCACGTTCTGACCGTCATACACCTTCATCTTGGCGTAGATAGTGCTGTTTTCTGGTTCACGCAGGCGCGTGAGGACCATGAACTCGGCCAGCGCCTTCAGGGTTTCAGGGGCGCACGCCTCATTCTTCAAGCTTGAACCTCGGAGCATCTTCTCGTAAATTTTCTGCTCCTCGCTAACTCGTAGACAGTATGGAACGTTGACGATGTAAACGCGGTCTAGGAAGGCCTCATTTGACTTATCGTTTCGGAACTTGAACCATTCTGCCTCGTTTGAGTGGGCGCAGATGATGCCGATGTACGGCATCGCTGGGATATTTTCGGTACCGTTGTAGTTGTGTTCTTGCGTCGCCATCAAGAGCGGATTTAGCGTCTTAATGTTCGCCTTGAACATTTCGGCAAAATCCATGAAACCCTGGGTCGTGCGGTTTAAACCACCGGAGTAGCTGTAGCTGTATGAGTGATTTTGCTGATAAGTTTTCAGCTTGCGAATATCGGTCTTGCCGATAAGAACTGAAACGTCTTGATTATTCTCGTCGCCTGGCTCAACCTTCATGATGCCAATCTGGGAATCCTTGTTTGGATAAATCTTGACAACGCTGAATTTAGTCCAATCACCACCGAATTCCTGGAGCTTCTGCTGCGCCCAGCCTGAAGAAACCGTGTTGAGATAGCGTGGAGAAATGCCATACTCTTTTTCCAGCTCTTCACCATGCTCAAGCTTGTTAAAAAGGCCGAGCGGACTTTCGAACAGAGGAGAGAGCTGCAGTTCCGCATTTTTCTCTGAAGGATCCTTCAAAACATAAATCGGATATGTCTGCATTAGTTCTTTAAGCCGCTCGACCAAAGAACTTTTACCACCACCAACCGGTCCCTTGAGATAAAGGATCTGCTTTGATTCTTCTAGCCCCTGAGCGAAGGCCGTAAAGTAGGCGACGATGCGCTCAATGGCTTCTTCAGCTCCGTAAAACTCCTTGAACGCCTCGTAGGTACGTATTTTCTTGTTGCTGAAAATGCGTGATAGGCGAGGGTCGCTTGAAGTGTCGACTACCGTTGGTTCACCGATGGAAGCTAAAATTCGTTCTGCCGCGTTGGCATACACCATCTTATCGGTTTTACAGAGATCGAGATAATCCAGAATGGGCATCTCGGCGTTGGATGCAAACTTTCTTGCGAAAGATGAAGTGAAGGTTGAACTCAATTTCATTCAGATCTCTCCTATCTGTTGAACGGTATCAGCTGTATTTATGCTCATGTACCGTAACGCGGTACGATCAGATCAAAAGGAAGGACTAGCAGAGCACAATTTTGCGGCAGAAGTATAAATTAAAATTTGAAAGTGAACTTACGGCGGCATCCCAAATTCTCGGACTAGCCGGTCATATCCTTCTTTATTCGCCTTAGCATCCGAAAGCGCGTGATGTGGAATTTCTTTCGTGCGCGCGAAGTACTCTTGAACACCATACGCGAAGTTATTCTGCAGCCGGTTATACATCTGCTGCCAATCATGCGGTGAGCCGTTCATAATTTGCTTGTTTGACCAAGCTAGCATCTCGTGAAACACGTTTTGAATGGAGTGAAATTTGGGATGGGCTTGACCATCCAAGAAGTAGTGCATGATCTGCCAGTCGGTATGATAGTCGACCATCACTATGAAGTGCTTGCACGGTAGCTCATCTAACCAGCACCAAAGTCGAGCAGAGAGCTCGGTTTCCTTCATACCGTGCGTGTTCGGGGTGAGCAATGGCCAGATATTAGCCCGCACGAAATCTGATGCTAAGCTCTTATCCGCGTCAAGATTTTCAGCGTAGAACTCGGCACCGTTGGAAGCTACAAGTCCGATTGAAATCGGATCAGTGTTGATAAAATCGGAAAACTCAGAATCTATAAATATTCGCATTGTAATGTTATCAGAATTAATCATGAGAAAAATGGTTATAAGTACTCAACACTTTACAATCGTGCAATTTGCAAGTTTGATTCATTTTATAAAGGGGTTAGAGTAACAAGAGCCTAATTTCGTTCATATTCGTTGATTTGGTATTTGAATCCATTTTCTTCTATCCACTTGGGTTCGTTAAGCTGGTGATAGAGAATGAAGCTGTTTTTCGGCATGTAGAAGCGGCTGAGAAAGCTATAACCGTCGCTAGGAAAAATTATATCACCTTCTGGCTTAGCAAGTACAACTGTTATGAAAAATTTCTTGGGGATAAGCGTCATAGCTTCTTCAAAAATTTTCTGGCCACCGATAACGTATAAATCGTGCTTTTCTTTCTTGAAAGCTTCTGATACGCTCTCGTAGGTTGTTACCTTGTTTGCCCAACGAAAGCGCTGGCTGCTGGTAATGACCACATTGCGCCGACCAGGAAGAGCTCCACCGATGCTCTCAAATGTTTTCCGGCCCATCACTACGGTTTTACCCATGGTAACGGCCTTGAAGTTTTCTAGATCTTGCGGAAGATGCCATGGCATCTTGTTGGTGCTCGAGCTGCCGATGACGCCGTTAAGGGCTACGGCTGCAACTATGTAGATGTCGGTCATCAAAATCCACATCTTATTTTTGCGAGACAGCGCTTGCAATTTACCTTGCTTCTAATGTAACTGGCGTTCTGAAACTTCAGCGGCCGCCCGGTGCAAATTGGAATAAAGGAATCACCATACTCACCATCAAAAGATGTATCGGCAAAATGCGTGATGGTAATATTCCTACGTGCCCGCTCTAACGCGTCACAAATTCTAACCCGCTTTACAAATTCGTCTAGCATGGAAAACAATCACTGTGGGTGTCTAGAAAATCTTCAGCAGATTTTGGCTTTGCTACTTCACACTTGCAATACGGGCACACCTTTGGAACTATATCACCAGTTGGTAGAAAATACGCGTTATCATCCGTATAGGTGAATTCATCCATCAGCCGGTATCTCCTGCGAATTCGGAAGCGTCTGAACTTACGGTGCGATCAGCCCTGGCAAACCAACCTAAGCGCTCAACGTTGCAACCCGGAACTGAACACTTGATACCGTGTATAGCTGGATAAGCTTCCTGCCAACTCATTTCAACCCATACGTGATCGTGAGTTTCAGTCATAGACGATACCATTCTGCTCTTCCTTGATGTCCTCGTATGGTGCAGCAACCTTGCGGTAGAATTCCATGTTGGCGCACGCCAGCATACCAACAACGTCGTTGATGTCGGCATAGCGCCACGTACCTTGAGCACCTGGATCTGGAATACGCTTTGGGCCGTAAACTTCACGAATCAAGCGGGAGATGGTGTAATTCATCTCACCATTGCGAGCATGAGTATGGTTGTGATTGTTCTTAATCTTCTCAGCTAGGGAGAGAATTTCAGCGTCTAACTCCCTGCGCTGTTCTTGGGTTATGTATGGCATTTATTTGCTCTGGTTTTGTGGGATCATGTAATCGACCGCGTGATGTGGCTCAGCGCGTTCGAGAGAAGCTTTGAAGAACATATAGCGATCAAAGTTAGCTTCGTGGGTATACTTTACCGTTTCCACGCACTTCTTGCAGTACGATGGGCGAACCAAGGACACGTAGTGAGTCTTCTTCTTTTCCTCTACATTACCGCAGAGCGAACAAAGGTAATAGTTGCCGGAGCGGCGGTTTCCATACTCATCGCGCTTGAGGATGCCCTTTGGCAAACCACCAAGATATGAATATAGCTCTTCAAATTCATTGAAGATGATCGTAGTTTCAGCTTGCATCCAGCCAGGGACTTCGGCGATGTCCTTGTACGTGTTGATGAGATAGACAGGAATGTCCTGCATAAACGCTTCATGCACTTCACTGGTTGTTCCAGCTCCCTTACGAACGCTTTCGTCGTACAGAATGATTACCGCGTCGGAATCATTTCGAACAAGCTTGATGTCCGCGTCGATGAAGTGCTTTCGAATGTTTGACTTGCGAAGTAGAAGTTCCTCGCTAGACACCAGATTTCGGTAGAGGTGCCCATGAGCGTCAGAATACGCGATGTCAAGGGCGGCGATGTCGATTGGATTAAACCCGAGAATTCGAAGTCGCTTTGAGCAAACTTCTCTCCAACCAGCTCCAAGATCTGCGGCAAATTGCATACCCCCGGAGAGGTAAACATTTCCATTGGGATAATACGGGTGATTGATCATGTTATTTTCTTATCAAGGCAAGAGGGATGAGTTATCTTAACTCACCCCCACCTAGAAGTACAATCGAATCAGATTATTCCGGTGTTACGGCTCTATCGATGCACTCACCTGCATTTTGGAGCATGTCTGCCGTGCGCTTGAATGGTGCCGTGTTGTTCATGGCAGAATCCGGAATAGTCACTACATCCGCAACTAGCATCACTGGCGTTACAGCTACAGACACTGCCGCCTTTGCTAGGTTAGATAGCATCTTAAACATGAAACCTCCCATTTTGAGATTATCTATTTATAAGCTAACTCAATATCTGTCATAACCATGATTTTCCAATAAATAACAGGATATCGCACAGGAGAAAATGACCAAATGGCATACATTCCCGTTGATCCAGAAATCAAACGAAGAAATTATTCATTGGCTGCGCTCAGAAGAGCGCAAGAAATAGATCCAGTTACAGGATTAAGAAAGTCTATTATCGCAGCTCGTAAAGCTGGAAAAACAAAAATATTACGCGGTACTGGAAAACTAGGCGCAGCAAAGGCGAATATAACCATGAATGAAGCTGTTGATGGTAAAACACGAAGACAACTGCTTATGGATAAACGAAGAGCCACTATGAGTGTTAAAGATGAAAATGGGTTAACCGGGTTTCAGAAGAATATGTTGGCCGTTGCTTCATCACGACGATTACCAGATGGCTCTTACAAAGGGATAGCAAAAACAGTTGAAACAAAGAGAAACACGATTGATGAAAATGGCAATGATCTATTCGTTCGCGCCGCTATCAACACTGCCATTACGCGTTTTGGGGTTTACGCTGGTTTAGAGGGCAAGAGCGATTTTCAAAAATATCAATATCAAGTAGACAAAGTTACTAATCGACAACCACTACACCTACTAGAAAATTTTGAAAAGAGAGGAGGATACGGATATTCAAATGATCCTTATCAGATCGATCATCAATATTCCGTAGTTTACGGATTCCTAAATAGTGTCCCACCTTACATAGTCGGGCATATATATGCAATCTAAAGATGCTGCCAGCTCGAGCCAATAATTCTAAAGGCTCGAGCTGCAGCATTACGTTAGAGGAACTTATTTCCCGCTGGCAAAGCTCTGTATCAACTGAGGGCAAGAGCTGTCAAATCCAACAAGATCAAGTGACCCCGGATCTTTTGGATCAGCGATAGTGAATGGGGTTCCAGTCATACCGCAGACAATCATTTTTGCAGCTGGGTTGTATTTGTTACGGTAACGAGCCAATGCTTCTACTGGCTGCATTTTGCCGGCCCATGTTTCATTATCGGTGAAAGTAACGAAGGCAGATATGCCACTGTATCCACGATCAAGCGCGTACAGCATCGGCAGCGAGCAGTCAGTACCACCACCTGACCAGCGGAGATTCTTCATCGCCTCAATAACAGTATCCAGGCGCATCGACGGAGAAATCTTCAAAGGCTTCGGAGTCTTGTCGAATCCGAACATCTCATAGTTGTTCTCACGCTTCGCGACGGCAAGAGCCATAACCGCTGATACTTCGGCTGGATACATACCCGGCGCGCCGGATACCTCACCACCGAACATTGAACCGGAGATGTCAAGACCAAACAGGTAACCCTCATTGGTCGTTGGGATGAAGTTGAACGCCTCGTAGAACGAATCATTCAACGCGTCAACAACCTGCGCCACCGGCTTCCACACCAAGCTACCCTTCAAGCCATGTCCAACAGAATATTGCTTCAGCGCGATTAGGAGCTGAAGTGGGTGAACGCGACCACCCTTTAGGGCCTCAGTGTCGGTAAGCTTATTGAGAACGACCGACATGTCCGAAGACAACGGCTTGATGACGCCGATGCTGGTCAGCTGACCAAGCTTGCGAATAAGAGCGGTCAGCCCCATGTTTGGGATCATCGCGGCCATGACCTTTGGATCCTTGAGATGCTCGGTCGAGATCATTTCCCAAGTGATGTCGTCGTTAGACTCGATCAACTTGATCGTTGTTTTCGCGTCGGCGGTCTTGAGCTTCTCGAAGTCAACGAGCAGCTGAGGAACCTCAGTGTTCGGTTCAAGTCCCTCGGCGCCCTTAACCGCGTAGCGGAACAGGGCAGACTGAACATCATTAGCCGGCTTGACGTGCGCGAGCCGTAGGACGTCGCGGTGCGCCCAGCCATCGCGAGACTGGTACTTCAAGAGCTGAACTGCCAGCTTGTCGACACCTCGGCCGGTGTACCACGCTGCAACACCGCGCTTTGCGGCTGCGTTCCACTTGCCAATTTCATCGAGCGCCGCGACGAACTGAAACAGGTGAGTGCCGATTCGGCAAACCTTCGGTAGAGCCGCGTAGGCGGCCTTAACGGTGTTTTCATCACCATGAATGGCGCAGAGCGCCAAGGCGAACACGGCAGGATCATTCTTCGGAGCGCGACCGCCAAGAGAGATTTCGGTGATGCGGTTAACGGTCTTTGTACCATCAAGCTTGATAGCCTTGAGAACGTTCGCACCGTTTTGCTTCGTGAGCGTCTTCGCTGAAGCGTAATACGTTGGTGTATCTGATCCGAGGATTAGGAAGCGATCGAGCTGTCCCCAAACGTCAAGTTGGAACGTAACTCCACCCGCGGAGTTTGCAACCATTTCGGCTTCACGACCAGGCAATGCCTGAGTCTGTGGTGTAACGGTCGTACGTGGATTAGTAGACATCGTGTTGATGTAGATTGAGTTCTTCTTAGCCATGATATGATCTCCTATAGCGGCTATCGTTGCTAGCGACGGCAAAATTTCAACGTGATCAACAAAATTCCCCAACAAATGTTGCAGTTGGGAACTTCGATAGTTTACATGATCCGAAAATCATGAGTCTAACCCGAAGGTTTCGAACAAATTACACGATGGGACTATTCCCATTGTGCCTACCTACACCGCTTGATTCGACTATGCGGTAATCTATCTGGTCATTCTAACCAGCAACTATCTGACGGTCAGTCAGCACTATCTGATTTTCTCTAACCAGCAACCATTCAAGAATTTGGTGGAACAGCCTTGACACCGTTTGCGCGTGCTGAACCCTGCAGGGGTAACAACACCCATCCACTAACGTACATGATTGTTAACCAAGCTGCTCCGGTGGAGGAACTTTGGTGATCACGTTGAGCAAAGAAATTTTAACTGCGAGAATTCAAATGGAGTGAAACAAATGATTGTTAATCGGGTAATGCAAGATAACCAATTAACTCCGGTTCCGTTGAACTCTTTAACTCGGAAATTGTAACATGCCGTAGGGCAAAAGTACAATTTATTTTCCGAAATTATGCGGAGGTATTTATCTCAGGAGCAACCTGATAAAGTATTCCAGGCGCGATGTAGATGCAATCTTCTGGGATTGGTCTCCTCTTGGGCGCGCGAGAAGCGTCGGTGCCATAGTAGTTGAAGCGATAGTTTTTACCATCCTTACCGAGTAGCTCAACCCACTCGTAAAATGCTGTTCCATCGAATGAGCCAATCGATTTTTCATCGGTTTTGATAATTTCCGCGGTCGGTATTGACCCACCAACGCGCTTGATGATTACGTCAGAGCGCCTGTTGAGAATTTCTTGCGCCTTGTTCGCGTCGGCAAGAAGGGCAGCGTAGTCGCCGCGGTAAAATACAAGCTGGAAAAATATGGTGACCATGATAATTCCGAGCTTCATCAGAAACCAAGTTAAAATTCCAGCTGCAACCATTGACATAATGGTCCACCCGAGCGTGCTACCGCATAGATAGACCGATGAAGCTGATGCGACAGCACCTATTACTAGCTTACCGACCGTTTGAAACATCAACATTCGTTCAAGCTTAGGTTCTAGTTTTTTATCGCTCACAATTTTCTCCAAAAAGAGCGGATGTTGATGGACTGCCGTCTAGGTGGTAGAGGATTTCATTTGAGCAATTACCATTCTCGCAGACCCAATAAAAGGTTACTGGAGCTGGCTCACGGTAAGATTGACTCAACCGCATCTCCACCTTACAATCCGGACAGATCATTGCTTGGTTAGCTGCGCTCGAAGACGTGACTTTTCATCAACGAAGGATAGCAAAAATTCCATTTGATCAGCGAGGATGTTTCGATTCGCGAGAATCAAATGCTCCGCGCGTGATGGAACGTACGGCGTGAAGAGCAGTTGCATGCCGGCTTCTTGCGGAGTTTTGTTGTCCTTGCGCTGGTTACAGCGCGCGCAGCACGACACAACATTCATCCACGTGTCCTTACCATCTTGGGCCTTCGGAATGATGTGGTCGCGCGTCAGCTTGGAGTCGCTGAACTGGTTGCCACAGTATCCGCAGAGATGGCGATCGCGCCGGAATAGCTCACGGTTGTTTAGAGCTGGCGGACGGTGCTTTCGCTTGCCAACGCTGCCCTTGACGGCCATGATTGAGGATGTAACGACTACGGTGCGTTCGCCAGTTTGCGCGCTGGTTCCACCGCGCACCACCGTTTCTACCTCACCGAGTTCCCAAGCTACCAGATTCTTCGCGTGATAGGTTACGGCCGTTTGCCACGTTATCCACTTGTTAGGTTGACCGGTGTTGTCAAGCTGCAATATTAGTGCCATGCCATTATTCCTTATGTCATACCATTCTAATCATCTTACCACTGTATCAGTAGTCTTATTACCAAGAGATCCACGATGATGGTATTCTCGTGTTCTTCATTAGCGGAAAGATATTCCAAACCCACGCTTATTCCATTAATCAGATCCAGTGTGACCGACATTTTCGTCTCCTCGCCAGATCCTGGATCTGGTGTGATTATATCATGCGGACCTGCATAAGTAAACCAATCAGGTCACTAGCTATTTACGATTGCGTCGTTCATCTTCAAGAAACTAAAAAGGGACTCCAACGTTGGAGTCCCTTGATTTGATTTGTAAGGGACTCCTTACTTAGATGCCTTTGTAACTGGACCAGCTGGAATTACCTTGGCCGGTGTTACTACAGCGTCAACTTGATTGGCTACTGGAGTAATTACCTTAACGACATCTGACGCTACGTTGTCTACTTCAGCTATAACTGGAGCTGCCTTTGGGAACATCTTAACAACTTTTGCTGAGACGAATGCCCAAATCTTTACCCAGAGTGGGGAAAAGACGGCGCCGAGAAATATACCGGCGTAGGTGTGTGCGTTGAATAGGCTGTCAAACATAAATGAAAGAACTGGTGTAACGAAGTTGAACATGTTAATCTCCTTGAAGAATTACTTATTTATTGAACCCGTGATTAGGGTCGAGGCGCACCGCGCATATAGTATGGTTCTTTTCGCTCTCTTGATTTCTTCCACACGTCGATCATTCTTTCGATCGCCTGCGCGTAAGTTTTCACTATTGATTTTACCGGATCACCAACAACCATTCTTGGTTTTGGCGATTTGATAAGCGCGTAATAATGCGCTCCATCTGATGATACTCGAACCTGACCATTTGGATAAACTATGTAGTATGAATTTGAAGCTGGGGTGTCGCCGAGGCTTTTGTCGATGGATTTAAATTCTGGGAAATCTAAACCATCGATTCTGGCAGCATCTACTATCTGTCTAGCTTTAGATTGATCTCCAGCCTTCAAGGCCTTCAAAGCTGCCTTTATGATTGAGTCCTTATCCTTGCTAATGTTTAGCTTTTTGAGCGGCATCTGCCGAGCAAAGTACAGTGAGCCATTGCGCTCGCGCGTTGGCTTACCCTCGTATTTCAACCCGATGTTTTCAGCTTGCTTGAAAATATCAGATTGCTTGATGATTGGTATCGCCTTTTGAACGTCGGCAAGAGTTGCATCACCGAGCGTCAACCAATCACGCGTTGACCCGCGGAGATGGCCTGTCTCTGGATGATAAATCGGCTTGCTGTTTGCGTTACCGAATGGCTTATCGATCTTTGCTTCGAGAAGCTCGTTAACCTTCATGGGCTATCCAAAAGTTACATCGTGCGGTGGCCGATCATTTTCTCCACCCTTAAACTTTTTAGCAAGCTGCACTAGATGATCAACGATTTCTTGCTTGTCGGTGCCGTGGCGATGATACACGGTAAGAGGTTCACACGTGCTACCTGAACAAGCATGCTCATATTTTTTCCAAACGTCGGCTGGAAGATCCTTCTTGTACTTCGAAACTTCTTCCTCTTCCATACCTATTTGACTGTGTGGATACTCGCCAGCAGATATATTCCAAAGCACCGCAACGTTGCCCCGCACCTTGCCATTTATCTGACTACCTTCCTTAATCGTAGTTTGGCCCATCTCGCGGGCGTCACCAAGCATGTCGATGATGATGCCGTGGGCTTCACTGTGATCCTTTTTATCAATTCCCTTTTCGGTCAACCACGCCTTAATCTTGCGGTTAAGCGCGGCATCGCTCATGCGTTCATTTTTCTTGAGCATCGCAGTTACGAAAGGGCGAACCTTTCGTTCAAGAGCGGCATATGCCCTTGCTTGAGGATCTGATTTACCTTCTACGAGGTCGTCCTCATAGCTCTCATTTTTGATGTCAGCTTTCTTGTTCTTGTCATCCTTCTTGGATGACTTAGCTATCTTACCAAATGGATCATTTCCACCCTTGACGATGCGGCGGCGCATTTCAGCTGGGTCTACTTGTCCCTTCATGGAATCCAGGTCCATAAGTTCGTTAAGCTTCATTTGATAATCTCCAAACTTGAGAGTACGACTGATTGATCTATTTATCAGATCGCCGATGGAGGTTGAGTTTAACCGTGAAGTCGGTTTCGCTCGGTCACTATGTCGGTGAGCTTAGTGATCGTATTTTCATGATTGGTGTAGTAGTGAAGTAGACCGATGCCAAACCCATCATTTATCCACTGCTGAATGTTGTCAGATCGATCATCAATCAGAATGTCAGCTGGCTTTGCAAACTTCCACTTGTCGGCGGAGAATGGACCGATGTTGACCTTCACTCTCGGATCAATGTGACGGGCAACCCAATCTCGCTTATTCTGTTCAGCCTCGGTGATAAACGTGCGGCGCGGAATCGCAGTGAGGATTTCTACGTTGGCGCCGAATGACATTATGTGATTCCAAAGCTGGTGGGCGTACGCGGTGGGTTCTAGGTTGAGGTACAGCTGTGGCACTCCCTTGAGGAAATTCCACATTTCAGCATCTTCCTGCGCGAGGTTTTTAACCTGGTGTTGGAATGTTCTACCAACGTTTTCGAGAACAAACTTATCGAAATCTGCGAGCACGCCGTCCAAATCTACGTAGATCGTGTTTACAGCTGGATCGAACGTTCTTCTCATTGCTTAGTCCGCGGTATAAGTAGATGGCTGATGTTAACGCGCTTGGTCTGCTGGGTGGGGCGCGCTGCGTGTTTCTTCGCTTTAGATGAAGAGATTACTTGAGTTGCGAGAAGTCCATCTCGCTTTTTCTTCTGAACTGGATTCATTATCCGACAACTAGGGTTTCACCCTGCGGGGTAACTGACTTCGGTTCCTGCTTGGCCTTCCACTGCTTGAAAAGGCGATCAGCTTCCGCCCTAACGCGCTCATCCCGAACTACGGCTTCTTGCCGGCGGTGTTCGAAAGTTCCCCTACGCTTAGCTTCTCCCATCTTAGTTTTCCTCTATGTGATTGAGTATTATATCCTGCTTCAATGCGAAAGTAAACGACGCGCCGCCTGAACGATTTTAACCTGTGATTTTCGTCCTTCAGCTTCAAACTGCCGCGCGGTCATCCAATGCGTAGAACCGGTTTCACTACACGGTTCTGAAAAATCTTTCTTCTTGCGAATTTCACCGATGTAGACCGTCATGACATAGGCCGACTTATTGCCTTCAATCTTACCTTTCCACGCCAGCTTGACTGTACCTGGAATTATGTTTGAAGATTTCAATCCCAATTCTTCTGATGCTTCCCTAATCGCTGCCGCCTTTACGCTCTCACCGGGATCAACGTGACCCTTAGCGATGGCTGGCTGTGGACCACCAAATTTAGAATCTGATGGAACCATGAAATAGAAAAGCGGCTTATCATCTTCGTATATGTAGGGGATAAATCCGGCTTTTTCTAGTGGCATTGCGATTTCCAATAGCTTCATATCAGGCCGAAAAAGATGAACCACATCCGCACGTTGATTTTGCGGCTGGGTTTCTGAAAACAAATCGTGAGCTGAAATTTTCTTCGATGTAATCGAATTCAGCGTTATCGAGATACGTCATGGAGATTGGATCTATGTAGATCCGCGTGCCGTCCTTTACGATTACCACATCATCCTCTTCTTCAAGCGAGAGAGTAAAATCATATTGGAAACCAGAGCATCCACCACCAACTACCGCGATTCTAAATCCATCAGCTATGTCGGGGTTCGCGCTAACGTGCTCGTTTATTTTCTTAGCTGCTGCTTCTGTAATCTTCATGCTATTTGCCACTCATAATCTTCTTGTATCCAGTTATGACAGCCGGAAAATCTAGGAAAATCGTTAAAAAAATCATCACCATTTTCCAAAACAAGCTGCCATCCATATTCACTACCATAAAATTTATCTACTGTGGCGGGTGAGAATGGCTCGGTTTTTCCATCCTTAATCCAGTATTTTTGAAATCTTGATAGCCCAACGCCATTTATCAGCTGATAGGTATCGTCCGAATGAACCTTTCCAAGCAGCAGCTTATCGCGACCTTCCCGAGATTTAAAGAACCAAAGAAGCTTGGAGAATATTTTTTGCCGGCGATAATCCTTATTCACCCATACGTTGTCGACAATAGATCCATATTTTCCATCTTCCAACGACGCACATGCAACCAGCTTGTCACCATCCCAAACAGAGTAAACAAGCTTATCCTTTCTAACTATTAACTGACCGATATCGCCTACGTGTTCAGCTTTTAGCCATTGCTCTCGGTTTTTATCTGCAAAATCTTGGGCTGATTTTTCAAGGTTGCCAGCGCGTAATGGCATCTCATAGAGATCAGAAAGTTTCATCAGCAGTCCTGAAGCTTGTACCACAGCGCTTCGATGATTTTATCGGAAACTTGATCTGGGTGATCTTGACTGTAATCTACACCATCGCGAATGTCGTGCGTTTCTGGTTGTGAGCGCCAACGGAGTGTTAGCGGGCTGAGGTGCCAGAGAGAATACGTATTTCGGATCCATTGACCAAGAGAGTGGTGGAGAGATCTTGCTTCACGCAATGTACCATTGGCAATGTAAACCTTATCTTCTGCAGATAGCTTTGTTGTGATGTCAGCAACTATCTCGTCAATGTTGTCAAGTGGCACAATGCTTATAGGTTTTTCTATCATGTTTATTTCCTATACGTGGCAGAGATGGAGAGAATCGAACTCCCGTCATCGGTTTTCCTAAAAACTCTCTTTAGGAAAGTGCTTAGGAGACCGGGGTAATACCATTATACGACATCTCTATGCGATATTAATCCTCGTGTCCCAAAAGATATTCCACGTCGTTGCCTTTACCGGTGTAGTTTGTAACTAGGCGGCGGATGTCCTTTGGATCTCCGGTAAACTTCCACTCTGGCCAGCCTCCGCGGCCGCCGGTGTTAAGCTTCTTAGCCGTGCAGTTAAATTTTTTGGCCCACTTGATGGTGTCCTCATCGGTTCCCATCTTGTGCCCACCACCCTGAACCGCAATGTCCAGGATTACGCTTGAAGGATCTTTCTTTTCAGCTTTCTTAGCTTCAACGAGATTGAACTCACAGCATAAGCTCTCTTCAGCTTCCTTAACCTTGTACGCCTTCTTGATCGTTGCTAGGGCGGCGGCGGATAATCCATCGCCAGTTTCACCGTAGCGCTTCTTTAGGACGGGGTGCTTGGTGTCGATGATGGTGTGGGTAAGATTCTTACCGTAGTATGTACCGCTTGGTACCTTCTTGACGTGGATGTCGTAGTCACCATCATTCTTCTTGGCTTCTGAAACAGATTCTTTAACCTTGTCAGCTGGATCCTTACCAACCATCACCCGGATTTCCCACATGAAATGCTCAATCTTCAGCGCTAGGCTGGTAGCGAGCGCGATGGTTCCAGCATCAACCACTTCGGTGGCCATGTGAAATATGCGGCGCGCCAAATCACTAACTATCTCATAGTCAGCTAGAAGCTCCTTCACCATTTCTGGGAACGATGTTACCAGCTTCTCAGCGTCCTTAATTCTTGACTTGCTAGAAACGTCGGCTAGCGCGTAGTTGGCCATCGCGTCGATCGACCGAACCCGCTCGGCAACCTCGTATGATTCCTTGTGGAGATAGTCGATGGTGAGATTCAAGAATGAGTGAAATTCGTAGAAGCTTTCTTCAACAACGTTGAATGAAAAGCCGCGGGTCTTGATGCAGAGCATGTCCAAGGTCGCCTGCAGAGCTTGCAGGTGCTCGACTATGTTTTGACCTATTTTTGGGAGTGGCTCATGCTTCTTCGGAGCGGCGGGCATTTGTTCGGCGGCATCTTCCTTAAGCTTCCCACCCTTGCGGATAAGGCTGTCAGCCATCGCGTTGTTAAGTTCTTTCTTGTTGAATACGATGTCGAGGTTTACAAAATTCTTACCCTGCATTCCTTGCTCTGAATAACCAATGCTCTTAACATACTTCATAGCTGGAACTGAGTGAAGCAGCGCCTTCAGGTGCTTCTCGAATGTTCTATCGGTGTAGATCATTCCGCCGAGGATGGTTGGATTTCCTTTCTCATCCTTACCCTTGACACCGCCGGCGTGGTAACCATCTAGGTGAATGTCAATGTTACCCCATTCCGGTTCACCATCATCCATTGGACCAAGGTGGCCAACAACGCGCTTGATGCGGTAGGATTGAACCTCATGGTGATCACCCCAAAGTCCTCTGCCGTTAGGTCCAAAAGCGGTAATCTTTTTACCGACCAGCGCTTTGCTCAAGCGATCGATAACTTCTTTAGGACCGGATGGTGGAGCATCCTCGTTGAGGGCGACAACGGTTTTCAAAATGTTCATGGAGATACCTTTAGTGGATGGACCTGTACCCTATTTATTCCATATTCTAACATGCATAGGGTTACCAGTACAATTTCAGGTTAACGATCGTAGTTTGGATATTCTCGAAGAACGGTCTTCCACGTTTCCAGGCTTTCTAGAAAGGTTTCCTGTCTTTTGCGGAGGTGCGCTATCTGCTCCTTCAGTCCTGGAGACGGTTCCAGCTTGTTCTTCCTTAGCTCTGCAGCTTCCCGCAGCGCTTGGCTTAAGCTGTCTCCAATCTCCAGCAGCTTATCCTCGATCATTTCAATCTGGTCAAAATGCATCCATGAATTGATCAAGGAATTTGGACGGCGATAGCCCTTCGGTGTTTGGTATCTCAACTATCTCGACACCATTCCACCGCAGCAGGTTTGTGACTCCAGATATCCAAAATGGTTCGTATTGCATGTTATCTCCAAAGCAGTTGAAAGTTTCCAGCCATCACCTTGTCGGTTTGCGCCTGCTTTCCGGTGTTGTGATCCTTGACGATATTGTCTTGGAAGCGGTAGGTGCGGATCTTGTCACCCCGCTCTCCGGAACCCATCTGAGTTTTCCTATCCATTGATAGTGCTTGATGGGCTGCTCCGGAGAGCTGAGCGTTTAGACGTTCAAGGATATTTACCTTCGCTTCCTTCAAGGAATTTTCTCGGCTCCTACATTGTGCGGTGGCAACCGTCCCAGTTGGGGTATGAAATATTCGGCAAGAATTTTGGTGCTTGTTACGGTGTTGTCCACCAGAACCGGTACCAGAGTACCACTCTATCCTGAAGTCACGTTCGTTGAACTCAATCAGCTTAGCTTCTTGCGGGTTGATGATGGCGACGGTAACGGTAGAGGTGTGGGTGCGACCAGAACGTTCGGTTGGTGGAACCCGCTGGATTCGATGACCACCAGCTTCTTGGTGAAGCGCTGAGAGATCCTGTCCATCAACCTCGATTGTCAGCGAATCGATGCGGCGGTGGAGTCAGCCGACTCGGGTGAGATACTTTACGTATGCGTTGGCAAGATCTTGCGCGAAGAGCTTGCTATCTGTGCCGCCTTCGGCAGATTTAATTTCTATAATGCGCTTCATCTTATGCTCCTTTTCCTATTCTAACCCTAACATTTTTCAATTTTGCTAAAACAGCCGCCGCATATCTGTGGTGGCCATTATGCAAATAATATACCTTTCCAGGCTTCGGTGGAAATGTCTTTTTCCAGCTCTTAGAAGTATCTGCTATCCTAGAAACTTCCAGAGCATGCTTTATTCCAATACCATTTTTGATGTCATCATAAATTCGCGGCACGGTATTCTTTTCACCATCGACATATGCTAAAAGCCTATCATCAATAGGTACCTGCCAATCTTCTGTCGGTTGTATCTGTGATAGAGGAACCGATGCGTATTTTGACTCGAATAAATCTTGAAGTTTCATTGTATGATAGTTCGCTTGCCAACGATGTCACCGGTGGCGGTGTTTCTTATCACTACCGTCTGCGCTGACGGCTTTCTACTGAGCGCCTTGCTCAAATCCTTCTTGCTGTACCTGTTAAGGAGCTTAAGTGGTTTGGCGCTCCACACATCCGAAACATAATCGCGTTCAAGTAATTCTGCTACTTTCATTCAAATCCCACGCAATGAAAATGGTCTAGGATAGTATTTATCGCTAGACCACGATGTTGGTGCTCTCCGTAGGAATCGGACCTACCACATCCTGCGTGTCATGCAGGCATTCTACCACTGAATTAGGAGAGCAGCGTCTTTCCGCTTAGATGATCCATTTCATGCTGAATGCACGCGGCGTGGAGACCGGTTGCTTCAACCTCAAATATCTTACCGTCAACCCCAAACGCGTTCACTATAATCTTAGCGCTGCGGGTCATGTCGACGAACGTACCTGGAAGACTGAGACAGCCTTCGTTGATCGTTTGAGTTTCTGGAGATCTCCACGTGATAACCGGATTGATGAAGATGTAGCTGGCACCGTTGATGCTCATGATGAACAGCTGCTTGTCAACACCTACCTGAATTGCCGACAGACCGATACCACCAGCTTCGTTCATGGTAATGAACATGTTGTTGATTAGCTCGATAGTGCCGTCATTAATCTCTTCGATTGGATGGCTTATCTTGCTAAGAGTTGGATCTGGATGTAGAAGTATTTTCATAGTACTTTTATTTACTTGTTGGTGCCGCAGGAGTGAATCGAACACTCGTTTTGATCCTTACCAAGGATCTGTATTACCAATATACGACAACGGCTTAAATGGCGCCCTCGAGAGGAATCGAACCTCCACCTACTGGTTTAGAAGACCTGTGGCCGTATCCACCGGCGAGGGCAAAATTATTTTGGCGATCTTGCGCGCTTGAAGTAGGCGAGCATCTTTTCCATCGCCGCCTCGTATGTTTTGAGCAGCGATTTTACCGGATCACCCGCGATAATAGTTGGTCTAAGCGAAGCTACCAGCTGATGTTTTAGTCGACCATATCCACCATACCCCATTAACGGCTTCATGTGACGGAGCTGACCGTTGCCATACACTTGATATGAACCCGGTTCGTCTTTAACGCTAAAGTTGAAGGTGCCATTCTTCTTTTGCTGTGGGGTGGATATATCCGTCATTCCCGCGTGTATGAGATCCAAATACTGCTTCGAACTGCTGATTTCACGGTGCGCGGTGGCGACATCTTTATCGCTGACGCCCATAAGCTTGTGCCAATCTTTTACTCTACCCTGAAGTGATCTGCTCTTTTCATTGTAGCTTGGTTCATGGGTTGCATTTCCTGCTACGCCTCTACCTATGCTCTTCTCAACAGAATCAAATTCGGGATAATCTATTCCTTTGTCTCTAGCGAGCGCTACAACCTTTTTAGCATAATCGTAGCGACCATCCTTAACTTTAGTAAGAATGTGCTTGATGAGTTCATCCTTGTTACCTTTCAACTTGCGCAGCTGATTAGACGGTGAATTAGGATCACTTGCTTCTAGTAACTCGTAAATCTTCATAGCGTACTCCAGGTCGATGAGTTATTTAGAGATATTTGGCATGGGTGGAGGGATTCGAACCCCATCGAAGCGTTTGGAGCGCAGCCGGTTAGCCAATTACCTGACACACCCATATTAATTTGGCTGGCACTACTGGGATCGAACCAGTCTCGTTCCGCATTAACAGTGCGGCGCACTCACCCTGAACGCTAAGTGCCAATAATTTGGAGTCCCGTGCCGGAATCAAACCAGCGTCTACAAGGTTGCAACTTGTCGTCTTATCATTGGACGAACGGGACGTTATTCAAAATGTTTGAGACAGATTATCTTTGGCGCAAGAGTTTCTTGAATGAAGCTCTCACCATCTGGCTCTTCATCAAATCGCTTGAAATCTTTTGTCGATGGCTTCTTGCCAGACCAATATTGCTCACAGATGTATTTGACATCTGGATTTGAAAGCTCCCTAGAAACTTTCACCGTGTATCCGTGCCCGGATTTATACCCAACCATCATGGGCAATCCAGTAAGAAGACCTATCCAGCCAATGTAGTGGGAGCTTGTTTTACCAACGGCTTGAACCTTATAGGTATTCCCTCTACCAAATTGCTCAGCACCTTGGCGCGTATTTGCAAGAAAGAAAGATGTCAATCTGCTTAAAGCTCCAGCTGGACGGAAGTATTCCAGAAGTTTCTCATAATCACCAAAGTGGTGCTTCTGCTTAGCCTTCCACGCTATCACCTTACCAAGGGGCAGATCGCTTTGGCTGGCGTGCCAGTATATTCTTGTATCCTCGAATAGTTCGTATGCTTTCATGCAGCTATTTACTTGAATGTGGCCTCCCTAAGAGGAGTCGAACCTCTGCTTAGGCCTTCGCACGACCTCGTGATATCCAGCTTCACTATAGGGAGAAATTGGTGCCTCAGAATGGATTCGAACCATCGTCTTCCACGTTTCCGGGTGGACGCTCTACCGACGTGGATTTATTTTGCGCACCACTCTAAGCTACTTCGGCATTTTGGTGGTACCCTCGGCAGGACTCGAACCCGCATCTTTCTACGTTCGAAGCGTAGCACCTATCCTTTAGGCTACGAGGGCATAATTTGGATCACCGACCTGGGATCGAACCAGGACTCTTTCGTTTCAGAGACGAAGGTTTTGCCAGTTAAACTATCGGTGAATAAACTTGGCGCCTCGGGTTGGATTCGAACCAACGACGCGGTGCTGTTGGGCACCCGCTCTACCGGCGCTGGGTTTTGACCAGCTCTGAGCTACCTCGGCGATAATTTGGTTCGGGGACTTGGGTACGATCCAAGATTTCTGAGTTCAAAGCTCAATGTCCTGCCAGTTAGACGATCCCCGAATAACGTGTTGAATTAGCGCATGCTTTACAACACGATTTGATATTTTTGACAAATTGCATAAGCGACAAGCTGTTATTACATTTTGGATTTCTGCATTTAGGTTGAATATCATTGTAGAGTTCAGCTTTAGTAATGTGTTTTATTTTTGGAATTTTAATTGTTCTACCCAACATATATCCACGTTCAAGATATTCATGTATCTGATCTTTTCTAATTTTGACAGCTTTTATTCCATCAGTTATCCAAATTTTTCCAAAATTGGAATTATTTTCACCTTGTTGATGCTTACGTTTTCTCATCGTAAGTTTTCGTTTATGGTTAGATTTTTTGGATCTGGCCGCTTCAACTGCTGCTGAATTATCACTACCTTTTAACGATTTGCTAATATTAGCTTTCCATTCAACACTAAATATTTTACCTGTGTTTCCTTTAGATTTTGCTCGTCTCAATTTTCCTAATCGAGACCATTCCTCGGCGGTTCGATTTTTATTGATATGATCAAACCCACCGTTTCCTCCGCGTCTTAGGTTATAGACATCGGGTCGAGCTAGAAAATCATCATCTACAATTTCTTTCTCTCGCGCATACATAGCTTCTGCATTCTCAAAATACTCAAGTATGACTTTTGTAAAGTTATCTAAGCCGTGCTTTTTAATTGCGTGCTTGATAATCTTCCCGGATCCCATGTAACCATCATCTATGTTAGAGGTTTTATGATACCCGACGTAGATTTTTCCATTCACGTTATTCGTGATTTTGTAGAGATAATAGAACATTTGTCCTCCTTATCTCTACTTATAGAAAATCCACTTTGTGTCGTGGCGGCAGGAGTTGAACCTGCTTGGGACGGCTTATGAAACCGGTGCATGACCGTTCTGCCACGCCACGAATTTGATAGGATACCTAGGAGTCGAACCTAGCGAGCGATGCCTCTTACGAGGTTGCAGCATACCGTGGCAGTCTCACGCAATATCCTAAAATTTGGTACCACCAGCAGGAATCGGACCCGCGTATTCCGGTAATCGGCCAGACGTTCTACCATTGAACTATGGTGGTATAATCTAATTGACAACAAAGGCCTTGCGGCATTGCGGTTGAGGATGTTTATCTTGGATGGATAACCCTCGGTCGCGAGTCGGTTGTCAAATTTGGTGGCGCTCCATGTGGGTTACGATCCCACCTATCCGCTTTGAGAGAGCGGTAACCTCACCAGAAGTCTAATGGAGCATAAATAAGAATTGTCTTTAAACGAATTTAGGAGAATAAAATGTTGACAGTAACCGGCACTCTAGATTCTGCTCACGCGGCATCACCAGTCAACCTTGCAGGTACATACGCTAACGGCACTCTTGGTGTTGGAGCTACCCTAACCTCATCCACGCAAACGGCGCTGGTTGTTGATGGATTCGCGGCAAGCGCGAATGATCGCATTCTCCTAACCAACCAGCTTGATCCTACTCAAAATGGTGTCTACGTTGTCACCAATCCTGGTTCAGTTTCAGCTAGCTGGGTTCTTACCCGCGCGGTTGACTTTGACAACCATGTTGCAGCTCAAGTTAAGCTTGGCATCTTTATCTTCGTAGTCAACGGCACCGTTAATGGTAACTCAAGCTGGCTAGTGACGATGGCTGGAACTGGTAGCGGTGGAGCCATTATCATTGGAACTGATCCAATCGTATTCACAGAATCCAATACCGTTCTCTACACGTTCCTTCCTACCGCCAACGTATTCGTTGTACAAGCTGCCACGTTTGGCGTCGGTAAGGGAGTCGTAACGTCGGTGTCAATGGCTCAAGCGTCTCCAACCGTAACCACCGTATCATATTTGATTTCTTACTTGAATCCAGCAAGAACTGCCGCTCAAGTAGATTCAACGATGGTATTTGCTACGCTAGAAGCGGCGCTTGCATTTTACGCGACTGTTGTTTCGTAATGGCTTATTGGGCAGCAAACCGTCGCGCCCTTGGGTTGGATAAACCGAAGCCACGTGTTAATTGTCAAAACCCCGGCTGCAAGAAGCAGCTTGCGGTTGGACGAGCGTATTGCTGGTTATGCGCGCTGTTTGGCGGTCAACGTAAGATCCGTTAATAGTGGCGATCCCTGCGAGACTCGGACTCGCTTTACCGCGTAGACAGCGCAGTGTAATACCCATATACCAAGGGACCGTTGAATTGGCTCCGGGTGAGAGGATCGAACTCCCGACAACCTCGTTAACAGCGAGGGGCTACTACCGCTGAGCTAACCCGGAATAAAATTTGGTGCCGCCTCTCGGTTACGCTCCGAGCTATCGGGCTCTTCAGGCCCACGCTTTCACTAGATTAGCTTAAGCGGCATTTGTTTGGTGGTGATTGTTACGATTCGAACGTAATCTTCGCCTTTATGAGTGGATAACCAATCACTGACGGTTGGGTCACAACAAAATTTGCGATCGATGTTTTCGCGTGCTGCCATTACACTACATCACCATTTGTTTGGTAGGACCGGAGAATTTCGAAATCTCGACCTTGGCCTTAAAAGGGCCCTGCTCTCGCCTCTGAGCTACGATCCCAAAATTTGGCTCCCTGGGAAGGTCTTTCACCTCCACCACGCGTATACGCGCTATTCTAGTAGTTAAACTACCAGGGAATATTTGGCTCCCTGGGAAGGTCTTTCACCTCCATCTCCGGCCGTAAATGCCGGGCTTTGTTTAAGCTACAAGGGAATATTGGTGGGTTGTGAGAATTTTGAAATCTCGACCGTCCGGGTAAGAACCGGATGCTCTGCCTCTGAGCTAACAACCCGTAATTTGGTCAGGAATGTTGGAATCGAACCAACAACCTCTCGGTGCTTTCGGCAACCGAGTGCTCTCTCGTATCTCCAATGAGCTAATTCCTGAAATTGGCGAACCGTATGGGGAACGATCCCATCTGGCCAGCTTGAAAGGCTGGTGATCTCACCAGAAATCGAACGGTTCAAACGTGAATTGAGTGGAGAGGGAATCGAACCCTTCGACTTGACCGTCGTCACAGAACCATTCTAAACTTGGAATCGAACCAAGATAAGTCGCCATTACACTCAAACTTGGTGCCCACGCGGTGAATCGAACACCGGCCTACTGCTTACGAAACAGTCAGACTACCACTATCCTAAGCGGGCTAAAATTGGGGTGTTTAGAGGGGATCGAACCCTCACCACAAGGATCACAACCTTGGATGCAAGACCACTACACCATAAACACCATAGAAAATCCAGAGGGGTGACTGACCGGTACTGACCCGGCTTGGTCACGGTCACAGCGTGAGGCATTACCTTTATGCTACAGCCACTCCTATGGATTCTCATAATCAGAAGAACGGCGGCGTAGAGCCCAGAAAGGGTTGCGCCGCGTTCAGTTTTGAGATTCCCGATGGGAATCTCTTTTACCAAATTCTTGCCTTTATCGCACTCCGCTGGCTAAAGACTACTCGCCAGTATCATCGCGGTCCGACTTGGTTGATCACCCAGCAAGCCTTGAAGCTGGGTTGGAGCCGTCTCCAAAAACGAACTGAGGGAGCTTTTTGGCTCCCTCAGTTTTCGAAACTTTTGTTTGTACTTTTACAAACCTTCGTACTCGTCACTGAGGGCAATTTGCGTATTATCATGTTGCTTTCTTTCAAAGCGCACGATGGTACGCTGGCAATTTTGCCAGGTCTTGACCATAATGTGTTTGAATGAAGAGGTGAACATTAAAAATAATCCTCAGTTAGGTTATCGCTGACTGCTCAGCGCGAAACTATTTATACGGAAACAAAAAACTTTGGAATCAGAACTAACAGTTCTAATCGAGAAAGAAAATAATACCACAAAGCAAATCAAAAGTAAACAGTTATTTTTCACAGGTTAGTTGAGGTGAATTTCTTTAGAAAGAAGCTTATGAACGGCCGCCACTCCGTAATCGTCAAATAGTTTACGAAGTTCCTTTGACGCTTCTGGTGATCCATAGGAATGCATCATGTCAGTGGTCGCAACCGAATCCATAATCAATTCATTGTCTGCATCTTCACCAAGCGCGTCGAGGAGATCATGACCAATAGCGTTCCATGCCATCATGATACCACGACGAAGCTCCTTCGAAATCATATCCTTGGACAACTTGGACTTGACAGCCTCATCAATTGATTCTTCCTCGTCATCTTCTGGTTTTTCTGGAGTTGATGTTGGAACTGGAGCTGGTGGCTTCTTGGCACCGATTTTATCGGCAGGTGGATTAAGGTTGTCTACAAGCTGGTGAGGAGTAATCTTTTTCTTTTTCTTAAGATTCTTGATGAGTGAGGTTGGATCCTCTCCAGTTTCAAACTCAACCATATCTTCGGCGCTCTGTCCCTGCAGCGCGGCTCGCAAGCTCCACGCTCCGGTCTTTGGGTTGATAACGTATTGAAGCGTAATGTCCATGCCGCCGATTTTCTCGTCTTTGGTAAGAAGTGTTACTGGTCGAGTTGCTCCAAAAGCAAACATCTCCTTCTTGGATTTCTTGAAACCTTCGGCTTGAGAGACAGAACCGACGTCCTCCTGTGGGGAGGGGGTTGCTTCGGCTGCGTTCTTATCAGCCTCAAGCTCATCATCCTTAGCTTCTGGTGCGTCAACGTCGGTCTCATCTGCCTCTTTAAGCTGCTTAAGCTTAGTCATCATCTCATCGTATGTGTCTACACCTAATTCTGAGAAAATTTCATCAGCGAGATGAGCAAATAAATCTGTGTGCCTACTAGCAAGCTTCGACCAATCCTTCTCGAAATCATCCTTACCACCGAGAGCTGCCGCCTTTAGACCATTGCCAATTCGGGTTAGGTATTCTGGATTTATGTCGGTTGGACCAGCTTGACCGAGAGCGTTTGAATTTGCCATCTTAACCGTCTTGGCTATCGCTTTGACGATAGCATTGTACAGCTTGCGCTGCTCAGCTGAAACCTCTGTTTTAGCCTTATGTATCTCGTGTAGTTTCATTTTAGAAGTTCACCATGTCGCAAATTAGTTGGGTTGTTTCACCATGCCTAACGAAGGAATCGGCGAAGGCAAGGCATACCTGAAGGCGGCTCGTAACGTGATCGTAGTCGACAGTATTGTCAAAGTTGTTTGGACGGCTAGCAACTATCTTACAGAGACGGCGGATCTCACGGTGAAACCAGTGAATATCCTGGGCACGGTAAGCCGTGTTCAAATCATCGGTGATCGTCTTGTTGTACGGCTTACAGTTGATCATCTCGTCTTCCTCGTAAACGAGTATTTATCATCGGTCAGCTAATAATCTCTCCCACTTCGAATTCTTGTGATCCAAGCTTCGCGCCAGCTGAAGCACGATCTCTTCATCAAAAATCTCTGGTTTTGTCTTTACCAGTATGGTTATCGCGCACTGGATTACATCCGCAACCTCGCCGATAAGTTCTTCCTTCATCGTTTTGTGCGGGAGGTATCCCTCAAGGTGGTTAACGGCCTCGGCCAGCTCACCGACCTCTTCAACAAGCTTCAAGCTGATGTTAGCAAGTGGTTTTCGCTCCTTACGAGCGAGCCGGATAGTTTGAAGCAGGATGTTTGTTTCGTACGTCATAAGCGTTCCGGATTATTTCTCAAATAATCCGTAATCAGCTGCCAGTCGGTATGCGGATCAAATCCCGCCTTATCATCGAGAAGAACGCTAAAATAGAATTTCTTCTCGAAGTTGCCGGTGGCCGTGCTTTTAATCTCGGGATTCTCGTTGAAATAGCAGATTCTAATTCCATGTTCAAGCTGGAAGAAGTCAATGATGTCGGCGTGCTCGTTGGGATGAGCGGATGACCAAAGAATTATCTTTGATTCCGGTCGAAGGCTGATGGCGCGCAAACCATGGATGACGCCGTCATGGATGAACTCGTAGCTGCCGCGGGCATAGTTGCTTGGAAAGCAGACACCGTGAAGATCGATCGCCCAATACACTGAATCCCATCCGCGCTCCCTGGCGGTCTTATACGCTCGCTTGATCGCGTCGATTATCATACAGCGTCCTCCAATGCCATCACCAATTTCTGAACATCGCACTTGTAGAAACCGGCGTTGGCGGCGCATCCAAGCTCTACAATTCCAAGCTCATCTCCAGTAACGTAGGTATCAAGCACGAACGCTCTTGCCGGCGAAAAGATGCCCGCCATTCGATTTGCGAAGTCGACGATGTAGTCATCAGCTCCCGCCTGCTGATTTGATCGTCCATTCAGCTTGTAGCGGCTGCTTGTCACCACCTTTCCATCTACGATAAAGTGTCGATGTTCCTGGCCCACCTTCTTGGGCGTGGTGTAGATGATCTCTGTATCTGGCTTAACTTGCTCGTTGTCACCAACCAAAATACCAGCCTTCCAGATGATAAATTCTTCCATCGTCATCACCTGTCCATTGAAGGACTTATTGTCCAGCTGTGGTCGAATGAATACATCGGACCATCTTGGATCTGGGAAGGCGTGAGCTGCGGTGCAGAAAACAGCGTCGCTGTTTAGGAGGTACGGCTTGAGGTGTGGGAACCAAACGCGATAGTCAAAGTTGTCATTGAGATATCCTCCAGGTTCCCAACCACGCTCTCGCGCTATCTTGGAGAGCATAACGGAACCGTTGGTGATAATCGGATTAGTCGCGGTAACTTCTGGAATCAGTTCGTGCGAGAATGGAACAATCTTGACCACCTGAAATGGGATGCCCATCTTTTCCAAGATGTCAAGAAGAACTTCACGTCCGTTTTCCTGAAAGAGATCCTCTTGAATTACCCAATGCATGTTTAATCCAAGAACTTGTGTTGACCTTCATACTCAAGGCCGTGATCTTCTGCCAGCTCGATCATGTACTGCCGGCATTCTTCCTCATCGTCAAATTCTCGACGCGAGGCAAGATCCCAATCGTCAGCTTCATAGTCGCGTACCTGCGCTATGGAAAGCTTACGACGATTTCCGGATGGGTAAATTACTCTCCAGCTAAGCATTACTATCTCCCACCTGCTTGCGCTCATGATCTTCGATGATATCCGCCATGCGTCGAAGCGCCTTAGCGATTGAATCGAATTTTTCTCGCTTGGAGATACCGTTGAGATCTTTACCGCTTATGACGTGGTGATAATTACCTGATGACTCTAACCACGCGATAGGATCCGTCCTAATGATTCCGACACCATCTTTCCAGTGGTACGTGGCGTAGAAGAAATGATCGATTGGATACCATTTCCAGCCGCCAAATTCATCTTCGACTTGTGTCCAGAATTGGTCGTGCTCAACTTCACTCATCTGATTCTTCCTCTGGTTCTACTTCGCGCTCGATTACTTCTACACCCAGCATTTCGCAGAGTTCACGGGCAAACGTAACGTGACCATCATGATATCCAGCTTCATAGGTATTTTCCTCACCATCTGGTATCAGCGGCGTTTGAGCCATCTCTACGATGGTGTCAAACAGCGACAGCTTTTGAGCGCAGGTGCCAGCCGCGCACGCATCACAGTTAGTCATCGTAAAACTCCATAGTGACCCATGATTTGAGACACAAAGTACAGCGCGATGATTCCAGCGCCTAAGATCTTTTTCCACTTCATCACCACCTTGAAGTGGGTAAGGGCAAGCTGCTGCGCCTCGCGATCACCAAGTCGCGGGCCAGAATAATCCAATATTACGTCGATGTACTCTCCATGCGGATAATACATGCGGCCCTGATGCTCCCACTTTTCGAACAACATCGGATAGAACATCCAGAGGATGGTCAGGGCGCCCTGAATTGTTATGAGAAACCAAAAGTTCATCGTGCAAGTCCATTTTGAATAAATGATCGCCCAGCTCGCCAGTGCTTCGTTGTCTGGACGTGACCCTTGCGGACAAACTTTGCAACGCTTCTGCGGAATTGAGAATATGGAAAGCTGTGAGCGACTCGAACGATGTAACCTTCGTTGTTCTCCCACTTCAGATATCTTTCAAGGTTGCGGATGTTTGCGGTATCCCAAAAATCGTTGTAAAGCACCGGCATGGGCTCGATACCAAGAAGGTAAAACCATTCTACCGTATCATGCCACGAAAGGCAAACGTTCTTTTCATTCCAGATGCTGAAGCCGTAGAAATACGATCTAAGATTGTCATAGTGGATGGAATGCTCTGCCCAAAGGTTCTCACCACAGATGCGCCAACCTTCTGGTATCTCATGGGCGATGCGGGCGTGAAACTGCTTCACCCATGCCCTATCTTCTCCACCTCTGCTGTCGATGCTGCGCGCGTGGATGTGATCGCGGTACATGGTGGTATTCTCACCATCCATCTTCTCGGTGACGACAACTATCATGTCCTTGAATGCATCAAGTTCTTCCATAACCTTGTCGTCATCAGTAAATCCAGGAGACCAAGGGAGATGGAGTGTGCGCGGATACTTGACATAGGGGGTAAAGAGATCAAGAACACCTCCTTCTTTCAAAGCCTTTTGCACCGACTCGTCAAAAAATAGCTCACCCCGACCTCGGCGACCATCTTCCAAGATGGGGTTACCCCACTTATCGTAGATGTGATCATCGTACAGATGCGGAGGAACCCAGATCTTAGTGATTTTGGCCGCGTGCCTAACCTCTTCAACGCTGATGGTTGTTCGCTCGCACTCGAGGTGGTGTTGAGGGCAAACGCTGGCACCGTTCTCCAGATAGTATCCACCGTCTGGCCATAGGCGACGTTCAAGAATGTGGTGAGCATCTGCCGCGGGCTGTTCGCAGAAGATGCACTTGGATCCATCGCGGCGAAAGACGCTGTCGCGAAATTCTCCCCTGGTTAGAAGCTTTGGTTTCATCATTTACCCGCGAAGGCGTCCATGAAAAATCCGGTAACACCGGAGCGGACGTGAACAACTCGAGCAGTTCGACGGTGAAGCTTGCTAACGGAGCCGAGGTTGATAGCGAAAACAAGCTGGACTATCTCACCCTTGAGAAGCCCCATGTCATCTGTTTGGATGCCAACGCCCTGAGCTGATAGGTTAACAGCTCGGCACATCTTGGATTGACCGCTTAATTTTCGAATGCGAACGTCTGTTCGGGCGCGGTGGCGGATGTGTGATCTACGCTCGATTGATGTGTATTCGGCAAGCATTGGGAATACCTCAGGTTGTAAGGTATTATATCATGCTTGATTTCAGAAGTAAATTTTACTTCTTAGGCTTGTGTTCCTTGTAATCTTCGTCAGCCTTCTTCTCGACATCATCGAGTTTCTTTTTCAGAGAATCGTAATCTACCGACTTAGCCGTAGATCTCTTCAGCTGACTGTTAAGCAGCTTGCGATCATCTGCGGTGTCGGCCAAAACTAGCTTTTCAAGAAAATCGATCTTTGAGTTGATGACGTCGAGTTCCGCTTTTGTTACCGGTCTGGTGTTTGGATCCAGATCTTGCTTAAACTCGATGAAGCTTCTTACGAGATCGATGCCGGTTTGAACTACCGGCTGCACTACCAGTAGAATCGCGATGAGAACCATAGCCGGACTCTCCTTGGTCATCTTCGAGATAGCGGAAACCGGACTCGATACTATCTCACGAGTTTTGTTCCAGATACCCTTATCAGGGATTATAGCGCTTTCGATTTCATCATCCATCAGGTATTTAGGACCGACCTAATTCCGGAGCCTAAAAAGGCGGTAGTTTTACCTACCGCCTTGGTTTTTAGACGATGACCAAGCTTGTGCCGCACTCGACACAAAATTTGCTGCTTGATTTATTCGTACGCCCGCATGAGGTGCACTTTGGTTTTGAAGAAACCGTCACTGGACGGGTTATCTTGTTCTGACCAATTTCACCTACCAGGCGGACAACCATCGCGTGCTTTACGCCATCACCGTTGATGTCTGACACGTTGTGGAACTGCTGGTTTGAGATAGATCCAGGTGCTGTGATTCCAGCTTCATTGACTATCTTTTCTTCAGCTGATGGCACGAACCCGCGGGCGCGAACGGTGCTCTTGGTTAGCGAGGCATCCGGTTTTCTTCCACCATCAATGCCCTTTCCGTATGACATCGAATCGGATGTTGCCGCAGCTGAGCAATTTATCGATGCTGCCCCAGCAGAATTAGCGGTAAAGCTGCAAGATGCCGAGTGCCCATCGTTTAGCGTGTTCATGTTGCTGGTGAAACCAGCTGAACTACCGCCGATTGATCCATACGTGATGTCACCTGGCGAACCGTACCAGTATGGTTTTGGCCAAACTGGCTTAACCCATGGTGTCGGTTCCCAAACCGGATAGTGCTGCTTGTATGGCGCCAGTTCCTTCTCGAATTCGAACTCAACGCGAATGATACCGTCTTCAACTTGAGCTCCACCACGGTGCGCTTCGACGCCGGCGGTACGCTCGATAAATTTGAAGCGATTTCCGGCGCGCATATTACCGTTCTTGAGGAAGCGCTCAATCTCCAACGAGGAATTTGCGTTGATGATGAATGAATCACCATCAGCTATGTCCTTGCCGTCGATCGAAATGCTTACGCGGCAGCGTACTGAGTTGAGGTTGCGAATTAAGAGGGAATATTCGTATCCGAATGGAACGAATGCGGTGTCCTTGAATTCTCGAAGGACCTTGCCATTTACTTTGACTGCTATGGCTAGCTTATCTGAGTACATCATTTTATCTCCTATTTAACGGTGTTGACTAGCACCCAATGGTTTGGTTAAAGTCAGTTTATGTTGTCCTCAACATGGTAATTGCTGAGTACGCAATATTTATACCCTATGGGAGATCAAAAGTACAACCTGATTTAACAGCTGCTTGATTGCCAGCCATTGTCCAACATTTCATCCTCGGTCATGTAGCCGATATCCGACAGTGAAAACTCGATGTTCGCTTCAGTCGCGATTGCTTGGCACTCTTTGATGATGGTTTTTATCTTTTCTACCTTTTCTTGCATGCTCGCCTTAGCTGTCTGCTTTGAGACCCTATCCAGCTCACGAATATGGATGTCAATTTGACGAAGCTCTTCTTGAGCGGCGCTGCGGCGCAAAGATTCGGCCTGAATGATGCCATTAAGCTCCCTTGCTCGATTTTGCAGAGCCCTCAAATCCCAACCAGACATATTTTGGGTTGTGTGTACTCTACTGCTCATATCAAACTCCTTGGGATAATTGTTCGCCATTTCAACTTGTGGGCTCGAGCGCTGGTACGCAGCGCAACCCGGGTGTCAACCTCCACCGTTTCAAGGAGGTGGAGATAAATTCCTAAAAACGTAGGGCCGTGATCTTGTATTCTTGATCCAAACAAGTGCCACGCTATGTGATGTGAAGCTTCATGCAGCGCGATAGGCACGTTTAAATAGCGGTCGCGCTGCAGCCCAATGACCATTTTATCCGGAATCGAAAACGGAAGATTTCTATTTTTGTGCAGCTTGATTTCTGGCGCGCTCACCGAAAAATAGCTGCACGCGAAAATGATTGCATCTTTAGCTTTCTTGAAGCTTGCGTTAGACACATCCCAACCGTTCGACCCTTCCCATCGATAAAGGTTTTTAAGCTGGGGATCGTTGGCGCTCATCAGTGGGTGAACGTATACTGCTCGACAGCGACGCATTCTTCTTCAATTTCAGTCCGGATAAGACCGACGGTATCAACACCCATTTTGGCGGCGAACAGCTCCAGCTCGGAATCGGTAAGCTTAGCCATCAGCTTGCGAAGATCAGTAGCGACTTGGGTGACGGTCATGACATTCATCCTGTTTGAACTGATGAAGTATTGTATCATGAAGTCTGTGAAGAATACACTACTTGATAGTGGTGGCCTTCTGCATCAGCTTGATAACCTGTAAAGCTTTGTCCAAGATCTTTCGATTAGGATCATCTTTTGCGAATTTTCTAGAGAGAGCTAGAAGAGAATCGTGAGCCGCGTTAACGGTATTTGGAGGTGTCGAATCAGCAGCCGCGGTTACTCCAGCCGTCTCACCGGTCGGTGGTGTTTCCGCTGGTGTCGTCGGGGCTTGCTTGGTTGCGGCGGGCTCGCTTGGATTTTGATCTGCGGCTGGCTGAGCTGTTGGCGCCACAGTAGTTGCAGATTTATCGAAATCACCATTAGTCATCTTGTTGTGGACATCAGCATGAGCTTTGTTCCACTCAAGCTTTGCTTGCTTGATGGTTTGGGCAGCGGGGTAATTTACGATGATATCTGGATTGAATGCAACAGCTTCAGCATCAATATCCCCAGCTGCTTTGTCCATATATTGTGCTATTCTTTGTGCGCGAGAATTGCTGATGGTAGCAGCATAGTACTTGTGATTCATCATCTGCGCAAGAGTTTCTGGTGTTGGATTTGCCTGGTATGCTTTAGCCAGCTGTTGAGGTACATCAAGCAGAACCGTGTAGTCCTTACCATTGTTGTTGCTGATCAAGTCAGAAAATTTGTATCCAGCTGGTAGCGCCTTAACGGGAGCGGTGGATTTTGGCTTTGCCGTAGCTTTAGGTTTTGCTTTTGGAGCGGCCTTTGGTTGAGCGGGTTTTGCCGCTGTTGCGGGAGCGGCCTTCGCTAGATCAGCCTGGGCAGCTTGAACTGAATTAGGATCATTTGGTTCACCGGTAGCTGGATCTTCTAGCAGCGATATGAGGGAATATTTCGCGCTTTCGGTAACGCCGAGCAGCTGCTTAGCGAGCTGCAGGTGGGTGTTCGCGTCATTCTTGAGATAAAGAGACGTTAGCTCACCGCGATCGAGCTTGAGAACGAAGCGCGTTTGTCCAGATGTAACCGGTTTTAGAATAGATCCTACCACGTGGCCGAGTGGATCATCCGCTTCTGACGTAGCCGTTGGTCTTGCAACATCCGGTGGTTCGGGTTGCGCCGGTTGAGCTTGCTTAGGAGCTGGCTGACCCAAGCCAACCCGCTGCTTGATAGAATCCAACCATCCAGCTTCAGTAACTGACTGGTGAAGTGTTGGTTCTAGAACTGCGTACGCCTTAACGATCTTCATTATTTTACCCAGGTTTGAGATCACCTGGTATTTATACTACCGGCGACGCTTACCCTTACGGGAAGCAGTTTCATCGCTGCTGTCGTAGAAGCTTGGATGCTTCTTTGCTACCCACTTAACGAATTTCTGAATGTGCTCGCTTTCAAGCAGTCGATCTATCGTGTGATAGTAGTGAAGCAGCTCTCTTTCGCTAAACGTAGCGTGAATCTTACGGTGACAGATTTTGTGAAGATCTACCAGTTCCTTTCCCTTAAAGGCTTTAGGGATAAGGTGATGGGAGTCAACGTTTATCGTTCCAAGCTCGCGAAGGCACAGTGGGCATCTGATCACTTGATCACCGCAATCAGTCGAATGTCTTCCTTCTTCTTGCGGCGCTTCATCTTGAGATCGTTGTAGAGCTTCAAGCTACAACTCAGTTCATCATTTTCGATGTAGACAATATCCTTGCGCGAGAGGTCCATGAGATCCTGTGCCCACACCGTGTAGCTTTCATTCTTAACCAGCTTAATCCAGATGGCTCTGGCGCGTATGTTTTGCAGCTCTCCGGAAACCAAAATGATCTTGTCCTTGAGAACCGTGTCGTAGATAAAGCTACTGATGCCTTTGCCGCGTGCATCGGGATTTACGTACAGCATTGACACTTCGTGCGCTACCCATCTTGGGATCTTTGTAAGTGAACAAAAACCGTAGATAGCTGGATTTGCCTTGAGGGTACGCTTTGGCTTGAATGTTTTTGCGATGATTGGGTTGATCGCACAGTAGATCCAATCTCGATCATTGCGATCGAAAAATTTGAAAACGTGTAGCGTAGGCGTGATGCATCTAACCAGCTTACACCGTTTTGACAGATAGCGCTTGTGCATCTCAGCTTCAAATTTGTGAAGATGCGTGCTGCGCGGCTTGTAGCGATAGAAGAACATTACTTTCGCGTGGTCATTAGCGATATGGCTGCCGCGCCCAGCATCACAACAACCAGCAGCAATATTACATCCGGCTGTAGTAATATCGACATTACTTTTCCTGCTGCTGGAGTCTAAAGAGAAATGATGGAACTACGGTTGTATGACCTTTAAACCCGGGAGCATTTTCATTCCATATCTTGACCGCTTTTTCAGGGCTAGTTTTCCAAAGACTGTAAACCATGTTCTCAAGGACCTCGAGCTCCCTGTTACCCTTTTCGACGCGGCGCGCGTCCTCGGAAAATTCATACTTCCAATCGAAAGATTTCAAACGATCTATGATTTGCTGTTCAGTTACGGCAGGTGTATCATTTCTCAAAATTTCGAAAACTTTCATCTGTTGCTCCTAGTAGGTTCCGCAGAACTATTTATCTACCTGCCGGCGGTTCAAACTATCCTATCGTGAAGCAATTATAACATGGCAGCTATCGCGTGTATATGCGTGCGAATCGAAAATCATTCTTGGGAGAGCTTAAGCAGCGCTGATTTAGCTGATGTGGATAGCGCATCAACTTTTACCAGATTCTGCTGGATGCGCGCTGAACAGTAAGCGATAAAATCGGAAGATGATAGCGTAATTCGCTTTAAATCCAAATCATTTTGGAATCGGTGCGCTGCCTGTCTATTCTCCTCTGGTAGAGAATCGATGTAAGAATTGATGATCTTGGTCCGCTCAGCTTCGAATGCAGCTGGATTTGTAGACAACTTCATCATCTTGTCAAAATCAAAAGTGATGTTCATTTTCTCTCCTCAAAAATAATGGGAGTCCATCCTAGACTCCCAAATGTCGTAACTTTCTTTAACGGTATTCTCCGCCTTGAAAATGTTGTTACGAATACTATTTACCGTTAACTACCAACGGTGTCGTATCAACAACATAATTTGCGCGGTGTTTTGCAGGCTGAGATGCGATAATCTGCTTCAGCTGTGAAATTTGCTGCAGTAGAACTCCACGATCGTGTTCAGATGTCGCAAGTTTTTTAACCAGTTCATCATTGGTAACCTTCATGTCCAGGTAAGCTTCGCGTTCGGTAAAATACTGAAGAAGATCCTTGTACCCCATCTGCACGCAGCGCCCGTAGAGTGCCGCGTATATCTGCTCTGGACTCTTGTCGCTTGACTCAAACACGTAGCTGAGAATTGACCGAATCGGGTACGTTTGAACGGTTGGAGAAACTATGAAACTTGAAAATTGCTCTGGCGTATTTGCTACGCCGGTCGCTTTCAGCTGGGCAAAGCTTTTAGCGTTTGTGGCCATCTTGTTGCAATCCACATCAATAGCTGGATCCTTGGCGACGGCGGCGGATGAAATAAGCAGCATCATGATTGCTAAAGTTTTCATGTTCACTCTCCTGAAGAGATTGGCTGGATCAAGGGCATCCAGCCGATCACTTTACTTTTGAACCATCTTGGTTGTGATGCGAGTTTCGACTTCACGCAGCTCATCGTGCGTCACCGCATCGGTTGGCAGAGGCGCCGTTGTCACAGCAGGCGGAGGAAGACATACGGCACCGACCTCGTTAAAGGCTTCCTTGGCACCCGGAATGTTCTTCAGCATGTACGCGCATCCCGCCGGAATGCTGAATTCCGCTACCAGGTGCGTCCGCTTGATCTTGACGCAATTATCATCCGTCTTGGTTGATCCAAACGTTGCGCCAACCAATGGTAGCTGCAAGCCACCAGAAGCCGAACCAAGACACGTGTCCAATCCACTGGTCAGGCCAGCTGAATAGGCGGTACTCACTGGAATTCTTGCCGCGGCGTACGTAGTGTTGATCGCCGTGTTGTTTGAACCGTTGCCATTGTTGTCACCAGCGTTCGCGCCAGCTCCAGCACCCGCCGTAATGTTACCAACGGAAGACGTAGATGCACCGGTTACAGCTGAAGCATTACCAACGTTGGAAAGATTTCCATTGTTGTTTGCGCTCGACGTAGATGCTCCAGTCGACAACGTGTTGGTGTTTCGAACGGCACCGGCCGCGATCGACGCTGTACCACCAGCTACTGTGTTCTGCACTGCACCAGCGCTGATTGAGGCTGAACCGCCGGTTGCATTGCCGCCAGTAGCTGAACCACCAGCTCCGCCGCTTGCGGTGTTGTTGACCTTCACAGCGCCGGACGCGATAGAAGCAGAAGAATTTCCACCGGTAACGCTATTCACGTTGGTAGAATTTCCGCTATTGTTTAGCTGCTGAGACTGCTGTTGATTCGCAGAGCCACCGGTTGCTGACGCATTTCCACCAGCTGCGCTTGAGGACGAGCTCGATGAAGAGCTCGATGAAGAGCTGCTTGACGTTGGTGTGGGGGTCGGCTTAGGTGGGGGAGTTGGGGTGGGTTTTGGCTTGGGATTTCCATACTGGTCACAAGGTTGACCGTGGTCATCTTTGTAACCACCGTGTCCATCCGGATAAACGTAACCATTTGCAATCGCCGTTGCGCTGATCAGCGCAAGGATTGCTGCAGCAAAAATTGACGTAGTCTTCATCGAGTTCTCCTAAGTTACAAAAGATTTCAAATCACTTTTTCAGTGAATGAAATTCTATATCGTATAATCAGAGAAGTACAATCAGAATGGCGTCTCCGGTGGGCTTCGAACCCACTCTTAACGATTTTAGAGGTCGCTGCGTTTACCTGACTTCGCCTCGGAGACTCTCAATCATTTTATCACGATGCTGCTACAACGTACACAGGTTTATGCTGTAGTCGAAGATCGCGCTGTCGGCCAGCTTCAACCTTTGAATCTCCTCTCTCAGCGAGAAGATCAGTTGCTCCCTGCTTAGCCATCTTGAGAGATGATCGAGCAGTCTCCATCTCACCGTGCACCGGACGCAGTGCCTTATATCGACTCATCTCTTCATCAGATGCTAGAATCGGCCAGAATCTTTCACCTTTGGATTCAATCGAGAACTTACGGTGCGCTAGCTTAAAGGCCTCCTTAGCTTGTCTAATATTGAGAATTTGAGCGGCGTAGCGCGCCTTCCAATCTTCTCGATATGTCGCGTATTCATCCCGAGTCGTAAATGCAAATTTCACATCAGCATCTTCGCAATAGTGATAAGATATCTGCATTAAGGATGGTGCTTCATAGCTGCACACCTTGCACCGATAAATTTTCTTCTCCTGCACTGGGCTGCGCTTGAACATTGAGAATGGCCACATTGTTGTTCTCCTTATGGTTTAGTAGCTTCTTTCCAGCTTGAATTAATCTGGATCTTTTAATCTTGTAACTTTCCGACTGTCTTCCGCCAAACATCTCCGCGTTCGCGTTTATCTCAGCCCACGCCGTGAAGTAAAGAATTGGCGCGAACGGGCTTCGACAGGTTCTAATCAGGTCATCACCGCGCAGGATGTGAAAGTTCATGTCCATGGCGATAAGCTGCTTCGTAAACCCATCTTCAGGAAAGATGGTCGCATACTGCTTGGCTGAAATTTCCGCGTGGTTGGGAAATTGTCGCTTACCGGTGCACCCATCGATAATCTCGCAGAGATGTTTTCCGCAGTCATGGTATGTATGATAGCGCTCTAGCACTTCGGGTGCGGGAAGCTTATCCCTATACCGAGCATAAACGTCGCGAAGTTCTTTGTACTGAGTATCATTCGCGTTGAGCGCTGCGATGAGCTGTGCGTATTGAGAATGAACCATCTCTCCGTGCTGCAACATGTTAAGATTCGGAGCCTGAAAACAAGCTTGCATCTGTTCGCGAAGGTGATCGAGAGTTATTGACCGGTTCTACGTCATGGTGTTTCTCCTAGAATGTTGATACGATAATTTTCGAGCCAATCTATCGCGGCTGCCTGCTCAGTCGTCCAGCGGTTGATGTGCGCACGGTGCCAATCTTCGGTTACCTTTATCGGGTTATTTCTCAGATGCGCGACAACGTCTTTAGCGGTAGTTCTGGTATCGGTGAACGCGTGAATAATTTTGGACGCGCTGTGCTTTCCAAGACCGGGCATGGTGTCGATTCCGATTAACTGTTCAGCGTGACACTTTGGACACGCGCAGGCAGAACACGTGCAGTCACCGCCATGCACACCTTCGGAAAGCTCGCTAAGATACCAACCGTAAAGTTCGTCAACTCGCGCATCGATAGGTGTCTTTCCACCTGCATCTTCAGAATAATATTTGGGATCCAGCTCCGACTTAGCAGAGTCAATATCACCATCGCTCAATCGAAAATACGCCATGAAAAGCCGTTCCTTTAGCTCCTCTACCTTTACCTTGTACCACAGTTCCTTCTTTTCGACTTCGTTAAGCTCAATAGTTGTCGCGAGTGGGTTTTGGGTATAATTTATTTTCACGCGTGTGCTCTCCATAGTTGTAAATCAGATAGATGGTGGCGCTGATCCTCGGTAAGAAGACAGGCAAGCGCGGTCATTCCCCATTCCTGGTATGGTTCATGAAACTCGGTGGTCGAAATACCTTCAGACGCGAGGCGTGATTTAAGCTCCTCGAGGTGAGGCTTATCACGGATGGTTAGATGAATGTAGGAGGGGTGATGATCGAGTGGGCGCCCATGCTCGTAAGCATATTCAATGCCAGCATGTGCCGCTTGTACGGCCTGCTGCGCGAGAGGGATGTCGCGACGAGAAACGGCGTACAGATACGTCTTGTGGGAAGAAACCTAGGCGTTCATGATAATCTCCAGTTCGTTGAGCCAATTCACGGAAGGTTGGCTGATGACCTTATTCTGTAACCCCGTGCAGCTGCACCAGTCAAGGTGCGATCTACTTCATAATGTATTTATACTATCACGCTATTTCAAGAAAGTAAACATCAACCTGACAAATGTGGGAAAGAAGATTTCATGAATGAGAAAACGGTGGCGGTGTCAAGGATGTTGTAGTCAACCAGCCATCCCCTCGTCGAATACTTTGAAACGATCTCATCGCATAGATTAACGGGAAGTCGCCGATCGTGATAGGTGCTGTTTATCAGTGGTCGGTGAGCGAGATGATGATCTATGTCGGCTCGGAGAGCTCGTAGACCGTATTCCGAATCAACCCTATCCTCGTAATCGCGGCGCTTTACATGTGCTGCCATGTTCACTCCCCAATGTTGTGGATCGCCCGATGGGAATCGAACCCACGTACCGGAATTTAGAGTTCCTCGCTAAACCACTCAGCTACGGGCGAATTAGAAATGAGGTTCTATTTATCTAGCGTTGCGTCTGATTTTACCTGGCCGCGTACTATCGTGACCGGCAGTTTGATATCAACTCCGACAAACCGGCCTACTCCCTCTTCAAGCATGAAGTTGATTTCCGATTTAACGCCGAGCGAGTTAGCTAATCCAAAGTGTTCACGTAAGATGCTTCCAACTTCATCCGGCGTAAGGTGAAGCGTTGATGAATACGTCTTCACTTTAGCACCTTAAGCCCTTCAGATGAATGCGCTAAGATAAAATTTGATACTGAAAGGCTAAGCTTTTCGATTGAAGGTGCTCTCTCAATCATCTGATTTGCCTTTGCTATATTCTCTGGTTTGGTGTGAGGATGAGCTGTGGTAAATTCTTTTATTTTTTTTCGAATGTAATTTTTTGCAGCAGTTAGATCTGGCTGCTTGAGAACTATCACCGCATCTTTCATGGTAAAGAAACCGGGATCTGATTTACTCATTACTTTGCTCCAAATTTACCATATGCGATATTGTATCCTAGCTTATTTAGGACATAAAGATCATTTTTCTTCTTGAAATACTTCGTTAAAATGCCTTGACGAAATCCAGTTGCGGTGTGCACGTCGCAAAGATAATCGCACCAGTAGCCGCGATGGCGCCGCCGACGCCCCATCTTAAGCTGGTTGTTTCTCCAAACGCGTACAACATCAAACGTATCGTAATTGAGACCATTGAGCTCGACTACAAACCGCTGTAGCTGTGAAAATCGGAGACCCTCTGGATGAAGAGCTGCGAATCGCAAAAGCATCGTTCGCTTGAGTGCAGCTTCTGGTTGGTCGAAGGCGCTGAAGGAACTGGGATAACCAGGATCAATGAACACTACAACCCCAAAGCTTGTCTGAGAACTGTGGCAGCTTCTTTCTCGGCATTCTTAGCGTCGAGAAGTTCCCTGCTAACGCGATGGAATTCTTCGGTTTTGGCCTTGAGGGCGGCACGAGCTTCACGTAGAACCTTGATGGCTTCAAGCTCTAGCTCTTCAACGCTAAGATTGTCAAGCTCAGAAACAACAGCTTCTTTCTTCGGAGGAATTGGAATGAGTTCTGTCTCACGTGCTAATTTCGGAACTGGCAGATCATTAATCGTCAGAACGCTTCCATTGGCAGAAATTCGATCTGTTGCGTAGTCGGTGTTAGTAATGGATGGTCCGCCACCGTAACCGCGGATAATTTCTGGAACAATCCTTGAAATTTCTCGAACGGTTTCTGGGTTTAAGTACCATCGCCCGTCCACCCTCACGCAGTGTTTTTCGTAGATACCTGGAACTCGCTGACGAGAACTGCCATAGCCGTAAAGGCTAATGTTCCAAAGCCCTGCTCGCTTTTTACTGTCCCACGTTTGACTGTTTAGCCCTGTTACGATGAATTTTTCAACATCGCTCGAGGTAACTCCGGGATGTTGACCGATAAATTTCAGGATCGCAAATTTTTTAGTGTTGGTGCGCATCTTTCTTTCCAAGAGTGGTACTATGAATTATACATAGCAGCTCTAAGCATGTACATTATCGACCTGCCATACGGCAGTGGTCCCACCTGGAGGAATCGAACCTCGGTAGCGTCCTTCCCTCTATTCTGTGCTACTAGTTTAGGAGACTAGCGAGGGGGCAGGCGGGAATTATACTATTCCAGCTTGTTTGAGTATCTTGTGAGAAGCCGTTTTCTTTGTAGCGTGGTAGCGCGGAGGTGGATTACGAATCAAATCCTTCGCTTTGGGACCATAGCTGTGAATGTGAACGCCCTTGTTATCGCGGTAGACGCGATTACCGGTAAATAGGTCAACAGCTGTTCCGCCAACAAAGCGCTTGGTGCCATAGCGCGACCGTCTGTAATCATCAAGCTGATCCCAAGTCTTCATGACCGGGGTACCATACGATTTGACGTTAAACAGGGTAGCACCTGCTGGGCGCTCGTAGATGTACTTGCCTTCAGGAACGTCTGCGAGGGTGAAGTGAAACCACACACCGTCGATGTTATGAAGAACGTTGTCATCATCAATCCAACGGGTAATCTCGAGTTCAGCTTTGGCCTGCTTTGCGGCTCTACGAGCTTTGCTCGCCTTATCACCACCATACCACTTGTTCTTCTTCATGATGCCATCGCGTGGATCTACGAAGTATTCAGTGGATGTGGAATTGCGGAGCTTCACATCACCGCGGTTAGAATAGGCACCTGTCTTTACCCACAGCTCACCATCCTCAACGTATACTTCTCGCTCTACGTATTGAAAAAGATGCTCAAGGATGTGTTGGTTGATTACGGAACGCTTGTCGAAATTTTTACAGAGATCGCTGTAGAAGGTATCCCAGCGCTTACCGATGTTGGCGCGAATCGCACCGCGAAGAGGGCTGAGATTTTCATTGAAATTTTTGGTTTCATAACCATAGCGGTGCTTGGTGCTCTCAAATGAGGGCATTCCCTCACCCTCTTCACCAAAGTTGTTAAATTTTTTGCTGTTGCGAACTTCCTTGTACTTGCTATCGTGGCCGATGCGCTCACGCTCACAAAGAAGCTTGTTGAGATCTGGTCTCATGTTATCTCCGGTTGGATCTATCCAACTATTTATTCATCTTTCTAAAACGCGTCAAGTAGCCATATCCGCTAATCAAGAAGAAAATGCCACCGGCTATATCAGCAGTTGAGTAGATTGATCTTGATGCCAGAACACCAATCGTAAGGCAGAAAATACCGACTTGAAAAAAGACTATCGAATAGAGAAGCGCGTAGCCTTTGCTATGCACCCTCTTGTTGAGTTCAAGCTGCCTTTTGATCTTCAGCTGCTTCCGCTCGTTCATCAGCTTCTTTTTCCTGACGTTCTCGCTTCTTGCCGCCCTTCTGCGCCTTCATGTAATCACTGTGGGAATCGTAAAGCTGGAACCAAGCCTTTCTTTTCCCATGCTTAGACTCTGTGCGAGCTGGACCCTTGTTGCCAGTTGAAATAGGTCCAGTTGGCCCATTATTCTTAGCTCGCCGATTATTTTTTCCTTCGGCGATAAGACGGGCAGATTTTGAATTTCGAGACATTTTTTCTCCTAAGGGAAATCAAGTAGAAAGATTGTAACACAGATTAGGAAGAATGTACACTCAGAGAATAACAATCGCCTGAACTTCTTTGAATTCTCTATCGTTGGCCAACCAAAATTTTCCAGTCTCCGGTTCAGCTATCGTCAAACCACACCATAGCTCGGGGCTGCCATCGTTGTACCGGCTTGGAAGCTTGTACGACGCGTAGGCCATTGTATCAAGGTTTGTCTGACCCATAAAGGTTACTGGAGCGCGCATGATGGTGTGACCGGAATAAATGTGCGATAGCGCCGGATTAAAAACGGCACCAAGCTTCTGCTGCTTAGCCATCGTGCTAAATTTTTTAATCGAGCGCTCATCAAGCTGCTGCTTGTAGAGCGAATAGAAAATATACCGACCCCAAGTAATCGTGTCACCATCTTGGGTCTGAATCGTAGCTACCTTTGTAAATGTAGCTGGGTCTGCTAGCATCGCGTCGGTAATAACCTCATCTTGACAGTCTTCTCGATGCGATGAATCAAACGGTGCGCGCGGCGGAAGCTCAGCGTGGAGCACGTGAAACAAGCTGCCATCTTTCTTTTCAACGGTTATGAGGTACGGAAGATCCTCAATCTGCTTGATCGCCTTTCGAACAAATTCGCCCATCGTAGTTTGTTCAGTTTTGTATCTGGTTCCCCATGAACCTCCGTTAGGCTGCCACCACTGCCCATAGTAGCCGCCTTTGAAAAATTCGAACATGAGCTGCTCGTGGTTACCCATGCACGCGAAGAACCATGGTTGGTTGATTAAGTCAAGACACGCTTCGTTGGATGGGCCGCGGTCAACGAGGTCACCCGCGCAGATTAGACGGTCCTTCGTCTTGTCGAAATTGAGTCCGTTGAGAGCTGCCGTAACGCATGAGTAGCTGCCATGGATATCTCCACACACAAAGTCGCGACCAGCAAGATTTGGTGATAGACGCTTAATCTTTAACGTTGGTGTTTCTTTAGGGCGCGGCATGCTTACCAGCTCTCATAGTCGGTCAAGTCGAGCTCATGACCACAAGATTTTACCGTGAAGATTGTGCCGATGCTAGTTGGTCTGAATGAATACGTTAGGTCGCCGCCTACGGCTCCGAAGTAAGGATACGTATATCCTTCTTCATCCTCAAAGTGGAGCGACGCTAGATGTGGATCTTTCCTTTGCTCTTCGAGAATTGGCGGGTAAACCGTTTCTCGGAGCCACTTGTCTATCTTTGATTCTTCTTCTGGTGTTACTTGAAAGTTCATTTTTATTCTTCTTTGATCGTCCAAAGATCGCATCCCATCCATCACGATAGGCTTTGGTTGCTGGTTTTGATCTGATAGCCATATCGGATATTTATAATCCTGGCATCACGCGTCTTGAGCGCGTGATTATTCTACTTACGATTTCTCAGCCGCCAGAAGGCTCCATTGATGAGATTTCGTTGTTGCTTGTCAGTAAGTTCACCATTTCCCTGTCGGTGCGCGTATGACCAATCGCAGATGTTTCGAATCAACCTCTGAACGTCTTCAGCTCGCATCGCGATGGCAGCAGAAGAATTGATATCGTGAAGGAGTCCTTCATACATCTCGATCTTCTGCTTTTGGGTAGGACGTGGCATCAATTTGCTCGGTAGGTCTGACCGTTAGAACATACGAGCAGTGAGCTATCATCTGGGGCCGGTGCGCACGAAATACCAGGAACTCCCTGAAATTGTTGATTTTGGGTAGCAGCTTGCTTGCCACGCGAGATGACGTCGTTGATAGCTGGAACTGCTATTATCGCTAGGACCGCGATGATAGCAATCACGATGAATAGCTCAATGAAGGTAAAACCTTTCTGACGCATGTAAATCTCCTTGTGAAGTGAAGTCCCGAATAATGGTTCGGGACTTCACGCAGCTTTAGCGAGCGGACGGTCCTTCTTTGTAAGCTTTGCCTACATTCTTCCAGTACAGCACCTGCGTGCCCTTGTCGACCTTACGGTTTACAGAAGTCGATTGGATGAAAAGATCAAAGTTACCAAGATCATCTGGCGCCAAGCGGATGGTTCCATACGTTGGTAGGCCCATCATCTTACGCGCCGCGGCTCCCTCGTAGATTGCATTTGAAGTTTTATCGCGGATGATTAGACGCTTGTGATCTTGCACTTCCTTCTCGGTTTTGACAAGCTGGTAAAATGCGGCGCCCTTCAAAAGAGGGTCACCGTTGAGGCGCTGTTCTACGAAGTCGCGAATCGCGGCACCATCATCCTTTGTTGATACCGGCCACAGCATAACTTCAGATGAAATATCGCGGAGAGCTACGGCGACGTCCTTGCTTGAAACGCTTGAAAGATCAGCGTAGAACTTCTTGGTAGAAGTTGCACCAGCCGAACGAGCGCTGTAGTAATCCGTAAATGCCGAGCGGGTGGCAGCAGAAGCTACCTGCACGCCGTGTGATGATTGTTCCCACTCAAGAATGTTGCCATCCGGAATACCTAAGCTTGCAAGCTTACGACCATAACCAACGGGAACCCGGAATACGAATGTCCAGCGGTCGGTAGCTTGCAGCTCACGAATCTTAGCTGCAAGGCTGCGCGCGTTGTACTTGCGCGAGTGCTGTTCCTCACCGTCGGTAACCGCCATGATGAGAAACGAAACATCCGGATTGGATGCATCAGGTACCTTTTCAAACATCTCGATGAGCTCACCGATTGAATCAAACAGGGCGGTGCCGCCACCGGTATGATATGAGCTCTCTGCGATTGGCTGTAACGTGGATACGTTTGAGTTCACGATGACGCGCCGAATCGGAATGCCGTGGTTTCCACCACACTCAACTACCGAAACGATCGTGTCTTGATTTTGGGATTGCGACGCTTCTTGAATGGAAGCTATGTTGTCATTGTAGTCGCGGGCTGCTGGGCGAGCGATCGAGAACATGGAACCAGAATGGTCACGAGAAATGCCGATATAGTTTTTCTTCATTAAAGTTTTTCCTTCTAAAAATAAATTGTAAAGTGCAAAAATGCGATCAGCATCGCACAAAATATTTAATCAGGACTCAACCTGAAAAACTTTCAAGTTAGAATTATATCACGCGTCACGTGAAGATTACAACTTCAATCAGGTACCTATGTTGAGGAGCGCCGAGATGGATTCTAACCACCGACACGCCGGTTAAATACCGGCTGCTCTTCGCTTGAGCTATAGAAGCGTGATCAACCGCCTCCGTCGCAGCAAGCATCCAACTTTCCCCTGTACAAGGTAGTCGCCAGAACTCTGAGCTATCGACGCATTGAAATTGGTGCTTCTGGGAGGAATCGAACCTCCACCACGCGCTAATCTGGCGCTATCCGGGGTATAAGGCCGGCGTTCTACCATTAAACTACAGAAGCATAATTGGCGGAAACGGTGAGATTCGAACTCACGGAGCCACTTGCGTGACTCTCCAGATTTCCAATCTGGTGGATTAAGCCACTCTCCCACGTTTCCAAGTTATGGGCGTGAAATCATCAGCTTGATTTGATGACCTTCACGGTTAAGCTCTTGCATCAAAAGCTCTGGACTAATCTGTTGGTCCGGCATTTGATTAATACGCGCAACAAATTCAGAACAGATTTCACCAAGTCGCTTTTCGGCTATCTTGATGTCAAAATACTGCAGGAGAAATTCTCTCAGCCCAACGTAGATCGCGTCGATGTAGCTGTATTTCTGAAATCCAAGCTCAACCAGCGCGACCGGTGCCACGGTGTTCCAATCTTTAGGAGGAGATACGACGTGCATGTCGCTAAGCTTTTCATAGCAGCTAAGATTGATGACTCGACGCGCCGTTCCGCCCTGCGCTTCAACGGCCATCAGCCTCTTTCCAGCTGGCGTATCAATCCAAAATGCAATGTTGCAGTGCGAGTAGATTGATCGCGTGAACAGCCTGATTATGAATGACATAACCGTTTTACGGTGAGCCATGAATACGATGTCGCCATCTTGAATCTGGCTGCGACCGACAGAATAGGGTACTGATTCCACGTTAAACACCTCTTAGCGCAAGATGAAGTTCTCTTTGATCTTCCTTTTTCTTTATCTTGTATTTAGGGTTTATCATCGTGCAGCACCGACAGGCGCACGCTTTGGTAAGCTTCCCCTTGAGGTTGAAGCTACCACCTCCTCGCCGATGCCTCAAGCTTTTCATGCAGCAGGACGGTCGTTAAGCTCAGCTAGAGGAGTGTACTTACCGTCAAGGTATGCCTCAAGCGCGACAGCCACGTCGGTAAAAACCTGATCTGGTGTATTCTTGGCTACCGCTTCATAGTTCCAAGCGAACTTTACGTCCTTAACGCCAAGCGCTTTCAGACGCTCTTCTGCTGCCTTAACTCGTTCTCGCGGTGTCATTGCATCTCTCCTAAATAATTTTCAAAGTCCAAATAGCCGGGATTTTGTTTTATCCTATCATTCCACTACGCTCTTACGAACGTGCTCCCTGGGTTTAAATCCAGATCATCGCCGCACCAACCCGAACGAATAAGCAAGAGATTCCCTCGTTCTGTTTGGCTTGCTGGCGATCACGGTGGTTTAACGGTTTCCCTCCCACACGTCTCTTGTGCCAGTCCCGAGCTTCCTCTGGTTGGTGGACGCTAGCATCCACACGTGCCTTTCAGCTGTTCAACCAGCGATAGGTCGGACTTTGAAAAAGTTAGACCTTCGTTTCTACTTCAGCAACATCCGTCTTAACGTCAGCTGCAACAACGGCAGCTTCAGCGTGAAGGCTGTGGAGCTTAGCTGAAATGCCGGCCGCGAATGCCTCGATTGAAGCCTTGACCTTCGCTTCAACGGCAAGCGCATCCTTCTCAACGGCTTTTACCTCGGCAACGATCTTGCTGTAAACGCTGGCGAAAAAACCATCGGCTACCGTGTCGCCAGAGGCTGGAGCCTCAACTGTCTGTTCTACGTCACTCATGAAATTCTCCTAGATGGGGTGATAACACTGGGCTATTTATGTGGAGGAAGCAGTAGGATTCGAACCTACGAACCAACATTTATGATTTCCTGGGTTCGAACCAGGTGCAATAAACCACTCTGCCATGCTTCCAATCTGACTGTAACGATTTTAGCGCTCGAGTGCCAATGCGTTGACGCCCTAGGTAGAAAGCCGTAAAAGTCCCTAGGTCCACCTTCTCGTTACGACGGCTTGTCAACAGTCAGAATTATTTGTTGTCTCGATTTCTACCGATATGAAACCCGCTGCAGTGCAGGCATTTGTACGGACTGAAGTGCTTTCCATGCTTCTTGCCCATAGACTCTGCCGCTTTAACCGCTGATTTCTTCGTATTGTACGCGACCTTCGGTTTGCCGGTACCCTGAGCAACGTGCGAGTTTACGTGGAACAATCCCCACGCGTTGCGCGTGATGAAGAAATTCCGAATAAAGCGCTTAAGCGGTAGCTGATCCTTGATCACCAGCAGTAGATTCTTGAAATACGCGTAGGCGTTCAGCAAGGCCTGGTGAACATTTGAGTTCTTGAGATTCATTTGGGTATTCCAGTGGGACGGCTCCGTGACTCTTGAGCCACTCGCCGTAAATTATCAGATCAATATCGCTTGAACGACTGCAAACGTTGAGTAGAATGCTTGCTACGGTGTTATTCTTGAGGGTCATGACGATTTCCTTATTTGGCGGAAGTGGTGAGATTCGAACTCACGGCCAACGTTAGTCAGCTCCTCCTTAGCAGGGAGGTACAATAAACCAGGCTCTGCCACACTTCCAAATTTATTTGTTGTACTCAGTCCAAAGATCTTCTTCGCCACCGTAGAACTGGGGATGAAGCTTGCGCAGCTCAGCTTCAGTAAGCTGTCCATGGTTGCCGCCAGTAATCTCTCTTCCACCAGTAGAATTCCAAAGTTCCACAATGATGTCTCGAAGAGCTGTAACGGATCCTCCATGGGGAGCAACGATGATGTCGCAGCGTCCAAGCACCCACTCAAAGCGCTTGCGGCTTAGATCTTTCTCCTCCATGAGATCGTGATCGCGGTGCTGCCCGAAGGTTGACATGATGATGTGGTTGGTGATTTCCGGTGGTAGCTTCTTGGCGTTGATGTAGATGCGCGCCGTCTTTTGCAGCTTCTTTGCCGCGGCAAGGGCACCCTCGCACTGCTTAACGACATCGGTCGTATCCATGCAGTAAACCTGAAGCAGCCCAGCTCTAACGTGTTCTCGATCACCGACGCCAAGCCGGCGAGAAACAGCCCAACCATTTCTTTCGATCGTTATCATGATTTAGCTCTAAACATCAAAGCACAAAAGTGACCTGAGCGGGATACCGGAATCGAACCGGTACTTAGACCTTGGCAAGGTTTCGGGCTACCACTACACCAATCCCGCTCACGTCACTCTCATGCTAGAGAAATTAAATTAGCGGTGATGACCGCCATGGAATCCGCCATGACCACCGTAGACTCGGTTACCATGCCAGTATCCGCGTGGAACACCGTGTCCATAGCGCCAATCTCGATCCATGTAGTGACGATATCCACCACCCCAGAAGTAGTAGGCACCAAATTCTGCGTCCCAGATATACGCGTCGGCGTAAGCTGGATAAACTACGTAGTCTGGATTATAACACGCGACGACAACGCCGTTAACCGTGCAGACTTCCTGCGCGTACGTATACGGAGCTGGAGTTATCGTGCATCCAGCAATAATCGAGAGAAGCAAAGCTGCTGCGATTTTATTCATGAGCAATCTCCTTGAAAATTATGATGACAACAAAAGCGAAGATCGATGTTTTAGCGGGGACTCGAACCCTCATCTCCCAAGTCTAAGTTGGGTGCACTATTCCAATTGTGCTAGCCTTTCAGTTTTGGCGAAAGATAACCAATCATCAACGGTTGTCAATTCAAACGCGGGGCCGACTTAGTCGACCGCCCCACCAACTGGTTTAGGTCCAGTAACCGGCGGCTATTGCTAACCCACCCCAACTGGTTTTACGAAAACCAGTAAAATAGACTGAGGCAGTCAGACTACCTCATAACACATCCTACAACATGGTAGGTGTGCATAAATGGTCGGAGTGGCGAGACTCGAACTCGCGAGAGCTGGTACCCAAAACCAGTGCCATGGCCGCTAGGCGACACTCCGAAAATTTTGAGAGATAGTTCGTGCACTGCAGAGGCCTAGAATCCCGTTCGGTGAGCTTCTAACCCAGGTATATTCAGCTCAACGTCTAAGCGTGCCAACCACCGCGGTCCATAACCCCGATTTCTCGGGTCTCAAAATCGAATTTGAAAAACAAAAGTTCGACACGGGTAGCGTGAATGATAGATAACCATGTCTATCGGTTTTTCAAAATTGGTGGAGAATATCGGGATCGAACCGATGACCTTACGGATGCAAACCGTACGCTCTCCCAGCTGAGCTAATCCCCCATAAACAAGTGAAGTAGACAGGTACTTCATACATCCGCGCGGTACAAATAACCCGGCAATGCAATCCGTATCGCGAATCCGGCAGCGCGAGCCGCTAAGCTACGCTCTGCGTTATGGACCTCTTACAATCTACTTCAAAAATCTACTAGCGCGCCGACAAACGTTTAACCTGATACTTGATTACATCATCACGATGTTTCGACATCAAGCAGTGCATTGTCAGAATTTTTCGCTAAATCAAATTGGCGGAAGCGGTGAGATTCGAACTCACGAGCCACTTGCGTAGCCTCCAGTTTTCAAGACTGGTGCAATCAACCACTCTGCCACACTTCCAGTATACTTGGAGAACTTCTCCCTGGCCGGTTCAAAGTTCGCCGCGTCGCCGTCTGTACCGGCGTGTCAATCGGTCTCTCCCGATTAGTCTCGGCTATCGCAGTCGCCGTCAACTGATGCATGCGTTTGATCACGGCGGTTTGCATTGCCGCGCTTGCCGAGATGCTTCCAACCACTCTCTCGAACCCCTTGGGTAGGGTGATCAAATTCAGTGAGCTCGCTTATGGGTGAGCTCGTCCCGTACCGCTGGCTAGCTCGGTTATCGCCAGTTCAACATCGATCCCAGCTCGATGGCAACCACTCGTAGTAGTTGGTTGCCGTGTAAACGTTGATCCCACCGTTCTCAGCATTTTCCATGATGCAGTACGCCGGGTTGTCATAGTAAGAAGCTGACGTTTCAACACCATGATCGTACGCGTGTTTACGGTTGTCCTCAAAAAGCTTCTGCAGCTTGCGAAGAATAGCGAGATGTTCTTCTGGAGTTGTAGCGCTTCCAGATTCTGCCACCAGCTTGTTAAGCTCTTCTTCAAAATTCATTTTGGGCTCCTATCGCGTAGATATGACGTACACGATCGTCAACAGCACCAGCGAAACCAAGAGGACGTTGTGTCCCCACCGAGCAACTAAACCAATCATCGCGATTCTCCAAATTATGAAATTTCAAAGCTCATGATTCAACAAAAGCGGATTCAGAGATTGGCCCCCTTTTCCAAATGGCCACGAACGAATCGAACGTCCTCGGGTTATACACACAAGTTTAAGATAACTGAATACCAACGGTTAAAACATGAGATTTGAAATCTCGTTACTATTTATCATGGGTTCCTCATCAGATTCCGGAGGAGCTTCAATCTGAACCGAATCGATCTCGATAGGTTCAAGCTGATGATCTTTAACGTCCTTCACCTTGTTTGCTAGGATGAAGATCGCCATCGCGTATGAGTCGAGCGGATTGTACCGTCGAATCACCGTGAAATTTTCCTGCTTCTTCCAGATCGTAGGAGCTGGACCAGGCAGAGTTCTGAGCACGAAGGTTTTGCGGGCTATCCTAGCGCCTGTTCGAGTTGCTATCGCTTCACCCTTTACCCAGCCATGCTGAGAAAGAAAGCTCGCGACGCTGCCGATCGCGTCGGCAGGGTCCATGAGATCAACTCGTCCATCGTCATCAAAGTCTACCGCGTATGGCTTCATGTTGTCGGGCATGAACTGCGGAATGCCAACGGCTCCAGCGTAGGAGCATGGGATGTTTTCTCGATCCCAGCCAAACTCGCGTGATAACACCAAGAAGCTTTCTAGCTCGGTTTGAAAGTAGCTAGAACGATGATCACCGTAGAACGCGAGGGTGACCAGTACCTGGTGTTCCTTGAACTTGCCAAGGTAGGAGCCGTAGCTTGTCTCGATGCCGATCAAACCGACGATGACTTCAGCTGGAACACCGTAAACGAGTTGCGCCTTGTCGAGGGCTTTCTGGTTCTTGTTCCAAAATTCCACTCCATGCTGAATTCGAAGTTGAGCGAGAAGCTTCAGCTCCTCAAGCTCTTCTGGGGTGAAGTTCTTCTTCGCCTTGCGGTTGAAGAACTTGAACACGTCCATGTTTGGTTCGGTGCGGGTAAGGAAATCATGAATCTCCTGCCGGTCAAACTGATGCTGAGCGGCCATCCTAGCTGAGAAGGCATCGATCTTCGCGCCAACGCTTGACGTCGTCATAGCTATCGGTGATCGCGAGCGGTGGCGATGAGATGCCACCGCGGGCAGCGTCATAAACAGCAGCAAGAAGATTAGCGCTTGTTTCATTTGCTCATTGTACCATGAACATCGTAAAAAGTAAACAGTTGGTCAGGGTAGCCCGATTTGAACGGGCGATCTCTTCCGTCCGAGGGAAGCGGATTACCAGACTTTCCAATACCCTGAAATTTGGTGCGCAAGGTGGGACTCGAACCCACAGAATCTCTCCGGTCTGAACGGAGCGCCTTTGCCAGTTTGACCACAAGCGCGTGATAAATTTCCAAACAAAAGCGAAAGTCGATAGACCTTCCTCGCGGAAGGGTGCAGGGCTTGAACCTGAAACTCATCTGTACCCTTTAATGAGGGGACGATTTTACCGATAATCAACGATCAACGGTTTGGAAATTGTTTTGAGCCGGTGGGGTATCCGCCCGCTAACGTTCGCGGCCTGCCCATCCTCCGTTTACTTTCCTTACTCAAAGCTTGGTACGAGTGGTGGGAGTCGAACCCACAAGGGAACAGATTTTAAGTCTGTTAGATCTGCCAATTCTCATTATCCACACTCGCATAGATTTTGGCTGGGAGATATTGGGGTCGAACCAATATTTTAAGCCGCTATCACCCTCACGCATACGTTGTCTCGAGTCGGATGCGCGCTGACTAATCTCCCATAAACTGGTACGAGTGGTGGGAGTCGAACCCACAAAGGTACAGGGTTTGAGCCTGTTAGATCTGCCAATTCTCATTATCCACACTCGCGTAAAAATTTGTGCTCGCAACGCCTTGTTAGTTTCCTCCAAGACAGCGTGAAATCACGCTCCAACACAACCGGCATACCGACTAGCCGCTGCCCAACGAGGAGAGGTCAATTTCGGTGATACCCCCGTCCTCCAGCTCTTGCAGTAAAACTTTATTCTTTGAATTGAAATTCGTATCGCTCACTCTCATTTGTCATTCGACGGGCAAGCTCGTAGCCATCAACAGTCCATCTCGCAAAGGCTCTTTTCTGACCATAAGTTAGATCAGTTTGACTATCCGATGTCAAGTTATCCATGTCGGTCAAGTTGAGTTCCCAGTGAGCGTGCCAGTACTTTAGGGCTATCTGCAAGCCCGAAGATATACCAAGACTCGATGGTTCAAGATTTACACCCGTCGATGCTCTCCACAACCCGGTGGAGCAATAATCCGGAAATACATAGATGAGTTCGCGATTCATTTGTTCCTCGTTTTGATGGTGCGACAGGTAGGATTTGAACCTACGACCTAACGATTATCAGTCGTTTGCTCTACCCCTGAGCTACAGTCGCAAATATGTGGTGGGTCCCGCAGGACTTGAACCCGCAACCAAGAAATTATGAGTTTCCTGCTCTAACCAATTGAGCTAGAGACCCTAAATCAAAATTCCTCTTTAATATCTTTTCGATATCCGCCCGCCTAATAATTTTTAGACGATGTGGAAAATCACGCCATTTTGCTAAATCTCTAGGAGTTTCATATCCCTTAACTTCAGCATACATGCTGAGTTGTGGTAAATAAAAATCCGGAAAATATTTTCTACTACCATTCCATTCATATGGAAATGATTCAGTAACTCGTTTAATTTCCACGTTATTTTCTAAGCACCATTCAAAGAAATACAGCTCCCACTTTCCCTGAAAGGCTTGACCATGTTTATCTATCCGCTTGGTTCTACCTCTATTCGAAGGACCATAAGATTCTGGATATTTCTCAACAGCAAGCTTCATAGCTGCACTTTGACGATCCCTATTTTTGGGATCTGAAAATCTACGATTATTGGTTATTGTAGCTGAAACTGACCATTTCTTTAATGTAGCTTCGGATGGTATAGGATTGGGTAATCCTAATGCCTTTGCTTTTGTAAATTGATTTGCCATACGATATTTATCAATCGTATATTCAAAGAATAAGAGAGGAAGATAGGATTCGAACCTACGACAAGCTGCTTTGGATAACCATTATACAACGGTCGATTGCTCGACAAAATATCGTAAACGATGTTTGGCGGCTGCTCTGCCACTGAGCTACTTCCTCATGAAAAATTTTTCGGGGTTTTGAGATTAACAATCACTGGCTACTAACCCGGCGGTTCGAATCCGCCTTTCGAAGAAAGCCACTGTCGCGCTGGACAGCATCGGAGCGCCTTCGAGCCGCGCTCGAACTCTCTTGCGAGAGCTGAATTTGGTGCCACTTGTAGGGATCGAACCCACGACCTCAGGTTTACAAAACCTTTGCTCTACCAGCTGAGCTAAAGTGGCATATAGGCAAAGACCGCGTGACGGTCTTAGGTGCACATTCCACAGCATGGTGGACGTATAAAGTGGTCAGGGTAACACGGATTGAACGTGCGACCTCTCGTTTCCAAAACGAGCGCTCTCCCGCTGAGCTATACCCTGAAAATACTGTCAAGCCACCAAGTTGGAAATTCACCATCGTAAAGTTCCTGTTTAAACAGAACTCCCTTGATGATGTCTTCCTTCCACATGGCAACGTTGACGTTAAGGTGCTGCTTGCCTACTAGAAATCCGTTCTTTGGTGAACATGGAGTTCCGTAGGACTCATGGTTGAACAGTTCGACTAGCGACTCGTCGCTAAAATCTAAAACGTGTTCCCAGTGACGCGAGAAGTATCGATATACCTCGCACATCCTTCTAAATTTTGCGGTGGTTCCACCTACGCTGTGGCGTAGATTACCCTTGTTGCGTTTAGCGATGACATAGACAACCTCCCTATCGTATTAGACCTCTGGTCCATCCGGCATTTAGATACTCATCTAATTTTGACAGAGGGATTCTCTTATTCTTGTCATCTTTGTTGATGACAGCATTTCTCTTTCCAAAATTTGAATTCTTTTCACCCTGCTGATGTTTTCGCTCAGCAAATGTTTTCTTTTTCTTTTCCCTAGATTTAGGAGTGGCGGCGGCTAATGTTGCGGCTACAGTGGTGATGTTATTTCGCTCTCTTTTGGTATATGTTAACTCACCATTTTGCCTCATACGCTTTTGAGTAGCAGCAGAATTTTTTGCTCTTCGCGCCGCTTCTTCGCTACCACTTTTAAAAATTTCCCTCATTGCAGTGAGAGCTTTATCTCTACCTGCTAATGAGGCCTTTCGCTGATGTTCTTCACTAATGAATCCACCACCACCTCCTAATTGGAGGTTCAAGCAGAGGGGATCATTTAGACATGTTTCATTTACTATCTGGCTTTCTCTTATTTTTAGAGAGGTTAGTGTTGGAAGATATTCCAAAATCGCCTTAGTGTGTTTTTCTATGCCATGATAATTTATGGAATGCCAAAGACGTTTGCCACTACCAAAATATCCATCATCTAAATTATCCGTTGAATGACGGCCATAATAGTAATGATTATCAAATCGAGTAATTTTGTAAATGTAGTGATATTTTCGATTTTCTTGTCTTACATATTTTGCAGGCTTCATTTTAAAATTCTCCTTACGAGAATATTTATAAGAACCAGCAAAAAGATTGGGAGTGAAGTTGGCAATCGGATTCGAACCGGCGTAGCCTTTCGGCAGCGACTTAATGATAACCATTTTCTATCGGTTGCTTGCGCAACAAAAGGCGAGAATGGATATGCCTTTCGGCTTCGCTGGGTTTAACCACTTCCCTACAACTTCATAAAGAGACGGCATTTCTGCCGCATGCGAGATTCTCTTAACCACTCCAGGTGGGACCGTTTCCGGCGGCGCTGCTATTTTTCACTCGCTCGTAGCAGCTTTATTTGATGGTGAAGTAAAATGGGATCGCACCATTGTCTTCCGGTTTTCAATACTTTAGATAGTCGCTTTGTACTTCAGCGTAGTTCCTATTTCTTCTACTTCCCTGATGCTCTACTATTGAGCTATTACCTCGTAATCTTGTGGACTTTTCGACGCCCAAACGGCAGACTTCTACTGCAGCTAACTTAAATTAGCGTTCTCGAACGAGAGTGGTTTCAACTTAAGGTTGTTTTCCTTGATAAAATTGACGATCCACTCATAATTTGCATTCTTGGAGAAACCCAGCTTCTTAATCACTTCAGTATACGTTTGACTTTCGCAAACGATGCGCTTGATGTGTTCCTCTTGATCTAATGGGTTCATATTATTCTCCTAGATTTGGTGGAGGTAGCGAGAGTCGAACTCGCGACTAGACGTTGCGAACGTCTTATGATCCCAGCTTCAACATACCCCCGAATTAAATTGATCGTTATGGACAACGCTAGCCCCGCTGCCGTTTGCTTTTAGCTTGGTAGCTTATTTCTGAGAAGCTTACTCTCTATTTCTTCTACCAATAACTGAGTACCAAAAGTTTCCTAGGACATTTGGCCTTGCAGTGCATTATCCAGGTGAACACTGGATTTTTCCGATCAAACTGACGCGCTCTTGTTGAGCGAATTTTGGTGGAGAATATCGGGATCGAACCGATGACCTCAACTATGCCATAGTTGCGCTCTCCCAGCTGAGCTAATCCCCCGAATAAACTGCGCGGACCATACGTGATCTCTAAATCACAATGGCTGCCCGCGCTTTCGTCGGTTTTGCCGACGCTAATTGGTGCCTGGGACAGGACTCGAACCTGCACGACCGATCAAGATCAACGGGTTCTAAGCCCGCCGCGGATACCAAATTTCGCCACCCAGGCATTCGCGTAAACTTTTGGGCCATCCATGGCCTACAAATGGTGGAAACTCCGCCACCTCGAAAAACGTATTTCTAAACTAGACCTTTAGTCCATCCATCAGTTATAAACATTTCAAGTTGATCTAGTGGAATTCTTTTATTCTTTCCGTCCTTGTTAACACAAGCATTTCGCTTGCCAAAATTTGAATTTTTTTCAGCCCGCTGATGAGCGTTTCTAGCATGAGTATTTTTCATCTGCGCACGAGATTTTTCAGAATGCTGCATTCCACCAAAATGACTCGTAAAAGTTCCAGGAGGGTACAATCCTTCTTGATTTCTTTTTTCTCTAGTTTTACCCGATTTTAATCCGGCTGCTACATGATCTTTGTTTCTATGCATCGCTTCCCAACCAGCCCGATGAAATTTCTTTGCATGGTTAGAATTCCATATTCTACCACCACCTTCTCCACCATTTTTCAAATTGAGACAGAGAGGATCGGAAAGAAGTTCCTCATTCACGACTTCTGCTTCAGCATCTTCGAGCGCCTTACGAGTTGGGAACTCCTCCAAGATTTCTCTCTTGAAGTTTTCTTTACCATACTTTTGGATCTCGTACTTTATTCGCTTGCCACTCCCAAGATACCTGTCTTTAGGGTTCTTAGTAGAGTGCATCCCAACGTAGAAGCGATTGTTGAGAATATTTGTGGTTTTGTATAAAAGGTGATGCATTAGTTATTTATGCATCACCCTAACCTGGTGGTAGCGGATCTTAGGAGTCGAACCTAGTGTCTCGAAGGTTATGAGCCTTGAATGTAAACCGTTTCACTCATCCGCTATAAATCGTCTCAGTACTTATGGGCTGTGCCCAGACGCCCTGAGTGGCGATGCCCGTCTCGCCGCAATATCCTGCGGCGGTTCTTCTACGCTAAGCCGAACTAAATCAGCTTCGGTCGGGTTTAATTTGTTCGACTGTCACTTGCTCGTCAATGAGCCGGCTAATTCCGACAGTTAGACCCACGGCTATGTACCGTTTGCTTACCAGCGAACAAAAATGCGCCTAGATGAGGGGAGGATTTCAACCCGCGTTCTCAAATAGGACTTAGATGTTGGGCGCGTTATCGTGGAACCCGCACGCCGGACTTCCGGAGGAATTTAATTCCTGTATTTGGTGCGCATGGTGGGACTCGAACCCACAGGACCCTTTCGAGTTCTGGTACCTCAAACCAGTGGCTATGCCAATTCGCCTACAAGCGCATAAAATTCAAGGGACCCGTTTCGCAAGCGATCCATGCGCCAGACTTTCACTGGTCCCACTGCACCCCAAGAGCTTACCTAGGCCCTTGTTACCGGATGCAGCAGAGTAGTATTTGATGATCGCTGGGTTGTCCAGCTTCACTGGCGAAGACCAGCCCTTCACATCATCTCGGGAAGGATTAAATTGGAGCGGGTTGCGGGACTCGGACCCGCCTCTAAAGCTTGGAAGGCTTTGGCACAACCTCTATACCAAACCCGCAGGAGCCCCAGCGATTTGCTTAAGCAGAGATCGTTCTGGTAGCTGTAAAATGGTCCTCTACAGTCGGTTATGCGACGTTTCCAGCATCGTGAGCCGGTGACTTTTGGCTTAGTCGATCAAGAGGAAGGATTCAAAGTGACGGTTGACTCGATCTTCGTGGACCTGTAAGACCCGTTTTTAACGAGACACTTCGAAAGAAATGCAACAAAGGTAAAAGACGGAGTTGGCGCCGTATCCGTGAGGATATGCCGTGACTGCGTGAGCAGCCTAAGAGTTGAACTTAGATAACCTTCTTTAAGCGGTTGCAAAAAGTAGGGAGGTTGCTGCAGCATGCCACCGAATGGATTTCTCCACGTTCACAACTGCAGCCGTGTCCCTTTAAAAGAGCAAACAAAGAGCGATAGGGGTGCCCGTAGGCGGTCAGATGCCTCTCCCTAAACTGAGGCTCTACAGATGTTAGCACCTGTAGGCGTGGTATCGAAACTCACTGCGCCAGATAATCCTAATCAACGGTTTGCTAAAATGGTGGGTGCGGTAGGAGTCGAACCTACGAATCCCGAAGGAGTCAGTTTTACAGACTGCGCGCTTTGGCCTCTTGCATACACACCCAAAAATGGTACCTCGTGACGGGATCAAACCGCCGACATCTTCGGTGTAAACGAAGCGCTCTATCGCTGAGCTAACGAGGCATACTATTTTGAAGCTCACTCGTGTAAATGAGCTTCAAAATAGTACCCGGGCTAGTTGCCTAACCCGGATACCATAGGTACCTTGTCTCGCACTCATTCCGATCTCAGGCAAGGGCACCGATCGGCTTCTTCGCGGTCCGACTTTTGTTTGGTGGGACTCATCTGTCCTCTTCCTAGCGGAGCCTTGAACCGCTAATTTTCAAATCTTCGTCTTCAGAAACAATTTGGGGAGCTTTGAGCTCCCCTTAATCTTCGCTTTCGTTGATTAAGGGTCAGATAGTCTCTGTTCCTGCTGGCAATACGCTACCTGTAGCGAGAATCGCTAGATAGGACTGCGGAAGAACTGATATCGAAGACACAAACTACTCCAGAAGACATTTAAACGTGAATCTATTTATGGATCTCCACCGTTTTTGAGAACGACCTGAAGGTTTTGCCTTCAGGTCGTTTTGCCCCTGTGTAGACATCAGTATTGCTACCGAGATGACATATTACTACAGTTGACGCTAAAAGTAAACAGTTATTTTTCTATTTTAGACCAAACTTCAGCGCCACCACGTAATCCCTTACCATCATATCTAGTTCTTTCATATCTAGACCAATTTTTACCCTTAGCAAGTATGTCAGCACGAATTATGTCAACAAGCTTGTCGTGATTACCTTCGTAAGCTTGATCATCAACAATTATAACCAGCTTGATGTCCATACCGATTTGTTTCGGCTTTATGGTCCATCTATCACTTGGCTCAGTATTCTTTTCACCATTAAAAATTGGATGTTCAGTTGATCTACCATGATATTTCTTTCCTTCTTTAGGCAAGTAGGAATAGTACATTTTGTGAACTCTATCACCCAAAATTTTTTGCGTAATATCCTTACCTTTATCTCTCAAATATTCTTCAAAAACATCTGGGAATTCAGATTTTACTTGCTCAAATATTTTCGGTACGGTGCTATAAATGCCCCTACCACTGAGCATGAGCTCTTCTCCTCCTAATTCAATTTCAATTAGCTCACGTGCTCGAAATTTACAAGCAAGCCGCCGAGGAGTTGATGTCCACCATGACCCACCACCACTAGATCCTATTCTTTTCTTTGGCTGTTTAATTAAATGATGCCCACGCGATTCATTCATCATGTCACCTTATGAGGTTTGACCTTGTTCTTCTCGACTGCGTTCCAGAACACATTGACGTAGTCGGGAGAATACATCGACATAGCTTCCCAGTAATGTTCCCACGCATATTCGCGGAACCAACCACTCGTAATGGAGGTGCAAACCTTCTGCAGCGCCATGGTGAATGATCGATCCGGATCTACCTGACCCTTGAACGGAATCTGGCTGCGTTCCAGCGCGAGCACATAGGATTCCTCTACGACGGCGCTCAGCTTCAGCTGCTCGGAGCACTTGTTGAACAGCTCCTTGGAGGAGTAAACTTCCTGTCCTTCCGCCGAGAAAGAGCGGTAGGCCGGCTTGTCACCAAGCGCCACCGCCTCGTGGATGGAGTCGTGGTCGTAAACGTACTTGATGCCGTCGTCCTTGAAGAAGTTCTTCTTGTCGCGCTTCAAGCTCGGATGCGCGTAGTCGTAAGTTTCCTTCTCGCGCAGCTTGATGAAGTCTTGAAGACCGTCAACGTCAGCTCCCGTCTTCCGCAGCGCGTGGATGTCGTGCATCGTCTTGAGAAAGTGCGGCGAATTTTTCTTGTAGCGGTGGGACAGCTTGAGCGCGAGGAGCACGTTGAGCAGCGGAACATCTACCGATAGGGTATGTGGTCCCACCTGAATTTCAGCTATCCTGAAGAAGGGAATCTCAGGGCACATCAGATCACCGCGAAGCAGCCACTCGGCGCTAGAATCGGGCCAGGCGATTTCGATTTCAACGATCTCACTGGACTTCAGCTTGAGGGCGACCCGCCTCTTGTCAATTAGGATTGTTCGCTCGATGTCGTCATTGAGGAACTCCTTGAGCTGCACAAAATCGCTCGGCGACATTATCAGATCGATGTCGATGGGCTTGCGGGTGAGCGGAAGACCGTTTAGGATCGCAGCGTGAGAGCCGATGAGCAGCACGTTAGCAGCTCATCGAGGAAGGAATCCAGAATCGCACTACGCTCTGGGCGGTGCCGTAGTAATTATCCTGGTCTATCCAAACTTCGTGATCGTTGTAGGTGATATCATCGGAGTACTTGTGAAGCTCGATCAGCTGTTCACCGATGCTTTCGAGAGCGCTAAAATAATCTCGCGCCGGCCGCTCGAGGGCCTTTGCCTCCTCGATCTTAGCCGAAATTTTCTCAAAGGCCTTCTGCAGGTTGTTGACCTCGGTGGCGGTCAGCTTCGCGCTATCATTGATCTTGAATGCAGCCATAGTTTCAGCCCTCATCGGTTTAGATAAGATATCTTACACTAAAACCTGGCAAAAGTACACTAGCACTCCATCGACGATGGAACCCAAAAGCCGGTCGGATATCCAGCTTCACCAACCCAAGCTTCCTCCCCGTCCATCGTGTAATCTTCTCGATAGGCGCGAATTTCGCTCAGCTGCTCACCCAGCTCGTAGAGTGACCTGAAGTACTGACTAGCTTGAGCTTCCAGGGTCTTTACTTCCTGATACTTAGCCTCCAAGCTTACGAAGGCTTCCTTCAGCTTATCGACTTCAGCGGTAGTCAGCTTCGCATCTTTATTGATTTTGAAAATAGCCATCGTTTAGCACTCCATCGATGAGGGAATCCAGAAATCGAAGGTATAGGCCGCTCCAGCCACCGGGTTGTCCACGTTGGCGTAAAATTCTCGGTCACCGTAGTCGATTTCGTACGAACCGAACGCGTTGTTCATGTCGTCGCCAAGTGTGTAGAGCTCATCGAAATACTTTTCGATTTGCTCGGAGAGTGGCTTGAGCTTCTCGGCTCGTTCTTCAAATTCCTTGAAGGTGGCCTGAAGCTTTTCGGTTTCAGCGGCGGTGAGATTGGCGCTGTCGTTGATGGTGAATTTAGACATGGTCACTCCTAGCAGGACATCGATGAGGGAATCCAGAAGTCGAAGGCGTTGGCTATCGCGGCTTCAGGATAATCGCCGAAGTAGATTTCATCGCCATTCACCAGAAATTGATCAGAATCATGGCTTAATTCAGATTGGAATTCCTCACCAAGCTCATACAGCTTTTCGAGGTACTTTTCAATCACCGCGTTGGCGGCAATCACCTTCTTTTCCAGCGGACGGAGCTTCTCAGCCTTCGCCTCAATCCTCGTGAAGGATGCCTTGAGCCGCTTAACTTGAGCGGGTGTCAGTTCTGAACCTTCGGTAAGTGTAAACTTTGCCACGTTAGCACTCCATCGACGATGGAACCCAGAACCCGAATGTACCTGACGCGCCAGACAAAGGGTTGTCCTCGTTGACGTAGAATGAATCTTCGTCACCATCAAGTAGGATGTGCTCTTGATCTTCAGAGAGCTCATTCATATCTTCACCGAGTTCATAGAGAAGATCGAAATACTCTTCGGCAGCCTTTTCGAGGGGCTTGAGCTTTTCTACCTTATCTTCCAGCTTCGCGAAGATCTTTTCGAGCTTCTTGACTTCTACATCAGAGAGCCCTGAATCAGGATTGACAGTCAATTTACCCATTATAGTTGTTCCTGCAAGTAACGTGGTGATTCTAATACTATCATGTTTCAGGCGAAAGTAAACTGTAGATTACAGCCAAACGCTCATCGAGTTACCAACGTCGATAACTACTTTTCCCTGCTTGGCGATCGCAGGACCAATGTATTTTCCAGCGCAGCCACCAGAAAATAGAACGAGTTGTGCAGGATTGGTTCGCGATTTAGCGATCACATCTTCAGTTTGATCCCACATTGACAGTTTCAAGAATGAAACTTTGAATCTGGTATACTTGCGCTGCATCGCGTCAGCGATTTCAGCATTTGCGTGAATTAAAAGGACACCATCGGCCTTCATCAAGAGTTCTTCTTTTTGAGCAGCGTCCCATTGGTTGATAAAGAAATTGTCCACGAGCTTCTTATGGGAAAAATACGAGTGAAGATCGAAACTTTTGTTGACTAGGCCGGTTATGGATGGCGCAAAATATTGAGTGGTGTCTACCGCGAGCTGCAATCGCCGCCGAAGCTCACCATAAGTCATCCCTGTCAAACCCATTCTTTCTAACCATGCGTCATCGAATCGGCGAATGATTTCACCATCGGCGCCATTTGCATCGAGCAGAAGGCGCTCGCCATCACCCATCCTAACAACAGAAAGTGCTGTGTGGTTGAGGATGTTGTGGGCGACGATGTAAAAGAACGCGTTCGAACTGATAGTTCGTTCAGCTGCTGCTAAAGCATTGAATGATAGAGGTGCATCCATCTGCACATTATATCACGCGGTGAATCAGATGTAAATTAGACGAATTTCTTCTTCCAAATCTTAATCGACTTGCGAGAATATTCCTTCAGGGCATCGAGATTGGCAGACGCATTCAGGTTCATGCAATCCCAGCGCTTGAATTCCCAAACGAGCTTCATCTTACGCGCTATGTCATTTGAGTCGGTAGGATCAGCATGTGGAGGTACAGCCCAATTGACCTCCTTAGATACGACGATTGGAACACCACATGCAACCAGGTCAGCAGAAACAATGTTGAATGTTTCCGTAAATGAGACTTGCAATCCGATATCCATGTTGCGAACTATTTCGATGAATTTATCGTGTGTGGTCCATTGGTGCATAACAAGGGTATGACCTTGGGCGCTAACTGAGTCAAATAAATCGATGAGGTTGCGTAGAACTGGATCTCCTTTATTTTCTACTCTACCCACATTGACGTGGAAATTCAAATTTTTACCGAGATCATCAGCAAACTTTAGGGCGGCGATAGCCTGAAGCAACTGATTCTTCAAAGGACGAATTGCGCCAAAGCAGGCAACGTCAATGTAATCCCTATAGTCGATAGACAATTTATCAGCTGGGCTTACGATGGCTGGCATGTAGTAATTTGGTGTGTAGTAAACCTTCTCGCGTAGCTCTTCATCTGACCAATAGTTTTGAAGATCTAGCAAGAATGTTAGCTCGTCAAGCATTCTAGGAGAATTCGTCGATATCGAAACTGAAGGAAACTTTACGTAATCGGTAATCCATTGCATAGCGATACCTTCATTCGCTAAGAATGGTAGATCACTGTGCAGTCGGATATTCCACTTTACCGTCGGGTGGAGCTTGGTAAGGACTTCGAATTTTTCTGGAACGACCCACAGGCCCTCAATGATGACGTCAGTTGGTTTGTAGTTGAAGACTTCTCTGTCTATGCAATTGTTGTCGATAACTTCTACAAGCTTTGCTTCAATGTGATTTCTATTGAGCATGTCAACGACAAATCTAGCTGAGTTCCAAAGGCCGGTCGATACACCTTGGTAGGAGTATGAGGTGTCGTCGGAATAGTCTTCACGACGCTTGACTATAAAAAGTAGGCGGGGATTTGACAAGGGAAGTTCTCCAGGGGTTCAGTTTTATTTATTGCCCCTTGGGATACCTGTCAAATCCCGCGCAAAAAGAAGGCTGAGAATTCTCAGCCTTCAAACTTACTGTTGCGCTGGGTAAATTACTTCGAAATCACCATTCGGAAGATGCTTGATAGAAAAGTTCATAGGTGCTCCTAGAATTGCTGTGAGAATCGAACCCCAATGGTTCTGGGTCTGGCGTACGCTACCTGATTTCCAGGCTGAGTGCCGAGAAGATCCGGGTAGATCATCGTTACCTGTGAGCTGTTCAACGCGTTCCGCGAGAACAAGCTAACCTGCGTCCTACCGAACTTCGAACGTTTCAGCCAGATTGAGATTCTTGTAGGCTGGTAGAACTACGTAGCTGGGATCAGCTGGGTCGAAGCGCGTTCCGCTTCGACCGTGGTACGAATATTCAACGTTCAACCGGCTGAAACCAAGCTTGTAATCAACAGTTGCGGCTCCAAGCCATTCTGGGCTGTACGGAGTAAGATCTCCGCTTTGAGCTCCAACGTTGGGAAGAGCACCATCTGCCGCGGCATGGGTAAAGGATCCGTTAATTCCGAGCGTAAGATAGCGTGCCAGCTTGTAGGTCGCTTCCAGCTCTCCGCCCTTGCTAATAACCGTTCCAGCGTTGGTTGTGTACGTATACGAGCAAGAACCGAGGTAGGCAGCCTCCTGCACGTTCTTCCAATCGATGAGGAAGATGGTCGCGTTGACGCGAAGCTTGTCGTCAAGGAAGAGCGACTTCTCACCAAGCGAGTAGCTCCACAGGTGATCTGGGCCGTAGGACGGTGGAGCTGAAGTCAGGTGAAATTGACTTTGCAGCTGCCCACCGCACGCGCCAGGAACGTTGGCGTTTGGTACCGCCTCGTTCGCACCACCGTAGCGAAATCCTTCAGCCGCCTCGGCGAAGACGATAGCGTCATCGGAAAGCTTGTAGCTAACGATGAAGCGCGGGTTGACTCCCTGCGCCTTAGCTCCAACGTCCTCGATGAGCTGCTTGTTGACAACGTTGCTGCCGGTATCGTACGCTCCGTATCCACCTGGTCCACCAAACTGCAGGTTGAAGCGCTGTCGCCAGTTGAAGTAGCGGGCTCCGGCCGTAAAGTCGAGGCGATCCGTTAGCGCCCACGTAACCTCACCAAAGATGCCAAAATCGCGTTCCCTAACGCCCTGAGTTCCAGAGAAAACGCTGTCCGCCGTAAATCCACCGATCGTTCGAGGATCGAAGCCAATGTACTGCCCAAAACCGACGCCGCTGTCATCTTGGTAGTTGACGCGGCTGAGGTGATTGAAGAAGGTGCCAACAATCCAGCGCGTGCGCTGATCTTGGCGAGAAACGACTCGAAATTCCTGGGAGAACTGCGACAGGGTGTTCTGGTTGACGTAGGTGGTAGGCTCGGTTACTCCGAAGAACAGCTCCGAAAGGTACTGCCCCTGGTCGTTGAAACCGGTAGTTCGCGTGGTGTACGAGGTTGAGGAGATGATAGTACCGAAATCCGGGGTAATCGTTTCGGTTAGGTTGTACACCTTCATGTTGTCGGTGATTGGAGTTGGAGTTAAGCTTGCGTATTCGTTCTTGCCCAAGCCCGAGAAGGAAAAGTTGCTTCCACCGGTGTTAAGCTCCTCGAAGAGAACGCTCGCGTCGAGGGTGAAATAGTCAGACGGCGTCCAACGCAGCGCGGCTCGACCTTGAGTTGACCGATCCCAATTTTCACCGTTCTGACCATTCTGAATGTTGTTGATCCATCCAGAATTGCGCGCGTTGTATCCGCTTAGTAGCAGCGCCGTTTGAGCGCTGAGCGGGAGGTTGACGCTCGCCTTGATGCCGTAGTTGACGCCGCCGCCAACCGTATCTGAAACCGTAATTTCATCGGATCCAGAATATTCCTGGGGATTCGGTTTTTTCGTGATGTAGCGAATCGTGCCGGCCATGGAGCTGGCACCGTAGAGGGTGCCCTGAGGACCGCGCAGCACCTCGATGCGGTCAAGGTCAAATACCTTAAGATCCGGATTGAAGCCGTCGAGGGCGAGCGGGGTATCGTCAACGTAGACCGCGACAAGAGGTCTGCTGTCGATGTTGTTGAGAACGTCGGCATTTTCAACGGTAATTCCACGGATGTCAATCTTGTTTAACCCTGGTCCACCTTGCTCGATGGTGAGAGATGGAATCGAATTAGCGACATCGCTGAGATCGGTAGCTCCAAGGCGTCCTTCAGCCTTTAGGTCAACTACCGTGATGGAAGCTGGTATCTTCTGGAGCGACTGGATACCTTGCCGCGAAGCTGTTACAACTACCTCATCAAGCTCATCCGCCTGAGCGGCACCGATCAACAGTAAAGCGAGCATCATCGCCTTCATTTTATCTCCTAGTTCCAATTGTGGTTGGATGTCTTCAGCCAGTTGGTCACGGTAAGAACGCGTTCCTCAATGGTACCGGTCACCGAGATGATTGGGCACTTCATCTTCGGAATGACGTGCTTGTACCAATCTTGCTGCATGCTTCGAAAATCATGCCCAACTCTCGTCCCGTCGTTCACGTGCGCAAAATCTGCCTGGCAAAAAATGACGCCGTCGTATAGTTCTTCAGCCAGCTTCACGAGCTTGTCATCAACTTTACCGTACAGCCACATGCTGTACCCCATCGTGGTAAGAGGAGAGGTATCGCAGAAGAGATAGCGATTAGCGCCGATGTTGAAATACTTTTCACGAAATTTCTGCTCATGACCGATTCTCAACATGTCGCTAAAAACAAGCTCACCATTCTTTTCTTCCCACAGCTCACGGCCATATTCAGGTACCCAGCTGGTATCGAATTTTTCAGCAAGGGCTTTCGCGAGAGTCGTTTTACCCGTTGATTCACCACCAAGAAGAACTATCTTCTGCGTAACGTATGACGCGCGAACGAATGGTGACATCCAATTTGCGTTGAGGTGTGGAGCTTCTCGGATGGATGTCGCGCTGATCGGATTCTTCACCCGCAGTGGATCCAATGCTACCGCTGTTACATGGTGCCCCGCGCCAATCGAAAGGTTTAGTGCGCACTTTTCAGCCCATCGCTCGTTAGCGAACAGGTGGGTCACCGGATATTCCAAAACGTCGTTGACTATCCAGCTGAAAAATTCCTGCTGTTCAGCGTCGCTCGCTTGGTTGTCTGGCATCGATGGAAAATTAATCGGGTCAAGAACGACGCAGCGAACCGAAGGAAACCGTGCCTGCAACCATTCTTTTCTAATCTTTGCCTCGCACTTGCGAAATTCCGGATTCGAGTAGCTCAGAACCAACAGGCTATCACACTGTTTTTCAGCTTCACTGATGAGGTGCTCATGACCGCGGTGAAGCGGGGAGAACTTACCGACGATTAGGCCGTATGTCTTCACTTGATTTCTCCGTTAACTTCCGCGCCAAGATTTCACGGCAGACGTGACGAGTTACTGGATTCGGATGATCCATCGCGCAGTAGATGAGAGCGAGATTTCTCTGCTCCTCTGTACCTTCACCGACGTTCCACCGCCACGTTTCTTCGCTCATGCCGCGCTCAACATTTGAGACCGCGCTATGTTTTTCCATGATGCTGCTCCAATCCATGCGTTGATCCAGTAGGCAGCGTAGAGCGCCGCCGTAACATACATTCCACGTGAGGCGTAGAGAGGAATTGAGATGGTATTCACGACTACCCAAACCCACCAGCTTTCAAGCTTGCGCTGCATCAGCAGGCACTGCGCGATTATGCTGAGCGCCATTACCGCGGCATCGACGTAGGGCATAAAATCATTCGTGAATGTTTTTAGCAGCCATCCATATCCCATGGTCGCTACGATCGCTAAGCACGAGATAATGATGGCGGTAGAACCATCCGTTTTGGAGATTGGCCTATCTACTTTCTTACCCCGAAAGTGCTTCCACTGCCACCATCCCATCAAGCTGGTAGCGACGAAGAAAATTTGCAGCATCGAATCGGCGTAGAGCTGGTTGAGATAGAACAGCGCGAGAAACAGCAGTGAGCCGATTATGCCAGTCCACCAGGTATGAATGCTGTTTCTAGTTGCGAGAAGTATCGATGCCGCGGTAACAGCGTTTGCTGCGATTTCGAGGATCATGACCGGGTTCCGTCGTAACCGGTGCCGGCGCAATAGTAGCACGTGCAATCGTCGGTCCGCGTCGGATCATACGCTCGCTTCAGCCCGGTACCTCGGCAATACAAGCAGCGCTTGCCTACCGGTATCGTTACCTTCTTGAATTTTGGCTTCTTGCTCAACCGATTCTCGCGTGCTTAACGATGTCGCGCTCAACCCGAAGGTTGAGGCGGGTATCAACGAAATCGCTCGTTACATTGTCAACCAGGTTCTTACCGTTAAGGTAGGTGTACCGCGCGGTACACCCGGCCTTTTCGATTTCAGCTATCGCCGCCGGCAGCTTCATTCCCTTGATCAACCCGCAGAGGTCAATGGAATTCATCAGTAGTTTCCTAGGGCTTCAACCCGATTGCGAACCTCATCGAGGGTTGTCTCGTTGAAGAGACGGCCGCAGTGATAGACAAGCTGGTGAACATCTTCCCACTCGGTGTCGAATGGACCATCGTCCAACCGACCGGTCATCAGCTCTCCGGTCATTCGACTGCGAAGCAAGGTGAGCACGCCTTCCTCCGATTTCTTACCTTTGTCGGTGATGGGATCTTTCGCCAATCCAATCCACTTCCCATCAACCATCATGGCGCTCGCCTTTTGGGCGAACTTGTAGGTGTCACGGTTGACCTTCTGCAGCAGCGCACCTCCGCTGCCGAAGATAACGTTGTCGGCCGAATATCCACGCGACATGATGTTGCCAAGCAGGCTGCGAATCGCGAGGTGATCGACTCCGTCTCCCTGCAGGATACCAACGTAGTTGATCTTCTTGAAGCCCTTCTTGTTAACGACGTGCCCAAACGCTTGATCGAGCCGGCGGAGCAGGCGAGGAACGATTTCCTGCATATCACCGCTGTCTGGGCGAAGAACTACCTTCGCCTTGCACGCGATCACCTCATCTCGAAGCGTTGTGCAGATCGCTTCGGTTGCTCGGTAGGTATCCTTACCGTCGATGACGATCGAAACTATCGATCCAGCTGGAGCTTGACGCAGCTGATGTCGAATGTACTCAACCTCATCCTCAGAACCCAGCCCGAAGGAGCACTCAACGCTGTGCTCGGTAGCGTAGACCGAGAAAGCCGACATCGCGCACTTGTAGTAGAAGTTTGCGGTAAGTATTCCTTCGATGTTGTCTGAACCCATGAATCCAATCGTGTGGGCAAAACCGCCAATTTCTGCCTGTTCGGGTGCGGTCACACCGCGAGCACCGAAATCGTGGAGAGCGAATGGAAGCATCGCCATGTCCGCGCCAGTATCTTCGTAGAACATACGAATATCATTTTTGATATCGTAGTCCATCGTGGCGATGGTCGTTGGATACCAGATACCGCGCTGCAGGAGCGTTTCGAAGGCGGTTGACATCCAGTAATACAGCTCACCGAACGCCGTTACTGAATACAGCGGCTGCCCACCGCGAATTCGAGTACCTTCCGGCACCGCGCGGATGATGATGGGAATGGCTCCGCCATGCTCGTTGACAACGCCTTCCCAGCTGTCGCGAGCGAAGAGCTTGCGGCCAAAGTGACCAATCGCAAATTGCTCTGCGGCGTCCACGTCGGCCATCGTGATGCGCTGCGTTAGATACTTCTTGGTCAGCAGTTGCATTCCGGCTGGAATGATCGTAACGTGGCTCTTGACTCGCGCCAGCATGTGGGCGCTCATCGCCTGAATTCCCTTACGGTAAGCGAAGGGGTGCGCAAACTTGTAGCTGTCCATGCGGCAGATCAAGCTGATTTTCAACTGATCCGGCTGCATATACTCAATATCCTTCTTGGAAGGAGAGAGGTATTGCTCGACCGTAAATTCTTTTCTTTTTGCTGCCATGATAAGCTCCTTATCGTGAATGACCTGAGAGTCGTTCTCTCAGTTTTTAATCCGCCCGTATAGGGTTTCCAAAATCGAATAGTGATCGTCGAACCACTTGTCCATGTTCTTGCTCGACAGCGCTTCGGCGATCGGCAACCACATTACCTTCTTAACCTCTCCCTTCTGAGGTTTCACCTTCGGTAGGGGTTTCGTATCGTCCAGCTTCAAGAGGTAGGCCATCGTTATAACTCGACCCTTGAGGCTGCGGCCGGGATGATCGAACACCTCCTTGTCACGCACGGAGCCATAAAGCTGCGCTTTTGAAAGCTCGATTCGAGTTTCCTCCGTGAGCTCACGGATGGCCGCGTCAAGGAGGCGTTCTCCGAGATCAATGTCAAGATGTCCACCCGGCAGGCACCAAAGCCCCTTGCCGGGGAAGTTGTCGCGAACGCAGACAAGCACGTGTCCGGATTGAATCACGCACGCGTCGACGGTTTGAATGCTTACCGGATAGGGAGCCAGCTTGTAGCTCTCCTTGTACCTTTCAATGTACAGGTATTCCTTCGCCAGCTCCGAATATGCTGGGTGATGATCCACGAACGCGATCAGGTGGCTGAGAGTCGATGACGGTACAAGCTTATTCAGCTTGACTTCAAGCTCAACCAGCGTTTCCGTGTTGAATAGAATGTCACGAATCTTTGTCGCGCTTAAGTCTAATCCAGCTGAATGGTTGGTGATAAGGTCCTTCTCGAAGAAATCACCGAAGGCGTTGAGATACCAGGTAGTTGCGTCGCGATCTGAGCCGGTAAGATAATTGTACCAGTTTGACAGTCCACGAAGGCTGGTATTTTCTGCCTTTACCCTGTTGACAACGGCTTGGACGCCTTCAATCCACTTGTTGTCGTTGTAGGGATGATCGTAGATTGGTTCGACAATTAGCTCACCTCCCTGACCAGGGCGCCATATCGCGCCTAGGTATCGAACGTAGTCGGTAATCATCTGACGGCGTTCTTCGAAGGTGAAGGGATTTTTGGTGGTCCGTGCCTGCCCAGAGCTGCCAACCAGCACGAGAACTACTTGTGAGGTTTCCAGCGCCCGCTTGAGCACTTCAGCGTGACCATTGTGAAATGGGGAAAATCGACCGATGAATACGGTAATTTCTTTCTTTTTGTCCATACGTGCTCCACGTTGGTTAGAAGTGATCAACTAGCGTTTAGTTGATTTGATATAGTTATATACAGAATCCCCAAAAAGTAAACTTTCTCTTAACCTGCGTAACCGTGATCTTCATTTATGTAGATTACGCGGCAAACGTTAGCCTCATCGCTAGCGCGAAGCAGAGCATAACCCACAAAATTCCGCAGACGCCGGCACCAACCGCGTGGTCAGGTGTAAAGTTCTCACGGTGAGGAACTTCCAAGGATAGGCCTAAACCAATTCCACCGAGTATTATGAGGATGATTGACTGCATATTATTTGCTAATTCGCGTTCCTGGAGATGCGAGAGCGATACCGCTTGTCTGCTCGATGTACTGCTTCTCAACGTTGGCGGCGGGTGGAAACGTTAGAAGAACAGCTGAAGCTGGAATGGTAATGACCTCAATGGTAGGGTTGCAGAGCGTCCATGGAATGAAAGCCAAGTTGGCACCACCTGCTGATTGAATAAAGCGAAGAATGTGCGGACGGCGGACCTTGTAGGCGGTGATCTCACCACCGTTACCCGACTTACCTTCAAGCAGCCACGTGCTTCTAACCACGTCGACTACTTCGCCGACTACTTCTTCACCTATGATCATTTTGAACGCGAGAATTTCTGAAATTTCTGACATATTATGACTCTATTTTAGTTAGAACTGTGTTATGGGCAGGTACGATTGGTGGCGTTCGCGCTATCGCTTCAGCTCCAGGAAAATCGACCGGCTTTTTGGTTATAAGTTGACCGAATGCGAAATCAAGCTGGCGCCAATATTCGGTGATGATCGCCAGCGACTTAACGTTGTCAGCGGCTACAGCTACCGCGCTAGCTATCGCAGCTCCCTGAGCGTTTATAGCGGCAGTTTGCGCGGTGATAGCTGCCGTTTGGGCATTGATCGCGGCGATAATACCTGCTACGTCTATCGTAACAGTTAATGTATCTCCATCACCCATCATGATCCCACCAACACACCAGCTACCGGCTTCTTGCGCCGTTTGGGAATCGGTTTATCAACGATAGGAGGGAGATCAATCTTGATATCTGCATTTGGAACTGCGGCCATCTTCGCTTGATCAATTACTTGCTGCTGAAGCTGACGGATGATCGAAATGGCGGTACATTCAATCGTAGCTATCTCTAGACCATCCTTCCATTTCAAACCACGTTCCGCGCGAGCGCGATTGGCTATGTGAGCTTTTTCGAAAGCGAGCTTCTCGAGCTCAAAAATTACTCTTTCGATTTCCCAATCTACGTAAATTTTAATTTTATCTGCCATATTTAAATTCTCTTTTAAGGATATGGTTCTTCCGGAATATCAACCGGTGGTTTCGGATTCAACAAGTTCTGCATCATCGTGCGGGTATCTGGGATCACGCCTCTATCCATGAGAAAATCAAAGTGCTTTTGCGTGAGCGTAAACGGCTTTTGCGGAATGTCAACGCCAAGCTTATTCTTAGCCCAAACTGACGCGTTCTTGATATCGACAACTCCGTTTTGATCGGAGAAGTTGTAGAAAATGAGTAGAATATCTACTTCAAGCTTTGTTACCCGGTGAACGGATTTTTCTTCTTTCAATTCACGCCTCCTAGCGTAGGAGCGGGAGGAGACCCTTGTCTGATCTCCTCCCTAACCGTTAGGTTACAGGGTGGTTTAAGCCCCGCAGGGACTAGGCCGCTAGGCGTAGTTCTTCCCCGAAAAAAGCATCATTAGCTTTTATTGGATTTGCTTCGCTTACGGCGAACGCCTATCGAGCGCATAGAAGGTTATTCACTGATGGTCGAATGCCATGTATCATCCCCATCAAAAGCATCCTCAATGCAACATTTACTGGAGGGTTTACGTTGCTACCTCGACTCCTCAAAGGTCTGCCCCAAAAGAAGATGCTTTTGGTGGAGATGCCGGGATTCGAACCCGGGTGTCACCAATTTTCGCAATCTACGTTTACGCTGTTTTCAAACTTATTCTATCACGCATCTGGTCTGGTGTAAATCACTTCAGTCAAACCAGGATTAACTTCTTTGTAGTACTGAATCCATCCGTTCGCAACCGCGGTTGTTTCTGGGTTGCTTGAAACCGTTCCAGGATTGTATGCAACTTCTGCTACCTGGCTCTTGCTTGTTTTCAGAAACAACTGCAGCGCCTGCTTGTTGGCAAGTGTAAAATTTTTCACTAGTGAAGCATCTTGTAAAGATCGTTGATGATAGCGATCTCATCCTTCGAATCATCTTCGCCTTCTGTGTGATGCTCAAAATCTTTCTTATACCACGTTTCAAATGCTGATGATATGATCATGTCGTAAACTTGCTTGATCTTAACCATCTTGTCTGCATTAGGACCCCAATGATCGTCTGAACCACGTGCTTCCTTGACTGGCTTAGGGTGCTTTTCACGCCATGCACGAATGTTCTGAACTAATCGCATTGTGCCAACATCGCGAAGCTCTTCATGGTGCTCTTCGAGAGCATCAGCGAGCTTCTCTAGCGATTGAGTATGAGCCTCATCACCATTGTCCTCGAGGTTGTCAAGGAAATTGAACACGAGCTTCTTGATGGATTCCGAGGATTCAAATATTTCGCCTTCCTTAATGCTATCACGCGTGAAGATAGCTTCTACCTGTCCACCACCGTTATCTCCATCGCCAAGCAGAGTCCAATCTTTCTTCTTGAGCTCCTCTTCTGCCTTGTAAACGGCATCCTCGCTCTTGAATGGGAGAACCTTTACCTCGTGACCGTCAGCAACGCTCTTCATGAGCTTCTTCTGCTGGGCAGCGCTGAGGTAGATTGAAGCTGAACTGTTGTGCTTGTCTTCAAATGAGTCTATGAACGCCTTTAGGTTACCCTTTTCAGCGTGCGTAACATAGGCAGCTTTTTCGTTAAGCTGAAATAGATCTTGAAGTAGACTCATGTTGACTCTCAGTTAATGGTGCTTGATAGATTATTTATGCTATACGAGGTGAATTCGCGCGCCGAAACCTTCAAAAGCGGATAACCTTGATCGTCGAATGGTTTAGCTATCGCGCGGATGATACGATCTGATGCTGTGTTGGGCGGCACTATCATGTCCAACCCGCACTCTGGGTGCAGCTGGCGCAAGATGCTCATGTGCTTTCTGGCCGCCTCGAGTTCAGCTTCAGTGTATTCGCCGCTTATCATTACCATCAGCTGCATTTGCCTACAACCTGAATTGATTTGGTAAGGATATTTACGTCAAAATCAACCTCAAAATTTTAACCGCCCGATAAATATGATCACGCATTCAGCGCATCCTAAGGATAAACTCATGAAATTGTCGTTTAAGCAATATTCCGCGCTCGCCAATCTTACCGAAGATCAAGTTTCGGAAGAGAAGCTAACTGAAATATTCGGTGCCTTCTTTGGTAACAAATCTCCCGCGGCGAAGGCAAGCGCCGTTGCGGATCTCAAGGCTAAGAAAGCTGGGTTGCAAACATCTATAGCCGCAAAGCAGGGAGCTCTAGCTAAGAATACGAAAGCTTTGGATAAAAATAAGGAATGGATGAATTGGGTTGCTTCTCAAAAGAATCCATCAGCGCAAAAGAAATTTGACAAGATACCAAGCAACCAGCAGAATGCCGCGATGGCTCGAGCAGCAGAACGTGATTGGGTACAGGGTTTAGCTAACGAAGCAGAAGTGTTTGAACGAGCAGAAATAACATACAAAGGATATAAGCTTTCGAGAAAAGAAGGTGGAGTTTATCACGTAACGAAGGGAACTACGTTTGTAGGTCATGGAAAGGATTATCAAGAAGCGATGAAGGTAGCTGACAAGCACAGGGAAGACGAAGCTTCATAGTTTAGAAAATTTTAAGCTGGAAAGGGGATCAAGTTGATCCCCTTTCGTTTGCCTCGAGCTTGACGCTTAGGCTGCTTCGGCCTGCTTCACCGGAGCAACTTTCTCTGTTGACGCAGATGTCGGCTCAACGATGTTGGCAGCTACCTTGCGAACGGTTGACTTTGCCGACTTCGTCGACTTGATGACGGCAGCTTCAGATGTCTGCTTTCGGCCGCGCGGAAGCTTCGTCACCGCGCCACCAATCTCCTTGAGACGGGCACCAAGAATTTGGTTGAGCGAGATGAGCTGCTTCTTAAGCTGCTTCACGGTAATATCCGGATTGACCGTCTTGGCTGATGCCATCAGCCGCTCTTCGGCCTTGCGAAAGAAATCGGGATTCACGAAATTGTAATTTCGCGGTACGTCGAATCCGTTGGATCCAAGATCCGATCCAACCACAACCGAAATGCCCTTCCACGAATCCGCGTGGTCGGAAGGTCGTGCATTTTTCCAAAACCCCGTTGCGATCTCGCCGAGAAGGATCTCGAGGAAGACCGCTTTCTGGACTTCACTTGCTACTGTTAAGGTCTTCGTCATAAAATCTCCTCTAACAAAAAATTCGATTGCCTCATCATACCCGGTACTCCACTTCAGTTTTATGGACTGAAGAAACCATGAAATACACTATATCACGCAGGCCTGTACAAGTACAACATCTCACTTTGACCTGACGAGGGCATCCTCCTCGAGCTCCCTTATCCTGCGCTGTAAATCGAAGACCATGTCCATCATCTCGCGGATGGACATCTCCGGCTTCTCCGTTTTTTCCACGGTATCACCGGTCAACAGCTGAGTCCATCTAATCTCACGTTCACCGCGCTGGCGAGGTAGCGGTGACACAAGCGGCTCTTCACGATCGCGCGACATGTGTAGGAGCAAGCCCTTTATCGTCGAAATATTGTCGAACTTGTAGATTCGATCGACATTCAAGCGCATCTCAGATGGTGTTAGCTGCCCGCGCAGCAGCAATATCCCAAGAAGAGGAACAGCTTGATTTGCGATGTGAAACACCTTAGCCACGTTGTGGGAATATCGAAATCCATTTCGAGTTTTATACTCGCTGACAAGTCCCATTGACTGCAGCCCCCGAATTGCATTTAGCACGTCAGCTTCGAAGATGTGCATTATCGGGTGTCGATTTGTTTTCTGATTGCACCCCCGCTTAACGGAATTCAGGGTCAGCGGGTAGTATCCGGGTAGGATATTTTCCTTTTCTATCAGAACGCCAAGAACCCGGGCTTCATTCAGTGAAAGTATCTCCACCTAGATGCCCAAATCATTCACGTCATAGTCGTTGCGCAGCGATTTCTGCCAGCGCTTGAGGGCAATGCGAAATCTAATCAAGGAAAACAACTTTTTCATGCTTGCCACCTAATTGCGTGAGCTTCGAGGTAACGACCCTCGCTGTCGTAGTAATGAATTGAGCCATCGCTGCTGATGATCAAGTAGCCCTTCGTGGTACTGAATGACCCGCTGGCGACGATTTTCAAGCTGCGCGTGACGTGGTCATTTTTGGCCATTTCAGCTTCAGTTAGGGATGAATAGCCGGTACCCGTCCAGCCAAAGTGCGCGTTTCCGTATTGGAGAGCTATGACAGAGAACTTCATAGCGACTCGAAAAGCGCGTTGAGGACATCGTTCAACTTCGCGGAGCGGGCCTTACAAACCGGGTCGTCCTGATCACCGGTGCAGACAGTACCCAGCTCCTCGAGCGTGAGGGTGGACAGCTCAGCTGAAACCTCCGCGAGATCTTCGTCGGAATAACCAACGAGGCTGGCAATTCCACTTTCGATAACCGACTCTTCGGTTCGCTCGCGGTTGATCGCTCCATTATCATAGGCCATCTCGAAGAGAGCCAGCTGGAGAATCGGAAATTTGTCGAAGTGGCTCATAGCGCGTTCACCAGGGGAAGCTTGAAGCCGCCGGATTTCTTGATCTGCTCGTCCACGACCGATTCCGGATAGACGGCGCACCAAAGCTTGGCCAACTTCGAGTTGTTGAGGTTGATGCGAGCTTCGTGGATGTCCGAGCTCGACATCGGTAGATAACACCCGATCAGCGGTCCGACCAAGCTTGCGTACAGCTGTTCGGGTTTTGAGAAAATACCACTGGTGCCGCCATTCGGGGCACCATCCGTGGCATTACGAGCTCGATGAATTTCAGCGATGCGCTCGATCTTTTTTGCTCTCATGTCGCACCAAGCTTAGCAAGCTGGCGGTCAACCAACTCTAATTCACTCTTCAACCAAGCGATTTGGAATTTCAGGATTCCGCGCTCGATGTAGAGGCCGATTCGCTGCACAATTAGAGAAAGCATGGTGTTGTTTCATCCTTTGTGAAGAAGTTTTTGCCGCGAGTGTGGGAAAATAGGTAGACCATCTCTCCCTCATCTCCCACCTTGATACCCTGAATTCGATCGATGCCAACCAACCACACCAGATCTTGGGACGTCCTACGCTTTTCGTCCATCTTTCGATAGCACTGCGCCCCATCAATCTCGCGTATTTGGATGCACTTGTATTTGCCCAACGATTTAACTTGGTGCGTTCGAGTATTTACAGTGGATTCTCTGTCAATCATGATTTCAAAACCCCTGAGAAGTCGAAAGGTTCCCGTGACGAGACAAGGTATTCTCTACCCAACCGAGGCGGCGGCACGGTTGGGAGCAAGATTGAAGCTCCAACTATTTCGATGTGCTCGATGCTGCGGTTAAATTTGGCGTTGAATTTTGTTTTGACGATGATCGTATCGCCATGGCGGGATCGAATGATTTCAGTTTTCACTATTCCATCATCGATGATGTTTTGTCCAACATCAGAAATATCATCAACTTTCATCACGCATCCTCATCTGTACGTGAAGCTATTGTATCACAACCTGAAAGAAATGTAAACAACAATTTTGACTGCATTATTGTTAAATTGAAGCTAAATCAATTATGTTAAATGACGACGGACCGCAGGGCGGTCCGTCGAATCTCTACAAGATTTCTCGAATTTAGCGAAGCTGAATAGGTCCATCTTCCTTGTGATTCTTGAAGGCATCGTCGGCGCGTCCAGTTGACACGATGGCGAAGTCAGCAAGATTGACCTTTGGATAACCAGCCATCTTCAACCACATACCTCCCCAGAAGGAACCAAGCTGGGTGTTGTACTGTCGAAGTAGATCGATCTGCCCGCGCTGACCATTCTCGAAGTTGTCGCGACCAGCTTCAATCACCTGCTGAATCTGCTTGTACAAGCTTGCATCTAGATTCGGGTTCTGCTCCTTCAACCACTGGAACGTAGCCTTGGAACCATCGGCGCCATAGCGACCCTGGATCGCGGCGGATGTGACCTTGACCAAGTCATCTCGATACATCGTAGGAACTTGAGCTACCTCCATGACCTTCTGCCCGTATTGAGCGAGAATGTTCTTGTTGTCCTGCTGCACAGCGACCAGCTGATTTTCCATCTTGTTGCCGTAATTGTAGGCACTCACGTAGGAAATAAAACCAATCAAGACCAAGAACGATAAAAATGCCGTCGCGGCCAACGCGACAACTAAACCGGTTGAAACTGCACCTTTTTGCCTCATCATAAACGTTTCTCCTTAGATAAAGAACCAACTAGGATGTAACTTCCTAAAAATTTTGTTGACCAACGGATGCTCGAAATAGGAACTTTCCATCTGGGTATCCCAATCTCTATCTTCAAGCGCGTTAATCAACGCTTCGATAATTTCTTCCTTGGGAGCATCGGTCAAAAGCTTGTCCAACACCTTGTCGAATATTTCCGCACCACCCGTCCAGCCCATCAGTATCTCCTAAACCGCGGCGAACCAAACCTGCCGTAAGAGCTTGCATTTCCATTTCGAAATGCGTAGAACCAAAAACCGAGATACGCGCCGGTGATAAGAATCATGGTTACAACCATGACCCAAGCTGGAGGATCAATTTCGGCGTTGAGATATTCGAAGTCATGCATGTGCTTGCGCTTGAAGGTAGCGTATGCTTCCTTGGTGAGGGTGTCGATCACGCTGTCGGCGGTAAGTGAATCGAGCGCCAAGATGTCATCGCGCAGCTTGACTTGGAAGATATCGTCTTGGGTTAGCGCCATGATCTTCACCCAAGCTGCTTTTCCAGGAAATTCTGGAGCACCAATGACGAGCACGATGTCATTTTTCTTTCCGTTGAGCCACGCATCTTGCAGAGCGTAAAAGTAATCGGGGCCGTATTTCGTGATTACGATTACCGCGTTGGCTTGCTTAGCTGGACCAAGCTTCTTCAGCGCTTCAGCCAGCTTGTCGTTCCACTGCTGAATATTGGGAACTGGAACGTCGACGGCAAGAACGCGGTTTACGTGGTAGAAATCGTAAACCTCAATTGGATACTCAGGAATCTTTCCCATGAACTGGGTTTTAAGCGACGCCTGAATTGGCCGGAACAGAGTTTCCGGAACTGCCTTGATGTAGTTCGTATAGGAATGTTCTACCGCAACTGGGTCACCTTTCTGGATGATCGTGTAGCGCGGCGGATCCGGAACCAGATAAACTGAGCTGGAAGTCCAATCCTTCGAATCAATTCCGAAGTGTCCAATGTTCGAATCGCAGCCCCACTTTACGGTGTAGTGATCTTCGTAGCACGTTTGACATGTTTGTGAGCACGATCGATTCTTTCCAGAGCCACTGCACGTAGTGTAGCAGTTGCACGAATAGCTTCTCACGTAGGAACCGTGCACTCGCGCCTTGGAAAGCATCTCACCGTTCCAAATTTCGTTGTCGGCCGTTTTTGATCCCTTACCAGCGTAGAATGCTCCAGCTGTAATTCCGGCTGTAATCACCAATCCTATCGCCGCGGCACCAACCGATTGCTTCCAATTTATTCCAGCAACAAATTTGTGGAGAATGAAAATCGTTCCAATGGTGAACAGGAATGGAACGATCAGATACCAAAGGAGGTCAACGTTGATCATTCGATCACCACGACGTTTGCGGGAAGACGACCAGCTGCCGAATTTGTTCGATCATACGCTGGATAATGATATGGATCTTCCTGAACTTCGATGGCGCGTATATCCTTCAACACGCAACCATCATCCAAGTACATGACGTCCATATCGCTCTCAAACTGAGCAAGATGCTCTATCAGCTCTCTTACCGTCATCGACATCTGTTGTCACCTCCGGAGTGCATCTCCGTTAGGTTAACTGTAACACAAAGTTAACCTGGCGTAAACATTTATTTCGGTAGGGCTACGATCTTCTGGGTGCGCCGGTGAGGGCGAAATGGCTCAGAAACCTTCACGGGAACGGTAGTCAGATCTACTACGAGTTCTACCAGCATTTCATCTGGGCGAAGCTTGATGTCAAATTTGTTCGTAAACTTTTTACCAGCGCGCGGATCATCAACGAAGTTAGCTTGACCCTTCGCGGCGTCAAACCCAGCGAAATAATTTCCATTACCGCTTTTGACTACGTAGAGTGAAACTGCTGTGTTATCTTGCATCTTATTCTCCTAGATTATCGACCTAAAGTTTTCATGAGACGGTTAAATTCCAAAAAGAGGACTACGCAGATCGCGCGCGCGTATCCCTCTGAAGCCATGTCTGGTGGAGTTGTAAAAATTTCTTTGTCAATGTGAAATGCTGCCAGCCAGCCGATTTTGTTGGTTGAGGTGCAGCCGGGATAAAAGATAGCTACCTTCATCTTCAGCTTCTTTTCTATCGTAGACAACAAGTTTAAATCTGAAACAAAATCTGGTTCTGGCCAACCGTGTCTAGCTGAAGCTGGAATTTTCTTGGTGAGATATCCGTTTAGCTGATCTCTTCCAGCCGCGGCCTGCCATTCTCCCAAAACATCTTCCATCACGTCACCGTATATCTCGCTGTTGGTTTTCTTGAATACGGTAGGAGGTTGCTTCTTAGTTTGAGGTTTCCGAGCTTCCTTCGATTTAAATTGAAAAATTTTTGCCGTCATAGCGAATAAATTTTCGTAGTGTCGTATTCATTGTTTACGGAGGTAGGCTCGTGCGGGTACCCAAGCGGATTGCAGTGCAGAATGGTTTTACCGATAGTCCCATTGTACTTTACGTGAGTGTGACCGAAAAACCACATAGCTGGTTGATGCAGCTTGATGAAGTCGTTTAGGTTTGACGCGAACGCGTGATTTAGCATCCTGGTAGCTGGATCGGTTGTGTACTGCAGCGCCACCGCGTCAAACGAAGGCATGTGATGCGTAACAACGACCGTCTTGCTATTATCGCCCTCTTTAAGCCATTCCTCGAACTTGACCAAAGTTGGGTTGAACACCTCAGCAGCCAGCTGTGACGGCGTAACGCCCAATCCGGTATCATCGAGGATGCGCTTGTGATCGGTGATTGATCTTGAAATTATGAGGTGGAGCTGTTGAAGATCCGAGCTATTCTCGAAATGTTCTTCGATGAATCTTTTCAAGTGTTCAGCATCTTCTATCTTACCGCGCCTGCGGTATGCCGCCTCACGGGCCCACTGCTCACGGATAAACAGCTGGAGGTCAGCTGAATCGCTCGGCCCCAGGCTATAGTCAGTCCACAGCGTGCCGCAAATAAACGTCACCTCACCAATCTTCACCTTAACAGGCTCGTTGCCAACAACTGTAATTTTCTTCATGTTGAGCGTTGGTGAATCCTTCAGGCGGGAAGCAATCGCGTCCAGGGTATCAGACATGTACATTCCATAATGCTCATGATTGCCAAGCACGTAGATGAAATGCTTAAATCTTGGCTGAAGAATTTCGAAGAATGTAGCGATGCGCTGCGGCTGTTTCGCCGTCGCAAGATCTCCAGCTACAACTAGCACGGATTTCTTGTCGGTAGGCAGCGGCGGTAATATTTTGAGTAGCTCTTTCTTTGCATGATCTGAACCACGATCATACAAATCGTACATGAATTCCAGGTGGAGATCGGAAACTTCTCGGATGTGCAGCATGGGTATCTCATTCAGCGGGGATAAAATTATCTTAACACAAATACGCGTTAGCGTATACTAGCGGGAATTCATCTTCAGCCATTCTTTGAAGCAGGTTTTCATTTCACGCACTACCCCAATTTGTGGGGTAATAGCGAGCTCACCGATTCTCTTTTCAAGTTTTTCGATTGTTCGGCGGGTACGATAACGGTTGAGGTCGACTATCTTCATAGTCGTATTTATTTCATGTCAACCTAGAAAGACGATTTTCGAAATTGGCGCGACGGCGCTTTTTACGGCACCGGCATAAATATCAAACGTGATTCAGCTGGCCAGCGAAGGCTTCAGCCTGCCACAAGCTGGACAGGCATCGTGCGTTGTTATAACCCCGAAGCCGTCGTTGTGCGGACAAGTCCAAAGCAGCGCCTTCGTGATGGTTGATTTTGCTTCCTCGAGCTGCACCAGCACTAGTCTTAAGGCGGCCCGCGCTTCTACTTCTTCACTCATGCCGCTCTCCTCGCCAGATGTTCCCTTTGTACCTCAGCAACCAAGAGCTCGATAAGCTCTTCAGTATGCTGGCGAAGATACCACGTGCTCTGCCAAGCTGGGCCCTGCTTGAATTTTTCTGGCGGTCGAGAGAACCAATAGACCAGATGCAGATCGGAATAGAAAGCTTGAGCTTCCTCCAACGTATCGATCGCTCCGGGAATTTCAAATGTGGACATGTCAATCTCCGCTATCGATAACGTGACTTTCAGGGCAGTGCTTGCAGTCATACTGCGTCAGGCAGTTTCGGATGGTCTTGCTCGTATATTCGTGAAGGCATGGTGTACCATCCGCTCTCACGAACACCTTTCCAGTGGCGCGTTCAAACATGCGCTGCGCTCCACAGTTGTTGCATTCGAAGGTATCGGTTGCCGGATCATATCCAGCGATAATTCCTACCCAGCGCCGGCTTGATTCTGGAACTGGCATGCGCTTGGTACCAGCGCAGCGTGGGCAAGTTGCCTCATCTGAGGTTCTGCGCCGCTGCAACTCCTCAAGTATCGGATTGTTGTTGTGGTGGGCGATGATCGCCTTTAGGTCACTCTTCTTTAAGCGTGGCATTATAGAGTTACCGTTATTTGATTGGTTTCAAAATTTATGGAAATGCGATCACCAGGGAGGTATTTCTTGAGCGCGTTAGGCACCAGCAGCACCGTGCATTTCTGCTCTCGACCAACTATCGCGAGATGGGCAAGCTTACCTCCAGTTTCGCAGATAATCAAGCCCGGTCGATCATACTTGGGATCTGGTTTGCAGGCACTCACCATCGCGTTGTAGTAGTCAGGCCCTGCCGAAGGAACAATCGCGATGCTGCCGGGAGCAACGCGATTGTTGGGCTTGGGATGAACTATCTCACCGCCAATCCACGATTCATCACCGCGAGCGAGGATGGAGAATTCTACTCCAGTCCACTCCTTGACGAGGTTGTATTTCGCTTCATGAGCGGCGGTCATAGCGACCGCGCCAAGGCTTTCAGAATTTCGATCGTACGTTTGCGCTAACGGTATTCCAGCTCCAATCACCCAATCCGTGTGAAATGGGTCGTCTAGAGGAAGCTTCCAACCGGATGAAGTAACGCATGACCACTCAGGCGTTACCTTGCCAAAATTTTCGAAGTGAAATCCACGGAGTGCCCAGCGGAGAAAGGCGTTCTTGGGAACTCGTAACGTCGGAGGGTCATAGTTGGGGTTATTTTCAGTCCGAAGATTCAATTCGTACCAACCACCAACCTCATCGGCCTGTTTTTGAATGCGCTTACAGGTAATTTTTTCGATGATGGCTTGACTTTGATCGTAGGCTTCAGCGTCGGCACCCTCGTACTTTTGCTCTATCGCCCGTATTTGATCAATGGTCGTAGCTTTGTTCAGTTCATCCAAAAATTCGGTGGTAATCTCGGCAGCAGATTTCTTTTCCTCGCGAGCGGAGCCTCTGTAGCCGGGCTCGACGATGTCGTTGTAGCGTATGGTCGAGACACCAAGATATGGTTCAGAAGATGCGCCGCGCCGTTCAATTCGCAGCTTGCCCGAATTTCGAAGCTTGAGAAGATGCTCGATTGGTCGATTGACAGAAACCTCATACCACAGCGGCGGCATCGGAGTTTCTTCACAAAGCACGTCAGAAATTTTGTCGGGTGCTGCATCGATATAGATCAACATATCCCTACCAGGATCGTTTGCGTAATACAGGCTGCGAAGCAGATACTTCTGTCTCTCACTGCTTCCAAGAATATTTCTGCTACCGGAATATTCGTGGTTGAACTTCATGTCCTCGGGTCCCCATCCTTGGACGTAGGCGTACGGCTTCCAATACTTGTCACCGTGCTTGAATACAGCGCCGTACAAGTAGTCAAGCTGGTGCTGCATGTCCTTAGCTATCTTACCTTTTGGCGGAAGCTCCTTCCAGCCCAAACCGTCCTCATCCGAACTCACGCCGGTGAAGGTAGCATGACCCTTGAGAATTTGAATGGCCTGTTCATGGGTGCAGCTGCAATCTCGAACCAGAATCTGTAAGGCGCTTTCCCAAGCACCCTCCATGACTCTAGTTCGGGCAAAGTTGGCAAGCCATTCACCCTCGATGCTGAAGCAAACCCTTTCGGCTGTAGCGCTCATGAATTTTTAACGCGAACCCGCGCTCCATTTCGCCATTCATATTTTGGTTTTTCTTCTTCGGCGAGCTGTTCAACCGCTGCCTTAATCATGTACGGCCCAACTGCCGTTGATATTTCAGCTAGAAGAACCAACCGATCGATTGGATCAACCTTCTCGCTTCGAGACATCTGAGCAGCTACTTGGAGCAGTTGAAATCCTTCAGGATCTTCAGCTTGAAAAATTTCAAGCGCGTTACGGCTCATGGTTTCAACCTCTTGTAGAGTTCCCGATTCAGATTATCCTTTTCCTCGAAGGAAAGATCATGATCGCAGAAACTGCAAATCACGTGATCAAAAGAATTGATGTAGTCCGCGCAATTTAGACAGTAGTAGGCGTGGGTCGAGGCGTTATACCAGTTAGCGGGAAGTACGGTTATGCAACGCATAATGTTGCACTTGCCATTGTAGGCACCCCTACTGATATGGACTTCTTCCTCCGCCATATCTTGACGAATGGCGGCCGAGTTTTCCGGCGTGGCTCGACGGAGCTCGATTTCGCTCATCGCTAGATCTCCACTTCCTTGTCGTCACGATCACGTTCGAAGGTGGGGAACCGCAGGGAAGCAACCGCCTTGCTCTTGGACTTGCTGACTTCTTGGTACTTGATGACCACAGTGCGTCCCATCCAAGCCTTCTGGTTGTTCCATATCTCGGTTCTGAGTTCATCGCTGAACCCGCTTCCGACGTTGGCTTCAACTCGGGTACCATCCTCGGTGAAGCCAACCACGTTGATGCCACCAAGACTATTTTCCAACCGGCTCTTCGGCCGGCCAGGATAAAATCCGACGACGCGACAATCAACATCAAAAAACCGCTTCACCTTGCACCAGGCCAGCTTGCGATCCCAGATATAGGGTGAGTTCCAATTCTTCAAGATGAGACCTTCGACGCCGTGCTTGTCGATGGCCTCGTTGCAGTAATTCATCATGTCCTGGTAGTTCTTGACTTCCCGACCTTCCGAGATGATGATCTTCTTGCAGTTGGCTTTCTTGAGGAGGAAGATGAGGGTCTCACGAGCTGCCTTCATCGTGATGTTGGTTTTCTGCGCGATCCAATCGGAGAGCGGCATCATGAAGAAGGCGCGGAAGCGGAGATTCGCCTTCGCCTCATCGTTGCCACTCTTTTTGGCGTTCATCGTCTCGGTGAAGTTAGAAGCGTAGCGTTCGCCATCGAGGACGATGTCTTCACCGGAAAGATCACGGAGGCGCTGAAGCTCATCATCGAAGAGACCGTTGACGTGGGTAGCTTCCTTGCCGCTACGCGAGTAGTAGATCACGGAATCTTTCTTCACGACCGCGATTGTCCGCTCGCCGTCGTATTTGAAATCAGCTTGGCAAGGGAACGTGATTTCAGTTTCTAGCTCCTCCGGAGTGTCGCACTTGTCGGCAAGCATCACCTCGAAGGTGGGAATCGCGTTCTTGTGAATCTTGTTGACCGTGTCTGCGCTAAAGCCGGCCTTGAGGTCCTTGTCGAGGATACGCTCGAGGTAGGAAGCCGTCTCCACATCGTAGCAAGCAAGGTCGGTGGTTACCGCGATCGAAGCGGCATTTCCCGTAAGCTCACGTGAGGCCAGCTTGTCGAGGAGATCAAACCAAACGTTGAATGATGCTGCGGATTTCGGAGCAGCTCCGTAAGCCTTTGGTCGATCGTACTTCCGGATACCGAAGACGCGGTATGGGTTGAGGGCTTCCGCGATGAGGCGAACCGCAGTAGGATCTGCTGTCTTCAGGGCGGCCTTGATGGTCTCCTTGGTTCCAGCTCCGCTTGCGCTTTCACAAGCCTTAATCACCTTGACGAAATTTGTCATACCATCCTCGTGTTTGTCAGCGTAAAGATATTATACACTGAACCTGACAGAAGTACACAATCGCATTATTGTTAAATGCACATTATGTTAAATTGGCCAGAGGTTGCGGCTGTGATCCCAGACGTCAAGCTTGACATCCAAATCTTCTGGTTCGAATTCGACTTCAATCATCTGAGAAGCCCAGCTTTGGTCGATGATCATGCGTGAGGCATGATACCTATCGATCGCAGCCTGCTTTTCCCGCTCAGTTGGAATGGGTGCCCCTGTTGTTCGGTTGATTTGGCGGATGATAGGTATTCCATCCTCAACCACGTATCGATCGCGCAGCTTTAGCTTCGGCATCAGATGTCGTGTCCGTCGTGATTCGTGCCGACGATTTCCGGCTCGGGTTTATTCTTTACCAAATGGTATCCCATCGTCTCGGCAGCACGCGTGAGCAGTTCCAGCTTCTGCTTGATGATCGATTTACCGGAATGCCACGACCCATACGCGAGTGGATAGAAGCTGTAGCTCTCGATCATCGCGAGAGTTTCTCCATCGGCATGAGCGCACTCCACAACATTTCCGTAATGAATTGATGCTCCGGTAGAATATGACAAGCTTGATGGTTCTGATCTTTGGGCTACCTCGTGCATTGCCCGAGAAATCTTCTCTCCAAGCTTCGGATCATTCTCCCATTCATGAGCTTGATCATTGTACAGAATAACAACCGTTCGGTAGCCCATAATCTCCTCACGTACCGTGTTTATCTAAGCGGTAAACAAAAATTATCAGCGCGGCTAACGGCCACGCGAACATCGCGAGCAAAAATGCCACGAACCACTGAATTAGCGGCAAATGCCACATCTTGAAGGTGAACGTTGCCAGAATGGCAACGAGAAATCCAGCGATGGAATACAAATCGATGATGATCATGTTAGCTCCATAATTTTGAGTGTGTCACCTACGGCTAAATCGATGCAGTCATTTTGCAGAACTTGGATAACCACTTCGGTGATATCCATTGTTTCGGTAACCTCAATCGGATCCGAACGGTAAATCACCGAATCGGGACTGTTCTCAAGAACAATTTGCATTCTGCTCATTTCAATCTCCCAATGTGGGCTCGCGCGCGAGCAAGCCAATCCTTGTTGATGTTCCGGGAATTCGCGTGGATGATCTTGATCGCCTCACGCAGAAGTCGTTCAGTTTCGGGGTTTGAAACTGGTGGACGATAGGGCTGAATAGCCAAAATGAAGCGAGCTGCGCTCATGCTGCTTCCCGCTCGTGATTTGACCCAAAGACGCTGAATATGTTGAAGACCTCACGATGGAACCGGGCGAGCTCCTCAGGGGTAAACTTCTTGTTAGCTCGGCGAACCACGGAGCTGATGACGTTGAGCGCGTTCTCAACTCGGGCCCGCCTCGAACTCTTCCGTTTCGAATTTTTCTCGATAGACGAGCAGTCATACGTGTGCTTGGGATTGGCGGGCACCTTGAAGATTTCCGTCATCACGAACTTCCACTCCTTGCCGTGAGGCATGATCCGTTTCCGCTTGTCACCCGGTTCCAACCGCGCGGTCTTGTTGACCACAATGTGGGCGACCTCGTGAGGCACGATGTTTTCGATGAAGTGCTTCTCGTTCTCTACTAGAAGGATAAGGTTGTAGCGAACCAGATTTCGGCCGCGGTAGGCAATTCCACCGGTCCAGTTCTTGATGTCGTAGCGAATTTCCAAATCCGGAAATTCGGTCTTGAAGTGCTTGGCCGCTGCCGCGAAGCACTCCTTCGTCTTCTGTTCAACCTTGGCCTTCAACTCGGGGGTTAAAAGCTTCAGAAGCTGGGTATCCTGTCGCTTGCTCATGCCGCTTTCTCCTGGAGCATCTTGAGATGGTACGCGAGATAAGTTGGTGAAGTGCTCGGAATTCCTAGCTGCTTTTTCGCCGCCTCAAATGTGGCTCCAAGCCTGGGATGAGGGGCGAAATTTGATGCCCTGCTTTTGACCATCGCCCACGCCAACAGAAGGTCATTGCAGAGGGAGATTGGATCTCGAGTTTTCAGCGCGGCTGAGCTGTTGAAGATCGCCGGCCAAACTGCCGAAGAAAGATTTTTGCTCAAGATTTATCTCCCACGAATTTCGATGAACAACCAATCGCGTGGGGTAGTGGACCCTGGCTAAAATCCAACGCACCGCAGTCGCAAGGTGGTCTACTTTTGACGTGTCGGACGTGTGGATCCATTCGCGCGACCTCGTCGTACGATTTGATCTGCTCGCTCGTAAGCTGGCAAATCGGAATCCACCTTGATCCCACCTGCATGCACAACCAATTGGTTCCCGAAACCTTCAGCACGTTAGCCATTACTTGACCAACGTGCAGGAAGTGGTGGATACCGTCCAACTCGGACCAGGAATTTTCTCGTAGGAGGTGGGATGCACCGGATATCCCTTAACCGCGGTGCCGGCTCGGTTGAAACCTTCGATCTTGATGAAGTGCGTTCCGGCGTCGCGCCCACGACCCAGCTTGGTAAACTTGATGATCTGACCAGGCGTGAACTTCATGGAAGCTTCGAGATGGGAGAGACGCGACTTTTGGTTGATCATCTGAACCAAACCCTTGTTCAGCACCAACATGTCTTCGAGAGTGAGGTGAGAGATCTGGTTAAGGATGCTCAACACCTTGGACTCATTCACGTTCACTTTGCTATTCATCGAATGTATCCTCATCAGTTTCAATTCGTATGCCTATTCTACACTGAACCTGATGAAAGTACACTTCTTCGTGAGACAGCGCATTATGTTAAATGGAGCATTATTGTTAAATTGGGTCTGGGAGGATGCGGAAGTCAACATCGTGCTTTGAGTGAATCCACCGATCCTTGGCGTCGTCGGTTCTTGCAGCTGGGCGAATGAGAAGCCAAGGACCGCGTTCGGGGTTAAACATGACGTGATCGGCTTCTTGAAGGAGAACCCACTCGGATCCATTTTCACGAATCCGGTTTTTACCTTTTCCGGTTTTACCCTCGAGAATCAAGCTACACCCGAAGCATCTTGACGCCTTCGTTGCGTCCAAGCTTGTTGTCAATCTTGACGATCTTTGCGGCCAGCTCGAGAAGGTCCTTCTTCTGAAAGCGCTTGAGTTGCTCGATGTCGGCACCCTTGGGAAACTTGCGCGCCTGAACTGCCTTGACTTGCTTCACCAGCTCTGCCCGCTGCGCGAGCAGCTTTTCACGAACTGAAGCTTCAGGTTTTTGAACGAAGTCACCTTGCCACATGATCATCTCCTTGTTCAGTAGAAGAATTCTATCACGCTAGACCTGAAAAGTACATTTATTTTATCCTGCTACAGGTCAGCGTCTGATTAAATATTTCAAACAATATTGTAACCTGGGAGATCCAGTTTGACCAAAAAGCGAATTCCGGAGCTGAAGATAGAACAGATAAATGAGCGTTCAAATCTACACTTCATGTCACTGCTAGAATATAAGCGCGAAATCTATCTTTGCATTATCGATCAAATTACGCCGACTGAAATTGGTGCTTACGTGCTCGATTTTGCCGAACAGGAAAATGTTCCAGTTCAGGAATTTCTTAGCGTAGTCACAAAGTGGTTTTACAGCAAGTCAGATGATCACCCACTTAGCGTTGAAGTTGCTAAGCAGGGATTAACTGAGCGCTGCGCTCCCCTCTATCGAACCTTCGATACAACCTACGTCGCTCGAATAGTTGGTCATGCTTTCAACTACGACGGAATGAACAAGTCGAAGGTTAGACGCCGACGAGTTGTACCTATTCCAGAAGGCGTTGCAATTCGCCTTAAGAAAAATTCCTAACCAAGCTTTTAACTTCAGCTATTCCAGTTGCCCGGCCGGTCATATACGCTTCATTCATTAACACCGAAATCTTGTGGGCATGGGCAAAGCTGTCAACTTGAAGTACGATAGATTTACCACCGATTGCGAAAATGGCTTTACCTACTTTCGTGTTGAGCTCATCCGCGATGAATTCCCATTCGATCATGTATCTTCCCACAGCGTGGTAATTTCCGAAATAACGAATCGACCACGAACGAAGCGCTCATCCTCATACATTCCATCAATGACCCGTCGCACCTCATCAATCGCCCGCTGTCCCTTCGCCTCATCAACGAATATCGTTGAACGAATAACACCGGTGTCCAACAGCAGCGGTGAGCTAAATTTCAGCACTATGACTTTGTTTCCCATGTTATCCTCTCTTAATCTGAAGAAGAGCTGCTGTCTGAAGAGCTTGAGTCAGAAGATGGTGAAGAATCAGAAGGAGGCGCGCTTGACTCCGAATCAGCTGCATTTTGCGTAGCTTCATATTCTGAATACGCCTCCTGTTGAGCTGCTACATCTTGTTCAACGCTTCCCGGGAGTTCCTGCTCGTTAAGCTGCTGTTCACCAACCTCTTGTCCGCGCCCAACTTCGGAAGCTACTTCATCCGGAAGCTGATTTCCCGCCGCTCTGGTAAAGCTTGCAGAACTGTAGCTCGTGAGTGGGGTTGAGCTTCGATAGTAGTATACGCTTGTTTGATGGTCCATGCTTGAGTAAAGGACATACCAATACATCCAAGAATTATCGGATTGCTGAACCCGATATTCTTTTACATTGCCACCACCGTAAGCTAGCTTTGCGCGCGAGTGATGATGCCCACCGCATGCAGCTAGAGCGACCGATACGAGAAGCGCGAAGATAAATTTCATTTCAACTCCTGTTGTGGATGTATTCAATGACGGCAAGAACGAGCGCCGTCACGACGAACGCGCCGAAAATTATCAGCTGTTTCTCAATCATCAACCATGATTCCTCAGTGCCGATGAAGGTTTTGAGCAGATGAATCATGCTAAGCACGACCACGCTTGTGGCGATTTTTATCTTAAGCTCTCCGCTGCTAACGTTTTCACCGGTATATCCGTGCCCCTTGGTTACGAAGGAATTGTAGGATCCGGTAATAATCATCTTGATGAGATTTGCGACCATGACGATGTCAATGGTGTCAAGCGCGAATATCTTTACCTGCTCGATGTTCAAAGACGCGGCGCGAAGAAACATCATCAGCTCATGAAAGTAGGCGATGCCGTAATAGAAAAGAACGGCTACCAGACCGAAGTAAAATGGAATGAGTATCCAACGAACGTTGAATAAAGCGAGCTCAAGTATCCGAACGATACCCTTGCTTGGAGGGGTGGAGACTTCACCGTGCGACATCATCTTTCTCCTAAATGCTCAACAGGCAGAAAAATCCGTAACAAACTATCGCGATAGCTCCAGCGTTCAGCGCGATCAAAGCTATCCGAATGCGATTATACACAAATGGTCTGCCAAAGTATATGCAACCTGCCATAAGCGCGAGAGTTGCGATCTTGAAGTAAGCGATGAAGTTGACCCCAAACCGATCGATGGCAAGCTTGAGAAGCGGATTGGCCTCACCACCGTTGCCAACCTGGAAAATGATGGAGCGCGTTATCACGAAGTCTGACAAGCTTAGTACGACGAGCGCGCCGAGCAGCATCCAAAGAAAGCTTTTGGTTTTATCCAACGTCAACTCCGTAGATTGACCTGAGAACCTGAATTTTCCATTCCCTGAATTTTTTCTCTAGTTCAGGCGTCCGTTCTTGCAATTTTGAGGTGATAATCGCATCATCCACCTTCGCAAATGCGGCATTGAGGTAGTCTGTCGCCTCGTCAAGCGTCAATTTCCCGGTCTTTACATCCAATAAGAACTGAGCGTTCGGGCGTGGAAATGTGAGAAAACCTGTGCTGCACAACTCGAGAACCTGATCAGTTATCCTGATGGCATGGGATAGCGCTTTCCAATCAACACCCTGCCCGTCGAACTCCTTAACGCGGGCACCATAATCACCAACTGTTTTCAGCATTGATTTTACGACGGTAGAAATTCGACTCGTGTACGGATATTGCTTTCCGCAGATTTCGAGAGCTGGTGCAAGCGCGCTTCCACCATCAGCATTGAAGATTTGAATTTCCTTGATGTGTGGTAGCGCAAGCAGTCGAGCGAGAAGAATTGGCGAATCATTGAAGGTAAGCTTCTCATTGTTGTCATTTGGACTCAAGAAGTCGTGCGAATATTCCTCGATGATGCACAAAGCTTCGTTCAACGAAGTGTAGCGCTGAGTCTTCAAACCATACAGCTTGGACTGCGATACCGCGTAACCAACCATCTTCTTGACGTTTTTCGTGAGATAAAGATTTATGAGATCGGAAATAATATCCCTAATATAGCCTGGATCGATGTCGATATCGCGGGAAGTAGATGCTTCTAACGTATCTCGATCATTGGGCGAGAAGAGCTCAAACTTTCCCTGCTTCACCGCGAAGGCTACCTCAAGGGCGTAGGTTTGACCATTGAAGAAGTCATCGAGGAAAACTTGGAGCGGAAGATATTCGGTTTCAGCTTCACCGGCCGCCATCTTATCACCTTGCTTGAGACCAACCGGTTTTTCCTTGCGGTTTGTTATCTTGGTGTTGAGAAGCAGTTCATCGAGAGGAGGGACGCAGACGGCCTTGTAGTCAAAATCCGATGTTTCGCTCGCGTTACCGTAGAGATGTGATCCAGTCAACACGGTGAAAAGGGTTGTTTCTTTCTTGGCTTTCATGTGTCTATGTCACCTCGGTAATCACACTCGTAGCACCCATAACCTAGACATGTTGGGCACATCCACCGCTTCGGCTTTATTTTATTCCAAAGTCGCTTCAGCCACTTCATTGCCCGTAAACCATCTTGGTGATCCAGATTGAGAACAATGATCCCATTGTTCCACCCAAAACGTAGCCGATAAATGATGGACCATGAAGGTCATCTTGCGACTCTTTTGCCATCTTCCTAACAACCAGAAAATTAACCGCCGCTATTAGCGCGTCGGTTACCGCCGTCCACGCGTATAGTCCCTGAACATACGCTCTGCCGTTTGCAACAACTAGTCCATAGACCAAAAATTGGACGGAAAAGTAGAAGAAAAATCTTCCAGTGTTTGATGTCGGTAGGTTCATGATTGATCGCGAAGCGACACGTCAATAGCTTCAAGTCGATCAGCGTCGATGGCTCTACCAACAGCTGGTCCGCTCAGGTGCTGATAGTTGACACCAGTAATAGCTGACGCGTAGTGGAACGCGCGACTAAGCTGTAAAGAGCTAATCGGAAAGTCAATTCCAACATGTTCACCAAGTCGCATAGTGTTGATGATATCATCCATGCCGCTACCAGCGGTAAATGCCCGTTGACTTTTCAAGAATCCTAAAATATTTTCGGCAAGGGATCGTCCAGCTACTCCACTTCGAATTGCTCGAATGGCGCTTGTAAGCTTTTTCGCCTTTAGCGGAATTACTTGCGATTTTTGCTCGGCATTGTCGCTTGCGATAAGAGCCACGAACGCATCAAGCTGTAAAGTCAGCGGGATGTAGAAATTATCAAGGTTTGCCGCGATAGCTGGAATCAAGAATGTTTGGCGCTGACACCATGGAGTGCCAAACACGTCCTTGAAGAACGATACCTTATCCATAACTCCAAAGATATCAAGCGCGCTAAAGAATCTATCAAGCCGCGCCGTCTGATCGAGCGTCTTTTCCATTTCAGCCCAAAAGCGCTCACGTGATAGGTGCTCGAGCTCACCTGAATCAACAAGCTTAGATGCAAGCTCTACTGTTTCCGGAGCTATCGTAAAATCCTCAAAGCGCGCGTAAAAGCGCGCGAGACGAATAACGCGCAGCGGATCTTCAGAAAATGCTGGACTCGTATGGCGCAGCACCTTATTCTGAATGTCAGCGCGACCGTTGAATGGGTCGGTGAAATACCAACCCTCGCTACCTCGCTCCATGGCGATTGAATTGATGGTGAGATCGCGACGTTCCAAATCCTGTTCGATGGTAACATCCGTACCGAATTTAACCTCAAAGCCGAGATATCCCTTACCGCTCTTTCGCTCCGTGCGAGCCAGAGCATACTCATCCTTAGTTTCGGGGTGAAGGTAGACGGGAAAATCAGCACCAACGCGCTCGTATCCGCTGACGATCATTTCATCGTGGGTAGCTCCAACCACTACCCAATCGAGGTCGCTAACATCTTTACCCATCAGCTGGTCGCGAACAGCTCCACCTACGAGATACGTTTTCATGTATTCCTCTTAAACCAACCCTTAAACCGCCCACAACTCCAGTCATGCGCAATCCAAAGTACCATCATAACGCCACCGCCTATGAAGTAGGATTTCATTACAGACCCTTGGTAACTTTCGCGACCATGCCACGAACGACCCTTGAGAACATCGCATCAAGCGCCGTCGCGAAGTGCTTGGCAAGCTTGATGATTAAGTCTTCGATCAGCGAGGAGACGATAACTACCGGCCACTGGAAGATCCAGATGGTGATCTTTCCGATGTTGTCCTTGGCGCGCGGTGCCAGGGCGTCAATGACCGAAGTTTCCTTGGCGTGATTGACGTCATAGATTTTATGCTTTGAGTTGGAGGGCGCACCGAACATCCCAACGCTCATTCCATGCTGGTAGAAGTCGATGAAGGCCTTGCGCTTTAGGGCTGGAATTGTAGCAGTCCAAGCTGCATCATACCCAGCTTCGAGCTCCGCTGCCCTAGCGTTAAACTTTCCCATCGTATCGGCGCGATTTCCAGCTTGCGCGTCAGTAAGCTGTCCGTGATCAAATCGATTAATTCTGATAAGCTCAGCATGCATCTCATCTTGAGTTTTAAGCTTTGCCTTGTCGGAGAAATCGGGTTTTTCCGGCTTGAATTCCTTCTCATCAAACTGATGCTTTGCTTCCTTGATCCAACCGACACGCTTCGCCGCGTAAAGCACCCACTTAATTAAGGCGGTGCCGAGTCCAAGAGCAAGATATCCAGGAATGTAGTAGAGCAGAATGCCATGCAGGTTTGTCGCTAGCCATGGAGCCGCGGTGTGGTGATCGAGGTAGATCGCACCAGCGATCGATAGAGCCATAATCGATAGAGACCAACCATAAGCTTCATACGTAAAGCAGGCCACGTCAATGATGAACAGCGTCGCTAATATCACCATCCACCAAAGAAATGGGATGCCCAATAAAAATCCAATCATGTCATTCTCCTGTTAACTTTTTTCCGATTTTAACGATTTCTTTCGACGAAACTTGCTTGGCGCCGGCGATGATTGCTTTGTACCATTGCGTGCCGTTGATATCGTAGTGATGCGCTGCCTTGGATTTGTGGAAGAAGTGCCTACGAACCCCAATCTTAGCTGCAAATTCATGCAGCTCTGAAAACGTGTCGGCAACCATGTGCGCGTACAGCGTGCGTGGTTTCTTTACTCCCGCGCGAGCGTAGATTGGTTCGTCGACGTAGATCATCGGATTCGTCCGCGTTCCTTTTCCCAATTTTCAAGATCCGACACCTGGCGAACAAGCTCGCGAGGAGCGGTAAACCAGATTTTCGGTCTACCGTCGGGACGCTGGAACGCTTGAAGCTCACCATCGTTGAAGCATACCGCGGCGGCGGTGAACGGCCCATTGTCGACAAGACAGATTGGGATCATTGTTTCAGAAATAGGTGTCGGCCCGGCCGTCATAACCGCGTTCTGCTTGAGCCAAGCTTCCTTCGTTAAGTGCCGAGAATTTATGTAGCAGCCCATGATTACTCCCAGCGAATTCCACCAGAGATTACAGACGAAACCAACTGCAGGGCAACGAATTTTGTTCCCGAATTAAGTTTAGCAAGCCGCTCCATTTCTGACTTCCAGGATTTTTCGCCGATGTGCATTCTTGGATTGGTACCGAAGATAAGCTTATCGCCTTGGACGGTGGCAATGATGACAGCCCGACCCTTGATGGCCAAATCCATAGAAACGGCATAGTTGCGATCTAAGGTGCTGTCCTGCGCGCTCAACCGCGAGTCACTAGATCGAATTTGATCCAAGATGTTTGGCGACGTTTCTTTAGCCCAGGCCGGATGTTTTCTCGCGTCGCCCGCCAGCGCATCAGCACGGTAGGCGACGCCGGCCAAGGTGTAGTATTGGCCAGAGGAAGTTAAAGATCCACGAAGCTTCGTCAGCTGTCCCTTTCGAGTGCGGTTGGAATAGATGTAGTGGAACGAATCCATGAAATACCCGATAAGCCGGGCCTCAATGTATGTCAGGGGGAAAAGATTCTTGCCTTCGAGCAGCATGGTGAAATCTCCTATTGATGTAGGAGTCATTATACCCTGATGTCAACCTGACGTACACTGTATTACGTTATAGTCACAGGTGACGATAATGTAACACCGGAGATACTTTGGGTTGATCTCATATTATTCCCGCGGAGATGAGGTGGAGCTGGAGAACTATTACCATCGCATAAGCCACACTATGAGAGCGCTTGAATTGGTAACCATCTTCTCCCTTGGCATAGAGGATGCGACGGGTGGCTTCCTTTTGGGTGTTGTAGAGCTTGACAAGCTGTTTCTTGCCGGGTCTAATGAGAGCGAGAACGTCAGCTAGGTCTTCTATCGACCTCGGTTTAACCGCCGTGAGAACATCACCATGCTTGGACAGCTGGAACAGCTTCACCTGTTCCGATGGGATGGTCAGCAGCCCCCAATCCGGTTCTACCTTTAGCAGTTCATCAATTTCTGAACGAGACTTGAAATTGTCGTAGATGTTGAGGTGGAGAAAATCAATCTTGAGATAACCAACTTGCTCAGCTTCCTTGTAGGGAATCGCCGATAGGCCGGTTAGTTTATCTTCTGGTATCGCCTGTGGATAGACGCCACACGGATGCTGCACTAGCTCTTCGTTCTTCACGAGAGACGCGCGCGTCCATGGAAACAAATCCTTCGGGTCGAAGGATGTCTGTAAATCGATGTCGATATCTGGTAGCTTCATTTTTTTGGAAACCTGCCAGAATGCGATTTTCCGTTCCACCTGATGGCCCAGTTGAAGAGAGCACCTTGCTCGAATAATCCTATCACGATGACGTGGTTCTTATCGCGATAGTACTCTATCGAGCGCTCATCCCTGTTCCAGGTTATATCGATCATTTCAACCTCGCGCCATCAATCTGCTGTATGATCTTTTCCAGGTACAGCGTGCAACCCGCGCATGAATCACAAATCTTCATGTACTTCTGCAGATCCTTGATGCCGTGCACGTCTTCATGCTTTATCACGGCATTTTTTATCTTGCGATCGCTAACGTTGTTGCAGATGCAAACGATCATAGCCCAACCTCAGCTACGATCATCTTGATGTTGTTGATGGTTGCTTTTTCTGTCTGAAACCGGTTGCCCCAATAGGAGGAGCTAACAACGCCGTCAAACACCTTAAGCTGCGATTGATCTAGCAGCTTGAGAAATTTACCAAATTTTGGTGAGCAGAAGAGCAGCCATGGTGTTAGCCGGCGCTGCCTGACGAGTGATAAAACTCGCTGCGCTCCGAGATGCTCAAATATTTTTGGTAGTTCGACGCCCTCCTTCTCGCACAGATCGAGAAGATAGTTGATTGATTCTTGCACTTGATCTAGAGGATCGGTCAGCTTATCAGTCCACTCAAGGTACATCGCGTAGCACTGGCCTCGACACCACAGCGTTGGAGAAATATCTCCCTCAACCATAAGCTCCGCGTAGCGATCCGGTCGTGAGATGTTTGCGTCGATGACAAGCTGCGCGAACGTAATGAACGGACGGTAGTACCTAGACTCCATGAAGGCTTCGGCGCTTGGTTGGCTGAACTTTTTCAGCTTCATCCAATCTCGATAATACCCGAGAGCGGCTTGACCAAGCGGAGATTTAAGCTGCTCAAGCCTTCGCTTCTCCTCGCAATGATGCTTCATGAAGTTGCCTTCAGCGGCAAAGCGTTTATCGCAAAACGCGCAGTGCCACTTACTATGGCTTGATGTTTTAATTTCCGCATCTTCTAGCGGAATGCGGCGCGCGGCAATTTGTTCAGCGTTAAGCAGCTTTAGCTCGGTGGATCCGCCGCGGGTCAACTTCGATTTCTTCACCATACCAAGACCATCCTGCTTTAATTGGTTCTCCGAGAGATCGAAAGAAAGCAATGAATTCTCTAATGCCATGTTCGTCTACGTACTCTTTATTTACCGTTGCCCAAAGCCCTACCGCGACAGGTCCGTAATTCTTCACGTGAATGCTTGGTGCTGATTTTACCGGAACGATAAAATCATCCATCAGCTTGTTGTGCAGCTTTTGGCGTTCAACGTGATGCGCATCAGGTATGTAGTTAAAGGATTCGTCAAAATAGCTTGATGGATATGGAAATATCTGAGATGCCTGTTCATGGGCATAATCTTCAAAATCGGTATACACCTTGCATTCTAGCGTCTGCAGACAACAAGCGTAATAGCGCTTCTTCTGGGTGTGAAAGAAGCTAAAGTCAGCACCAAGCGATGGGCCATACGCTCCAAGCAGCTGATCGCAGTAGAACTCTCCACCAAACGAGCTATCTGGATATTTCCTCATCTTGTTCTTGAGGCGAATGTATCGCGCCTTGCGCTCGGTGCGGTTTCGCTCATTTCGCACGCTGCTGATGTTACGAGGCATTTTTCTTATTCATGAAGAAGAATACGATGGCTGAAATGATTAGAATAAATCCAATCGTAACCGAAAATGGTTTAAAGATCAGCCATTCCATGAAATACATGATTAGCATCGCGGCGACGTTGATGCCGACGAATCCTCCAACTGCATAGCCAATTGCCTTGAGCGCGGTTTTCCACATTGTTAAACTCCTATCATGCGTGAAACCAAATCCATTGATTCTGGAGTTGGTTTAAATCTTGCGATGGGTGAACCCTTATCTCGTGAGAAGTGCGGGTCCAAGCGTCCCTTGTTGTACTTGAGAAGCGCTAAGCTGGTTTTGAAACCCTCATAGACCAGCAGCTTCTTTCCTTCATAATTGCTGCAATCCGGATACTTAACGATGAGGATGAGATATCCATTGAGATACTTCTCCTTGACAATCTTGAAATTTTCCGGTCGCGGGTTGGAATTGGCTACGGCATACGGACTGCTCGAACATCTACTTCCACCAAACAAAGATATGCCCATGTTAGCTCCTAAATTTCCAACCATATCCGGATGGATCTGAATCACAGTTCATTTGAATCCACGTTCGCGCTTCATTCAGCACATCAATATACTCTGGCAGCCAGAAACTGCTGAAACCACCGGATGGTGTATGCCAAGTTTTGTCATCCTCGATGATGGGCTGTAGAACTACATGCGGATCATTTTCCCCGCGCCGCGTAATGAGCACGCCAAGACATTTTCTAACAATGACATGCTCATATTTTGCAACTTCCCGAATACCGGTATAATCATGCTGCAGTATTTGCATCTTTCAACTCCTTCTTGAGCTTGGTAAGCTCGTCTTTTTGCCATCCAAGCTCTTCAGCCATCTCGAAGATTTCTTGATCTGACGGGAATGGGTTTAGCGTTCTAGCTTCACGCTCGGACATCTCGAAATATTCCCCAACTACCTTCAGCGCCTCCACATTTTTCTTCTTGCTCTTGATGCCCAACCAGTTGTTTCGACCACCCGTCTTGGACGAAGCAACCTGTAGGAGCTGCATCAGCAGGTGGGGGTGCTTGCCCAAGGCGAAGATGTATGGGTTGACAAATTCGTTGAGCATCATTATTTGCCGCTTGTCGGATGTTCCAGACAACCAGCGCATTACGACAAGCGGCGCGAACCCTTTCTTCTCTTCCTCGGTAAGCTTTGAATAGATATCCCCGCTGTGAGGGCTGTTCAGCTTTCCCAAAAGTTCAAAAATGTCGAGTTTAAACGCCATCTAGCGGAACAACACTAACGATGCCACCATGCTCAAGTCTCTCCCGCGCCCACCACAAATATTCCTTCGGGCCCATGAAAAAGACAACATTTTCTGGCTCATGATAAGTTGTTTTTTCTTCTAGACACCTGTTATCCCACATGGTCAGCGCCCCGGAAGCTCCCAGCTTCCGTCCAACCTCAATGATTTCCTTTTCTGTCATGGGGAATTCTACATGCGCGGATGCATTTACCAACCACATAGATGTATCGTAGGTAGCTTCACCTAGCTCACCTTCGACGGCATTTTTGAGATCTTGTATCGTAAACTTCATGCTTTCGCCTTGAAAAATTTCCTGATATTTCTCACAACCCAATTTAGTGGGATTCCTACGGTGAGGATTAATCCCCAGAGAATTCTTTCCCAGATGTTAAATGGCTTCATTGTAAACGAGTGATTTTCTGTTTTTCCTAACCCACTTACTGAATGCTCGATAATCTTCTAAGCTATTAAACCAGATAGTCGTATAGCCAAAAATTTGCTGCCACTTCCACCGCGGGTTTAAATCGATTGAGCTACCGAAATCTTGAGTGCACCGCTCATAAATTTCACGATGCTTGCAGTAGTGATCGCGGTCGAACGTGACAGACTTGTCCGTGATGTCAAAGCTAATCATGTTTCTTAGTCCACATGAGGCGGTGGTGAGAGACTGGCTCATATCCATTTTCGATTAGCCATTTCTCATCCTTAGCAGCTTCCATCGTGCGCTTCATGAGATCATTCGGCATTGGCTGAACGTCGCAGATATCTTCGGCAATTCGTTGAGGATTCATTTTCCTCACCAGTGGGATAAGACCGCTAAGAAAGTCTGCAGAATTTTTAACGTTATTCTGCCAGTCATCATCTGACAGTTTTACTTTATCTTCGGTTGGTGAATTAAGCATGCCTTCATACTTGCAGCACGGCAAGTATTCAAACAGCTGAGCACCACCGTGACAAGGACAGGTGCAACCATGTCCAGCTGGTGCGTATTCGTGGTTAAGCTTCACTTGAACGCACCCTGCTTTACGAGATCATCTGCAATCTTGTCAGCCAGCGCGTGAAGAAACTTGCGGACTGATTTTGCCCCCATGCACTCGGTGTCGTACGAGAATGTACCATCGTCATTCTGTCGAATCCAGAGCTCACCGAATCCACAACCCTTCCACGACCAAGTCATGTTGATGTGAAACGCGTGTACTTCTGCAGCTGTAGGTGTATTCTCATCCATAATCTTGCGAGATTCTTCCGGAGATAACCGAAGATCAGGAATTTCTACACCATCTGGAATTTGTACGGTCATGCTAATTTTCCTAGCTCAATGAAGAGCGCCGCGAGGTTCAGTTCCGTATCGTCCACCAGCGCGTGGTGACGCGCGTACGCTGCAATTTCAATCACCGCCGCATCCTTGTCCTTCACTTTCAGCTTATCGATGTTTTGGTAAAGGAACGTGAACACATCACCGTGCTCCTCACGAGATGCATTCTCGCAGACTAGCTTGCGAGCGGCCTTGAAGTTACCAGATGAAATCATATCGAGCAAACTAAATTTCCATTCTGAAACCGATGTAGCTGCATTCTTGGGAGACAGTAAAGCTCTACCATGAGAATTTTGCTGAAGCAGCTGAATTATCTGCCTAATGCTTGGATATCCAACGTCAATGTAGGTTATCAGGTGTTCTACGTCGAATTCAATCTTTTCCTTTTCCAGCATGTCGGCCATGCGAAGAGCTATTTTTTCCTTATCTGGAGCTCGAAAGAAGAAATGTTGAAATCGATCCTCAAGCGGTGGTAGAATCTTGTTGGCATAATTGCACGTTGCGATAAATCGACAAGAAGCTGATGTGTCCTCGATGGTGCTGCGAAGAAGCTTCTGACCTTCATGCGACATGCCATCCAACTCTTCAAGCTGCACGACCTTAAATTTACCCATCGGCATCGTCATGGCGAACGCGTCAACCTCGTTGCGCATCGCGTCAACTTTATCCTTGGAGCAATTTATCTTGAGAACATCGGCGGAATCTATACCTAGATCGCGAATGAGCGCCTTTGATACTGAAGTCTTTCCGGTGCCGCGTGATCCAGAGAGAAGAAGGTTGGGGATATCTTGATTTGCAACAAAAGCTTCAAACAGCTTGCGCTGTCGGTCATCTTGAAAGATGACCTCTGAAATTGTTTTTGGACGGTATTTTTCTACCCAGATTGATGTTTTGTGATTCATAGAATCCTTTGGAATAATTCAGGGCTTCAGAAGCCAATTATACACAGATAAATCCAGGTAGTAAACGTTAATCAGCGAACCTTCACACCTAAGCCAACATCCGTTTCCTGATCACGTATCGCTGAATTTTCTAGCTGGGATTTTGCAGGCTGAGTGATTTGATCTTTCGTGATGACTTCACGTGGCTTCGTAGCTGGTAAAACTCTGCCGCTTTGAGGCTGTTGAAATTCCACATCATTTGGTTTCTGGCGACCGAGATCTTCGTGGGTTAAGTGATCAAGCTCATCTACGGCCGGTTCAACGTAGCGCTCGCGACCAAGAGCTTCATGCAGCTCCTCTGGTGTAGGAAGCGGAGCTGGAGGACCGATTACAACTGGACTTTCATCTACAGGAATCATGCCCTCTGGTTTGGGAGGAGGTACAGATGGCATCGGTGGATATGATCTTGGTTCAGGTAGCTGGTATGATTTTTGCTCTGGAAGTTCTGGATAATCAGTAGCTATCATACTTTGTTTAGCTGGAAGTGGTTGTTCATCTTCGATATCGCTCTCGTCAAATCCGTATTGACTTAGCGGAGATGAATGCTTCGCCTGCGCCAGCTTTCGCTTTTCGCGCTCATCGATGAGATAATTTCCAGCTAGCAGCAGTGAAATTGCCAAGGGGTCGAACACGAAGATAATGATAAAGATTACCCACTTTACCGCGTGTTCTGGATCGGTATTGAACGCTTGGGCTATGTAGATGATTGGGCCTACGTCGGTGTTCTTGGTAATTGAATCAATTTTAAGCTGGGGCAGCTGCTTGTCGATTTCACCGAGACGCGCGGTAATTTTATCTTGCTCTGGCGCGAACTGTTGAATGAGCTGCTTTCTTCCTCGAATTACGTTATCCGGAAGTTTGGCGATCTGCGCGTCAATTTCTTCCTTGCGGTGCTGCAGGCGCACCTGCTCGTCCTGCAAAGATTGAACTAGAATGGTGTTTTGATTTGTTCCCTGGATAGCTTTTTGGAATTCTTTGCTCAAATAACCAAACGCGCCAGCTGACGTGATTAACATCAGCGTAACTACAGCAGCCGTCATGTAGGATTTCATCACGACATTTATCTTCTTGAAGTACTTGTAGAGAAATGAAACTCCCACAACCTTTCCAAGGTCTAGCGCTATTGCTAGAACAATGATGACTGGATTTGCGGCGAACAGCGCGGATAAACCTACAACCGAAACGTAGGTGCCGATACCTTCAATGAGGAAAGCTGAAAGGAGTACAAGAAGAATAAAGAGCATTAAATCGTACCTAATCGTACAGTTCGCCGGCGGCGTGGGGTGAAAGTTTCATGCATAATTCCACGGCGCTGTTGTGATACATCCTTTGAGGATAGACGCTTAAGCGCCTCCCTAGCATGTCCTGACATGTGCTCTACAATATAGCCTGGCTTCTTAGTGTGGCTGGCATCGAGAGCATATCCGTTACAAATTGCTTGTTCCAAAGCTTCACGCGGATCCATTTCACCTTTAATTCTATTTTCTTTCATTTTTACCATCCTATGAGCGGAATCGTAAGGAGCACAAGAAGAATAAACAGCATTTATTTTCCCTTAGGGGCGATTGATTTTTCGATTGCGTCTAATTCAGTAGAATTGAATCCCAGAATCCTGCAGGCCTTTAGGATTTTTGTCGCTGTTTTTAACCTATCTGTCCCAAAGTCCATGCTCCACTCAGAACCGCTTTTGTTTATATTTCTGAGATATTTCAGAAACTCAGTCATTACCTGTTTTTCATTGACACCACCATTATCAAGCGTGCGTTCTGTTCGCTTACCATCCACGTCAAAATATCTAGGTAGTGAGCTGCTAACTCGCCAAAGAAGAGAATCATAGATAACTTTTTTGGCTGATGCGACTTGTTTGCGTGTCGCAGCTTCAACAAGTTGATGAAGTTTCATTTTTACCATCCTATCAGTGGAATTGTCAAGATAAGAGCAGTCATGTGGAGAGCTTGATCAACTCCTATTACCGTGAAGAACCAATGACGATATGAATTTGGTTGCTTTGCTGCGTTAGCTGCCTCTCCTAGCTTCCACAGCTTAGTTGTAGCGCGCGATGAGAAAAAGTCGGTTAGCCAGTGGGCTACGAAATTTACAGCTGCAAATTTCCATCCACAAAGAATAAGAAATGGAATGATGTACGCGCTAACGTGAACAGAAAGCCACGCGTTAGAAGAGCTCTTGCTGATAGCCATCTTGTCTGTCTGCAGGAAAAAGTCTGCAAAAAGATGGGTCCAAACTAGGATGAGAAGCGTGCTTAGACAAAGAGTTGCAGATATCATCGTTCCTCCCGCTTTATGAAAGAAGAAATCACCGTAGGTATTGCCATAATTATCGCCACCGTTAATTTATGCGCGTTACAAAATCCTTCCCAAATAGCCATCATGCTAGCTTCTCACTTGAAACCCATCGACCCATGATAGCTAGAAATCGACCTTGTTGCACACCATTTGGATAAGTGTAAAACCACAAATGCCACCCAGGGGATGAACCATCGGCGCTCCGCGCCCGCACAAGGAGAACGCGCTTTTGATGCTTGTGAATGGTTTTCAACGGAGTAAGCCAAAACATCGGCTTTATGTAGAAACGCTTCATTTAGGAATAATCGTAGTTGTAGTCGTAGGCGACCGACTCATCATCTCCAAGCGCGAGCACTTGATCTTGATCTGACTTCCAAATTTGAATACCATCGTGCTCAAACCCGATAGTCCACTTAAGCTTCTCGATAAGCACGATGTCACCATTTTTGAAATCGGTAACTAGCGGGCCAATTGCCAACACCTTAGCCCAACGAGCGTACTCACCTTGCCCACGAAGATCGCCCTTCGCATGGGATGTTAGAATGATGCGACCTTTGTTTTTTGGAACGAAGGATTTGCCGTTTGTCTCGTTGAGAAATGCAAACAGAAAGGTATTGCCGAGTGGGCGAAGCGCCATATTCTTTATTCCTTATCGTATGAGAATTACTTTTTAGATTTGTGTTTTTCGCCAGCGGTGGCTGAAGCTTCAGCTGCAGCCCTACCGAGATCCAACGCCGAAGTACCGGTATCGATTGGTGCTTCAGCTTGAGGCGATTTTGTTACGGGTGGTGGAGTAACGATGTAGTTCTCCTGGTTGCGATGCTTGATGCCATCCTTCTCGTCAATGAACTTGCGGCGCTGACTCACACCAACTGGAACCGGTTGGGTTGCCAGCTGCTGCTTGATCGCTAGCAGATCAAAGTCAACTATGTTGCCGCGGGCGGAACGTGCTTGTTTGGCCATTAGGAATAATCTCCGGAAATTGATTACAGGATAAATATGAAGTTGTGCTGTGCGCAATTTATTTATCAGGGCTCCGGCCAGTTACTGATCGCAAAACAAGCTAATCGTGAAAAAATTCGGTCATCGGTATGTTGAACCTGATAGGATCAACCTTGTGGAGACCTAAGACGCACAGCGCAAGCGATGCACAGGATGATCCTCTACCGACGCCCCAAACTATTTCTTTTTTCTCAAAAGTATCAACGACGTACATGAGCGTCTTGATCAGCATCGACATTCCCCGAACTTGGATCTCCTTGATTTCTTCCTCAAGCCGCCGAGTATATGTCGCGTGCAGCTGCTCTGGAATTTTCTGCGAGTTGATGTAAACCCACAGGTCCTCGATGAGCTCATCTTCCCAATCCAGCTCTTGATATTTTTTGGGTATTCGATAGCTCATGTCGAAGGGTCGATTTTTATCCTTAGCTATTTGGATCACATCATCTACCAGAGCGTTGAACGCGTTGATATCGTCGTTGGTTTCCGTTACGACGATGTTCATCGGCAGCAATCCCTCGATCAAAAGCTCTGGGACCAGCTCAGGGGATACCTGGCTGGTCCCATCGAACCAAAGCGTTCTGTCTTTGAGCTCGGTTTTCACTATGTGATATCAACCAGTCCTTTGATGCCGAGACCAACAAGGGGAACGATGATGAACACCCAAATCAACCCATTAATCCAACCCCAAAATATGGGGTGATTTGCCAGCAACCACGCACCCTCAAACGTTTCAGTCAGCTGATGAGCTTCACCTTGTTCCTGGGCTGTAATCTGTTGAATAGCAGTTTGATACGCGAAGGACTGCTCATCCATTCCTTGGATTTGGTGCATTCGACCTTGAAGAGACTTCAGCGCAACCAGATTTTGTTCCACGCTGTTGTTTGGCGTCGGATAGATGATCGCGTTATGCGGCGCAAGCTCTGCTGATTCCAATCCAGCCACATACTTATCTAGGTATGTGGATTTCTGCTGAAGCGTTGATGCCTTTTCGCTCAAAGCCCAATACGAGCCAATCGCGTTTGAATACAAATATGAAATTCTGGTTTCGGCCACACCCAGAATTATTCCAGCTAGAATGAGCACCGCTGCGATAAAAGTTTTCATGTTGATTCCTGTGATAAGAGTTTGGATGTTGCGTAAAGAGCGAACTTGTTGACGACAGTTTCAGCCACAGATTGATAGGGATATTCAATGTGAAACTGCATGTTGCCCCAGCTACCCGTGTCGAGAAAGCGCCTGTACGTTTCGACGTGTTCCCGCTTTGACGGGGTAAATTCCTCGCGGGGAAGAGCAAACTTGGTGCGTTTTCTTGGTCCAATCGCGGCTATGTAGTCGCGAGCTAACTTGCGCTTTTCCTCCATCTTCTCATCAATCGAGAGGATTGGCGAGATTGGCGAAAGAGTCACAACTTCTGAATCCATACCCATGTCATCTCCTTCATTTCACATTAGTGAATGTATTATACACCAGGATGATGAAAAAGTACAATTTAGATTTGATCTACCTGAATACCATTCGCTCTTAATTCTTGTATCCCATTGATTACGCGATAAGCATGACGATAAACTACTCTTGCTATCTTTGCATCTTTGATTATTTCTGTGCAATGATGACAGGGAGATTGTGTACAGTAGAGCGTAGCACCATTTAATTGACCATCAGTGTTATTTTCTTTTAATTTCCTAACTGAATTATATTCCGCATGAAGCACTTCTGGTCTAGTACTTAGCGTGCCATCTGGATTCTCAATTTCACAGTTATTATCATATCCTCTAGGCATACCATTCCAACCCATAGAGATTATGTTTTCCCCCTTCACAACGACAGCACCAACTTTTAATCGACGCGCTTTGGACATGATAGAAAGTCTTTCAGCAATATCCATGTATAGATTATCCATTGCTATTGGATTAGGCATGGATCCTCCTACATATTCTACCCCTTCTCCATCCAGTTGGAATAAACCCAGATGTCATCTTAGATGATTGGCCATCAGTTATCCAAAACATTCCTGTATTTCTCTTTGAAAGCTTAGATATACGCTTAAGATGCCCCGATGCAACATTCATGAGTCCTACTACATGACCACCCATTGCAGCTACTCGTCTATGTTCTTCCTTATCGAAAAATGCGCCAGCTTTATTCTTTTTATTAGTAGCTGCTCCAGCTTTACCACCTTTCGACATACTCTCAAAAGTTTTTATTCTATCAAATAAGCCAGATTCTGCATTTTTCTGACCACCTATGTACCCACCTTTTCTAGCGAAAAATTTATGAGCTTCACTGGTTTTAATGCCTCTCATCATTCTATATGCAGATAAATCATCTTCACTACCAAAAATTTTCCAACGCAAATAGTGAATAAGATAATGCTCTTTGAACGTTAGTGAAATGATATTTTCGGGATCATCTGTTCCACCAAGATGTCGTGGAATTATATGATGTTTCTGATTCTCGCTAACATGCGCTCGTAAATTAGCACGCTGAATGATAGATTCATAAATTCGACGGTAATTCATGTCAATTGATGGTTGGGCGGGTGATGGCATGATCGTCATTGCTTATTCCATAATCTTCTTCCAGGTCATTTATCACCTGACGAATGACCGAAAACAGAGCTGGGTTGCCGGATGAAATTTGATCGCTCAATTCAGCGTACAGCCCTTCAGCTATAGATGAAAGGAATCCACTCGCCGCAAAATACGTCTGGACGCCCTCACCAAGTTCCTGGTCATCAATCTGCTTAACACCAAGAACTAAAACGGCGTGCTCGTTGCTAACTTCTACTTTTTCTACTATTGGGGAGATTGAGTTGACCAATTTTTCTAAAATAGGATCAGCGAATTCGGAAATTTCTTTTGTTTCCATGGTGCCCTTCAATGTTGTTTGGAGATAATATCACGCGACGCGCCCCAAGTAAATCCCATTCAGGATTTACTCAGGTACAAGATATTTACTATCGGGTGGTTCGAAAATCCGGGCTACGCGTCTCGCTTTAACTCCACCAACCCGGTCTCGAAGTTCTCCAAGCTTTGCTCAATGCTTACCTTCTTTCCGGCGAACCGCTTGTAAGACCTGTCGGTGCGCTTCTTGATAACTCGAGCTAGACCGTAAAGGCGACGATACTCCTCATCTTTAATTTCCAGCTCGCGCTTGATCATTGGTCTAAGATCATCCTTGATGATGTCGGCCAGCTGGCAAATTTCCTTTTGCAGCTCAAGGCAGGCATCTACCGCGAAAGTGATGATTTCCCGAACTCGATCACGATCTCCCCGATCTATCCTGACGTCGAGACGGTGCTTCGGGTCCAGCTTGATGGTAATTCCATGTTCTGCGAGATGTTTCTCAACAAGCTCGCCCTTACCGATGAAGGCGAGAATCCGATAAAGTTCAGCAACATTGTCGAGCGCGGCTTCCATTCGACCCTTGGAGCTGGGGTGAGGCCATCCACCGCCGAGATAGTAGATCTGGCCGCGGATTTCCACGGCCTTGGTAACACCCGCGATTGCTTTTCGAGGATTTGTCATTTCTTTAGACCGGGTTTGCGTTGCGCATTACGACCAACGTGAATGTGTCGGCATTATGCGTGGACCGAGTTGATTCTGTCTGGTAGGAATATCCCTTCTTCTTTTGCAGGTATTGAATCGTCGAGCGAATTGCCTTCACGGCACCGTCATCGATGTTCGGCCACGTGTGGATCGTACCCGGATTCAGCTGGCTCAAGATCAAGCTGGTGCCAACTGGACTCACGTTGCGGCACTCCTCGCGCCGCACGGTCACTGGTTTCGATTCGGCGGGCCGCGAGAGCAGCGCGCTAAGCCGGTTGCGAATCCAAGTTTCCTTACGATTCGCTACCTGGAGATCGAACAAGCGCATGTGCGCCGCCCGCTCTGCCGAGATGTGATCATCCCATTCAGCGTTCAACATTTCCTTCGCTTCATCGAGTACATCTTCAATATTCATCGTTTACTCCTGCGTTGGGGCTTCGAGATCGATCATTTCAGACTGCGCTCGAGTAATAGCCACGTACTCGAGATTCTTTTCCTGTATCTGCTGCCATTCTTTCTTGGCATATGGTGACGGCATGTACTTGGCACGACCGAGAATGTAGACTCTCTTCCACTCGCGACCCTTGCTCTTGTGAACCGTGCTGAGCGTCAGCACCTCCGGCTTTTCACCAGCCGCGGTGTCACCGAACATCTCATCAATGTCAGCGACAAGATCATCGATCATGTTCTGCTTGCGGAACAAGCAGCGATCGATGATAACGCGGAGGCAAGAAACCTGATCTATGAGGCCGTCAATTCGATGTTCCTGGCCTTTCGACTTGAAGTTTGCCGTCTGGCGGGCTTCGTAGTCCTCTAGCTTGTTGAGCAGCTTGTCAAGCGTTTTGACTTTCCAGCGGCGAGCCAGCTTGATCAACCCTTCACCGATTTCCCGACCCTCCACCCGGCAGCCGATGCCCTTGGATAGTAGCTTGTAGGCGGTGGTAATAAGAGGGGCCGTGTTGCGGCAGAGGATGGCATCGCTGCTGCCGAGGTTTTCTCCTTCCAGAAGTCCATACGCGAGGGCTCGCACGACACCCTCAGGGGCATCTTCGTGAGCTATGAAATCCGGAACCAGCGTTTTGGCTAAGGCTACGACCTTTTTCGGACACCGCCGGGTTACGTTGAGCGGAAGAGTGATCGCGTTGGTGGCCTTCTTGAGAAGATCCATCGCGTCGCTGTCAGCTCCGGTGAACCCGTAGATCGCTTGGCAATCGTCACCTACGAATAGCATCCGACCATACTTGGGATCCAGCATAGCGAGAGCAAGTGCCCGGCGCGCGAGGTTGGTATCTTGTGATTCGTCTAAAAGAATCCACTTTTTAGGCCAGAAGCGCGCCTTGAAATAGAGAGGCGCGAGGATCATGTCGTCAAAGTCGATGTAGTCGCGGCACTGGTTGAGCGAGATGCGGTAGATCTTGATGGCGCACTTGATGAGCTCTTCCGCGATCACATCCTCGGTGACATCATCGTCGAGACCGAAGTGATCCCAAATATCGAACCACTGGGACATGTCCTCGATTTCACCGATGTGGCCAAGGGCGCGCTGCTTCGCAAGCGACACAAGCTTGACTAGGGCGCCGTGATTCTGCGTGTAGATTGCACCGCCCTTTTCCAACCCGCACTGCGTGATGATCGCGTCAAGCTTGTCGTTTCCTCTCTTGACAACCTTGACGTGAGGAGCTACCTTTCTCCAAGCTGCGAATCCGAAGGAATGACACGTTCCAGCTTGGGCGACTTTCCAGTCGTACCCAATCTTCTCAAATTTGAACTTGATCTCATCGGCGATTTTCTTGTTGTACGCCATGCAGGCAACGTCACCAAGGCCGAGAGCTACGATCGTTTTGACCACTTCGAGGAGGGTGAAGGTTTTACCGCATCCGGCGCGGGCTATCAGCTTGAGACTGCCCTTACCTTCAATTACCCATCTGATTACGGCCAGCTGCTGAGGAGAGAGCTCGATTTGATCTTTCTTGAAGATCTTCAACATCTTATCCATCAAGATTGAATTCGGCTTAAGTACCGCTGACATTGTGTTCTCTTCCGTCCGTTGATAGAGTGTATTCTATACTATAACCTGACGAAAGTACATTTCGTGCATTATGTTAAATGAGATTCATTATGTTAAATAGATCACTTTAGCAAGCTCACCAGTAGATTTCCAGCCGTAGCAACGATCGTGCCACCAGCATCTTTCGTGATGTTGGAACTTTTATCGAATGATCCGAGAAATCGACCACCAACGTTGTACAGCTTCATGATACCGCCGCTCTCACGGATGGATCCAAGCACCTTACCATTTTTGTCGCGAAGTGTTTCTTGCATAGGTCTATTTATGAAAGCAAATATTTGATTTGCTCATAATTGGCAAACCAGCCGGCATTTTTTGATGGTATTAAATATTTGGATATATCTTGAAAAGAGATTTTGCCAGAATATAATGCTGAGAATCCGCCATTAATATCAGCAACATATTTGTACACCAAAAAATTGTAATTATGCCCTAAATTTCCAAAATCATACTCATCTGAACTAATCGATACAGAATTACCCATTGACAATTTGATATCAGCACAAATATTGCTGAAATCTATTTTTGACGTCCGGTAAATAAATTTGCCTTTATATACGTCATACGGTACAGGACCATCAGTTGCATTCCAACCTTGCGTTCCTAAATATATTTTCTCAGCATGATCAAAAGCAAATCCATATATTCTGTTTTTGTTTTTATCAGAATGATCATTTTGAAAATCAGTAAGTATTTTGGCACTTACAATTGCTATTTCGCCTATGTTACGCAAAGATCTTTCTCGCGGCAAGATCATCTTTGATGTATCCCAATCTGATATTTTCTACTACAGATCTAACGACCGTACCGATAGGGCGATAATTTTCGGGAATCTTATCCAGCTGATCTTTAGTCAACTCAATATTCTTTGTGATGCGTTGAACAAATGTTCCCATCCGGAAAAACAGCGGCTCATCTTCCCATGGTTTACCTATCGAGCGCAGCAGCTGCTTCTTACCCTCACTGTCGACACCGTGAAGCTGCTTATGGCTAAAGCGCGCCTGCGCGGCCATCGAGATTGAATTTTTGATTGCATCATCTTGACGCCACAGATAGTTTAGAAAAACTTCATGCACGTCGGCGACGTTCCACACTCGACAATCAAACGCGATAATTGAATCCGACTTTTCTGGGATGCGGGCTGGGAGATGCCGATTGAAAAATCCTGATGCCATTCCCGCGTAAACTGAACATAGCTTCTGGATTTTGGCGTCAAACGCATAGCTTGATTCACTACCATCGCTAAGGTCGCCCTGCCACCAGCTCAAGCTTATTTCATCGGACTGCGTGTACCCAATCTTGGCATGAGTTTTTTCTACGAGATACTTTGTGGTATCTTCCATGAGCTGGCTCAAGCGGGTGTCGTATGGACGTTCTAAGCCGCGCGTAAACGTGTGGAAGGCTTTACCGTCTAAGCGAGCGATGATGGGTAGATCGTGTCTAAGGCGGCGCCCAGCTTCTTTTTGCTCTTCAGCTTTTAGCCGATCGCCGAGGGTATCTTCTGATGCGCGAGCGCGTTCATTTTGTTCTGTCATTTGTCATCCAATTCTTCTGAATATTCCAAGCCGAGAGTTATGGGAAAATTTATCGTAGGAAGTGAGTTGATGTCACCGCTATAACCATCCGCGATGGTTATGTGGGGTGTGAATACCGGAAAATCGAACGTAGCGTTATGTTCGGCCATCAACGTGAGATGGCGGGCAACTATCGTCGGTGCGTTAAGCTTGATGACCAAAACTTTTTGGTTTGAATCATGCCTCTTGTTGAAGAGCTCATAGCAGATAAATTCAGCACCGTGAACTATAGCTTGTTCAGCTACGAAATTTGGGCATGGTTTTCGGCTGTAGAGAACGGTTGTATGCAGGCGTCGTTCACCGGCCGATTCGGCAATTGGAATGCCGGCGCTGCGACAGTGTTCCTTTATTTGAGAACAGGATGGTTCCAGAACCCTCATCCCAACGTAAAGACCTTTCTTCTTATTCGATACCAGCTCTTTCAGCTTCATTCCATTTTCCTAAAAACAAATTATAGTTTATTTAGGAATGAATGTACACCTGTCAGCTTGGCTTATCAGCTGAATCAGATCTTACGCCGTATTTAGCCAGCATGAATCTGGTAAATCCGTCGACGGAAGCAACGTATGACAGGTAGATTGCGAACACGTCCCAGTTGAGCGTGCCGACTAAAGCTTGCTTGATAACGACAAATGTACCTGTAACACCACCAACCAGCTGCATTATCTTGGTAGAAGAAGCTTCACGCTTACCGGTAGATTGGTTGATGCCGGTAAACATATCGATCCAATCGAACGGGTTGTCCTTGTCGCGTTGAGCCTTGTACAGGCCGTACATGAGCGCGATGAACATGATTATCAGCATCGATGCGAACACATTTACAGTGTGCCCGAATATAGTTACGTACGATGCTTCTTGAATTATCTGCTTAGCTGCGTCTGGTTGTGACATTTTATTTCCTATTAAGTATATGCGAATTGAACGACACCGGAAGCACCGTTTTGCGCTGCTGATGCACCAACTTTACCATATCCACCTGCACCTTTATTTGTTGGGAATATGTTTCCACTGTTGAATGCATCTGGTGAACCACCGAGAGGTGCCGGGCTGGCTCCACCCTGTGGAGCCGAACTAAATTGACCAGCGCTACCGGAAGTATTTGTTGTTCCACCACTAGCTGTTCCAGCTGCTCCACCAACGCTGCCACCCAGTGGTCCACCTCCACCTCCACCTCCAACCATGTTGACAGAACCACCAGCTACCGTGCCAGTTACCGTTGAATTTGCTCCACCACCTCCAGCTTGTGGTGTGCCGGATGGTGGGCCATTACCACCTCCACCGGCGACATAGGTAAATGTATTTCCACCAACGACAGCGATTGAACGCGATGATTCACCGGCTCCACCACCTCCACCAACGGATGGGCCAGATGAGTTTTGACCAACCGCACCTCCACCTCCACCTCCAAGAATAGTTATAACGCAGTTAGTTGCACCAGCTGGTACAGTTTCTGTTCCTGATGTTGGGCCAGCGAACGTGTGGGTAACTGGAGTAAATGGAACGGTAGTGTTGGTTAAGCTCCACCCGACCGTGTTTGTATTTGTGGTTGAGTGTCCATCCGATACGGCGCAGAAAAACGTGCCGGTGTTCGTTCCATTGTTGTCAGCAACGGTCGCCGATATGGTTGTTGACGGTGTTCCTTGACCATTGAATGTAATGCCGCTACCGCTTGCAATCGTCCAAGTGTACGTGTATCCCGACTGCTTACCCTTGGAAGCTGTAGTAGATGCAGCGCTTGAGGTTACGGTTCCACTCGGGGCACCGGCTGCGGCAGATCCGGAAACTGCCGAAATTGCGGTGACCGCCACGTTGGTTGACCCTAGCGTTGCGAAAGATGAACCAACATCAACTGTACCGCGCTGCAGGTGAAGCGTGGACGCGGCGGTGCCAGACCCTGCCGGCGCAAACAGCGTGTTTAAATCTGAACCATTGTTGGTAATGCCGGTTGCTGCAGCTTGTGGCCAGCCAGAAACATATGGGGCCAACGTACTTGCTAGATCAGTTCCGCCAGACTCAACGTTTACGGTCATTACTTAGCCTTTAGCGCTTCAATCTCCGCTTTGAGGGAGCTAATCATCGCGCTCATTTCCTTTACGGCCTCTACAAGGGCACCAACTACACCGCTGTAGTTAAGGCTCTTGATTCCGGATTCGCTTGTCGCGACAAGCTCTGGTAGAACCTTTTCAACATCTTGAGCGATAAGACCGGCACAAGGCAGACCATTATTTTTCCAGTTAAAACGAACACCATTCAAGCTTTCAATTATGCTGAGAGCTCCGCCTATTGGTGTGATGTTTGTTTTAACGTTGATATCAGATGTAGAATTGAGAATAACTGAGTTCAACGTACCGGTGCTTGGTACGTACGATAGCACGTTACCGCTGCTGTCGATTGTCAGCGGTAGGTTTCCAGAGCTAGCGCTTACAAAGGTTGGAAACCATGTTGCTGAAGATGCGCCGGCGTTGTTCACGATGGTGGCGGTAGCAGCAGCGCCAGCCGTCAACGATGAAGCTGTACCAGTTAGAGAAGTACCAGCGCCGCTGAATGTTCCGCCGGTTACCGTACCAGATACAGTTAGGGCACCAAGCGTACCTACCGACGTTAGAGATGAGTTAACAACGGTTGAGTTTAGAGTTGCACCAGTTAAGGTTCCAGCTGCGGCAGTTACCGTTCCGGAAGAACCAAGAGCGATGGATACACCGTTAACAGTTAGCGAACTGTTTGTCAGCGCGCCGTTTGGTATGTTGGTTAGCGAGGCACCGGATCCACTAAACGTGCTACCGGTGATAGTGCCATTTGCGGTCAATGATCCGCTTGAAGGATTGATTGTAACTTGGCTGTTGAAAAGAACGCTGTTGCCATTCAAGAACGCAACATCGAATGTTGTGTTGGTAGAGCTTGAAGCTGTTGATACGGCACCGGCGGTTAGGGAAGCGGCGGTGCCGCTTATGTTGGTACCAATGAAGGTTGGCGTAGTTGACCAGGCTGGAATCGTGTTAATACCGCCAGAAACAAGCACGCTGCCAACAGCGACGTCCGCGATATATCCGGTAGTAGCTGAAGCGGTTTGAACCGGTAGTGAACCAACGGTTGTACCCGACAGATTGGTCGCGGTGGTTGCCGTTGTGGCGCTGCCGGCAGAAGTTGCCGTTGTTGCATTACCAGTTAGGGCGCCGACGAACGTGGTAGATGTAACAGATGAAAGTCCAGCTAGCGTTGTTACCGTGCCACCAAGTGAAACTGATGTAGAACCAATAGTTACGCTGCTGTTAGCTAGGGAAGCGTTCGCGATCGTTCCAGCGGTTATGTTTGCACCGGAAATTGTTGGTGAGCTGCTCCACGTTGGAGAAGCGTTACCCTGTGAAATGAGAACTTGACCAGATGTTCCAAAGTTGGTGGCGGTCGTGCCGTATGAAAATCCACCAGAGTTTGTAATCGTTAATACGTTCGCGAGTGAGGTTGTAGCTGCAACTTGAAATACGATATTTCCACCGACTCCAACTGATCCAACTGATCCACCACCAGACGCGGTTCCTGCAGCGCCACCAATACCCGCTGCGATGGTTAGCGTTCCACCAGTTCCACCGTTACCGGATGTACCAGCATTTGTTTTTACACCACCCTGACCACCGGTACCTGGTTGAATTGTTATTCCAGCTCCGCTGCCACCGTTTGCGCTGTTGACAGATGCGTTTAGAGCCTGACCGCCCAAACCACCGGTACCACCAGCTATAGTTAGCGTGCCGCCAACACCACCACCGAATGGAGATGCTGCCTGCGCTAGACCAGCTGCACCAGCTCCTGTTGAAAGATTTACCACGCCGCCATTTCCAGCAACCGCCGCGATGCTACCTTGACCGGCACCTGACGATAGGGTTAGCGTTCCACCAGCCGCGTTTGATGTTGCGCCGCTGTTACCAGCTGCAGATGATATGGTTAGATTTGTGCCGACTGAAGTACTTGTGTTAAGGCCAGCGGTTATAGTTGCATTTGTAGCTGCAGAATTTGTTCCAAGCGTTAAAACTGGAACGGTGGTGCTTTCAGTCCACGTGAAATCTGGAGTGCTTGTAATTGTGTTTGAACCGCTGCCATACGCGATTTGAGTTGCCGTTACGGAGGTTGAGGCCGCCGTTGTCCATGATGGTGCCGCACCGCTACCATTTGACGTTAGCACCTGTCCACTTGTACCAAATGATGGAGTGCTTCCAATGCCGAGGGCGGCATTTGTGTTAATTGTGTACGCGGTAGCTGGTGGAGTTCCTACTTTGAATACGATTGATCCACCGAGAGCCGCGTTGCCGGTGCTTATCGTAACGCTACCCGCCGTTCCAACGCCGACCGTCGCGTTACCACCGGTGATAAGCACGTTACCACCAAGAGCACCGCTCGCGGTAGCGTTACCACCTTGAACAATCGCTAGTCCTCCAAGCCCCGCGCTTGCGGTGCCACCTACTAGGCTTACCTGACCACCGTTAAAGTTTGTTGAGCTGGCACCACCCATGATGGTTACTAACCCACCAATCGCGCCGCTCGCTCCTCCAGCTCCACCAGTGATAACAACAGCTCCACCACCACTCGCCGCGGCTCCGGCGCTACCGGTAATTGAGAATTGAGGTCCAACGCCAGACCCTGCTGTTGCTACGATGCTAGCTCCAGTGGTAGCGGTTCCCATCGTTAGAGTTTGAGCTGAATCAGTCCATGTAAAATCTGACGTGCCCGTTAAAGAGTTAGATCCACTTCCATAGCCGATGAAGGTTGCCGTTAATCCGGAAGACGCTGGAGTTGCCCAAGTAGGGACGCCACCTGACAAAGTTAGAACTTGACCAGCTGAGCCGACTGCTAGGAATGTTGTAGCACCAGCTCCGGTTTGATATGGTAGTGAACCAGCCGCACCGCCAGCGATGTTTGTTGCTGACGTTGATGTTGACGCGTTGCCAGTTAGAGCACCCACGAATGACGTTGAAGTGACTGACGTTAACCCAGCTATAGTTGTTGACGTACCTCCAAGAGAAACTGCGGTTGAGCCAATGGTTACGCTGCTGTTGGAAAGAGCTGAATTTGGGATACCGTTGAAGTTTGTTCCAGTTAGCGCGGGTGCTGTTAGCCATGCAGGAGTTGCGCCAGCCGTTGCGGCGCAGAGAACACCAACTGCATTTGTAACAAACGCGGTAGTGCTTGCGGCGGTTTGGTACGCAACGTTTCCAGCTGTACCACCGGCGATGTTCGTCGCGGCTGTCGCGATGGTTGCGCTTGATGCGTTACCGCTAAGCGTTCCGTTGAATGTAGTAGCAGATATCGACGTCAAACCGGAAATAGTTGATGACCATGATGGAGGATTTCCGGTAGTACCAACAAGTACCTGCCCAGACGTTCCAGGTGAAACGAACGCTGTCGTGCTTGGCGCTGACTGATATGGTATTTCATTTGCCGCACCACCAGCAAGATTGGTTACAGATCCGGTCGCTGTTACGGTTACCGCACCGGTAGATGAATTGATGGATATTCCGGTGCCGGCAACTATGCTTGTTACGCCGGTGTTGTTTATCGTGATTGATCCACCACCATTTACTACGCTGATGGCGGTACCAGCCGTAAGCGTTCCTGCTACTGGAGCAGCTCCGGTAGAACCGATTAGTAACTGACCATTGGTTGGTGCGGTGGTGGTTGTCAGGTGACCACCGCTTCCAGAAAATAGGAACGAATTGCTGGTAAGTCCGGATATAGTTAGGGTGCCGAGCGTACCTACCGACGTTAGCGAAGAATTGACTATGTTGGCAGCAAGGGTTGTGCCAGTTAAGGTTCCAGCTGCCGCGGCAACGGTTCCAGAAGCACCGAGGGCGATGGATGTACCGTTAACCGTTACCGAGCTGTTAACCAGGGCGCTGTTTGGTATCGATGTCGCGGCAAAGTTTGCTCCACTGATCGTTGGGGATGTTGTCCAAGCTGGTGTTGCACCGGAGGTTAAGGCTTGGAGAACACCAGCGGCGTTAGTTACGAATGATGTTGTACCGGCTGCTGACTGAAATGGAACGTTTCCAGCTACGCCGCTAGCGATGTTTGTCGCGCTAGATGCTGATGAAGCGTTGCCAGTTAGCGCGCCAACGAATGACGTTGATGTTACCGACGACAACCCGGCGATAGTTGTCGCGGTACCACCTAAAGCGACCGGAGTAGAACCAATAGTTACGCTGCTGTTGACTAGCGCGCCGTTTGGTATGTTGGTAATGTTGGTACCAGAAATTGCTGGTGAACCGACTACGTTTACCGTTACGGCACCGGTAGAGGATGATATGCTGATGTTTGATCCAGCTACCAGCGATGTAACACCAGTGTTTGAAATCGTTAGACCGGAAATGTTGATTCCAGTTCCACCAACATACGCTGCAGCGCTGCTGAACTGAGTGAAAACAATGTTTGACGTGCCGACGGTTATGGTGCCAGTTGTTGTTTGCACCCATGAAGTTGCGGCATTTGTATTACCGCTTGTTACGAAAATGAAGTCACCAGCCGTAATGTTGCTGCTGCTGTTAAAATCTGTCGCGCGGGTTAGCTGATATGGTGTTGTTCCAGCTACACCAACCGTGGTTAGCACGTAGATACCATTTTGCGTTTTGTTGGTTTGATCCTTGATGAGAACGCGGGCGTTAAGTCCTACTGCCATACCATCGACGACGAATACTGTTCCAGCTGAAGTATCAGTAATCGTTGCACCTACGCCAGAAGCTCCATTGTTGTAGGTGAATGGACCAAGCGCGCTTAGGTCGCTGCCAGACGTTGCCTCGGCTGCTGGTGATTCTACGGTTAATCCAGAAGCGTGAGCATCTACGTATGCCTTGGTTGCAGCATCAGTTGGATTTGTTGGTGTTGATAGTCCAGTGATGGTCGTGGTGGTGCCACCGAGCGCAACTATAGTTGAACCAATCTGTATTGAGTTATGATCAAGCTGTGCGCTTGGGAGAACTGATGTCCAAGCTGGCAAGCTTGACGCTACCGTCAAAAATTGACTGTTTGAGCCAATCGTGAGAGCGGTTGAGGTAGTACCATCGCCGGTTGCATAAATTAGCGCACCTGCTGTTCCATTTACTAGGTTGCTAGTAATGCTATCTGGACTTCTTGAATTTGAAACTGTCTTAGTCATTCAATTAAACTCCGATTATCCAACCCTGGGCTACGTTGTAGTAGACGAGAGAGAAATTTTCTCTATTTTGATTTGCAATTAAGCTACCAACAGTACCATTTATCTTATCTGAACCATTTGGTGCAACGGTCAAATTATTCGTTGCCCATGTTCCAGCACCATCTACAAACCATACCACCTGACCAATAGTTGGTGAAGCTGGAAGGGTAACGGTCAGTGGATTTGCCGTCGTGTCGGCGATGATGTAGTCAAATGCTACCGCCGTATATGTGGTACCAGTTTGCGCGGTTACGTGGGGAGCAGCTGGACCCGTGTTTAGCGATACCGCACCCGCAGTTACCGTAAATTGCGAAGCGTTAAAGCTTGACACACCCTTTTGCGATGTCGTTGCGTCAACAGCTGAAATTGTTACCTGTGATCCGGCGGCGATAGATGTTGTGATACCCTGGATAGCGCTGCCAAACAGCGTTAAAGTTCCACCTAGAGAAACGCTTCCAGCACCAGCTCCGTCAACGTCAACAACGACGCTGCTGTTAACAAGGGCTGAATTTGGAACTGATGCCGCCTGTATGTTGGCACCGTTTATGCTTGTGAGGTTGGAACCGTCTCCAAAAAACATGCCGGCGGTCGACGTGCCAGAAATTGTTACCGAGCTTGGAAGGGATACAACTACGTTACCACTTGTTGGAGATACGGTAATTTGATTTACGGTTCCAGTTACCGAAGAAACACCAGCCGCACCAGGGTTTGACCACGTAGGAACGCCACCGGCAACGGTTAGCACCTGCCCAGCTGTGCCAATGCCGAGCATCATCGTTGTATTTGAAGCGCTTTGAAATGGCAAGCTGCCGGCAGCTCCACCAGCAAGACCACCAACGATAAGGCTTGGCGCGATTCCAGTTAATCCAGCTCCACTACCAGAGAACATCGACGCGCTAGCAGCTCCGGTAACGGTTAAGCTAGTTAGGGCTCCGAGAGTTGTCAGCGAAGAATTGACTACGTTAGCCGCAAGCGTCGTGCCAGTTAGAAGATTGGCCGGCGTTGGTCCAGCCGCTGGTGACGCCCACGCTGGCAAACCAGAAACTACAGTAAGTACCTGACCAGTTGTTCCAATTGGCAGTTGAGCTGTCGTGCTCGTAAATGTTTGATAGGGAACGCTACCAGCAGAGCCACCAGAAAGATTTGACACGCTGGAGATGGTTGCCCAAGATGCTGGATTGCCGGTACCATTTGATGTTAGCACTTGACCGGTTGATCCGGCGGTTCCACTTAGATCAATTTCTCCACTTGGTTGAATTGAAAATACCGAACCAACGTTGAATGATGGAACAGTTAGCGCTCCAGTCATCGTGTCGCCGGACTTGTTTACCTTGGAGCTTAACGCGAGAGCCAAGCCAACAATTTGCGATTGCTGGATAGACGTGCTGTTAATTGCTATGAATGAACCATTGTTAAACCCGCTGTCAATGATATCACCACCAGCTACGAACGATGCGAAATTGCCAGCTGTAACGCTGCCTGGCTTATCAACCTTCGTGTTGAGAGATGAGTTGATCGAAACAATGCTCGAATTGATGTTCGCGAGGGCCGTCGCAGTAGCTGACGCGCCAGCAAAAGATGATGAGCTAAATCCACTGTCGGCTATATCACCGTCGGATTGGAGAGATACAAAATCACCAGCCATTCCTCCAGCTACAAAATTGGCCTTGCTGGAGAGAGTAATGTTGATCGTGTTGATATCTGAAGTAAGCGTCGCGATTGAATTTGCGGTTGTAGTTGCACCGGCAAATGATGACGCGTTAAAGCCGCTGTCAACGATATTTCCACCCGACATAAACGCGGCGAAATCACCGGATGTCGCAAGCGGAACTTTGTCGACCTTAGCATTAATCGTCGAGGCGGCGATGCCGCTGTCAGCTAGCTGACCACTCGCCGCAAATGCAGGCAGATTACCGATGACTCCGCCAACAACGTTGATTTTGCCGTTGAGCGTAGATTGTAGTCCAACTACCTGAGCGATCGTCCAGCCAGAAAATGAAGAGTTAACCTTCGTGGCGATGAGTGGGCCGTAGTTCAGGAAGGTTGTAAAATCGGTTGAGCTTAGAAATCCTGGCTGAGAGATAGTTACCGGCTGTATGTTGACAACAGGAAATTGCGCGGAACCAGTGATCATTATCGGCGATGTCGACAGAACTTCCTGCACACCCGAACCAATCGCTGCGGATGATAGATCAGTTTCCCAATCAAACGATAGGAGGATGCTGTTGTTGTTTAATACCGTACCGACTCGAACGTATTTTGACGATGATGGCTTAACGAACGTGATGTTGCCAAAATTGTCGCAATATACCGGCAGGCCGAATTGGGCCGGTGATGTTATCAGCGTTCCTTCCCAGGCAGTATTGATGACAATCTTACCGGCTGTAGAAAGAGCTGCAGCGGTGTTACCAGGCGTGGCCTCGGTAATCATCGCGATAGGAGCTTGAACTTGGAAATTTACCGGGTCGCTAGAAGCTGGCGTCGCAAGACCGTTGTTAAGGTAGACGAGCGTGAAGGCTGGTATTGGTAGATTGTATGTTGTTACAACTAGCAGCGCGTTGTCAAGCTTAACTTGGCTGCCGGTATCATTCGAAATTAGATTGGTTTCGGTAGTTAGGAGGGCGCCGGCTTGATCACGAAACACGCCGCCAAATCCATCCGTTAGCACGAATCCAGCATCTACGTGCAGGCCGTTAAGACCTACTTGGGAGAATCCTGGGCCGATATTTTCGAAGTATTGAAGAATCGCGCCGTTGGTCAGCTGAGCGGCAAACACGAGGATCGTTGTATTCCAAACGGATCCATTCCAAATATTCATCTGGTTAAGGTTTGTGTTCCACCAAATTTGACCAACAGCTGGACTTGCCGGAGCTACGCCAGAAATAACGGGAGTGAGGGTTGTTGAGCCGCGAACTATCGCGCCGGTAGCTTCGTTTATCTGCCAGTAGAGATACTGGGTAACCGGACCAATCGGAAATGGACCCCAAGCGTTGACCACGCTGGCGTATTCGCCGATTAGGTAATCGCTAGTTGAAAATGCAGCCGTAGCAACAACTGGAATTTGACCTACGACTAGATCAATTCCATTGCTTCCATTGACGGTTAGAAAGCTAGTTGGCGCTGGAGCAGCAACAAGTCCCTGGCGAAACGTAAGCCTCATTGAGATGTCCCCTTACTGACATGGTTCTATGAGGTATTTATCCAGTTTGGTTGAAACCAGAGATTAAGTTCTTATTTCGCCAGCTTGTAAAAGTGATTCTGCAGCGCGTCAAACCCGCCAATAAGAGCGTCATTCTCAAAGATCTGAGGAACGGTGCGCGCTCCAGGTACTAACTTTTGCAGCTGTGGAACGGTAAAATACACGTTTCGCTCGTCCTTTACCTGACCGACATCTAAGATATATTCTTCAAATGGTAGGTTCTTTTCAAGCAGAAATGATTTCGCGCGAACGCAGTATGGGCAATTTGGTTTTGAGTAGATTTTGTACATTTATAGCTCTGGTAGATCTTCGTATTTAACTTCATTCGTCATGGAACCAATAACGTATGCTACGCTTTCGTTCTCTTGAAGGGCCGTTTGTTTCTTGTTTGTATTCAGGTGCTTGTTGAACCAAGGTACCGGAGTTGACTTCACTCCCGCGTCGTACTTGACCGAGATGTCCCTGAGACGACTTTGCGCGGTCCAATCGACGAAGCCAACCATCGTTCGCTCGTTCAAACCAATAACTGATCCTTCTTTGAACAGGTATTTTGCCCACGCCTTCTCCTCGTCAATAACGGAGACCAGCATGTCATGACATTCTTTTTTCGTTTCACTCGCCACTTGAGTAAAACGTGGGTCGCTTTTGACGCAGGTATTTATGATATAAGCTGTCCAATCAACGTGAAGCATCTCATCAGACAAGATGAGGGCAATTTCATTTCCGTTGCCAATAAAAATTTTATTCTCAACCATCCCCAAGCTTGTTGCGAAGGACACAGTGAATCTGATTGCTTCCAACCCGTAAGATGCGATCAGCGCGAGATAGATCGCCTTCACGTAATCGTGTTCGGTAACGCGTGATTCTGTTTCAACCCTACAGTTCAGGTGGTGAAGCTTATCGTAGTACTTGCCGATTGAGCTGGTCATCGCGACGATTTCGGCGTTGTCGTGAATCTTGTTGAATTCATCCTTCGGAACGTTGTAGATGTTTCGAATGATGTGGCTGTAGGCTCGTGAGTGAAGCATCTCAAACCACGTCCAGGTTAGCATGAGTGATTCAAGCTCCGGAACGGAAACTACCGGTGTAAAGATCTGCGCGGGCGCTCGACCTTGGATAGAATCTAGTGTAGTCTGCCTAAGAAGATTTGACGTGAAGATATGACGAACAGCCTTGGAAGCTTCCTTGAAGTCAATCTTATCCTTCGTCAGGGTAATTTCTTCGGGTACCCAAAACGCGCCGCGCTGAGTTTCGTCGAATTTTGCTATCTTCGGATACGCGTAATCGTCAAAGCGCTGGGTAGTCACTGGACCAGCTGGATCCAGAAACATCTGCCGCTTAGAATATTCAGGGATCACCCCATAGTCACGAGCTATAATACGCATGCCTCACAAGCCTCTTGATTATCTGATTCATTTTCATTTTCTACTTTTGATACTTCGATTAAGCCAGGCGCAATCTCGGTAGCCTTTAGCATATCCTTCGTTCCCTGCTTATCTCTCAAATCGTAGTAATGCGATTTGATTCCCCATTTAGAAGAGAGCATCAGATTTTTAGCTAGCATTGTTGCTGGAATTTTACCCTCGGGATAGTTCTTACCCGAGTAGAAAGTATCGGCAGAGATACCCTGATCAACGTAGGCTTGAAGAACCGCTACTGTCTTCAAGTAGTGAATACAATCGTCTTGGTCCCACAGCAGCTGGTAGTGATTCTTGAGCTTGCGGTATTCAGGAACCACCTGCGCGAATTCTCCCGCCTTTGAGCTCTTGATGATGATCAGCTGCTTGGTAAGATTAATTCCGTTTGTGGAGTTTATTACCACCGAAGACGATTCAACTGGAGCTATTGCCATCAGGGTAGCATTTCGGATGCCGAATTGCTTCATCTTCGAGCGAAGACCTTCCCAGTCTAGGTCTTCGCTAGGTTCAAAATTGGTTAATTCATTTACGCCCTTAGCTCGATTTTCCCATGGAAACAAACCTTGACCATAGCGCGTTTGAGCTGACAGCTGGCATGAACCTTTTTCCTGCGCCAGCTTAACCGAAGCTTCAGTTAGATAGAAAGCCTGGTGTTCCATCCAGCGCTTTACTTCAGCGAGTGAATCGGATTCACCGTACTTGAATTTGCGCTTAGCGTGCCAGTAGGCTAAGTTGGTAACGCCGATGCCAAGTGGTTCAAACTCATCATTTGCCAGCTTAGATTGAATTGAAAGGAAATCCTGGTACTGCAAGATGTTGTGAAGCGCGCGGTGCAGCACTATCGCTGGTCTCTTGATTTCTTCTGGGTGACGGAATGAACCCCAGTTCATCGAGCCAAGGGTGCAAAGCGCGATGCGCCCGCTTGGGTCATCTACGGTTTGGAATCCCTTAGTCGGGAGCATAATTTCGGTGCAAAGGTTGGTCTGATAGATCGGATTTACCGAAGGATCAAATGGACCTTGGTTCATCACGTTGTCGATGTTGAGGATGTAGTAGCGTCCAGTGTCACCGCGCTCCTTAAGCAGCCAATCCTTGATCACCGTCTCGGCTGATTCTACCTTAGTGCGAAGCCCAGCTTGATTCTCGTACTTAACGTAGAGCTCCTCAAATTTTTTGCTGTCGGAATAGAATGCCTCATAAAGGTCTGGAACTTCATTTGGATCGAAGAAGGTAATGTTTCCTTTCTGCGCGAAGCGCTTCCAGAAAAATTTGTTCATCACGACGCAGTAATCAAGATGACGCACCCGAGTTTCTTCGGTGCCCTGGTTGTTCTTTAGGACGATAAGGTCATCAAACTGATAGTGCCAGATTGGGAAGTTGACGGTTGCACTAGCATTTCTAATTCCACCCTGGGAACAGGATCGGAGGTCCGCGAACCACTTCTTGAGGAATGGAATGTAGCCTGTGTGCTTAACTTCCCCTCCCCGTATAGGCGCGCCAAGAGGACGAAGTCTACCAACGTCGAGCCCGATACCAGCCCGTTTTGCAGCATAGTCTGCCATGACCTGTCCAGATGCGAAGATAGATTTGAGGTTGTCGTCTGACTTAATGAGTACGCAACTGGAGAATTGCTTAGTACGAGTTCCAAGTCCGGCAAGAACTGGTGTAGCAAGAGTGAACAAGCCGTCAGAAGCTGAGTTGTAGAAATCTCGTATCCACCGAAGTCGATCCTTTGATTCGGCATGGAAAGCCGTTGCTGCAGCGACAATGTATCGTACTTGGGGAGACTCAACAATGGAGCCCGTCTTGGTACGATCTTGGACAAGATATTTTTCAATGAGTTGGTCAACTGCCGCATACGGAAGATTTTCATCCTTTTCATGATCTACGATTTTTTCTATTTGATCCCATTCTTCTTCCGTATACCACGTTAAAAGATCTGGAGTGTAGAATTCTTTCTCTACATTCTTCTTGATGATTTCGAACAAGCGGGGTGGTTGATACTGCCCGTAGATATCCTTGCGAAGCATTGAAATGCGCTGCTTTCCAGCTGCATACTGGTAGTTGACATTTCCAATGTCGGGGTGCTCTTCCTCATCGATAAGATCTATCATGGCGCGTAAGGCCATTTGATCAAGTTCTCGCGTGGTCATCCCATCATAGAGGTGGGCCTGCGCCGCAATTTCGATCATCGATGATGATACACCATCGATTCCTTCACAGACTTTTTCTATCTGCGCCTGCCATTTTTCAATGGCAAGTGGAACTCTTTCGCCATTTCTTTTGATGACGTAAAGATCTGTAGGCATATGATACTCCGGCAAAAACTGTAAACGACGCGACGACAAACGTCGCAATCTTTGTAATTTTGTGTGAGGGTATTTATCCCTCACCCGCTCATAAACTGAAAAACAGGTTTATAAGCTTGCCGTTATCGCTACAAGCGCTGAAGCTGGAATATTGACGTCATTGATTAGCTTGCGCGCGTAAGCTACCTTTGGACCGCTTGCCGCGTGCCGATGGTGGTGCTTTGGGAGCAACCAAGCGTGGAAACTTTTCTTCGTCTTACCCTTGTGCTTGAGAGCTTTATATTCTTGTAGTTTGGTGCTCATTTTGATTCCTTAGTATGAGAAAATATCACCGACAACTTTGTTGGTGAGATATTTGTAAAGATCGTGCGGGCCGATAACGACCGACAGCTGATGCGTTTTGCCGAAGCGTGGGGTTGATGGGCCTACTGGATGCACTAGAGCGGTGCCCTTGCTGATCATTGGGTGCACCAGAGACATCTGCTCAGCATAATCTAACACCATGATATCGAGCATGCGCAAGTTCATCTCATCTGGAGAAAAGCTAAATGCAACGTGCTGACTTGACGCGCAGGATTGGATGCCAACCGTATCTATCTGATAGGTTTCTTTATCGGTGACGAGAATAAACCACGTAGCTGGAATCCAAAATTCAGTTCCGTTGATGCGCACCTTGACGGCGGCACCGGTTGTTTCCTCGAGATACTGAATCTGATTGAGCATGAAGTCACACGCCGGTGCGCTAAATATCCAATTATGCTTGATGACAATCGGAGCTTGGAGAGAATCGATTACGAAGGGTTTGTTGAATTCTGGAAGTACCTGCATTTATTTTCTCAATATGTTAGAAATTTTTGTTCTTGTATAAGCTTAACTAGGACATCACCGTGACACGCTTTTGGCTTGCACCAGCATCCAAGCGTCTTTCCATCTAGCTCGTGTAGCTCACTTAGGAGCTGGGGCTGTGTTCTTACCCATTCCTCGTACCTAGCGATCACATCAGATCGCGTGCCGTCCTTTCCTATCTCGAATGGGTTTCCCCATTTGGACGGACGACCGATGTAGACATCATGCGGGTTGCTGAAGTGAACTACCCGAGTCACATGAATCCTCTACGAAAATAACAGTGGTAATCTATGCTGATGTTATCCGATTTTTGAATTGCGCTGAAGCCTTCTGGCGAAATCTGAATGCCACCATCAACCGCGATTGGAATATCCGAAAAGCACACCACCTCACTACCAATGCGATCCTTCTTGAAGATGAGTTTCCAATATGTTGCGCGAATTTCATTTGGCTGTAGCGTTGGATCCACAATCACGGTACAGGCTTGCTGCCGTAGGAAGGTGGCATTAGTATCTAACCAATCCTTCTTCTCTTGATTTTGCACGATGAGAATATTGGCTACGGCCCTTCTACTTCTAAATGCGACGGCACTGCGGAGAATGTTGGCGGCGACCAGCAATTGGTGTTCACCTGATTTTTGAATATTCTCGTTGACTTCGGTAGTCCACAAATCGTCGAGAGACGGTTGTTCTAGAAATGGCATTGGTCCCAAATCAATTGACATCTGTTGCTGTTTTTCAGTTGCGCCATTACCCCACGTATTGGCATCTACCCAATGGTATGTGTAGTGTAGAAACGGTAGCTGCTTTGGTGTTTTAAACAGATCCATGCAGCGCTTCTTGAATTGATTTCTTGATGCTAGCGATATCCTCTTGCGAGTAAAGGCGTCCATGGTTGTCCATCATTCGCTTGCGCCCTGGAACTACCATGTTAAGAAAATTCCACTCCTCTTCGGTGAACACCGCGTAGCGGCTTCGTCCATCCTCGAAGAAAACGTTAAGGCGGTGTTTCATACAACCATCTTTATCCAACGCGCCGGTATACTCCGCGAAAGCCTGCATGTCTTCAGCTGATAGCTTGTACCACGGCCCGGTCTGGGCTTCTACCGCTGGTCCAGCTTCCATCGTAATCGGTCCTAAAATGTTACTCATACTTCACCTTTACAGTTTGTTTTTTGAGAACTGGATACCCAGCTTCAACGTAGTGCTTGATTCTATCCTTGGCGTGCTTCTTAGCCCACTTGAGCTTAGAATGAACGTCTACAACGTGCACCGCCGATTTATCATGTCCAATTCGAAGACCTCGGCCAATTGATTGAATCGCCTTGATGAACGATTTACCTGCATCAACTAGCATTAAGCAGAACACCCTATCGATCGAAATGCCGGTACTTGCGATTCCTGAAGAAGCTATCACTATCAAGTCATCTCGCTGTTCGAACATGTCGTAATGTTCCTTTCGCAGATCAGTTGGAGATTCTCCGTAGAGAAACACAGAATCCTTGATCAGTGATGCCAGCTTCTTTCCGAAGGGAATGTTGTTGACTAGCACGAGAGTGTTTCCGTGGGTTGCGCACTTGGAGATGATGAGATCCGCGATGATCTCCATTCTTCCGGTGCTCTTTCCAAGGAAGGACTTCTCGGCGTCGTAGTTTACAAATTCTTCGTCAACGTACGTTTCGTGAAGCTCAATCGGTTCAATTTCAACCTTAGCCAGATAGCTATTTTCGATTAGCCACGCCGCCGGAATTTCCTTTAGGATCGGTCCTATGGAGGAGTGCAGCGCCATCTTATCTGATTCTGATTTTGGAAACGTTCCAGTAACGCCAAAGCGGTATGCTATGTGTTTGCCGTTGGTGTTTATTAATTTTTGGGCTACTGCCGCTTTAATACCATGGGCTTCATCCCATATTAACACATTGAAATCCTGAAGTATACTGGGATTGTATTGAAGCGCCTGCCAAGTTGCAACGACGTGCGAGTGGTTGACATCCTTATCCTCGCCAGAATAAATTCCTACGTCATCACCGCACAGCAATCGATACCACTCTGCTGTTTGCGCTACCAGATCCGCAGAAGGAACTATCGTCATTACCTTGTACCCAGCTTGAGCGTAGATGTGTGATATTCCGGCGGTAATGGATGTTTTTCCAGCTCCAGTTCCAGCGATGATGAAACCAGATCCATTTTCTAGAGCTGAATTTATCGAGTCTACTTGGTACGGGCGGAGCTCAAACGGTTTGCCGCCAAATTCAACGTTGCCAAACATTGCTGGGAAGGCGCGCGCGATAGGAGGAACGGTAATCTTTCGATTGTCGATGAGCTCAATATCGTAGCCCCACTTCTCGATGAAGGGAAGAATTTTATCGAGAAGCCGTACGTAGGTTTTTCCAGTTTTTTCAAAAAAGTGAACCTTACCATCCCACCTCCCCAACTTATATGCGGGCATGAAAAAATATCCATCGACATGGATACCGAATTCTTTCCACAGCACTTCGATATGTGTTGGCGTTAGTCCGGTGAAGTTGCACCAAACCTCGTCCCTAACGGATAGATAGCACTTCATCAATCGTCAAACAGAAAGAGGTAGAGGATATCGGTGTCGTCATCATACTGCGCAACGTCTTGCTTTCCGGTGATAAAGTGCTTTGTGATTCCAAGTTTCTTTATCAGCTCGGACCAATTTACACCCAGCGCGAAGTCACTAGCGATCATGCAGTTAACAACGTTGATGAATTTGGAAATTCCAATCATCTCGCGCGGAGTAATGATCTTCTGTTCCTCAAGCTCCAAGCATGGACCATCTTCTGGAACGATAACATATCGAACGTCGCTTTTAACTTGAGAAAGTATCAGCGCGAGCATCGTTGAACCGATACCAGCTTTACCAGCTACGGCAGATCCACCTACCGAACCTACGCCAGCGCTTCCAGAGCTACCCGAAACAGGAATGTTGATTCCGCCGGCAGGCCAACCAGCTGATCCGGTATTTCCAGCGCCTCCACTTCCAGCAGTGCCCGGCGGCCAATTGAGCTCGTCAAGGTTAATGTCGAGCTCGTCCATATCGTCATCTGCCATGGTTAACTCCTTAGAGAATTGCGTCTTGCATCTCGGAGATGCGTAATTTTGTGATGTTTCCGACCATCCATCCCATCTGCTTTAGGGCGTCCACGATGGAGGCGAGGTTGTTCTTTAGGGCGACAACCTCAATGATTATCTGATTTATCTCGACAACTTCCTTTTCGGAAGCGATGTACATCGTGATGTCTTTTGTTGACAGGGCTTTGCTGTAGTTCTCGTTGTACTTTTTCCACAGCTTGCCAACTCGCTTTTCCTTGATGTTTAGAATCCACTCCTCAAGACCTTTCATTTCCTGAAAGGCTTGATCATAAGCTGACTGATAGTGCGGGAGCGTGCGCATGACCTCTTCCAACCGCCTACCCTCGATCTTGAAGATGGGCTCGGCCGCCGCTATCTTCTGCTCATACTTTGGTAGCAGCGGAACTATCTCGTCAAGCTTGTCCTCGTCCAGGGTAAGTAGAAATGTCATCAGCCATTCCTTACTTCGCAAACTACTATCGATTGACCGCCGTGAACCCACATAACCGCGGTTTCACCGCCTTTCAATTCTTGGCGGTTGGCATAGTTTGTACGAGGATCCTTGTCAAGCTCTGTCAAATCAGAACCTACATTTCGCACTTCGACTATTCGGTTTTCTCCGACGTCGCTGTTGGTAATCGTTATCTTGATTGTCATGCTTGTCTCGTGATTATGAATTCGGAAGAAGAATAATCAAAATCGATAGCGGCTGAATCTAGCTTATCGAAAGTATAGAAATTTGTATACACCTTCGGTGTTGCCGATATCATCAGATCGGTCCATGGCTGCCTTTCGTGAAGCATCTCAAACGAGACGCTACCGCGAGGTTGTGAAGTTATTCTAACCGCGTGAGCGCCTTCATCAGTGATGAGGCTCAGCAGCTTCGCCATCGCGGTATACGTGAGATACTTATTCATGCCCAGCCAGCGCCTTAAGCTGCCTGATTGATTCGGGATCCTTGGCCATTTCGACGCCGCCGAGATTTACGAGCAGCTGAACAATTTCAGCGTCGAGTTCCTTTTGAATCTCGCTGGATAAGGTTTTTGCGAGTTGATCTTCAATTACCCAATCCTGGATAAAACTTTTCCACTTCAGCGGATTTGACAGTAAAAGTTCTACCCAGCGATAGCGAAACTTCCACTCGTAAACGCGGCCGCGCTTATTTCGATATTCCCCGATGATAACTAAATGCTTTTGAGATATAGTCGCGTAGATTTCTTTCCACGTTAGCCGCGCGGGAGGTGCGCACATTCCGTGTGCGCACATCAACTGATCAACCGACTCGTTTTTCAATTCAGCTTTCAGCATCACTCTTCGCCGTCGCCCTCTTTACCGTCAGTAACTAGGCTGACGGTGCTGATGACGTCCTTGAGCTTCTGGTTAAGCTTGCGTGGAGATACGAATACCTCTCGTGCCAGCTCGCTGTGCTCCTTATCGCCGTCGCCGACGAACACTGGATATTCAAGAATGAATCCGCCAGAAACGACCTCGATAACGATTCTTTCACCATATAGATTTTTCGACATAAATTACTCCTTCTTCTTTTTTGGAGATGGCTTTTCTTCATCGACGATACCTTCAGCTTCTTCGGTGAAGTTAGAATCGTCAGCCATCATTTCTAGAACTGTCTTTTCAGCCGCAGCAATCTTTGGATGAGACAGAATTTTGTTTACAAGCTCCTCGTCGAGATCCTTCGATTGGAACTTGATGGTCTTTTCACCAGGAAGATCAAGTGACTTCCACGCGCCGGCAGAAGTAACGATACCCTGCTCTTCCATCATGTCGAGGAAGCCAGAGTACTTGCTCATGCCAGATGCCCAAGGAACTTGAACTTCTGTTTTCTTTCCCATCTGCGCGAAGCGAGACTTGTAGGTCTCTACCTTCATTCGAACACCAGTTACTTCTCCCTCTTCCTTCAGTTTAGCTGGAGTAATGAGAAGAATCTGGGATGCCGAATAACGAATCGCGTTGTTGATGATCCAGAGCCCTTGACCATTCATCAAATCCTGGTTAGGATAGACTTGATGGCTAACTAGGAACGACATTGGGAAGCGCTTGATGCGCGACACGATGGTGCGAAGCATGTGCTTCGACTGGCGCGCCTTCTGACCCATATCGCCCTTCTGCTGTCCCTCTTGGAAGTGCTTGTCTTCTGTGTCGGTGATGAGCATGTCGATTGAGTCAAGGGAGATGACAACCTTCGGTGCATCGAAGTTATCGCGGCCATAGGCCTTCTCGTACATCTGAATGAATTCAGAAAGTACGCTCACCACATCGGCAAAAGTTGTTACTCCCGCGTATTGGAGGTTATCGTCATCAACGTTAACACCAATCTTTGAGAGCCAACCCTTGTCGAGCGCGTGTTCGGAATCGAGCACGAGAACGAAAGCACCTTGATCTTGAGCGTGCTTTAGGATGTTGGCGAGGATGAATGATTTACCAGCTCCGGATGGACCAGCGAGGCATGTGATGCGTCCTTGTGGGACGCCTTTCGAAAAGGATCCAGAGATAAGATTGTTCAGCGCGAGGTTTCCAGTACCATACCAAAATTTTGGTGGTCCAAAATCGGTAACGATGGAATCCATCTTCGCTAGGGTCTTTCTAAAATCCTTGAGGAATGATAGTGCCATAGAATTTCTCCTTGTTAGAAATGGAGAGGTGTTAGTCCCTCTCCAAATTCAATTACGCTGCGCTGGTGGCCGCTTGGGCTTTCGCGCGGGCGCGGAGCTGTTCTAGGACAGAATTTGCCTTCGAGGTAGCTGGAGCAGCCGCTGTTACCGCTGGAGCGGTTTCCTCAGCTTGCTTTTCAACAACCTTGGTTGCAGCGACCTTAGCTGGTGCCGGTGATACCGAAGGAGCTGGAGCATCATCCGCGTCGTCCTCAGCTACTGGCTGACCCGTTTGGTCTGCGACCAAAAGAGCTTCGACGGTAGCCAAATCCAACTTCTTGCCACGGTAGTCAGCAAGGTTGAACAGCTCCAAGCTCTCGATGATTTCATCGTCGAGATCGGTCTGCTTTGGCGCGAAGGATGAAGTGGTGTACGAGGCGTACTGACCAGACTTCGTCTTCTTGATGCGGAAGTTGTAGCCGCCCTTGAACTCGTATGGTGCTTCCTCGAGATCGCCAGACTGGAATGCAGCTTGAATCTGCTTAAACACAGCTGGACCAAACGCGATTAGCTTAACAAGCTTCGACTGATCGTGCTCAATTGGAGACTCGATGACGATAACTTGACCGATGTATTCCTTCTTACGGTAATACTTTTTACCCATCTCTTCGTTCTTCTCGTCGTAATACTTACGTGATAGATCGCAGATTGGGCAGGATTCGCCGTGCATTTGGAGGCAGGGAACCTTCTTCTTGTTTCCGTTGACAACTAATTCGTGCTGTAGGTTTTCTACAAGAAATCCAAGGTTGTTGTCGCCGTCAAGATCTGGGAGGAAACGGACAATCGCGGTTGCGTCGTCGGGCATTTTCCAGAAGGGGTAGAAGAGTTTCCAGTTTTGATCGCCACCAGAAGTCTTCTTATCAAAAGCCGCTTTGAGGGCTTGAAGTTTTGCATTTGCAGACATTTTAGTTATTCTCCTAAACAGTAAATTTTCAAAATATAAATCGCACACAACATGAGTATGCGAGATTATTTATACTAGTCTCATCCAGCGCGCAGCCTGGAAATGGTGCGCTTCAGCGGGTTTCATCGGGGATTTTAGTAGGAGCCTTTGGCTCTCTAGTTATTTTCAGCGGATGTGAAGGTGTCGCTTCACCAGTACGAAGTCAATTATAGCACAGCTGCGCTAGGAAGTAAACAACTGCGAATCAGCAAACTAGCTCACCAGTCGTTGATATAGATACGCATTCTTCTCTTTGTTCGTGGGTATCATGTGGGCCTTCATGGTGTTTTGGAAGGCGACAGCGCATCCGGTGGCTCATCGGTCCCCACCACTTCCAACACCAACTTGCTTTCCAATCGTGTGGATTTCCAGCTTCTACAGGACCCTCTGGGATCAGCATGCCTGTCACAAATAGATCGCGGCGGCAACCAGGACAATAGGCGAGATTGTCGGCGTAATTTACGTAGTTTCCGCAGCCGTGCGGACATGGTGCGATGGTCATCGCTGTCGTCCACCATCAAATCGATCATCGGGAACTGCGTTCGGCAGAACTAACAGATCACCTAAGGTGATCTTCTTAATCTCACCGGACTCACGCTTGAATTTCTTTTCAGCTTCCCATTTAGCTTCAAGCTCAACAAGTGATGGAACCTCATTCCAATCGTCACTGGAGCTGGTAGTAGTTATCGTTTCTTTAAGCGTGTAAATTCGATACGCAGGGCGCTCACCGGTTTTGTAATAATTCGGTACGCATTGCTCACCGCGACTCTTGGCACCAGCCCATGTTTTCCATTGCTTAGCCTTCGTAATATCGGTTGTGTAAATTGGTTTCCACAGATGATCGTGATCAACGTAGAAACCCTGACCGCTAACCTCAACGATAAAGCGCTTACGTGTTATTGTCAAAATGAATCACCGAATGAAGGGTAGGATTCTTGGACGTTCCATCAGCTACGAATAGAAAATCAGCTTCACCAGGAACTAGAATTTCTTCCTGTCTGAAATACATATCCCGAACAACTGATGTTGGGACTGATTTGTCACGGCGGGTAGATTGACGATCAATAACGGTCTTTAGTGGGCTCATTACCTGGACGGCCCACACGGTGAATCCCTTCTGACGAGCTTCAGCTATCCACCGCGTTCGCGACTTTCGCGAAAGATTGGTATTGTCGATAAACAGCGCATCAGCCTTCAGCGCCTCGGCCCACGCCGCGTCAACGAACGCTTTGAATTCCTTTTCATGTTCTGTTGCGCACTCAAACGCTTGAGCGTACATGTCGGCGTCAGAATCATTATCCGACCACCACTGACCAACCTTTTTCGTGTGAATGAAATTCATGCGACACGAATCAAGCGAGAAGGTGGAAACTTTGGGATTTCCGCCAAGCATCATTTTTTCTTTAGTGATGTGCTTGATAAGGGTCGATTTTCCAGAACCCGAAGCGCCAATCATGATGTATGCAATTTTACCCATTCGACACCAACTCTCTGCGCAGAGTTGCGGCCCGCTTCCGCAGTAGCTCGTAAATTGACCAATGATCTAGCACGAAAAAGCGATCTTGCCCGTTAAGCTGGTATCTAACTACGACTTCAGATGTCTCAAGGCAGTTTCCAGGTTTACGTTCGTCGGAATTCTTGAACATTTCCTCTATGTCGTTCATCTCGGTAAGAAGCTGGGCTTTGACTCGTTCGAATATGCTCATCGGAAATATCCTCTCCATTCCGCGGTACCATCCGGGTTATTGATCTTTGTGGTTGCTAATCCCATCCACGCAAGCATCAGCGCTGACCACGCGGTGAAAAATATCACGCTTAGAATCAGATGATTGTGAAGCAGCTTAACCCACAACACCGAACCACCAATCCAAAGTCCACCAACCATCATCACGCAAAAGATCGTGTGACAGATGTAAAACCAATATAGGCCACTTCCATCATCCGGAGAATGCCAATTGTACTTGCTCATACCAGCTCCCATTCTTGCATCCAAACTGCAACGTCATCCAGCTTCTTTTCCTGATCATCGGATATGCGGCCATGCTGATCGCTGTTAAGTAAATCCAACCATGCCTGATGACCATCCTTACCTATGCGGTGGAAAAAAGCATCTTTCAAATTCTTGCGCTTCTTCTTGTCCTTGAGCGCGAAGGGAACGTGGTGCTCGATCATGAGGGCAACGTTAGCTACGTCCATCAAGCTGAAATCGAGAACTTTTCCACCATGCTGCAGCTTGGAAAGCGCGTAATCAGTCCAGATGCGAGCAGACATAAGTTCGTGACCGTGATAGGCGCGATATTCACCTCGCTCCTCGGAGAACTTTTTGACTTCCGCCATCGGCTTACCGACATCGTGCATCAAGCAGCTAACCATCGACAGCAAGCGCTGCTTGTCGGTTCGATGATCAAAAAAGTTCGCGGTGTAGTAATCGATGAGCATCTGCGTGTGAACGGCGACGCTCTCCTCGCGGTGCCACGGGCTGTTCTCGTGGGTGTTGGCCATCGCGTACCACAGATTGGTCTGCTTGAAATCTAAGAAAAACTCGTTAAATTTTTCAATCGTGTTCATGAATACCCGGCTTTGTCAATTTTATTGCTGCGAAAATGAGAACAAATTCAAGAAGCGGTACGGATAAAAGAGCGAGAACAAATTTCAAAATTTAAACCTCAACCCCATCTTCCAGTTGTGAAGCGCAAAACCCGATTCCGTTCCAATGCTAAGAATTTCCCACGCCCTGATAACCTTCGGGTTTACATCATGATCAACCATCAGATACGTTATCGATGAATGTATCAGCGCGGTTATCGTAGTAGCCCCAACGATAGTTGCGTCGGATGGATGATGTCCCAACAGCGGATTCTCCTCCTGGAGGTTGGGATGATTCTTGATATCCAGCGTTGTCAGCATATCGGCGGCTTCCGCCGCGTAGAATACGTACTCTAACTTAGGCATCGATTTCCAAAACGGTCGACACCACTGCGCACCACAGCTTGAGCTATCCAGCGCCGCCTGCGTAACTGGCGGATCGATATCATCGATGGTCGGTGCGGCGCTAGCTGCTCCGGCTAGCGTGATGAGCGCGACCAGCGCTAAGTGTTTCATCATTCACCTTTCTATCGTTGAAGCCAAAGAATCGACCGATGAGGGATCCCACGATCAACTGAAACAGAATGAACCCAACAGCTACGATAAGGATGTGCATCATGATCCTCCTGTGATTATACTATCATAGATATTGAAAAACGTACACTTATCTTTTGTGTGGATGATATGTTCCTCGAATGAGAACTCCAATCTCCTTGCCATTCTTCGTAATCGGTATTGGCTCACCAACTACATACGAGTAGATGAAGTAGATCAATCCAGAAATCGCGATTAGCAAGAACACGATTACCAGAAATAACCAAAAGGTCATGAGGAGCGGTATTACCAGAACAACACCAGCCCACATCAATATCGTCAAAATTTTATCCCGCATTTAATCCATCCTACAGTCTGCATTTGCATTGATGTGACCAGCTCGAAGGACGGCAGCAAAAGCTTCAGCTCCCGCCATCTTGGCGTCCATCCACTGGGTGTGATTGTTACTCGGATTCCAGATGGTCCAGCCGCCGTCATGGGCGGCGTGTCCAACGCTGTTATTCTTGAGAAATGAAACAAATTTTCCGCGAGCCGGCTTGATAGTTACCCACGCGAAGCCGCATGGATACCATTCTTTCGGATTTTCTTTGATTTTGGATGCTGCAGCTTCAGCCGCAGCCAACCGTGCCCTGAAAAGAAGATCAGCAAATTCCGCCAATTCGGTTGCCAAGAACCGCCTCCTTCTTGTCTTGAAGACCAGCTAGCACACCGTAGAAGTACGCGATGATGACTGAAGCTTGAACGCTTGAGTCGGTACCCTCGGTGTAAAAATTTACGCTCGACCACGCGTCATCTGATGATTCGCGAGTGTAAAGCTCGTATGATTTGACAACGGTTGGATCTGTGAAAAACGACTTGATGGTTTTACCGCGCTCTCGTATCATCCACCTCTTGCTCGACTTCAACCTAACCTCGTTGAGAAGGCGGTTGAGGGTGTTGCAGGTGGTTGGAGCTTGGAGTTCTTCAGCGTCCACGTCCAATCTCCCGCGAAATTTGCGGATCGTAATACGCGTCGCCGTCATTGAGTGGCCGCGGTGCGCGAAGGTTGCGCTTCACCTGGGAATTGATGACGCTTTCAGCGTGACGAATGCGATTCATCTGGCGCTGAGTAAGAAAGTGTCCACCACTTCGTCCAAACGGTGTTCCACACCCACGCAGGTCAAGCTTCAACCGCTCCTTCGCCATCGCGAGATTGGCCGCGCTGCGCGGAGTTTGATTGGGTTGGGGTTTCCAGGGAAAGATTCTTTCTTCCCTAACCTCAGAAGCTGGGATTTTGCTCATAGATGTGCCCCCTGACAAGAGACCAAGTTCCACCAATTCGCAGCCAATATCCACGATTTTTGGGTCGACGGTATTTGTGACCCCCCGACGTGGTAATTTGATAGGTGGGAGTAATCTTCGTGATCACTCCATCAGGATACGTGTCACCGTTGAAGCTGTACGAGACCTCATCACCAATCTTTGGTATCTCGATGAGATCGTACCGGGGAGATGTATGCGAGCCGTGATCAACCGGTAGTAACTTTCGGCCGGTGTTGATCTCAAGAAGACGGGCTATTCGAGTTACTTCCTCGAAGGTCTTCCAGTCGGTGCGATTCTGCCACTCTGGACCTATCCGATACGCCATAACGGTCTGTTGGCCTACTTCGTAGTTATACGGCACCTTAGCAGGATCAGCTGAAACCTCAACTGGTATAGTGCCGTGAAAGCGTACGTAGATCATGTTAACTCCCTGGTTCAGGTTATTGTAACACGCTTTTTGGACGATGTACAATGCAGCTCAAACTTTCGCAGCAGGATGGCCTGTTGTTGTAGAGCTTGAATTTCCCACGGTCTTTTCAAATAGGCCGATTTGTTGTACCGGCAGAACACGCCTCCTCTCCACTTAACCATTGGCGGTTCAAAGCGAAGGAGGCCGCTCGCGATCTGCTTAACGTGAACAAATTCGTGTGCAATCGTGTGCCCAAGCTCATATGGCGTTTGGTTGGGGTTTAGGAACATTACGATCTCGCGATCGGTATGGACGACCCAACCACCATCCGTGGAGAACTTTGGAGCTGGAGTTATCGCAAGATTATAGCGGCTGCTTCGGAGCCTAAGCTCATCGATCAAAAAATCAGCTAGAGCTTCGATGTACGCCTTCTTGTGGCTTTTGCGAAGAAAGACCTTGTAGATCACTTCAAACCCAAAGAAAGAAGGCTGCGATCGCGAAAAGAGCTATCAAGAAAACGATGAGGTCGCGCTTGTTCTCGCTCATTGGGCCCACTCCGGACATTGTTCACGATCAGCCCAATCTTGGGCTTGTCGCTCGAGCATTTGACCATACGCGATGTCGCCATCCTCGTCGGGAATTGGATCATCCCACTGGGAAGCTTCATGCGCTATCCGATCGATACCTTCAGCTCCGCCTAACCGCTCGTAGGCAAGAAAGCCGATCACATTCAGCTGAGCTACGGAGGACATAGCGATCATGGAAAATTCCTCAATCGTTGAAGATGATAACGGTCAGACCGTCAAGGATGGGGCTGCGCGACGGGTTGTGAGCCTCGAACACCCAGGAGATAGTATCTCCATCGACGTCCTTGTTGTGCTTTTTGAGGGTGAAATAAACCACCCCACGATTACCCCGAATGCCGAAACCGATATCGAGAGAATCGGTCCAGAGCTGGCGGAGAACCGCCGGTACTTCGGAAATTTCACTAACGAAAGTTTTCTTAGCTTTTTCGTATGTGAAGCGCTTGTGATCGTAAACGTGTCCGATAACGCTGTCAGATGTGTTCATGTTGGTCATTATACCATGAACCTGTTGAAAGTACAATCCAACCTATTATGTTAAATTCGAATTATTGTTAAGTTGGTCAACACGATCCTTTGCCTCTATCAGAAGATGCATGAAGTGGCCAGGGCATGTCGGTGGAAGCTTACCGGTGCCAACAGCCCACGTGAGAGCTTGTTCGTGAAGCTCGAGCAGCTGTACCAGCTCATTGTATTTAGGTAGGCGTGTCATACGATCTTCTTTTTCTCCATTGATATACGCTACCATCCGGAAGCTTTCCATCAATAACGCCTGCAACTCCTGTTGAGTGGTGACTGCAGCTTGTCACGTACATCTTCCCAGCCGCTCTAAGCTCAGCGCAGCGCGCCAGCATTTTTACTATTTGATCTTCACCATCTTCAAACCATTCGAAGCAGGCCTGAGGAGTTACACCATCGTGTAACTCAATCCAATAAACCATCATCCCATTAATCACGACCAACGCCATCAAAAAATTTGAAGAAGAGGATCATCACGATGTAGGCGGCGTACGCGGCGGAAAGAACACAGCTTGCGATCATGCTCCAAAATAGATCAAGGCGCTGGTACATGAAGATACCCCAAACTGCCCACGCAAAGAAGTAGATTGCGGCGTAGATGGAATATCCCTTGAGGCTTTTGTCTCGAAGGAGACATTGAATGTTGATCCAAAGGATCACGATGGCGCCGATGTTGAACCACGATGTGACTTGATCAACAAGGGAGCTCATAGCACGCCCACGGCGAACATTGAGCGGATTACCCAGTCGTCACCATATTTGCGCCCCCAATATTGACGACGATAGCGCCACCGACGGATTTGTTTCTTCTGCTCGAGTGGGCTTAGCTTCTTAAACCACTCTTGTTCTGTTGTTGGTTTCATGCTACAGATTATAATCCAAATATGACCACAAGTACACTAAACAAAGATGGGAACGGGCTCATCACCATACTGGTCCTGTGGTGTATCAGGATCAACATGATCAGAATCCGGATCTACCGATTCGTAAACTACCTTTCGAGCCTTCTCATCGTATGCCGCAAGTCGCGATAAAGTTTTCATGACGATGGTAAGAGCTGAGATAGCATCATCGGTACATCCGTCCTTAGCCATAAACGTGCCAGCCTGCGAAACGAAATTTTGCAGCTCATACAGCAAAAGATCCGAATGAATGACAATTCCAGTAGCGCCTTTCTCGATAAGATTCTTCATCTGCATGCACGAAAGCATCTTGGATTTACCAGTCGTGTAGCAACCGAGGCGCAGCGGATTCTCATTGTAGAGATCAACACCGTCTATGTAGACTCCGCCATCCGGCGAATCATCGTTTTGAATCATCGCAACCAAAGCTTCACCAACGCCGTTGCGCTCAAATGACCAAATTACTTCAGCTCTACCCTTACCAGCATCTGGCTTTCGTAGGAATCTAAACAGCCACTTAAGCTTAGCGTAGATGAGTGGAATGCTGACGGTGTTCAACCTCAGCTCCATCACCTGTTCCATCTTAGGAAATTCAAACACCTCGATGACTGAAAAATCCTTGCTGTTTCCGGTAGCTGGATCCAAACCAACAAGATATGTTTTACCACGCCCACCAATATTTTCCTTCCATATCTTGAAACCCATGTTTTCAGTTATTGGACGAGATGGTTTGAGATATGACAGCTTGAGTGAGTCAATGAGCATGGCTTGTGACGAAATGAACTCGCATAAAACTTCCTGCCTAAAGCCTATAGGGCCAAGCTCACCGATCATGTCCTTGAGATATTGCTCACCACGCTCTGGATGCAAATTCCATGGGAAGAACAGTGGAACGAATAGGTTAGCCGCATTCATTCCATTTTCGGTCTTGATAATTTCCTTAGCATCTGGGGCATGCTCGGCGCCCTTGTTAAGGTTAGCGCCTCGCCAAAGAGTAGAAAATAAATCCGTGTCGCCATTTGGGGTTGATGAAATGATTGCTTCACCACCGGTAGCCAAGGTTGGGGCAAGAGATCGCCACATAGTCGTTTGAATCTTGTGGCTTACGAACGCCAATTCGTCCAAATACAGCTTGGAAACTGCAAGACCTCTACCGGTTTTTTCAGTTGTAGCTTCAGATTTAATTCTTGATCCGTTATCAAATTCGATGTTGTGCTTGTTGTAATACTTACACCCGGCTTTGAGCCAATTTGGAAGTTCTTCATAGGCAAAGCGAATGCGATCCATGATTTCCATAGCGTGGCCGTTATTTTTGGATGCTATGACTATGGTTTTATCGCTGTGAAACATCGCGTACCACAAAAGGTACATCGAAATCGTTTGAGTTTTACCCATCTGACGTGAGATAAGAGCGATTACGCGCTTGTTGTGCTGGCACGTTCTTACGAGCTCTTCTTGATACGGGTAAAGGTTAAAAATAAGCTTACCGCGAACCGGGTGTTGCAGATAAACGTAGTTTCTGATGAAGTAAACCGGATCGGCCTGACATTTTTTGAGCTCTTGAACTAGCTCTGGCGTGTATTCATTTTCAGAATGGGCACGCTTGATAAACGGATTGGCCGGCATTATGACAACCCAAACCGAAAAATCGCAAAGTTTAGCTCTCTCGCTTTCACCTCATCAACAGCTCTTTTGCGTGGTTCAAAAGTGTTGGGATCTACCACCACTACGTCATCACCAGCGCTTACGTGCGGGCGCTTAGCGCACGAATAATAGTGAATGAACGTTCGCTTCTCGGCAAATTCGCTGATGTTGAAAATTACGTTAAGCGAATCGCTGTTAAGTGGGAGAGGAACTTTGATTGAGTAGGCTGTAAGTGGAATTACATCAACATCTGAAGAATCGTTCCTTACGTTACCAGCATTGTCCACGAGACATACTGGGCCGGGCATGTCATCGCCGCGAAACATATCTGAATTACGCGCGAGAAGAATTCGCATGCATTCTTCACCCAAGACATCATCAATGTCTTCACTTATTCTAACCATATCATTTCTCCTATAGCGGGATCACGTGCAAACGTTTTAACAAACCCGTCAGGTATATTTATGGAAGTCAGGTTGATGAATCAGGTAATTTCCAAGCTTTGGGCACCGAGAACGTCTCGTTGAATCACCAGCGCGCGCACTAGGTCGGCCTTGAGGTGGTCAATCTGAGAATCTGATGGTTGGGATCCGTGCTTTTTGGTGTAACGTTCGATAGCACCGCGGGCCATGACTTCGACAACGTCCCCGTAATGTTCTACTCGAGCGGCAGTAACGTTGACCTTCACGCGAACTGGCTTGTCCATGTCGCTGTGGATGCCAATTTCATCTACCTGAAATTCAGTCACCTGCGCTTTCTGCCTGCTTTTTGAGAAACATCGGTTTGTGGCCCAGCTTAAGCTTCACTTTATTTTTAAGCTTATCAAGCGCGCCAAGAGGTGGTCCAGCCTGCTTTTTCAGCAGGCTTGGAACTTTATTTTCTTCCTCAGAATCATTTTGGAGGAATTGAGCGAACGTTGTTTTCATTTTTGGTCTGCGTCCATTACTTCGCAGGTGAGTGGCCATGGCCCATGATGACCGGTGTGCTGCTTGTAATGATCATAGTTTGGATTGTGGGCAGCGTGCTCTTCAATTTTGTGAGCTACCGTCTCTGCGAGATCTCGACTTCCATAGCTTGCTACCGCAGCCCAACCATTCTTGTGTGCCGCCATCATTCGCTTTGTAGCTTCAGCTTCACTCAGGTGGGTGCCATGCATGATGGCCTCGATAACTACTTCAAATGGGGTAACATTGTCGTTTAGCACAACCACCGTAGCTCCACCTGGAACGTACAGCGGAACTTCCTGCTTGTGATGGGCAGGTGTTCGATCGACGACATCAGCGCCATGAGCTTCAGCTATAGCCAACAAGCTATCTCTAAGCTCAACAAACTCCTTGAAGTGTAGCTTACGCATTATTGGCGAGTCAGTTCTTTCCAGATAACCATCGGCATTGAGAGGCGAATGTTACCCTTGCCGTCAATGATGCTTACCTGTTCATTTTGCCCAAGGTCTACTCGAAAGTCACCACCCTTGGCGATCGTGCGAGTAGCTGGGCCGGATGGAGCCTTTGCAGCTGGTGGCTTGTTTGACGGTGGCGGTGTAGCAACTTCACCACCCTGTGGACCATTGTGGGGATCGGCGGCGCCGACTGGAATTCCACCCTGAAATTGATTGTCTAGTGAGCCACTCGCTCCAGCCATATCACCACCAGAGGCGCTGATGTCAGCTTCATCGAGCATCTTCCACTCCTTGGAAGATACCTGCTTTGCCTCACCATCGAGAACCTTCAAGAAGATTCTCTTTGGAGTTTCACCCTTGTTCGCAACTACGGTGGTCATGATATACTTGCCAGAAGTAGGAACGCGGCGAACCTTCAGCGGGAGGTTGAACTTTTTGTAGTTGCTATTCAGCCATGCCGTCGCTATGCCGATTGCCTCAGCCTTGAGGTCGCGCTTCGGAGCTGGTTCAACACCTTCTTCCTCAGCTAGCTTGAGGTGATGCTTGAGATCGTCGAGGACGCCCTCCAGTTCACCCAGGGCATCACGCAGATTTTCTCGCTGCGCCTCCTCAGCATCCTCATCTTCTGATTCGTCATGCTGATAGATATGGAGCCATTCTTTGTTCTTGTTGTCAAAAGCTTTTTCAAATTTCTTGACGTCAGCCGGCTTCATGCTCTTCTTGTGTTTCTTCATGAGAGCTTCAAATTCTCTCGCTACATCTGCCTGATCATCGCCAGCTTCTTCCTTAATTTGATTGACGCGGTTGTTTACGATACCATCGGTTGCGCCTGGAGTTACTCCGGGACCTTGACCCTTTGAGAATCCGGTATCGCGGTATGAAACAACGTTGTCGTTAGCGCTAAGGTGTTTATCTTGATTGTAGAATGACATGATGAGATCCTTGAGAGCCTCATCTGACATCTTTGACGAATCATGCTTGTCAAGCTTACGAAATTCTGCCGCGATGTTCTTTAGCGCTTGTTCGTAGGATTCACCTTTGCACTTTGCGGCATCTATCGCCTTGCAGATAGTGTCCATCAGCACGCCCATAACGGCTGCCTCGGTCATCTTGGAGAGTTCTTGAAGTAATTTCATATTGGTACCTTAACCCTTGCTCTTTAGTTTGCGGTGATGCATGATTAAGTCATGATCGGTTTTAGCGTACATTGGCTTAATCAACTCGCGCATTTGCTTTTGCGTCATCCCAGCTGTCAAGTTATTTTTATCCAACTTGCGCACCTTATCACTTATGGTATCAAGAGTTGACTGGTAATCGTGGCTATAATCAGCTTGATTAACAGCCTTCTCGATGATGTCCATGATGGCGTTCTTTACGGCACCTTCGTTCATGTTGGATGCACCGCGAGGGATGAAGAACATTGGATGCTTCATTGACCCCTTAGGTGCCTCAACCTTGACAAACTCATTTTCACCGTTCTTGAAGTGGGTTACTACCCATGGACCACTCGCAGTGTCGACGAACTTGTGACCGTGGTGCTTTGCGCCTTGAGAGATTTGCTCTGGAATATGAGGTAGCTCATCTACCATAGAATTTAGCATCTTTTGAGCCATGGCAACCGCCATCTTCTCGCCCTCAGCTTCTGCCATAAATTGTTTGAATGTTGTCATTTTAGTTATGTACCAAGCCGTCAATTTCATCATCGATTTGATCAACAATATTTTGGAGAGAATCGGTTGTTTTAAATTTTAACGAGCTTTTACCCTTTCTACGCATTGAGATGTCAGCAATTATGTGCGCGTAAGTAGTGCCAGGTGAAACTGTAATTTTTAGCGTACCATCCCCGCGAGATGTTGAGACATCCAATTTAGCAGAATTTTCAGTTTCTTCGCTAACTTCATAGTTTGCAGAAGCACCGTGCTTTTCAAAGGCTGCAAGTAGTGCTTTTATAGAAAATTCTTTCTTTGCTTCGGAGAGAACCTTACCAGCTTCTATCGCGTCGTCCCAAATTCCATAGATTGCATCTTGTCCAGGGACAATTGCTGAAATGGTTGTCTTCTCACCTTCCATCTTACCGCGAAACTTGATGTTCTTGGCTTGGGTTGGGTGTGAGAGAAGTACCGATTGCTTCCAATCAGAATAATTTGTAAATGTTTCTTCATTCACTCCTGGAAGAATCTTTGCCCAAAAGCGTATGTAGGATTTAGCGCCAGTGCGATCGCAAAGGTAGCGCTCAGAACCATCGCCGAAAGATACGATGAACATATCTTCTTTTGGCATCTTCGCAACGCTGGATTGAGGATGTTTTGGCATGTCATCATCATGCATAGTTGGATAAATTTCCCAACCTTCATATTCCTTGAGCTTGTGCCCGATGATGTTTTCGATACGCTTCAGCTTGAGCTCATCAACAGCATGGCGCTTGTTGAGATCTTCCCAATATGATGGTTTTTCGATGAGGTGAATACCAGCTTTTTCAAGGGCTGCTAGTTCAGAAGAACCAAAAGCCTGCATAAGGGATATCTTTTCTCCCTTTGGCGGATCTTTAGCTTCTGCTACCTGTGCCTTGAACATCTTCTTGGCATCACCGATAAGAAGATCCGGATTCTTGTTGATGATGCGCTTCATCGCAGCTTCATCGCAAGTCATCAACCCGAATTCACCCTCTTCATCTTCAGCGATTTTAGCAGCTTTTTTCATGTTAACGTATCTTGCTGCATCTTGAGAATTGAGCGTTGCAAATCCGGTTTTACCGTGATCCTTGGCGATTGAATTAAGAACTGCCCAAGGTGTTTTAGCTTTTACCGCCTCATCGATGCGACCCCAGTTCTGCTTAACGTGTTCTTCAGCTTCGTGCGCGTCGAAAAATGGTCCTTCAATTTCAATACCACGGTGATAGTCCTTGTGAATCCAATTCATGATGTCGTCTGGAGTAAGGTACGACATGTATGTCTGACCCCAGCGAAGTTCAGGCTTACCTTTGAAGGATTTCTCGTGCCACTTACCACCGTGCTCCTTGGAAATTACGCCAATCCAAGAACGCTCTTCAGCGTTGTCATAAAACGCAACGTAAAATTTATTTGCATCACTGTCTTCCTCTTCATGAGCCTCATGGCTGAGGTCGGCTTCAGAGACGTCTGAGGAATGAAATGAGTGCTCTCCACCATTATACAGGCGAACGACGACAAAATGCTTGTCCTTGCCGAAGCGGGTTATCTCACCGGTTTGTTCCTTGAAATTAACGTTGCCGGTAATTTCTACGACATCGCCAATTTCAAGCTTGTCGGCAGTTCGACGCTTAGAGTGATCATCACCCTCAGCAGCTACCTTCTTTAGCTCATCGGATTCAATGAGCGTGCCAGCCAGAAATGCATCAAGTCTTGGCAGAGATAGAACATCTTCCTTATCTTCTCTAACTGCATGAGAATAAATGACACCTTCAGCACCATCCCATTCGCCTATAGAACGATGTTGCCCACCTGTGCCACCAACTTCAACCATGGCTTGGGCGATGTCATTATCACCGTCAAAGTAAACTTTCGGGTTGAACGCCCTGCACGCGCGCTTCCAAGCAGCGTACGTTTGGAAAGAACGTTCACCTAGATGATTTTTGGCTTCAGTCGTAAATGTCATTAGGATACCCCAATTGTAATTCTTTATTTATTCTGAATGGACGCGTTAGGTGAGTTTCAGGATGCTCTACAGCTTCTTTTCAGTGCTGTCAACCGTAATCATCTTCAAGATCTCATTGCGGTCAGCAATTATGAGATTGTTGGTAGTTTTACCACCTGGTTGACCGTACGGGATGAATGTTTGGTTAGCTCGCTTGCGGTCAGTTTTTACCCTTGACCGACCCACCGCCGCCTGGAGAGCGATGTTGAGGTAGTTTGCGGCTACTTCGGCGTTGCGCGCCGCGAACTTTGGGTCGATAACTTCAATGAAGGCTGTCTGCGTGTTGAACGCTTCCATCGCGGCGTCGTAAACGCGGTCAATGTTGCCCTCGATAAGCTTATCATCCTCGTCCTTGACGTCTGGTGGTGCTTCAACCGGAGTTAGCGTTACCTGCTGCTGTGAAGCTTCAGTCATACCATATTCTTTTTCAATATCCATGTCATTTTCACCCATGTTGAAAACTGATTCTAGGGGGTGCTGCAGTGGTTTCATGTTTAAATCCTTTTGGGTTTTCTAGCTGGTATTGATGGGTTTGACGGAGTTGCCTGTCGCGCTGTTTTCTTCTTAAACAGATTTTGCTCCGTTATAACCCTAAATCTACCACCTATCTTTTTAGCGAAATTATTGGCCGCCGCCCACTTGGCTACATTTTGTAGCAGCGCAAGCTTATCAAAATTGCTTATAGCATTTTCGGCTAGCGATTCCTTAAGCGGTTTAATTTCTAAAATTTCTACGTTTCCATCAACATACTGCACCAAAAAATCAGGCCAATATTGATGTATTTTTCTGTCAAGCGGGTTGATGTAGGCGATACCAAGATTTTTGGGTTCACTTACCCACCTACGCACCATTGGTGACATATCAAGCGCGTTCATATACATCAGTTCCCACTTGGAACGGGCCGTGACCCTGCTTGGATCACCAGCGTATCGTGATGGATTTTGAACAGTGTATCTATACTTTGTCATCTGCTTTTTTCTCTTTCTTTGGCTTCTGATAAAACAAAGAACGCTGGGTAATCGTTTTAAACTTGTAACCGCGCGTTTCACAGTAGATCGCGGCAGCAGCCCATTTCGCGTTGTTTATTTCTAACGAAGCTTTAGCTCTATCACCCTTAGCGAATTTTTCTTCTGACTCATGTAACGGCTTTACCTCTACTATAAATTTCTGCAGCACATTATCCTTGTCAAGGAGCTCTACGTAAAAATCCGGATAGTAGAGATGAACCTTATTATCCGCCGGGCTGAGATATGGAATCGCAATCTCCTCACTATTCCATCTTAGCACGTCGGCTCTTGAGTCCCAATATTTCATTGCCACGATCTCCCAGGAACTTCTAAAGAAAATCTTCTTGGGATCTCCAATATATTTTTCAGGGAATCTTGGTATGAATCTTCCGCGTGATGCCATGATTACGAATTTACTATCGCGTTGCTGCTTGATGCAACTTGCGTGCTTAAATTTGCTACTTGCGCCGGCGTTGCGCTATTATCGACTAATATCGGTGTAGCTGGGAGTGAAATCCCTGGAGCTGTAGCTCCGACGCTAGCAAGAGTTCTGGCAGCGTTAGTTCCAACCGCGCCATTAACAGCGATGGATTGTCCACCGCCGGGTGAATTGGTTAGACCTGCATTATTCAATATTGCCGCCACGCCGATATTCAATTGCCTACCCATCTGACCAGCAAATAAGCTTAGAAATGGATTTATGCTTCCGCCACCACCAACTTGAGTGCCAAATGCGCTAGTAGGTGGCACAGAAGAAAGAAGATCAGCTCCTGGCAGCGAGGGGCGGGACGGCGCCACCTGCACACCAAGTTGATCAGTTTTCATGAATAGCGTGTCGAATACAAACCCGCAATTTATGATGCTTGGTTCGTTGCCCTTTTCATGGTCGACGTCGGTGATGTCGAAGCGAGTCAGCTTAGGATTTGAAAACACAAAGCTGTTAACCTTGATTGCCTGAACTATATTCGCGCCGCGCAATCCACGGCTTGGGTCGCGTGAGAGATAGTATTGATCGATAATCATGGCGTCCAAAATGTTGACGGAGTTACCACCATTGCCAACGTTAGCTCTTGAGCTAGTGTCGTTACCCTGCTGTGGCCCGGTTGTAAACGCAAAACCATGATTCCAAAGATCATACCCGGTTGTGTAATCTTGGCGTGAAGCTGGAACCAGAAGCTGAAGATACGCGTTGATAAAATTTATAGCTTGGTTGCCCGTCGTATCATACATCAAAAATCCAAGCTCATCATGGGTTATCTTTTTAAGTATCTGAGTTCTGAAGTTGTAGTAGTTGACTTCCTCGTATTCAAATTTGTACTTAGGCAGATCAATCTGCTTTACCGTAAACGTAATGTCGGTAGCAAGATGACCGTTGTTTGGTATGCCCAAGATGTTTGCAATTTCAGCCGCAACGTCTGGGGTAAATCGGAAAGTTACCTTAAACAGAAACTTAGTTTTGGGATCAAATCCACCGGAGCCAGATGCGAGCGCGGTTGCATAGGGAGTGGGATCCCAGATCGCCGGCTCTGGCAGTTGATTTTGCCCTAGGGTCAAGCTGAGTCCAACACCACCGCTGCCAACGTTCAGCCCAACCGAAGCTGAATTGAATATGCTCGGCAGCAAACCTTGGGCTTGATTTCCAACCGCTGCACCAAACGTGCCAAATGCTTGGGCTTCAAGCTGAACGCCTGAAGCTGACACTGTACCTGAAATATCTGCCATTAGGCTATCCTGATTGCGATTATGCTATTATTTATGGCATTCGCCGGACATGAGAAAGGGTTATCTCGAAAGATAACCCTTTCTTTTTCTTCAATGAAGAAGAACTTACTGCTGAATTACAACGCCAGCTGGGTTCTGAGGAGTTGCCGCAACACCAGATGGGTTCGTGGTGTTGACAAACTCTGCAGCTGGATTGTTGTACTCATCTTCAAGAGCGACAACAGTTGGTGAACCAGGAGCGATAAATGCCTGCTGAGCAGCTAGCGTGATTTCGCTCATGACGCCAAATCGATTTGAGACGTATGAGAAAAGCGCGTTAGCGAAAGCAACAGTTACCGCGTCGGTGCCGATTGCCGTGTTAACGGTTGAAACCGCAACCGCAAATCCTGAACCAGTTCCACCGAGACTTGCAACGGATGCTGAAAGTGAATCGGTAGCCTTGTAGCCGCTTCCGCCGCTGACGAGCGTTACAGCCGTGACGGCACCGCTTGCTACGGTTACGTTAGCAACCGCACCGGTTCCGTGACCGCCAGTAAGATGAACACCGTTGTAGGTTCCGTTTGTGTATGCCGAACCAGCTGTGATCGTACCAAAGGCGGTGATTGGACCGGAATTGTTAGCTGCGCTCACGTATGCATTTAGCAGCGCGAGGATGTCAGATGGGGTCAAATCAGCCTGCTTACCAGAAGCTAGTGGGAGAGTTGAAAGAGTAATCATGGAAAAGTCTCCTTAAAAAATACTTGTTATGAGGCCACGACGCCGTTAGATGTCGCTGTTACTGACGTACCAACAGCTGTCACGATCAGTGTGAATGGATAACCTACTCCACCGATGAACTGCTGTAGCGCCGTTAGCTCATCGCCAACCGCATAACCAGTTCCCTGGTTCGTCAACGTGATGGATGTTACTAGACCACCGGAAACTACAACCGTAGCTACCGCACCAGTACCAGAACCATTGTAGAGTGGAACGTTGGTGTACGTGCCGTTCATGAGATCAACGCCTGGGTTTCCACCCGGAGCTGTAAGGCTAGAAGCTGTGATGTTGCTAGTATTGATTGCAGTTACCACGCAAGTGATCGTGTGACCGATGTCAGACGCTTGAACTTGGTATGACGACGTGTTGTTCGCGGCTAGAACGAGGTTGATAGCTGGACCAGACTCGCCTTGAACTGGGTTGGAACCGGACATCCACTGGAAGCTGAAGCTTGGAGCTGGAGCACCTGCCCAAGTTCCTGCAGTCGCCGATAGAAGCGTTCCATGCTTGCCAGAACCAGATACTACTGGTAGCGTCAAGTTAGATACTGGAACAACTGGAACAACAGCCGTAGCTACAGACGTTACTGATTCTGAACCAGCAACGTTTGAGCCGGTTTCTACAACTTGAATCGCGTTTCCAACGTCGGATGCTTGAATGACATACGTGAGACCGGTCGCCATGACTGAAACGTAATCAGTTTCATCGCTTGTTTCTTGACCAGGGTGTGATACGATCGTGGTGTTGGTGACTTGATTGTCATCACCATCAACCTCAACAGTTTCACCAACCGCGATTGGCACGCCAGCTGAGAGCCACTGGTAGGTTAGGCGTGGTGTTGGACCACCAGCCCATGTACCAGGAACCGCGGTAAGAGTCTGACCGACATGCGCCGTGCCAGTGATTGTAACCGCTACGCTGTTGCTTGGAGCCGTCTGAGTGAGGGCGATTGGGCCAAAGTTTGCAGATGTTGCAAAGCCTTGAGCTTGAACGCCGTTTGGAAAGTTTGTTGCTGTAACCGTGCAGGTGAGCGTTGCCGTCGCGTCCACGAGCTGGGTGAGGTAAACCTTGTCGGTAGCATTTTGGATCGCGTGGGTTACCGTTGCAACCAATACGCTGCCGCCCGATCCTGTTCCACCAACGCGTGAAGGTGAGAATGACAAGCTGTCGCCCGCGACATAGCCAGCTCCGGCATTACCGTTACCAGCTGAAATTGTTACGCTGAATACTTGACCAGCTGGATTGATCTGTACTTGACCAACCGCTCCCACTCCGCTTCCACCAGTTAGTGGAACGTCAGAATAGAATCCAGGAGTGTAACCAGATCCAGGAGTTACCGTACCAAGAGATGCGATTGTCGCAAGGCTTGACTTCCACTGGTAGGTGAAGAGAGGAGTTGGAACACCCGTCCATACGCCTGGGTCAACGGTTAGCATCGAATCAACAAGAGCGTTGCCAGATATAACTGGTAGCGATGTGTTGACTGGAGCTGCTGGAGTTAGAACGATAGAAACCGTATTTGACGTGGCTGTAACCGTGCTATCGACGTTTGTAGCTGTAACCTTCGCGAAGATACCAAAAGCACCGGCCTCGTTGGTAACGACGTACGTGTTGCTATTTGCGCCTGGGATTGGGCCAGTGTAAGAGCTGAACCACTGATACGTGAACGTTGGTGTTGGTGTACCGAGCCATGTTCCATTGCTAACCGTTAGCGTAGAACCAGGGGTACCTGTTCCAGTAACTACCGGAAGCGCGGTGTTTGAAATTGCGACGTGACCAACTGGTAAAGTTACTGGTACCGTTGACCAGTCAACCTTGAAGTCAGAGCGAAAGTTGTCGATGAAATCGTCCTTAAAATCCCGCTTAAGGCCCTTGATACCATCAAAGAAATTTTCAATACTACCCATTATCGTCTCCTAAAATCCTTAAGTGTTCTGACTAAGATTGCCACCAAGAGCGGTACCAAAGCCCTGACCAGTAAGCTGTTGGCTTGCTTGGTCAAAACGAATCGTCAATGCAATCGTGTGAGCATCGTTTGAGTTGTAGTCGTTTTCACCATATGTAGCATTCTTAATCCAGCAGCCCTCGATGAGCCACTGCTCAACGATAGTTTCATTGCCGTCAAGCTGTTGAATCGTTGTGCCGAATTTGTAATCTGAACCAGTTGCCGCCGCGTTGAGGAATGCACCTGGAAGGTCGGCGCCGATGAGGCGCTGTTGAGTCTGCAGCTGTCCTTGAACTGCCGCTGACGCCAAACCAGTAATATCATCTTCAACCGTAAACGTCATATCTTCCCACACGTACTTACCAGCAATGTATGCCGTGCTGTTGTAGCGGTGGATTGCGACTTCTTCGAAGGAGAGAGTAGGACGCTTGATAATCGTTGCCTGACGAGTTAGGTCACGACCAGATACAGACGGAACCAGCGCCGCGAGACCAGTAAAAGTTACCTGCCAGCGATACTTCTGTTTTGGGTGTAATATGCCGAACCCTGCGGCTGGGATTCCCATCTGGCTTAACGTGCTAATGATATTCTCCTTCAAACAAGAGGCTGTTCTTGCGTTTATTTATGGAACAACCGTAATAGTTCTTCTTTTTCCAAAATAGCACTATCATAAGCTGGAGGGCACTTAAGTGCCCTCCTACAACTCTTAAGCTGGCAAAGTTGCGCCAGTTGATAGGACAGTAATTGGAATGTAGATGAATTCTGCCGCGATTACTGGCTGAATGGCTACATCCATGAAAAGTTGATTCTGTTCAACGACTGATGGTGGGTTGTTGGATGCGTTGCATAGAACAACGAAGTCAAACAATCCACGCTTTGTCAAGATGTCATTTAGGAAAGCGCTGGCCGCCGCCGCAAGATTTGCCTGCGTAATAGCGTCATTTGGTTCGAACACGAAAGGCATAGAGCCGATTCGAAGCTGACGCTTAATGAACATTACCAAGCGAACTACGTTTACGCGATCAAGAGCCGAAGCGGCTGCTGGAGAAGTCTTTTGACCCCATACCAACAGACCCTGACTTGGGAAGAACACGATTGGGTTGATATCCGTGAAGAACTGGTATAGATTATCGCGTTGACCCTGGTTCAAATTGACTTGAGTGTACGCAGCGGCCGTTCCTAGCGCGCCAGATACGTAGCCGACAGATTTGATTCCAGATACTACACCACGTGCAACTCCAGCTGGAGCAAACCATACGTACGATACGCTGTCGCTAAATGCGTAGGTAGCTAGCGCGATGCCGGATGGAGCAACAACTACCGGCTTGCCGTCAAGATTTGAACCCTGACCCCATGGGTAGTAGTAAGCTACGTTTGTTCCATTCGCGCGAGCGGTCGTGTTACCCCAATTTGCCACCTGCTCAGCGGTTAGGTTGCTTGGTGTATCGGCGATTACGAATGCTTCACCATAAACCTTATTTGACAGATTTTGCAGGTCATTGACAACTTCCCAATATCCAGGAGCTACGATTAGGTTGTACTGGAATATATCAGATTGAACTTCTGGGTTGTTGTTGATTTCAGCAGCTATCGCGGTGGTGATGGCAACGCGCTGCGCGGCATCTGTAGCGCCAAGTGGGTTGAAAAGATTTACCTGCGTTAGGACAAGCTGGAATTCATCACCGATGTTAAATGGCGTTGTTCCAGGTGTCAACGTGAAGTTGATGAAGCCATTCGTATACGCAGAACCGGTTGTGCCAGAGGCGGTTGGACCCTGGATAGATCCAGTTACGGTGAATGCTGTTGGTGACGTGAAGACGATGGACCATGTTTCTGGAACCGCGTTAACTCCTGGAGTAATTGCTGACATTATGCCGTTGCCCACGCCGGAATATGATGTTGGCGTATAGACAAGGTTAAACTGGAAGAAATCGTCTGGTGAAAATGGTGTCGAACCAGAAGCAACCGTAAAGTTGATTATGCTTGACGTGAATGGTACGCCAACGATTCCAGTGCCGATGATTCCGGAAACGGAGCCTTGAACCGTAAAGTTGGTTGTCGTGTTGAAGATTACGTCTATCGTCTGTGGCTGAACAAATGCTGACGAAGCTGTAATTGAATTAATCGTGCCGTTACCAACGCCGGTAAATGTCGTTCCAGACGCAACTGGTGTTCCAATGCCGATAAATGTTACGGCGGCATTTCGAAGGTCAACGTTTGCGCGCACTACGTACGCGAGGTTACCGATAGCAAGAAATTCGTTAAGGGCGAACAAGCCGTATTCATTTAGGGCTGAACCGTTAAATGCATTTCCAGAACTATCAGTTCGGAAGAATGGCACGCCATAAAGCTGAACTGACTGACCGATGGATGTAACGGTGCGAACAACGCTGTGCTCTTGAGTACCTGTTGCAGGCGTTACATTATCTGGCTGTAGCTTGTTAGCCTGTGTCGCAACGAAAATCAGTGGGACAGTTGGTGCCGCAGCCGGGATAAAGAACGACTGGTCGATGACTGTAACACTCACGCCTGGTGAAACTAACGTGGCCATATTGGTGACTCCATACTATGAGAATTCATTAATTAGACGACACCGCGTCGTCTTCTATCGATGATATTTACCTCAATGCAGGATTTTCCCTTATAAACCGACAACTTTGCAGAGGCTATCCGGTGACTGTAACGGTACCATACTGTGCATCAGCTGTGAAAGGTACTAGATTTCCCTCATCGTCATACTCATTTACGGTGAATCCACCTAAGTTTCCTAAGCGGATTATGATGGTGCGCACCAGCTCCTCCTTGATATCCATTGGAGCTGATATGTAGATTGGCACGTCAAAGGTGAACGACCAAATGATCATTCTTCTATCTCCACCGGGTGGATAATTTTCCTCGATGTTGATGCCAGTATTTTCTACGACGCTTATTTTTGTCCAGTCAAACGCAGCGTCATTCTTTTGTATCTGAATCGCCGGGTCAAACAGCGTCATTATTTGCTCGGATATTTGATGCATCTGCTGCGTGTTGGACGCATAGATCGAAAGTTCAATCGACATGATGTATGGTATCGGCATTGATCGTTCTGCAACCCTGAGATCGGTAGGAAATACACCACCTTCAGGTAGATAAGTTCTTCGATCGACGATGCCAATGCCCTTTCTTACGCCGCGCGTAAGACCGGTCAGCTGAGCTGCCATTGTTGGTAGAGAAAATGGTTTATTCTGGGTGTTACCAGCTTGTATTCCAGCTACCACGCGATCTCGACTACCTATCGCGATTGGCACGGTAATAAATTCTGGTTCTTCGCACACGCCCTTTCCAGTTTTTACCTGCAGGCCGGCAAAAATGTTGCAAAACTGTAGTAGGTAGCTTCTAAGCTGGGCATCATAAAAGTAAAACCCGATCACTTTGTATTCTCCAATAATTGTTCAAGAGTAATTAGGGATTTATTTCTTTTGCGTGCATTTTCCCGTTTAGGTATGAATCTCAAATTTGAAATATGAGACATAATTTCGGGTGGAACACCGTTTTTCCATCCATCCTGTACAGAATATATGTGATCTAAATCATAACCACCGACATTGCCCCACAAATGATAATTATCAAGAACGCTTAAATCATTTTTACGTGATAAATTAGATATCTTATTTCTGTACGCTTGTCTAGCCGCATTAGGTTTCTTTCTATGAGCGGTAAAATATCTATCTAGCCCAATACTAATTGCTTTTCCGCGGGCTTTTGTATCCACATTTGCTGCTATTGCCTTTCCTCTTTTCTTTAATCCATCTTCACCCAAAATTGTAATTATTTTCTTACCCCAATCATCATAATAATTGGGATTTTTTGCTAGTTTGGCGGCCTTTATGGCTTTACCCCTACGCTGATATCCAGTTAATCCATCTAAACCCACTGTTGACATAGCTATTTTCCAATTCAAATTAAACATAACAACCTCAAACACCTATTTCTTTCTTGAAGTTTAATCTCGCCATGTCATCGTGTCCATAATACGAATCAACATCTGATGTCTGGAGAGCTACCTGCTTTGCAAGCCGCTTAAACAGCGTTTTCTCTTGTAGGTTAAGCGACGTTTTAAATTCCTTAACCGTCTTCAGAGCTATATTTATCATGATAATCAGCGCGTGTCTCGCGTCACCGTGAATTTGATCTTTATCGAATATCTTCCAGGCATGATTTACCTGAGCGTTAAGCTTGTAGAGCCGGTGTAGATCTTCGGGTATCTTGTGCATGTCGTTCTTGGTAACGTGCTCATCGTCACTAGCTGAGTTAAACAGCTCCAAGAGCTTGCTCAAATATTCTGATTTTTCAGACATTGGATCGCAGGCAACCTCTACCGCGTTTACCAGCTTGAAAATTTTCTTCTTGAGGTCAGATGGTGATTTTTCATAACCAGCTCCACCATCAATTCGCAGCTCTAGGATACCCATCGAAAGCTTATTTTGCCCAGAGCGAATTCCTAGAAATTTATGAGCATCTCTTTCCATGTCATCAAGAGTTTCTGGCAGCTTTCCGGTCAGCTTTACTTTTTGCGCTATCACTTCAATCTGTGGTTCTGAATATTTGTGGGCGTATTTTGCGAGCGCCGTAGCCGCGTGATCATCCATTAGCATAATCAACTTTACCGGATCCAGCTTTTCACCGATGTTGGGAATGCTGATGTCGATTTTGAGGGATGAAGAATCGTTTGTCTTGGCGTCCTGCTCAGACATCCAATCACATATTTTAGCGAGCGCGTGAAGCGAATCGTTTAGAGATAGCCTTGGAGAAATAATTTCAGCACCGTGCTCGCCAATGGTCGGATCAGCGTGAATGTTCCAGCCGCTAGACTGCTTCTTCACGCTGGTAGAATCATGAAGTCGAACCTCACCGCTAACTAATCCCCTAAGTGAAGCTTTTATCTCATCGTCCGTAAGTGGAAGCATCATTTGTAGCTTAAGGCTAACCTTAGTTTGGGCTTCCTTTGCTTCGATCAAAAATTCTGTAAATCTCATATTCTCATTTTCCCCGCAGCGCTGGTTTGGTAACCGTGGAAGCCGGTTGAAACGGTGGTGCGGCGCGCGGCGTCATGAACTGCATCGGACGTCTAGCGACGGTTGACAATATCTGCCTTACCTTAGCGCATGTCTTGCAGGGCGTCATGTTAGCTTCCTGTCAATTGGCACTCGATTTGGTGACTGCAGAATGTTTCTGACCGATGGTTTAGCTGACGTATACTGTCCTCGCCTATCTTGCTCCAGGAATATCCAACGATTTTTAATCGTGGAAAATCTAAACAGCCGGGCAGGAATTTTAGTTTCAGGCGGATATGACAGCCTGAAATAATCTCCATCCTTTGGAGGTGGTGATGTCGGGAACGCGAAACCTTCACCAAACGGCAAACCATTTGGAGGTAAGGCATCTTCGATGTACGCGTTAGGTACAGTACCAGCAACCGGATTAGCTGCCGCGGCTGGTTGTCCTTTCTTATTTTTAGGCGGACCAGCTTGAGGCGTGTGAACCGCGGCAACTGAGCGATTATCATCGGATCCAACTTCCGGAACTTTGTTGGCTGCCATCTTGGATATTTCTTCGGTGCGCGTTAGCGGTATGGTATCTACCTGCTTGCCAATTCCATTGTTGAAGAGCGCGTCGGCCATCAGGTACTTTTCAGTATTCGCGGTGCCAAAAATGTCGCGAGTTTCCTGAGATGGCATCGCCTGTTGGGCCGTAAATCGGTAAACGATGGGTAGATAAGCTGGGCTAAATCCAGACGACGCCCAGTTTGAATCTGTTACCTCTAGAAATTTTCTAACCGGCATCAGATTTTGATCATACTGAAGCTCAGGAATAACTTCAAGAATATCACCGATCATTATTGGGCGCCCAAGCTTTTGAACCATTACGGCAAACGACGTCGTGAAAACGTATTGATCGAGAATGTTGAGCCCGTACTTGCTAAGATCGTTTAGCGAATCAGCTGGCGTGTAGGCGCAGCGCAGTTGAATTGGGGTAGTGTTGTAATCCCGATCACGATTTTCATTGAAGAACAAATCTTGAATGTTGTTGATGTTGGTTGGAGAACCGTCAAGCACGTCTAAATCATCGACTTCCCAATTTCCAGATCCGTTGAACATTATCGGCGTTACGCGCACAGCCTTTACTAGAATTTTGGTGTTAAGGTTAAGAGGCTGAGGGCTTGGCGACTGTATAACGTTGAATACACCAGCTCGGCACCAAATGTAATTCACCGCGATGTTGAACATGTCTCCAGCTGCAAATGGAATTGATCCCATGTTAACCGTGAAGTTTGCGTAGGTGCTGTGAAATTTGCGACCTACCATTGCCGTGCCGAGGTTAAGAACCATGCTCGGAAGCTGAGCGAACACGCTAAACATCGTCGCGTTAAGAGCTTGAAGTATCAAGGCACCCTGCGTTACGTTGGAACCGGGCTCAATTCCACCAACTGTTCCATTACCAGTACCGCGAAACGTCGGAGTAGCGAACGTAACATCACCGTTTGCCGTATCAACTCGTACCTGCTGCGCGAAAAATCCTGGGTTATTTGACTGCGTCAGCATGACGCAACCAACGCTGGTCCACTTTTGAGCTTCTGGTTGATATTCGGATTGATGACCATCCTTGCTTAGCAGCTTGATGCCAAAATCGACGCCGATGTAAACGCCAGATGTTGTAACCGCGGCACCGGATTGTAGCGAGCGCCATCCAGTTCCACCGTTAATTCCACTTAGTGGAAAACCGGGAGCGGCTGGAGATCCAATGAGCATGCCCTCGCCGATAATTGATCCTCTTCCCTGCTGATGGACACCCAACAGTGGATAAACATTAATTGGGGCACCTGAAATGCTTAGGGATTCAGCTACATAGGAGGCTTGGATGTTAGCTTCGTTGATGGCGCACTGATCGTCGCTGCCAACCAGCATGAACGTACCAACGCAAAGCTGAGGAGGCGTGTATGGCTGCGTCGCGGTGCCGCCGGCGGCACCGGTATTAACACCGCTCGCTGGTGGTGGCGCGTTTCCTACTTGGGTTGGAGTGCTCGACGTGCTGTTGAGGCTGCCAACTTGATTTTCACAAACCAATTCTTGGCCTTCGCAAGATAAAGTTGTAGACGAATCTGGAGTTCTTGCCATTACGCTGCCTTGAGAATCGGGTTGGTTTTCCAAACTGAAATAGGTTTAACGTATTCGGTATTTCTAACTGAAATAGCACGATATCCAGCTACAAACTTTCTGTTTAGCAGTGATTTGTACATGCGTGACTGTGGAATGTTTTTCTCAATGCAAAAAGTTTTTAGATTCTCTACATCAAATACATCACCATTTTCTGCTACAATCGTCCATGTTCTAGCTTGCTTCTTTTTAGGAACTAGAATGGTAACCGTTTTTGCCTTGTGGGCAGCTGCAATCTTAGGACCGGTTTCTGGCGAACGCTTTCTACCTCTATTCTTTGCTGCCATTTTTTCGTAACTTTCAGCAGAGCGATTTGGTCTTTCTGCGATGGCTGCATCGGATTGACGCTTCCGCATAAGAGCTACGGCATCTTCTGACATCGCTGCTTGACCAACTTTTATCTTGCTAGACAGCTCGGTCTTGTATTGCACGTCTTTTGCTAATCGCTTTTGTGCTTTGCGTTGTGCCCTTTGAGCATTCAATTTTTGTTCTGGAGTTCGCTTTTTACCGGTATTTTTCGCAGCACGCTTTGCGATAGTTTCGGGTGATTGTGGCGGTGGAACATATCCAGCCGCTTTGAGACGTTTCCACATTTTCTTTACAGATTTACCTAGTTGTTTACGAGATTCTTCACTCAATATACCATCATCCCCACCATGCTTTAAATTCAAACACATCGGATCTTCTAAAAGATCCGAATTAACAATCTCCACTTCTTTATTTGAAAGATCTTTACGAGTAGCAAAGTATTCAAGAATTTCCCGTCGATGATTTTTAGCGCCATGCTTCTTTATGGACCGATATATTCTTCTACCACTTCCCAAGTAACCATCATTTAGGTCATCTGTAGAATGTATCCCATAATAAAACTTATTTGTTACTAAACATGTAGTTTTATAGAAGATATGATATTTTCGCTTGTAAACTTTGCTCATTTGCATTTCCCAACTTGATGTAAGTTCGACATATCTATTTATAAGATGCTGCCGAATGTCCTATCCCTCAAAGAACGAGGTATTGCCAAAGTTTACACCGCCGTTGCCCACTTCGAAATCGTTTATCTGGCGACGGAGTTCAATCTTCTTTTCAGAGCTCATCGCGAGGAGCGTATCGCCGTTTAGCGTGAGACCACCTTGCGCGCCTGGTAGGGTGCCGTATTTGCTGCGGATAAGACCAAGCTGCTCAAGTAGTTCTGCTTCGGCCCAATCCTGTATCCACTGTGACGTCCAACGATCAACGAATAGTTCTTCCTCTTCCCGCTCCATGACGACTTCGAGGATGACGCGTTCCTGTGCCTGGAGGAAGCGGCGGAGAATCGTAAGTTCACGCTTTGCCTCATCCCACGTAAACATGAGGTTACCAGCAAATATCTTTTCGTAGGTCTTGGACAGCTGGTTCATCAAGTGAATTGAGAGCACGTCCACGTTAGAACCCTGATAGAGCTGGTTGAAGAACGCCTGAGCGTACAATCCAGTTTCAGCTGACAGAGATGAGATACCCAGCTGGTTGATGCGGTGAATCTTGAGCACGTTTACAACCTTATCGGTTTTGTCTCGCGGGTCATTGAGGTAGTAGCAAGTTTGACCACCAGTCGTGCTGCCGTAAACGGTAATTGCGATGTGACGGTGCTGATATGCGTTGTCGGCGAGGCGGCGGAACATGCCGAGAGCTCGGTCGATCGCGGTATTGAACGAGCTTGGCTGCAGTTCAACGCAAACGCTTGGAAAACCAAGCATGCTCTGCAAGGTAGAGGCCAACTGGATTCGACCATTTGCCTTTCCAGATGTACCAATTCCAGTTTTCTGAGTAGTAGGTTCTCCCCTTTCGGCCGTGTCGATAGGCACCCAACATGTTCCATCCCATCCCAACAATCTTCTGGTGGTAGTTAGGTAGTAAGTATCACCAGCCTTTGGAATGGTTGGAAGAAACGCACCGTAAAAATTCAAAATTCCCGGATCAACTATGTTGTGCCAAACGCCATCAACTAACACCTGAACCATATCGGCGGTAGGAACAAACCAAGTTCCCAAGCTTTGAAACCACAGCGAAGCTACCGGTGGAGCTGAAATTGCCGCCTGCTGCACGATTAGCGCGAACGTTCCAGTTGGCGGATTTACCGCTGGAAAAGCGCAGAGCGCTTGATCGTCAACCGAATTTAATCCGAGAGTTCCACCATCTTGCAAGTCGACACCGACGCTTCCATCAACGCTAATGGCTGGTGAACCAATCTGCTGCGCGCCAGCGAATGACGCGAAAGATGATCCCATTTTAACTCTAACGTTGGTTGAATTTGCATTTACCCACTGTATGCCGTCAAAAAACCAAAGTGGGCTTTGGTTCGCGGCGGTAATTACCGAGGTTGTTAGAAAGAACAGCTGAAACTTCTGGATTGGAAGCTCATCGGCGACCCTGGTCGTTTTCTGATTTGAGCGGGCCCATGCCTGCTGTTGACCATCATAAATGAACACAACGTTAGATGATGGATCAAAGTAAGCTTGACCGGGGGTTGGATTTAGCGGTGGTGAAAATGCCGTCGGGATAGA